AGGACAGTTTCCCGGCGTAGATGTACCATTTCTATTGATGATACACATAGATAAAGAACCTGCGCCATTTGCTCGTGTATACAAATACGTATTAACGGATCCAGTGACTCTAACTCTCACTCAGTGTGAAGATCAAGATCAACTAACTAAAGAAGAGCAGGTGTTTATAGCATTATCGTACGGTGATCTCAATAAGGTTGATGATGTAACAATCGATTATGAGATTAAATTGGAACTATGATACACATTAATTTAGATAAACTGTATTGGCGTGAAGAGAACTACTTGTTGTGGGGTTCATTTGTTATTGCTGTTATGATGGATGGCGAACTGTTTTTCACCCATTCATATGGTTCACGATTAACTGACGAAGAAAGAGCATACATAAGGTTGAAATACCTATGATAGACATAGACGACACAAACACAGATTGGGCACTCATAGCAAAGCAACATTACTATATGAAAGGTGATGGCGTTATGGGATATCACCGTGTACAAGGACCATTGTTATCTGAAACCGGACGGCCACTGTGGTATTGGCAGGGTAACCAGTATTCATTTGAACATTGGTGTATATTGTGCGGCCATAGTGATGAAGAAGCAATGCTATTACGGATGAAATACTTGTGATCAACGAAAGCAAATACGAATATATTGGTGCCTACCAAGATAAGTTAACACTCCAGGAAGGTGTTATACTTGAACACAACAATGGCGGGTGGTACGAAGTAATCATCCGGTATTGGACTGAAGAGTCAACTAAAAAAATGCCAATCGATCCAGAAACAGATCTATATCTGAGGATGAAATACTTATGATACGAATAAGGCCCAAATACGCAAAGGCAAACAAGACAATTACATTACAGGAATATAGGCATTACGTAAATACCATCACCCAAATAAACAGTCTTGAATATGCTTGGGTAGAGGATAGCAATAGAACTATGGGTATAATCGAAATTGAATTTGACTGTGAAGACGATGCGGCCTTTTTCCTACTGTCATTTGACTTATCAGAGTTTAACGTGCTATGAGTATTGAGCTTATGGATTTAATCGACTTGGACGACATAGTACTTGAACTGAATGTATTCTGGTGGGGGTTAAACATGGTGGGTTATAAATCCCGGTCCGGTGAATGGCTATGGGATGATGTACTTGAAGAAGAAGACCGCTTATACCTACTCATAAAGCATGGGGAGGTTAGCCATGTTAGTGATTAATATAGCACCCGACTTCATACGCATACCTATACTTGCGGCATTTGAACGTGAAGGAATAGAGTACGAATTTGTAGACACCGCACACATAATGGTTGATGGTGAGGACGAACTAATGTTTAAGATGAAGTTTGATAAATCTAGCATATTCTATGCGGCTATTGTTCCCAGGACTAACACAAAGTATTACGAAATATGATTAGAATTACGTGTAACAAACCAGGTGAAAAAGTATTATTTACCCGGGAACTAAAAAATAAGAATATCAATTATGGTAGGGGTGCCATATTTGATGCGTGGGGTACCATATTTGATACGTTCACGATAGCAAGAGATAGAGACATTTTCCTCTTTAAAATGACTTATGGAAGCGTGAGTGACTTCAAGCAAATGTGTAGGACTAATCATGAAAGAGAATGAACAAATATTTATAGAACGGAACCTTAAACGGATATTCGATGCCAACATACAGATACTGAGAACTCAGCACGATCCTGATAACGTATCCTTTATGCTGGATAGCCAGGATCAATTTAGACTACTCTTAACATTTGGGGATAAGGACACACTCGACCAAGCTATCGCTAAAGCAATAGTGAGCTTGGCTCTCACCTACGATTTATTTGAGGATCCACAACGAGTACTTGACCAAGTAGGATATTCAGTATGACAGACGAAGAATTCATGTATAAACTACTCATGGGATTAACCATTGAAGACATACCAGAACTTGTTATACGGGGGTACATCACTGAAGTGAACACCACACCTATACTTCAAGGCAAGGACAATTTACAGGTATGCCACTCCCTTAAAGAATTCATGCTTGAGGGAAAACACATACAAGAAGACGAAACCATCGCTTGGGTTGGTGATGATCTCATACTTGATTTCGGTCAATTTGGAGACCACTAATGGACATCGTTATAGTAACCGATCACGCACCCATAGCTGAACTGTATTTTGAGGAGAGATCCATTGAATACACAAAATGCCCACACGATCAATTCCCCTTAACCCTATACACTGTCCAGGGAGAGAACAGCCTTGCCTGGATACTTGCTGGCGGACCAGAAGAACTATACCAACGACTGGGGTATAATAGACGTGACTAAGAATCAATACGTGAGTGAACGACTCAGCGAATACTTTGACGTACACATAGATCTAGAAGAACCCAATTTTGGCATAACTGATGAAGACCTATTCATACTTAAATTAAACTCAACCAGTGATGAATTCCTGGAACGTTATAGACTATACACGAACGAATATTTTGATACACACGGGGGCATAAGCCAATGGCTAGGACACTAATTTGACACAACCACTTTTCCACTGTATAATATAAGTATGGATATTCCCGTACTCAATCTATTTGAAATAAACTATGAAATAGCTGATAAGACGAAAGAAGACAGCTTAATTAAAACTGATCAAGCAGAACTATTCACTGGTATACTTGATCTAGAAGAACAGTTGAATGGCAGAAGATATGCTCCCGTAGTTAATGGACGTATAGTAACAAAGGAAGTCTTAATAGAACATTTAAATCTCTCAGACGAAGACTTATTCAAGTATAGACTGGAAGGACTCTTATGAAGTTCATATACGTGATAAGAGATACAGATATAAGTAAAGTCAATAACTTATTAGAAGAAGAACTGGGCCATATCCCATCGTACGAACGTTCCCCATATGATGAAGGTCAAATGTATATGCCATCCATATATAAAGTTACGTATATACTCGGGGAAGAAGAAGAACTATATCTAAGACTTAGGTGGGGAAATATCAGTAACTTTGGCCCATATATAACATTTATGATGAGAAAGAACAGTATATATGCTTATGATAAACATAAATTCATTAAATGATATCTATATAATGGGCAGAATCATTAGAAAATATCTTAACGATGCGATACTGGTAAAAATGGGCATGGCTCGGCTGGGGAGAAAAAGTTGAAAAAACTATATGTGACTGCGTCAGATCTAGAGTTAGCCGAGCTCTATCTATATAAGAATAACCTTGAATACGTGGTGGTAGAAGTTAAACCAATAGTAGCCGAGTCAAGAGTTCCCATATATGAAATAAACCTATTAGAAGATGAAGACGCAATGATGTTCGAAATACTCGGGGGAGAACCTGAGTTCAGAGACAATCTAATCAAATGGTGGGAATCATGAGAGGAATTAAAGTTAAAGAGTGTAGATGCCCTGCCGCTGTAGAATATCTAAGAGATCACCTGGGTATAGAGTTCACTATACGATCTAGCGATGAATTCATTGATGAGTCTATAATAATAATTAAGGACCAACGTGATGAACTCATATGGCAATTAGCCGGGGGGATCGAAAGTATGGAAAGCTATATATGGGAGAATGCTAAATGAAGACATTCTATTGTGCGTATACCGACATCCCATATATAAGTAAGTTCTTCACTGATCGTGATATAGGATTCACGTACACAGAGCTTGATCACAGTTATGAGATCCAATTAACTGATGAAGAGTTCTTCTTATTGCGGATACATGGTGGTTGGGAAGCCGTAATAGACTATACTATAGAAGCCCGTAAACATAACGATCTAATCCGATCCACAATACCCAGAGTTACCACCACCAAATGACCATAGCAGTACCGCCTGTTCATGGTTTAGTGATCGTGGGGTAACTTCCTTATAGATAATCCACATGATCAGTTGTCTATTAGAAGATCAATACTATAGAGACTTTAATATACTGAGTCATGTATAAATACTTATGTGACGGAATCTTTTATAATACACAGTGGCAACATAGAGCTCATTCGAATAGCTGTTCACCGGGTATTGTCTGATTATGCCGTTGATTCCATAAACCTAGATCCAATCAGTGTCCCCCATCATTATAGTCGCACTCGAGTCACCGTATTGTTTAGTGATGCTGAATGCCACTTAGCTTATCGTATACGTTGGGATGATGCCAGTATAGCTACCCATACACAGAGTGTTATGTACCGTATGGTGTCTCAGAAGTATAACCTAGATTGATTCACCTACCTGGATTAGCCAATCGGATTCACCTAGATGGATCGTTCAGTCAGGTCATTTCGCTGGAATGAATCAGATGGATGGGCCAGTCGGTCAGTCTATCCTGTGGGATTATCCTGTGGGATTATCTTATTGACAAAAAAATTTGGTTGTGTTATAATGTCTTTATGGATGATTCAAATAAATTAATTTATGAGATAGATAATTTACAATGGTCGCCGTATGGATCCATACGACCTATTGGTCATGATGGCGATTATAATAATAAGCGTTATGTATTCAATGGTGTTCGTCATATTATACGGGAAGTATTTAGTGAGCAAGGTTATGAAGTTGGTGAAATCATTATACGGGAAATTGATACGAGTTTTAAGACCCAGTTCATAATATACCTGGAGAGTGCCGAAGACCAGTTTGCTTGGATCATGACAGATACTGATGTCATTAGTGAAAGAATAGATGATGAAGTCGAATCTTTTCTTGACATGATGGCCCTAAAGAGTATATAATATACTTGTTCAGTTGTTTTTAAATTGAACTCCTTTTTTATTGGAACGAATTTTACCCCCAGTGTGAAAATGCCGGGGGTATTTTTTTCAAGGACTTAGGGTCATTACTTATGTAATACTTTCAAGGACTTAGGCTCGTTGGAAACTCTATTAAAATCAAGGGCTTAGGCTCATCTCTTTCTTCAATGAAATCAAGGGTTTAGGTTCACAGTTACCTCAGAATAAAATCAAGGGTTTAGGGTCGGTACCAGGAATGGTTCCTTAAAGTGAGCCTAAGTTGTACCGGTCCGTCGGAGTTCCGGTCTAGATCATTCAGGCAACCGGGGTGTTTGTCTCGTCCCACCCCCCGGGACCTCCTCAGCGTTATTCCTAACTATACCACTATTATAGCGAATTGGCTGGTCAATGTCAAGAAAAGATATAAAAAGATATGTCTAGATATGCCTGGACCATAATAGTAATTCTGGTTTTCCAATGATAAATAAAAGTACAGGGGGGGATATATAGTATGTTAACTGGTCCGAATGGAGTCAAGTATAATATTAGATTTGAAGATGAGACCAGTGATGTAATACTGATATTACCCAATCACTCTGGTAAGAATACCGAGTTGAGATTTAACAGTGTCCGTGATGTATTGGATTTCATTGGGCAGAAGAGCATAGCACAAAGAACAGCATAAACACACCGGGGGATATATGTTTCGCACAAAGCAAGGTTTACCATACGAATTAGAGTTTGAATCTAACAACAACATAACTCTAGTACTATACAGACCAAATGGCAGGGCCGCTCGCGTTACACACTTCAAATCAATTCCAGACGTTCTAGATTTCCTGGGTGAGGAAAGTCTAAACGAAGTATCTTTAGACCAAGTATCATAGAAGACCTTCTTTTGAGGGTTAAGGATTTAAGGGTATACATAGGTATGCCTTTATTGTATAACGATTATCACTAAAATCCGTAAAATATTATACTGAAATAGGGCAGTTTCATAGTATAATATTAATCAAATCACATGTTTTTAATCAATTTGTTTTAAGAAAAGGGTGTTTTTTAGCACAAAATATTGACGTGTCAGAAAAGAGTCATTTAAGGGTCATTTAATAATGAACTTAGGGCGTTTAGATTTCTCTCCAGGCGCCCGTATGTAATACTTATCGGGACGTTTTCCATATGTTTCGGTAAGCTTAGGACGGTCTTTAACTACAGTATTCTGTATATAGTCTTTAGATAATAAAACTTTCTCCATTATAACTGAGCCATACTTACCACCGGTCTTTAAGTTATATGTGTCTGGACGCAACACATAGTATTCGTCTACATAATACTCTTCACGCTCTTCAGCAGTTTCCCGATCAGTAAATACTTCTAGTATACGTTTAATAAAATATGGTCTATCATTGTTATAAGCCCATGTAACAAATGTCCCGCTACCCATATAGTCATCATTCTCTGGGTCTACTGCTGAGCGGACGCCGATGTATTCCATGTTTGTTTTAGTGTTTATTAGTTTATAAATATAATGTTTCATAATAATACTTATCATATGTACGATCAGTTATGTAGAGTGAACGGTTGACTTCCGGTCTACCATTTGCTATAATGTGTTATGGATCTAAAAGAAGAAAACTTTAGTATATACGTTGCGCTAGTAAGCTTTACCCTATCTCTGGGTGCTATCGTGTGGCTTCACTGGTGGGTTGGCATTGTGACATTCATCTGTTGTGTGATTGGCTTTGCCATATTCGTAGACCGTTACTACACTAAAGAGATTAAGATTATATCCCCATTCCCAGTTAAGCTTGAAGGCCAGTGGCGATTTGTGTTCTACGTTATACGTGGTAGCTATATGGTAACACCCGAGCGGCTATTGATGGATAAAATTAAAAATAGTGGTTGACATCCACTATTAATGTTGTTATACTTCTGGAAATAGTTAGGAGAAACACATGAAATATTTTGCAGAGTTCTATAGGGCACCATTAAAATCATATCCACAGCGTAACCCAGAGACTGGCCGTTACGAAGTTATGCCTAATCCCGACCCAGAGTTGCCAGTACCAGTGTGTGGTACTAATGGCCATTTAATACTGGACGGTCGCAAGAGCAAGTATAGCCACATGTCACAGGCTCGTGCCGTTGCTGAAGCCAATGGTTGGGTGGCATATCAGATTGTGAAGGGTGAAACGTTTACCCGCAACACTCAGGCAGTCACACCAGTAATGTACATTTAAAAATAGTGGTTGACACGACCACTTCTTGATAGTATAATGGTTCTAAACAGTTAGGAGAACAATTATGTTAGTATTTACAGAAAGCCCAGGTTTAACTACAGACGGTACTGGTTTTTGGAGTACATCTGAACTTACAGTAACAGTAGAAAAGTTAGACCTATCCTCAAATATTAAACGTGACTTTGGTGAGTTGCGTGTTATATTTGACACTGATACTTGGGACGTACAGATGGAAGGTCTCATTTATACAGACAAAGGTTTTATGACCGAGCTTAAAGCGTTACTGGAAGCCAATGGTTTAGACGCCAGTGATATTGGTTACAGTGAACAAGGTATGCAGGGCGAGAACTATGTTAGCCTGGATGTTGGTGAGAACTTTATTGGCTCATGGTTGGATCGTGGCATTGACTTTGAGGAGTACAACTTCTAATGTTACAGTTATTTGCTGAACAACTTAACGCGGTTTACCTAGTAACAGGTAGGCCGCTCATTACATTCCCCTTGAACGACGAGCAGTCTTACCTAATGGCTCTGGAGTTACGTAGAGCTCAACAAGGATTAACTGCCCAGGTTAGACAGTTTGGGGTTAATGAAGACATGATAGAGCTTGCTGAGTTCTATCAGAACGTTTACGAAGAACTCGTGGAGTTAACTAATGAATAACAGAAAGAACTTTAAGGACGCATTGGTCATTGGCGTCATTGTTGTATTGGCGTTCACTTACTTTGGTGACATCTTTGCTACGGTGGTTATATGAAGCCCGGCATGTTGTTTGTTGCCAGCTTAATGTTAATGTTCTGGCTGGGATTGGGCCTAGCCATTGCTATGCTGTTTGTGATTAACATCTTTGTTGGCCTAGCCATAGCACTTGGTTTAGGTATAGTAGCGGCATTTATTTTATATTATATCGGACAAAGTGGTTGACATAGTGGTCTGACTTTGTTATAATACGTCTATACTTAGTTAATAATGTACAGAGGTTATTATGCAGGTCACAAGAGATTGGATGATTAACTACATTGAGACTCGGGATCAAGCGCAAGTTAACCAGATGGTTGGTAGAGCATTAGTTCAAATATTTAAACGACAGACTGATCACGAGCAGAGAGTTAACGACACTAATGTCTGGAATGACATTGGCTTCAGCGCAAGTGACGCATACTCTGGCAGTATCTGTGCTAAGACATTCATGAAGCGTGGTGCTCTAATTGACTTCCAGTTGGAGAAATGGTTAAAGCCCACACAACATGGCTACCCACGTATCACTAAATATTGGAAACAATTAAACGAAATCGCACAGAATAAAAAGAGTGGTTGACAAGTGGATACTATTTTGCTATACTGCTTATATACAGTTAGGAGAGTATCATGAAATTTAATCATAGCGAATTAAGTAACGCATTAGAAACACACCTACTCAATGTAGAAGATTGTAATCTACTTGATTACGATGTGGACGGTGTACTGAACAATAAGGTTCTTGGTACAGTGGGATTTGAAGCCATCGACGGACATAGCTCATGGGAGGCAGAGTTCGAATATAACATGGTTACAAAAAAAGTAGAATCAATTGGATAAGTGGTTGACAGGACCACTTTCTGATAGTATAATGTCGGTTATCAATTAAACAGTTAGGAATAATTATATGCCGTTAGTACGCATTATTTCCGGAACCTTCAAGCATGGTTCCAAAGTCACTCCAGTTAGCAACATCGTTGTAGAGCAAGCAAAAGCCTACAGTGTTGATGAGCGTAGTGGCCCACATGTCACTGTTATGGGTGATGCCAAGTATGGACTTCCAAATCGTAAGTGTCGCATATGTGTTACAGGTCCTGAAGACTTTGTAGTACTTGATGATGGTGCTGAGGTGCCAGCAGTAGACACTCGCACAGCACAAGAGAAGTTCTTCGCACAAGAGTCAGACGAAGCGGCTATGTCACGCATTGCCAAGAGCTTTGACATCCTCAATGAGATTACAGACGCGGCTGCCCAGGGTATTATTCGTGGCGTAGTTGTAAGCGGCCCACCAGGTATTGGTAAGTCGTATGGTGTTACTCGAACACTGGAGCAGGCTAACTTCACACGGTCTATTGCTAACCAGACTGAGAACTATGAGATTATATCAGGTAGCATGACCCCAATTGGTCTATACAAGAAGCTGTACTTGAACCGACATAAAGGTTTTGTTACTGTACTTGACGACTGTGACACAGCACTCTTTGATGAGGCTAGCCTTAACTTACTCAAAGCGGCACTGGACACTACAGAGCGTCGTAGACTGTTCTGGTTGTCAGAGTCACATGCTCTGGCTAAAGAAGACATTCCAGACTGCTTTGACTTTGAGGGTTCCATCGTGTTCCTGACCAACCTGGACTTTGAAGATGTCAAGTCAAGCAAGCTCCAAGCACACTTGTCAGCGATACTGTCACGTTGTCACTACATGAACCTAGAGATTAGCACAGTACGTGACCAGCTCCTACGTATACGTCAGGTAGTTAAATTCGGTATGCTGGACAAGTATGCTCTTACTGGCGCACAGAAGCAAGAGGTTGTTGACTTTGTTATTGACAATGTAGACGACATGAAAGAATTAAGCTTACGTGCTGTGATCAAGATCGCTGACTTAGCTGAAGCTGACAGCAAGGGTTCACTCCAACGTAGCTGGAGAGAGTTAGCAGAGATGACCATGTTAACTAAAGAATCATACTACAAGCGGCAGTTAGCTAAAATATAGGTTGACAAGATGGTTAAAATACGCTATACTATATATAATGTAGAATCCCATAGGAAGAAGCCAATGAAAGATTATGCAGACAGAAGCTGGACTACTAACGATAAACGTGAGAATTCACAGGGGAGTTGGATAGCTTTTGGTATACTAATGGTGCTCCTGGTAATCGGTAGTTCCGATATAGTAGAAAGACTGCTGTCCTGAGTGAGACAATAAATCACTCTTCCTAACTGTACCCGACCAAGAGTCGGACTTAGCCCGGGTTAACCCCCGGGCATTTTTTTCTAAGTTACTGATTCCATTGACCTTTCATTTGTTGACATCCCCCGACCACTTTGCTATAATACACAGTATAAACAGTTAGGAGAGTAAGATGGACACTGATAAAAGAAAACGTATATTAAGAGACCCTACTGGGTTTGTTCTTAGAACATGGCACGGTGGCCATCAAATTATGGCCAAGGGTGTAAAACGTTTGAGTGATCAGACCGTACAATTTGTCTATGACCCACTCTCTCCTAATCCAAAATATTATAATGTAAACATTGAACAAACAAACTTGTTGAATGATATAATAAAACGTAAATAAGTGGTTGACTTCATTACCACTTTCTTGCTATAATACACGTATAGTAAATAAACAGGTACACGTTGTGGAATACGATCCATTATTAACAGTTAAAGGCACTCGGTCAAAGAAGCTCATAGACTATATTGGTCGCGTATACGATCACTTGGGCTTAGATGCTTTTGTTGAGGTTACACTTGTTAAAGAACTACGTGGTGGTGCCCAGGGTTATGCTAACGGTGATGAAGAGACTGTTGACATAGACATTGCTCGCACAGCAGATGGTAGACGTCTATCACGTGAGCGTGTTATGATCAACATAGCACATGAGATGATACATGCCCAGCAGTATAATCACGAGCGTATGATCAACGAAGGTATAAGTGTTAAGGATGGTATGCTTGTTTCAGTCGTTAACTGGGAAGGTACACAGTACATTGGCACACCATATGAAGAGCAACCCTGGGAATTGGAAGCATATACCAACGAAGAACGAGTATACGAGGCCTGCAAGTGAAAAATGTCCTGGGCATATTGGGTATAGCTATTGCGAGCGTTGCTCTCTTAGCCAGTGTCCTGATCATGTTCGAACAGCCCGAGCCTAAAGTTATTATTAAAGAGGTTCCCGTAGAGGTGATCAGAGAGCGTCTTGTAAACCCATGTGAACAGCATGGTATGACAGTATCCTACGTCAAGGAAGTCAAGTACTTTACTGGTGAAGTTCGAATTGGTATTGTTTGTAAGAAGGTTGACACATAATACCCACTTATGTTAAACTATATTTTTATTTAATGAGGTGAATAAAATGGATAAAGTATCAGTGTTCCTTGGAATCGTAGTAGTTGTATTACTTGTTATGGCATTGGTAACCTACCCCTTCATGTGGGCTTGGAACTATGGCATGGTTGTAGCTTTCCCAATGTTAGGAACACTTGAACCACTGCAAGCTTTCTCGGTATTGGTTGTGTTTGCGTTCATGAAGTCAAATACCAGCAACTCCAAGTAATCAAAAAAAAGTGGTTGACATTACCACTTACCTATTATATAATATAGGAAATAGTTAGGAGAATAATTATGTTAATATTCAGTAAAGATGGTTACACAGTAGAAAAGATCTGGGGTGGCCCAGCTGGTGACCGTATTGAATTCAGTCACCCTGACACTGCTATCCCTGAAGAGTATATCGACAACATCTCAGCTGGTATACGTGTAGCACAAGACCAAGAGCTTATTGAAGAGCTCAAGCGAGAAGTCGCTAGTGAGTTACAGTTAACAAACTATGAAGAGATTGTTGCTATTGACTTCTTTGAAGTTATTTGGGAAGAGCGTATTAAAGGCGTCGTTGACATTGAATGTACGACAACTGGCCGAGTAATTGATCAAGAGTTTGATATTAAACTATGATATCCTGGATAGCAAACAATGAGAGAGTCTATGCCCCCACAAGGGACATAGCTCTCAGCCTGTTTAGTCTAAAAGGGTATACGGTCAATATAGATGACATCAAGTACTGTGGCCCAGAGAGACGCAAAAAGAAACGCAAATAGTGGTTGACATGTGGACCTAGTGATGTTATCATGTGGTAAATAGTTAGGAGTTAACACAATGAAAAAAGTAAAAACCAACAACCCAGTTGCTAAATACGATTTCAATCGTGGTGGCTTCCATACCCCTAGCAAGTTCACCCGCAAAATCAAACACAAAGGTAAAAGATATGAATAGTAATTTAATGCGTCTCATCAAGACTGACGTGTATGCAGTTGTGACAGACGGTGCTAACGTATACGTTTACGAGAGTATCGACTGTGACAGCAACTATAATGAATTAGTCGGCGTATACGAAAGCATTGATAAGTTTATTGAAGCAGGTCTCCCCTGGGAAAAACCTACAGAAAAAGTAGCATAAAGTGGTTGACAAGTGGATACCACTTTGCTATAATACACTTATACAGTAAACAAACAGTTAGGAAAAAGTTATGTCAACGAACGCAACCATTTCAGTTATTACCCCTGAAGGCAAAGTATTATCAGTATACAACCATTGGGATGGCTATCCTGATTATTTACTTGATATGCTGACCAAGCACTACAACACACTAACCGACGCAATGGCACTGGTTAAGCCAGGCAACATTAGCTCGGTACGTGAGCGTTGTGATGGTGATGTAGGGCACACATTTAACAACCCAATCCCTGACCAAACCATTTATTATGGTCGTGACCGTGGTGAGAAAAACCAGGAACCAATGGTACAGGATTTAGCTACATTCGATATTAGCAAGCACCTATTTGGTGGGCGCCAGGAATATAACTACATCTTTGCTAACGGCCAGTGGATGCACCTACATGAATGGGAGGCTGAGCAGGAGGCTACTAATGAAGTTGAAGACTTTGTTGGTGATGTTGTTGAGCAAATCCGGGATGACCTAAAGCGGGATGAAACCGGTGCTGTATACGAGTTAATCGAATACTTACACTGCCTGGCTAACCCAGCTGTTGACGATATCCTTAAGAACTACTTACCCCAGGACTAGGAGTAACCATGTTATTGTATATTACGTTCACATTATTCTTCGGTAGTGTTATTGGTTTAGTCACTAACGAATCCCTAAATTAATTTAAGAAAGTGGTTGACAAGGCCACTTTCTTTTGTTATAATACAGGCATAAGTTAAACAGTTAGGAGTAAAACTTATGGAAAACTTAATAGACATTTACGCAGAAGCCCGTCAAGCGGCGATTGATGCCTCCAACAACGAAGAGATGGCTTGGAGACTGGCTGGTCGTATGGATGCTTGTGGCTTTGCTAGTGTTAAGATCTACAAGTACAACGACAAGACCATCCGTTCTAACTCAAAGCTTGGCAAAGCCCTGGAGCAGTTAGGCATCAAGAAATCATCTTATGAACGTTGCTATTCATGGTGGAACCCAAGCGAGAATCCCACGCAAGAGATTTCTGTTAAAGAAGCTGGCGCCCGTGCGGCGGCGGAAGTCCTAAAGAAGTATGGCTTCACAGCATATCTCGACAGTCGCTTAGACTAAAAAATAACTGTTGAAAGTGGTTGACATCTGTTGACCACTTTGCTATAATAGCTCTACAAACAGTTAGGAGATTAACATGAAATTAACAGGTGAAGCTTACAACAAAGTCCGTGCTGACATTTACATCACAATGGAAGACCAGGGCCTGGGTACCGACCTCTTAAACATTATGGACATGAAAGAAGTGCGTCCTAATGTATACGTTGCTATCACAGAAGATTGCTATGATGACACCTACGTTGTGAGCGAGTTCGATATGTCTCAGAAGCAGATCAACTTATCACAGCCTTATGCTGTTCGCAACAACTATCCAGAAGCACAACATTTTTTCAACAATTGTTAGGAGCTAATCATGTCACAGTTTGCAGATTTAGTTAGAGATTTTAAGACCCGCGTGGATTCAGGTAAAATAGAACTTGATGCCGCCGCTGATTTATTTGTTGATGTTATTCAATCATTGGAGTGGGATTTGGAAGATTATATGACTGGTGACTTTGACAGTTTCGATAACTATGCTGAGTATCGTGAAGAAGAGATTAAGATTGCCACTCGTTTAATTAAAGGAAAATAGTGGTTGACAACGGTTAACCACTTTGCTATAATACGGTTATAAGTTAAACAGTTAGGAGTAAAACTTATGCAGGACCAAATTCAAGAATTAGTAGAAGCAATCGTTGAAGACTTCCGCCAGTGGAGTGGACGTTCTAAAACACTTAACGGTTTTGGTTATGACCTGGACGAGCATGTACAGGAATTTGCTGACGAGATTAGAGTTAAGCCTGGTCGCAAGTATATCAAGATCATTAAAGAAAATTGTGTTTGGGGTTTCATCGTTAACACTGACACTGACAAGAAGTTCCGCAAGGGAGACATCCTTAAAGCGGCTGGTTATAACGCACCGGCACGTAACCAAGCACGTGGTAACATCCTGGACGGTGGTTACGAAATTAACTGGACTGGACCTTCATACCTTCGTTAACATAAGGGGGCTTAGCCCCCTTTACACTTTCCGCCTTTATGATATTTGGTCCACATAGATGGATTTATTTCATCTTTACCACACACAGGACACCATCGCTTAACTTTCCATCTATTAGCTTCTTTCATTTTGGCTATGTCTTCTGGAGTTCTTGCCACACCTTTCTTTAAATCACTAAGTATTTTCTTCTGATGATCAGGACATGGTTTCATAACCTGTTTGGCTCTTGCATCTTTTATCTTGGCGCGAGCTTCTGGTGAATGGGTCTTGCCGTAGAAGTGATTGTTCTCACCTTTACTCATTTCTGATATACGAGTTTTATGTTCTTCAGTATGCTTCTTGCCATAAAACGGATTGTTTTTGCCACCGTTCTGTTTAGAAATGACCTTGGCTAGTTCAACTTTATTATGTTCGTATACTCTGGCAGTTATAGGTGTTTCGTAGTTGATCTTGAGAGTCGACATACGCATAGCATTAAGAGCTGTAACCATCTTCGCTCTGTCCTTACCAGTAGTCATATATTTAAGTAACCAATGACAGATAAAGTGTTCTCTTGGTGTTAGCAGTACTAGATTATCTTTGCTGTTATCTCCACCTAATGACTTTGGGATTATATGGTGACTCTCGTAGTACTCGCCATTGCCTTTGGATCTTTTCTCTTGACTTCGAGAGTTGATGATGTTATAATAGGTGGTAGTGTATTTGTTTTGTATAAACATAATTGCTGATACTCCTTGTTAGTATTAGAGTAGTCGGGACTGCCATCCGCGGACTACACCCTTATTTATCAGGAATGTATTTATGATAGCAGAGGTACTGGGATATGTGGCGTTGGCATTCTTGCTATACGCCTACACCCACTCAGATATGTGGAAGCTCAGGATATTTGGATTCCTGGGCTCCGTTGTCTTCACAATTCAAGCAGGCATGGTGGAGCTACATAGTTTAGTGGTAGCTAATATAATCTTTGCCACCATTCATTTATACCACCTAAGAAAACTACATTTAGATAAAAAAGTGGTTGACAATGGTTAACCACTTTGCTATAATAGTGGTATAGTTAGTTAGGAGTTAAACAAAATGAGATTTGTAGATTACAACGGTAAAGAACGCATTATAGTCCCACACAACGAGGACTATGATTGCTTAACCCGCACTCGTATCCTACACAATGTACGTGGTACGCAGTTTGAAGTTAACGAGCATGGCGGTGTTTACAGAGTCCACCCATGCAGTGGTAAGCGCATTAAGATAGGTAACTTGTTATGAGACCATTAGCAGAGTTTTGCGAATACATGGTAAAGTCAGCGACTGATGCCAAGCAGTACTTCACAGCTGAAACATACGCAGACCTTAACGCACGATTTGGTCACATGAAGAACGATGTTGCTCACAGCCACTTGCTCAAGTTAGAGCGAGAGTTAACAGAAGTTATGAACAACACAACAACTTCTATTGACCCTGAGCATGGTGTTGCGTGGACTCAACGTTGCGATGTACAGCAAGCTATTCGCTGGATGGAAGGCAAAGTTAATCTAAAGTAGAAAACGATTATGAAACTTCAAGAAGACATTAAGAGACACGTAAAAGACGAGAAGTATTTGAGTATTGTTAAACTGACTGATATATTTGACGCAGTAGTTGAACAGGCACATGCTAACTTTGGTAATTTTGATGAGTACACCAACAACTTCTTACGCCAAGCATTAGAGGAATCTATTAAAGAAAAAGGCTAAAATAGTGGTTGACATCCCAACCACTTATTGCTATAATAGTGGCATAAGTTAATAAACAGTTAGGAAAAACGATGGAACTATTAGACAAAATTGCACTCATATTAGGATACCTTGTAATGGTAGGCGTGGGTGTATTAATTGTAGCAATTGTACTGGAACAGATCGTTAGTTACCGTAATGACCATGAGTTCTTTACGTTAACTATATTTAAATTTGGTGTTGTGTACGCTCGCAGTGAGCAAGCACAATGGAAGATTGAAGCATACAGACCATCAGCTAAGGGTAAGCGAGTACACTTCTCAGCACCCATGTGGTTTAACAAGATTTTTAATAACGTTGGTGGACGTGAAGTATAGTCCACTCAGTATCTAAACCGAGGAAAAGAAAATGAACCTGGCACAAGAATTAGTAGCAAACCGAAAAACAATCGCTGAAGCAAATAACGCTGAGAAGAGATCTTATGGCGTTAAAGTAGAAGCGGCAGTTGGCGACTTAAAAGTTAAAAAGAACCTACGTACACGAGAAGTACCACAGGAACTGGCTCGTAAGTCTCCAGAACTCCCCGGACTGGGTAAAGTATCACGACGTAAGACAGACAACCCACTGGTTAAAGAGTTACTGGCTAACGGTGAAGTCATTGGTGAAGCAGTAGACACTCGTAAAGAGAAGCGTTGCTGGACTATTACTATCAATGGTAAGACAATTGAATGTCACACAATCAGCAAAGGCATTCGTCAGTATGGAGCGCAATCATAATGGATAAGAAAACTGGATTCCTATTTGTAAGACTGGTACTGATTACCTGGGCATTTAGTGTGGCACTGTTTCTAACATTTGCTGGTCCTGGTAAAGACCTACAGTTCTACACCACTATTATTGTACTCATGGGTGTAATCAGTATAACACTTGCTCCATTCATGGCACAGATCAATGACATGGCACAGAGTGCTATTGATCGGATGTTGAACAATGAAGATAGTAAACAGTCTAAAGAGTCTTAAGAACCGTCCCGGCTGTAAAATAGTACGCAGACGTGGCAAGGTATTTGTAATCAACAAAGAGAACCCAAAGTTCAAAGCGAGACAACGATGAAATACGTAGAAGCAATCAACCAGTACCAACTATGCGGATGTAAGAACATTGTTGTTCGCACACGATCCGGTAAAGAGTATGAGTTGAACCGAGACGTAGTTGAGAACGCACATGAAGAAAACGGTGACCTATATGTATATGGTGGTTACTGGAAGAAAGTTCGCACAGCATTGAGACCCAAGTACCACCACAAATGGTTCTGGTTATCAAATGTAGAGTTTGTCCGACAGGGAGGACTGACACAGTGATAAACAACAAAGCAACATATGTCTGTTCTAAAAGCCATCTGGTTATAGAGCGAAATGAACATAAGCTATTCCTAAATCTGGGTGAGCTTGATGAACGACAGATAGTTCCACTGGATGCTGGTACACAGTACCTCAGAGGTGAAACCATTACTGGTGACCAACTGGAAAAGATCTGGGGGTTTTATTCTGACGTTGAAACTTATTGGTATGAAGCATGAAACTATTAGCTGAAAATTATAACACCAAAGTCTACCAGAAAGACAACGATAAGCCTGGTCTCCTGATCATTCATCAGGGTGAACCAGGTGACACTCGTGACACTCTCGTAGCCAACCTATCAGGTATATGGCCAAACACTGGTAAGTACTTACTAACCAGAGTGACTAAACGTGATGGCGCATTCGACAGCCATTGGACTGGTTTTATTCCCTCCTATAAAATGCCCGATTTATCTTAAAAAAGTGGTTGACATGTGGTCCTAGCTTTGCTATAATGTGTTTATACAAAGTTAGGAGTTAACCATGTTAAGCAAAAAACAACTATTCATCTCACTGGACGAGTTCTATAACGATCGTTATGGATACGGTGAGTCAGCTTACCAGCTACAAGAGTTAAGCCATCCTTTTATCAGCAATGAGACTTATGGTCGCAAGAGCATGATATACATTCACACTGGTGACCTAGACATTCGCAAGAAGTTAGAGAGCTGGTTAGATGCTGATGGCTTTCGAGTAAACCGTAATTATGCTAAAGGCAACCCAGTAACTGAAGTTCAAGTTAGTTACTTCAAGGGTTGGCACTGGGCGGAGTAAGAACATGAATAATTATATAGTGACAGGTGAGTATGGCAACCAAGTGGGTGACCGTATCGAACTAGCACTAACTGCCAAGAACGAAACTAACGCCAGTAAGAACTTTGTTAAGCGTGTTAAGTCTGGTGAGTTTGGTTACATCGACACTAACTACATGACAGTAAACGTAGAGAAGGTATCAAAATGAGATATGTAAAGACTATCAACTTATGGGCTGAAGGAGTACAAGACAAACTCCGTTCAGGTGAACTTAAACCTCAGCGTGGTCAGTGGATGATCTGTGGTGAAGACAACCAATACAAGTGTCGCTTTGTTAAAGCTGACGAGCGTAGCATTTGGGTAATCCATAAGAAGCCAGGTTGTGGTAAAGCATTTATAGAACTGTGCCGTAACTGGAGGGAGCAAACAGCATGAATATACTAAACCCATCCTTATCCCTGCAAGAGATAATTGATGCGACTACAAGAATCATTATTTATGTTGCGACCGGATTTAGCCTTGCCAGTGGTATTTCGTTCTCAAGTTTGGTGCCTGACTATATGTTCTTATTGCCCATTATGGTTATGGCACTGATGATCGGCAGTCTTCTAGGCGCAGTGATTGCTGATCATATATTTGATGTGTGGGAAAAGAAGTATTACAAGTACCGAAAATAGTGGTTGACATGTGGTCAACCCTTTGCTATAATAGTGGCATAAACAGTTAGGAGAAACAATTATGTTTACTAGATCAACTATCAAAGTCCAAGACATACTTCGTGGTTATGCTCGCATTAACTACCAGGTAGATGGCTACTGGAGTCGTGAAACAATCACTATATATGTTGACCGCAGGATGGACTGGGAAACCAAGAAAGCTATCTGGGTAGCCAATGTTAATCATTCAACAGGTGGTCGCGATACAGAGCAGGTTGCTGATGACAACCAAGCCACTCGCAACTTTGCTACTGCTCTTATGGATGCCGCTTATCAAGCAGACCTAATCATGGCACAGTCAGAAGGTTTAGAGCTTGCTTACAGGGCTAGTCAGAAAGCACAAGAGTTGAAAGAGCTGTATGCCGAAGCTGAGTTCCAGGCTAAGTTGGAACAGGATCTACCAATAGGAATGGATATGGCTACCAAGATCATCGACGACTTGCGTAACGAAGTTAAAGTTGGTCTCGAGAAGGATCCCTGGTTATGTCAGAGTAAACGCATAACATTGCGCTCACGTGTTACAAACTACGAGAACGAGATCTGTGCGTACACTACTAACAGTGCTAATCCAAAAATACGGTTTAGAGTTAATGGTGAATCAGTAGGCATTATCTGGGCCAAAGAGTTTGTTGCCAACATGAGCGCGAACAACAGCATGGCGGCCAAATTGGTCGCTTAGGAGTTAAGACAATGACAACTCGTAACACAAGAGAAGAACTTGAAAACTCAGTACACCAATATGGTGCTGAAGTAACTCGCTTACAAGCCAGACTGGATGAGCTTGAAGGTACTATGAACTTTGGTGAAAGGGTTAAGCTCAGAGGTAATGGTGAGATCGTTGGTGAAGATACCAACACTCTTTTCGCAACATTTAACTATTATGCTGACGCCAAAGCATTCGTAGAATTAATCAATAATATGCGATAAAGTGGTTGACAACCACTCTTCCAGGCTGTATAATCCAGATATAAGTTAAACAGTTAAGGAATAAACATTATGAACTCTCGTCACAAGCAAGCAATTGAATCAGTACTTAAAGAAATGAACTGGTATGCCAACATATTTGGTAAGGGTGAAGTTGTACCATTCCCAACCAACGCTGAAGAGTGTGGTCGTATCCGTAGTTTCATTGAAGGACAACTGAGTCCAGAGAACTTACATTGTGATGGTGAAGCTGACCCAATGTACGTTAGACAACGTTACAATGAACTGAACACTGCCTGGGATGCCCTGGCATTAATCGATGGCAACCAAGCTGAACCAATGGTATAAGGAGAGGAACATGAGCATGGAACCCACCGACAAAGAAATCGAAAAGTATATGAAAGAGCATAATGAGAACTATTATGCCGCTCGAGAAGTTCTTCGTGAACGAGCGTATGGCAAGAAGTATGGCAATGATAAGCCAGCACATCAAAGCTGGGGTGATTACTGGAAAGGATATTAGTGGTTGACATGTGGTCTTAATGGATGTATAATCACGATATAAGTTAAACAGTAAGGAATAAAGATGGCCCAGTTACTAAACACAGTCAACGTAATAGACTACAACACTCGTTATGAACGTGAGCTAACAATAGCAAGCGCACATATTGAAATGAAACTACGTGATGAACTTGTAGGTAAGTTTGTAGAGTTTGTTGGCTTTGAGAATAGACCAGGTCCTACCAAATGGTTCCTGTTCCAAGAAGTAGCCCGCACAGTAGAGTTCACAAGTGCTGGTGGAATAGAAATCAACGGTCACACAGTATTAGACGGCAAGGTGGAAGTAGCATGAACTTAGTGACATTATTTTTTGTTGGCGTAATTGGCGTCCTTATACTCAAAGCAATCGCTACCTACTTTGGCTTTATTGGTCTTATGGTAGCACTGGTGGGCACAGCAGTAATATTTGGTGCTATTGTAGCATGGGATAAGATCAAGTACCCCAACTTCACACAGGAGTAGTCCATGAACGTATATGTAGTCGTAGCTGGTTTCCATTATGAAGGTGAGCAAGCACTTTTAGTGCTTGCTCACTTTGAGCAAGCACTCGCCTCATTCACAGACTCCAAGCAAGCAGAACAGTTCCGTGATTATCTAGAGATGTCACAGAAGCTGGGTCAAGCAGTTGCTGGTACTGATGGCTATGATTACTTCTGGGTTAACACTGTTCCAGTCAGCAACACCTGGGAAGATGCCGTTAATCGTTTAGAGCAGGAACGGGAAGACTATAACCAGATGCTTGAGGATGAACGTCAGGAACGTTTCCAGGAACTACAGGATCAACAACCCACACAACCAACTCTGGCAGACGTATTCCCCACACAATAGGATAGACATTATGAATTACGAACAAGCACTAAAAGATATCAAGCGTAAGCGCAAAGAGCTGGCTAAAGCAGAAGCCGCCTTCAGAAAGATTGAAGCGGAGCATATGTTTACAGTTGGCAAGACCAACAACAAAGGTCTGAACACCAGGGTAAAGGTACTCAAGAACAATGAGAAGTTTATCTTCACCAACACTAACACCGGTCACACTGTGACTACATTAAGGTATCCTAACAGTTACGGTGAGCGTAAGGTATACGAGATCGTGAACGGTAAACAACAACTGGTTATGGGTGGTACTCGGGTATCCATCAACCAAATAAAAGAATACACCATGTCTAAATAAGTGGTTGACAACCACATTCCTTTCCTGTATAATCACGGTATAAGTTAAACAGTTAAGGAATAAACATTATGAACCTAGAACAATACGCCCGTCAAGTATTCAACAAGTGTGTACAGGATTTCCAGGAAGCACGTTCAATGCCAGTTGCTCTTATTCCAATGGAGTTCAGCAACCGTTTAAATAGTACTGGCGGCTATTTCCGTTATGATCGTTTCGGTCCAATCAAGATTGTTATTAACAAGCGCATGATGGAAGCCAACGGTAAAGAGTTTGTTGATCAAGTAGTCCCTCATGAAGTTGCTCACTGGTTTACACATCTGGTACATGGTTCCAACCACCAAGCACATGGTCGGGAATGGAAAGCAATGATGCGTTTACTTGGTCAGGAACCAAAAAGAACTCACAGCTTTAAACGTGCTGAACCAAAGAAAGGTTTCACTTACGTTGTTAATGGCAACGAAATTCAAGTTGGTCCAATTAGACACAAGAAGATCCAAAACGGTACTGGCTCATACAGAGTTAGAGGTGGCGGTGCTATTAAAGCAAGTGACTGGGAAGGCTACAAAGCTGAGAGAACAACAGAACTTCCAAATGGTTTTGTAAGCATCCGCCCACCAGTAACTAAAAAGAAGTCAGTACGTAAGGGCAAGACTAAAGCGAACACAGTGAGAGCTCTTATTAACGATTACAAAGCGGCTGGCTTTACATCAGAAAGAGCACGTAAGAATAAGACAGTAGTAGAAGAAGTTATGGCAGTAGCCAATTTATCAGAGACTATGGCCAAACGTTACTTAAAGAACTTGTGGAGTTAATCATGTTAGTATCAGAACTTATTGAACATTTAGAAAAACTAAAGGAACAAGCAGGAGATGTTCCTGTAGAAGTTAACGACGAGGTGGGTACACTAACAGAGTTTACTGAACAATCAGTGTACACGTACAACTATAATGGTGGAAGCCATACCCGTATCATATTTGATGTATAGGATGTTATTATGTTAGTTAAAGAACTTATAGAAATATTAGAAGGCCTCAATCCCAACCAGGAGTTAGAGATTAGAGCTGGCAAGTATCTAAAAGAGCTGAACATGTTACACACAGAACAGTATGAGTTCCGGGATGTATATGTTAGAGATGATAAACGAGCCGTCATAGTATTTGAGGAGGCCCGATAAATATATGTATGTATATAGTGAGTAAGGATAAAGAGTATATAGAGAGGCTTGGGCTAGAGTACCAAGTCCTCTTTGATTATGCCATAGCCAGAGTTTCCGGCAGTGACGCAGTACACTATAACATGCAATTCCCAACACTGTTTCTCAGTGTACAAAAAGAAGCCAGATCGGCAGCCGTAGAATATAACAAATATTTAAGAAAAATTGGAAAAAACTGACCCAAGGGGACTGTGTGCCGAAAAGGGGTATCGGGCGGAAAGGGAGCTACAAAACGACGCGAAATTTTTACCTACATCGAAGAGTCTTCAAACTCCCCGGTAAATATGCGTATGTCCACTATACTATTCATTTTTCTATTCACCTGTATAATATACTCCACTATACTCTTCTCTATGGAACCGGACACCATACAACCAAAGTCTCTATATTCTCTTTCATTATTACTGGGCTTAACACTTGTCTTATCTGTAAAAATAATATTTGGAATTCTTCTCTAATAACAGTATACAGAAAAAAATTTTTTCAAATTTTCTAAGAGCATCGAAGGAACAAATAGTGTAATAGAGTGGTCTTCGGAGAAACCACGAATATTAGGGTGAGCTTTGCGACCCCTGCCAGATGTTAGGGCGACAGCCCTACCCTTCCGGAACCTTGACATCACCACTTTTCTGTGTTATAATATGGACATTGTAAATTATATCGTGTGGTAACTGTGACTGTATTCTTAATATTAATGTGCCTAAACTATTTAGTGGCGGACGTATATGTGAAAGCATTGAACTTTATTCGGGACTCTGGTGATGATCCCTCGATGCTCTTATTAGTTATTGCGTTAACACTATTATTAAATGTTTTTATGAGTATGGCTATATACGCTATACTTAATGAAGCATTGGAACAAGGGTATATGGGCGTTATTTATATGATGCTCAGTATCCTAGCTGTGGGCATATTTATTAAACGTATTGAAACCCTCTGGGGTCAGCAAGAACTATATAACCGATTGGAGAACTAATCATGTTAATGGATTTTTTAAGCAACTATATGAATTCGCTAACTGCGTTCATACTGGTTGCTATCTGTTGTTATGTTTTTCTTCAAGTGATCTTTATCAGGAATTGGCATCGTCTACGTAAAGTATTTAAGGGCGATGATATGTATATACAGTATATAGCTGTTTCGATTCCCCTGGCCTTTCTGGCTTGTCTTATGGCGTTTATAGTAATTAACTTTGCGATTAATGCGTTAACTGGAGCGTTACTGGTAATGATATTAATGATTGGTTGGGGTATGTCACGGATAGCTGAATACGAACGTAACGAACGTCTAAAGGATAAATTGGAATCATGATTGCTTTTGGATTAGGTTATACTGGGTATTGGTATGGGTCTTAAAGATCCTACTGAACGCTGGATGTTCTTATTGTCCGGTTGTTTGTTTGTGGTCGCTGGAGTGGTGTTGTGAGAAAAGGCCTACATCTGGGGCTCTTCAGCCTCCGGGTTTGGTTTCAATCGGCGCTGAAGTCAGGGTCAGAAAGTGGTCCGGGGTATTGGTGATGGATTTATTGTTTGGATGGTTAATGGCAGTTAGCGTGGCGTATTTACATGTTGATCTGGTGGTGGCTCGTTGGTGGGAACGTTCTTCTCAGTATTGGCACAGTACTGGCGAACCAAAGTTTACTATGTCGGAAAAAGCTGGTTTCTGTTTTACCCTGCTGGTTGCGTTCTGTATTGTGTTCTTTATTTCAGCGGCAATGGCGCACCTAGCGTTAGACAGAGGCTTATTTGGTCTGGGAGCTCTAGCCATAATCGTATTGTCACTAGTGTTGTTACGTCAACGAATCATTAACGTTAGTGGTGAACTTGAATTTAAAAAGAAGTTGGAGAGTTAAATGGAAGATCTAATATTCAAATACGTTATAGTGGGAATCTATCTAACCTATGTTTTCCTCATTGCTTTTTTCTGGGAACGCATACGTAACGACAAAGACCTAACTATCGGCAATATATTGGATAGTGGTAAGACTTCGGATATACTGGGGATGGCCATGTTAACATTATTCGTGGTCTTACCTATTACCACTTTAATGACTGCAATTTTCGTTATGTTAGTATTTATAATAACCATTGAGCTGATTCAGATGCCATCGTGGCTGTGGGTGCCAGTTATATTGACACTAATCGCAGTGGGCCGCATTGTTTTGTTTGAACGAGTACAAAAATTTAGAAACAAATTGGAGAGTTAAATGACTAGATTTGAAGCATATTATATTGGGGCTTGTGTGCCAGTATTCATCGTATTCCTACTATCGATCCTATCGGGTATCCCAGGTTGGAATATATGGATGACATTTGGTGTATGGGTTATAATGTTAGCATCAGTTGGTTACTGGGTTAAGGCAAAGGACGAAGCTGGTGAGCCAATTATAACGGAGAAAGACGATGATTAAGCAAGTCATAATGTATTTTGTTATTAATAGTGTGTTCCTATACTGTACTGTTATGGGGTTAGCTTACGATGTTGAAGGTGCGCTAAACATAAGTCTGTTTATTGCGTGGGCTATTTCCCTCCTATCACTTGTGTTTTTGAGTGAAGAGTTTCAGAAGAAAGTATTCGAGGAACAGCCAAAGTCAGCTGTGCCAGCATGGTTCGATACGTGCTTTGATTTGGTTATTATCGGCATGTTTGTGTGGTATGGTGCCATTTTCACAGCAATCGCATACAGCATTCATTTAATACTTGTGATTGGGTACCGTAAAAATCGTGAAGACTATTTCTTAAAGAAATTAAAAGGCGAAGAGGTTGAAGTGTAATGTATTACTTGATGTTACTTATGCTATTGTGGGTGTTTCTCATGTTTGCGTGGGCACATTCCGTTTACCCACGTTTAATCGAATGGGATTCAGATGCTGACCAACTCGGCGGCTTCTGGCCAACCGTGCTCGTATCTCTCGTGAATTGTATAATAGCAATGGTCTTATTCCTTGTTGTCTCTAAGTGGATATGGAGTATAAATTCCATGGTGCTAGTGGGTACAGTAGTTTTCTTGTTTGGATTTGGTATGACACTCAGGATAACCGGACATCATAAACAGCTAAATAGAACTATGGAGACTTTAAAGTCATGAAACTTAAAGATGTTATTACTGGAATCGTAATGCTCATAGCGTTGGGTGTTGCCCTATACTATATGGCATGGGAGTCGGGTTTAATCTAATGCCTTACGTACCAGAGCTTGACGAATACCTACATGTTATCGAATCGCCCAAACGTTCTGATAAACTAAAGGCGAGAGAACTTGTTGCGGCTGGTAAGGCACTTGGATACAGCGTTCATCATACCGGTGATGGACATCTAGACATATGGTTCGACAGTGAAGAAGATGCCCTGAGGTATATGCTTGTATGGTAGATGAAAATGTAACACTAATACACAGTGACGATTATTGTGTGATAATGCAGAGTAATGATCCACGTGAACAGTACTTGGGTAATCCCGTACAGCTCATGGAGCAGGTATGGTGCAATCAACCCAATGACTGTAATGAGTATCGCACAAACCTGCGTTCAGAACATTATGGCAAGCGTGTGTTCTATGTGTATTGTATGTCCGATCAGATCGTGGAATTTAAAGTTGTTGACTTAGCCGTAAAAGACAGAGCGTATGATCCAAATGACATAAGATGTAGCCACCCGTTATTGGTTGATGGCGGTATTGTGATGACGCCACTAAAGAACAAACATGAGATTTTGGAATATGTTTTATTTGATGAACTAGTTGGAAAAAGAGATGAAGAGTGAAGAAATTATTTACAGGTTATTGATTGGCGGTATGCTAATACTGTTGATGCTGAGTATCGATCCAGTGATGTCACTGCTCAGTGGCATCGGCTTATACATTATGGGAACGCTGAGTTGATAGCAATTATTAATCCAGAATACACTGGTAGATTTTCAGGCAGAGTAATCGGCTATGTTTGTCGTGTGAGTGAACGAGCTCACTGGCCTGAGGAAGAACAGTGGGATGGACAAGGTGCTCCATACGCAGGTATGATCTACATAAAGTTCGGAGTCAAGGGTGAGGAAATCATGGAGGATCGTCTAGTGAATGGTGACGACTCTATGTATACTGGACACGCCACTGACAGCGATGTGGGCGGCCTAATACGTGAGTTTGTGGAAGATTATCTGGATCGGGATAGGCGATTACTCAGTTTTCGTCAGGTTCCCGGCTGTAGAATCAAAGGCCAACTATATTATAGAACTAGCGTAGAAGCAGACAAATACCGGGGAATCCCCTGCCTAATGTATGGACGATAAATAATACTAGAGGTACACACATATGAAAATAAAATTCCACCCAATTTACATAGGCCCAATCCCACCTGGAAAATAACATGGACAAGAAAGATCGCACTATTGAAGAGATTAAGGGTCATTACGACAATGGCCAGTTAGCTGAACACTACTTTGCTGACATACAGCACGACCAATATTTTGGAAAGTTTAGGCGTTGGTATAAAGACGGCACACCACAATGTGACTGTGAGTTTAACGATGACAATCGACTAGTAGGGATTGCCAGGTGGTGGTGGCCCAACGGACAATTACAGATGATCAGTGAGAGTGTTGGTGGCGGTGATTGTGGCTTCTTTGCGGAATTCGAACAAGACGGCACACTTGTAGAAGCAGATTATACTACTGAATCGGAAACATATGACATTCAAAAAGAAGTGGAAGCTGTTGGGTCTGATGGAATTACTGACGAATTTATAATGATGTTGAGGTTAAAGTATTACGAATGAGTTATTACCGTAGGGTTCACGTTAAAAACAAATATAAGATAGACCCGAACATTGCTAACTTCATGTTTGAGAGTTGGTTAGTTAATAACAATATAGGTTTTGAGAAGTTCAAAATTATAGACCTCAACACCGTTGACGTCTGGTTTCGCAGTAAGCAAGATTATTTTATATACGAAATGCTTAAGCCTTAGGGTCCTTGCGCTCTATATCATCCTCGCGAGTTTCTTCACCGTACTGTATTTCAATGATGTGGCATGGCTTCTTGCTGTTATTAATTAGTTGATGCCATTCTCGCTTCTGTATCTGATGAGTGTCATGCTTACGTAAGTTCACACTATACCCTTCACGACGAACAGTACACTCTCCCTTACTGACAAACCATAATTCACTGCGTAGTTGGTGTCGTTGGTAGCTCAATGATTTGCCTGGCTCTACTATTAGTTCCTTTACCTTAACTTCACTATCAACAAAGTAATTATAAAACCTACCCCACTGCCGTGTTTCAAAGTCTTCACTTGCCGCATTGCGTATTAACCAGCTTGACGAGTTTAATTTATCTTCACCGCCTACTCCAAACTCAAACTCAACACCACTAACACTCATTTCAGGAATGTTTTCTGATGTACGGTCACCGCCATTACAGAATACAATGTCATTATGTGGGTAGTCACGCTTTACGTCTTCAATTAACGAACAACATGATTTGTCATCAGCCATTGGCACTATACGTACTTCGTCTACCATTTCTAGATGCTTAACGATATTGACACGTTCACTCTCAGACATAAACGTTTTGCCTTTCTTGTCCATGATCCACTCGTTAGAATTAACACCAACAATCAAGTAGTCACCAAGCTTTTTTGCGGCCTTTAGGTAACTCAAGTGTCCTTCGTGAAGGGGATCAAATCCGCCAGTACATATAGTAATCTTCATACCCATATTTATGCCAGTAGGTAAATAATACTATGATGAAATGGATTATAGCACTTCTTTTATTAGTGTCCACTAATGTTCTTGCTGAAGATTGTTTATACGAGTATGACATAGACACACGAAAAAAATTCCTCAAATGGTATCCTGTACTCAGCATTAACTACTGGCCCTACTGGTATATGATGTACAACAATGACTCCGGATTAGAAAACACAATATGGGATAATGATGTTGGTGGTGGCCTACAGTTCGGTGTACGGTATGATTTTGATGATGACCGGGGTTATTTAGAATTCAAACAAGAGTATGCCACCATGCCTATCAGTAGTTACGAATTTATAATCTCTGACGAAGAACCCATCATAATTTTTGAATTTCATAGATCATTTTAACACCGACCGGTAAATAATATTATGCTTACTAATATTAAATATTATAGAAAGTCCAAGGGTGGCGTCTGGTATAGGGACGGTGCCAACAAATGGACTCACGCTAAAACCAAAGAAAAAGCACAAGCTGAACTAGAGCAACTACGTGCCCTAGAACCATTTGGCCACGCTTTCCTAATCGAAGAAATCGAACACTACGTTTGACAACGCCACTTTTTTGTGCTACTATAAGTAGTACATGTTCACTAGGTAAATATCTATATGAAGAAAATCGGGTTGGGGTATTTTATTCATGCGTTATTCTGGTTTTCCATGGGTGCCTTATTATTAGGACAACCCTGGAAGGAGAAGAGAGAACCTGTTACTATAGGCCATGAAATGTGCCTAACAGAAGATAGAGACCTAGAAGCAGTTGTTCACGTCAAGAAGATAGACTTAATCAAAGTCGTATGTAAACCTCAGAAAGATTGACAAGACCACTTTTTTATTATATAATAATGATAGTTAGAAACTATGACTAACTATTCTTTTAACCTTAATTGGAGAGGACCAATGAAAAAACTTTTATTCACATTATTAACTGTGTTCGCACTATCAGCCTGTGGTGGCGGTGGTGGCGGTGGTGGCAGTGAACCTGCACCTACACCAACAAACCGTGCGCCTACTGTTAGTTTCACAGTGGCATGTACTGATTTAGAATGTGTGTTTGACGCAACTGCCAGAGATACTGACGGCACAGTCACATCATATGCCTGGGACTTTGGTGATGGCAATACCAGTACTACTGAAGATCCGAGCCACACTTATTCTAGTTATGGCGAATACAATGTTCGTGTAACTGTCACAGATGATGACAATGCTACTGGCACCAGTGTTAAGCCGCTGACTGTTGCTATTGACATTCACGCTCAGACGGCAACTATTGATATGTTTGATAGCTCAATTATCTTCAAACAAGACTTTGACCATAGAGTTGATGGTGAGTACACGACTAATGACCTTAGTGACGACTTTGAATGTCTTGTCGGTTCCCTAGCAACAATGGCTGGTGCCTGTTCAAGCCCAAGTATTAACTTAGAAGAGCTTGCTATTGAGAACGGGCAAATGAAAGTCACCTTTAAAGAAGGCATGGTTGGTACTAACTTAGGCTTTGAGAAAAATTTAGGACAAGAGCATGATGAATTATATCTAACTTTCCAAGTTCGCTTTGATGATAACTACGATCAGTCTACTAACGGCGGTAAATTAATGGGCTTGGGTGGTAATGCAGACGGACGTAAAGATGGGTTTGTGCCAAGTGGCTGTGATGCTGTGGGTCCTAATGAAGGGTTTAGTACAAGATTTCAATATCGACAAGAAGGCAGGCTCGCGCACTACGTCTATCATCAGAACAAAACAGTTGATTGCGGCGATCAAAGATATATTGAAGACTTTGCTGAAGATGACAACTATTTTAGCTTCCGTAAAGAGCAGACTTATACTTTAGAAATGCGTGTAAAAATGAATGATGTTGGCCAAGCAAATGGCACAATGGAATCATACATCAATGGTGTTAAGACACGTACTGATGAGTTTGTATTTAGTGAAGACGGCACAATTGGTATTAACAGATTCCTATTCGTACTTTATATAGGCGGTGGCCCAAATCAAGGATTTGAATTACTTAACCCAAGCACACTATACTTAGACAACTTTGTTCTAAGTACTGAGCGTGTAGTTCAGTGATAAATAAGATGTAAGTTTGGTGGATTGTGATTGTTATAATAGTGGCGTCTAAATATTATAATGTATTGTAGTTACAATCCTCCGGCTCTTTACCTTTGTGTATATATTTTGGTTATATACACTATCAGCCGTCCTAGCAATACTAGAGGTACTGAAAATAGGTGTATGGGGCTTTTGTTTTTGAAGACACCTATGACAGCATATCAAAATGTCATACAAAAACAACGAAGGGCTGATTAATTCAGCCCTTTCCTATCTACATTAAATTAACTGTATCGTCAGAACGACAATAAGACTGATAGTGTTGTGTGACGTTGCCATCAATATCCCATACCATCGTTTCAGTAGGGCTGATGCCTTGCTCTACATAATGTAGATTGCCATTATCGTAAGTCTTATACATGATGGCTTTTTTATCCTTCTCATTAACTGCCATCATAGCGCCACGCAATAGCCCAATGTCTTCAAAGCCATTGGCTGTTAGTACATCACGCCAATTGTCTTTTGTTATTGTATATAAATCCATAATCACCTATTCTCGTTTATATATGTATTTATTAAGAAGTTGAGTTCGGATGAGATTAACTGAAAAAATTGTAATGGAAGTAATAAATGAATTGAAACCATGCCAATATACAGAAGTAATTGGGCAGTTAATTGGTAGGGGTTATGATAGTTCTGAAGTTCACGCTATGCTGGATAAAATGGACAAAGAAGAAAAATTTGATGTTGATACTGACAGCATTGTGCCGCGCATCATTTAGCAACCCAAGCACACTATACTTAGACAACTTTGTTCTAAGTACTGAGCGTGTAGTTCAGTAACATCAATAACGACGTTACGAAGGGCTGAATCAGCCCTTCTTATCTTTTTCCAACACCGCGTAAATGTTTTTTTGCACTGACTTAGTTCTGGGCATAAACGAAATTTTTAAATTATTGTGATTGGCGTATTCATCAACTGCTTTCTTTACACCATCTCTAATAAAATAATCATCACAGACAATACTGCCTGTGACCATACTCCCCCAAATTTCTAAGTCACTTTTAACGTCTTCATAAAGGTGTGAGCCATCAATATGCAATAAATCAATTGGCTTCTTAAATTGAAAGTTGATATTTTTGGACATTACTGGGGTGTATGCACGAATTAATTCAAAATTTTCAATACTTTGTGTGAATTGGTTAAAATGGTGGATGCTATACGGTATGTCTCGCATGCCGTATCCATAATCAGTATCATGGGGGAAACTTGGAACTGGATCTATAGCAGTTAATAACACAGACGGATGTTTGTTCATACCCAACGAATAAGCACTCCTGCCGTAAAAAGATCCAATTTCTACTATCCAACCATTTTTCGGAATAGCCTTAGCAAGTGATGCCAAAAATAATAATTTATCAGGATGTGACCATCCAGGTATGTCATTGTTTATTATCATTTCTTTATAATAATCGCCAGGTCGTCACACCCATAACGCTCGCCCGTATTCAGCGTAAGCCCATTCTCTTCAGCATATTCATCCACAGCTCTAGAAGCATCTGGAAAATCATGGTTGTTATAATCGTCAACAACAATGATGCCGCCCTTCTTCATTCTCGAATGCATCGTGTCTAGATACTTCTTGGTATCTTCATAGGTGTGGCCAGCATCCGCAAACAAAGCATCAACACTATCTTCTTCAATGTCTAGTATTTGCTCATCTAAATCACCAGTATAGATCTCCATATTTTCATGCTCGCCTACATGACGCTTAAATAACTTCAATCCATAGCGATCAGTTTTCCTAAACTTGCCTTCAAATGGATTTTCAGCCATTATTTCAGATAACAATGTCCCACCCTTCTTCGGTAAGAAGTCATAACATTTCAGTTTAACTGACGAATCTCTGCGGTTATTAGCAAGTACATATGTACTTCTTCCAACCCACGTACCTAATTCAACTATTGTAGAATTTCTAGGTAAGAATCTTGCTACTACTGCCAGGTAATACAATTTGTCAAGACTAGTCCATCCAGGAATATCTTCGTTAATATCAAAATGCTTTGTGATTGGGCTCGCATATATTGGCTCATTAGATTTCCCAATGGCATGTTTAATGCCATATCTATTTAACAACTCATGAACCATTGTGTATGCCTTAGGTGTCACTGGCATCTGTTTTTTAATTAATTCTGCATCTACAGATAAAGTGACATCGACATCATCAGCAAATAACCTAATCAACGTAAACGGATCTTCAGATAACTCGTCATATGTTATACTTGGGTAGTCGTTGTTGATCGTATACGCTTGTTTGAAAAACTTAAACATTAAGTGATAATCAATTTCAGAAAGTTTAACGCCGTCAAGTGCTGTGAATGTGTTGATAGTATGTAAGTTAATAATGACTACATTATACTTCCTTTTTAACTCACCCAGCAAATCATGTGCTGTTTTGTGAAACAAACCAGGGTATAAGTAAAAAGCAAATGATTTTTTCTCTTTAATAATCTGTTCGTTGATGTGCCATAGTCTTGAACCCACCTCGTTGTGTGGGTCTTCAAATCTTTCATGATCAATATATGTCATTACACCATCCATCATTTTGACACGTCGATCATCTTTATCAGCATCTATTTCAAATAATCCACGGCAGTCAGATTTTTGAAATTTATCTCCGTAGATTTCTTTTAAGTATGACTGAACAACCGCCACTGCGTATTCGGCACCTGAATTTGGTGCCGACTCAATACATACGACTGTTGGTTTCTTTGGATTAATTTTTTTCATTTTATTTCCTTGTGTTACCGTAGTGAACAACCTTGACACCTTCAATATCTTCTTGACGTCTCCAAGGGTCAATAATCACACTGCCTTCAACTGGCGAGAAGTCTGATTCAGCTTCACTCTTACTCACACCTGCTTCTTGCTTAAAGTATGTTACGTCATAGTTATGTGCTAACAAGTATACTGCTGGACCTAGGTCTGCTGGTGGTGTGTCACCTGTCATTGGATCCAAATAATATAATGGTTGCTTGCCTTCGATAAACGCACCTGTTAGAATGCTTGGTGAACCGAACTCATAATCTACACCTGGTTTAAATGCTTTGCCAACAATAACGCAAGGCATGTCGTATTTTAACATTGCCTCTGCCATATTCTTGGCTTGCTTTTCACGTGCGTCCATAATAGCGTGGAACAAGTCATAGCCTAAGTTCTGTTCTTGTGCCATCCAACGTAGGGCAATGTTGTCACGTGGGTGACATGAACCGCCATCTCCCATACCTGCTGTCATATACTTTGGTCCCATAATACGCTGGTCACTCATTGCTAGTGCGTTAGTCACTACATCTACATTCATGTTACCCAAACGTTCCGCAACGTCCTGTATCATATTTACTAGGCCTAGTTTAGCACTAATGAACGTATTGTAAAATACTTTTGTGGCTTCCATCTCTTCCCAAGTACCTACAACATAACGTGGATCGTTACGCATAATAGTTCTGTAGAACTCAATAAGCTCCTTTGCGTCACCAGTTTCGCTACCATCTTCAGTACCAATCATTACCATTTCTGGATGAATCATATCCCATGCCACTGTGCCTTGTGCGATTAGATACGGATTGTAAATGAAACGTGCGTTTGTAATTAGCTCAACAAATTCACGTCGAGTTGTGCCTGGCATTACAGTACTGATAAGAACAACTAACTGTTCTGGATTGGCATGTTTGTTGATTTCTTTTAGTACTTCCTCAACAATATGATAGCTGAAATCTTTTGGCTCTAAGTGGCTTGTGGGATCTCTACCATCATACGCAGGATCATGTGGGGTTGGTACAGCGATAAAGATCATATCACGATCCTTAACTGCTTCTTCAATAGTTGGTACCATGTCGAAGTTCTCTGGAGTACGTTCCTCCAAGTCATAGCCCAATACGTGATGGCCGCCACGTGCCATCTCTTGAGCGCATTCTAGTCCTAGTTGGCCACAGCCAATCATTGCTACTTTAGTCATTGTTTTTCTCCTTAAATATTTCAATTTGTCTACGTAGTTCTTCTACGAATAATTCTAATCTTTTCCATTCATTAGGCTCATTGTCGTACGTTGAATGGTCGACCCAGTTTATATATTCATTCCATTCTTCTTTTCGCCATGTCTCTTTGTGAGTTATTGACGAAAACAATTTCTGTGTGTAACCTTTTTGACCTAACGTCATAACTTTCTTTCTCATATTCAATGCTTTAATTGGCTTTTCCGTTATAAAGGGTTCTGGAAATGTTTCGCCAAACTCTGTCTCTACAGCAACGACAAAATCACATGCGTTGTAGTATGTTGGGTCGTATTCAGTAGTGTGTGCTTGATAAGGCTTGAACTCGCTAACGTCCAGTGTTAGTGGAAGTGTCAATTTATCCATTCCTTCTTTTATTTTTCGTTTTAGCTCTTCCGGCAATGTATATATATTGTATAAATCGGCAACTTTGTGATGAGAAAAATTGTTATCAATTAAGTCACCGAAATAAGACACATGGCCGTACTCTAGTAGATTGTAATAAGAAAGTAGGCCGATTAATGCTGTTCTGTGTGGACGAGTTTTGCCTGTAAACAATGTGTAGACTTTATGTTCTACATTTTTCACTTGGGGCGTTGGCTGATATACTTGCTTGTTATCAACAAAATGATCTTTGTAATCTATTACCAAGCCTTTCATTAGGCATATTTCTTCACTAACCGCGTTGTGTCCAGATTTGTGGCCGATTACCATTACATTAGACAAATCATCATAATCTTTTAATTCATCATATATTTTGTCATAAACAATTTCTTTAGAAAAATCAATAATAATTTTCTTAAAAGGATTTGTCTTAATAATGTGATGTAACTTGGCTATATCGGATTCTTGGTATAAGTTGCTAATAACATCGCACTCGTCGTTGTCCAAAGATAGATCTAATATAAAGCTAATCTTAGGCTCATATGTCAATACATAAGAAAATTGATCATCAAGTAAATTCTTTAGTGATGTGAAATTACTATTTCTTTTAATGAACTTTTTGTCAAGAAATACTTTTCTATTATGCTCGAGTACATCCTGCATCTCAGTAATCATTTGACACTTTTCTTCATGTGGCAATTTTGTTAATCTTTCCACCTCATCCATAATAGCCTGTATACGTTGATGGCCATCTTTAACATCATCGTATGATTCATTAATCCAAGGACTAAATGTTTTAAATCCCATGTCACGTAACATCCTTAGGAACCCATGACAGCCCGTCACAATAAACGGATGCTTATATAATATTGGTTTAAATATTTTTTCTGTTGGGAATTCGTCGTCATGGAAAAAGAATGTTTCGTTCACTAAGCTGAAGAATGACTTTTCATAAAAATCAACAGGCGTGAATGTGGTGGCTTGATTTTGGGTTGGATCAATTTCATCTATGTATATACTGTCGATATCCTTGAGAATGTCGTAGTACTCATCAGCCACTTCCTTGCTCCACATAGGATCAGGCTCTGCGTACTTATCCTTATAATTCAATGTTCTCATTAAGTGATTTTGTCTGTTTTCGTGTAAATTAAAATAACTTACATAGTTGTCATCTATTATATCACGCTTAATCATTTCAGCAACAATCGCCGCTCTATGACTACGTAATACCCTGTTAAACGATAAAAATGTTTTCTCCTTTTTGTCTAACCTAGAACAATCAGGAGTGTCTTCTCTGCCTTCAACACCCTGTGTCCAGTCAGCAATATATGGGCCATAAGAATAGCATTTTCTTAATTTTGATTTTTCAATTAATCGCTTACACACACTTCCAGTGACAATAACTAAATCTTCCTCGATGTTCTTACCCATGTCCTCAAACACTTCAATTAAAAAGTCTTCTGCTCTTCCCATGTGATAAAAACCTTCTGGATAAGCGTTTAGAATAATTTTTTTATTTAGTCTTAGATTTTCACGCAACTCTTCTTCATAGCGTGGAATAGCACAAGCAATCATTGACTCGAATATTTTTACACCCGGTATCACTCGATCGTTTCTTTTGCCGACGATATATTCAACAGGATCCCACCTAAACTTTTCGATATGATCGTAATCTTCTTGTAAATCAGATTTGAATAAATGGAATATCAAGTTCATAAACTGATCTTCAATTGCTTGCTGAGCTTCTTCTAAATTGTTGTGTACCGAGTAAAAGCCTGCGTATATTGCCATCGCAACGCTAGTTCCTGATATTTTGTAGCCGTCAACATTAATGTTGGTTCCTGGAGCATAAACATCGATATTCCCAACGCTATTGTGGCTCGCTATCTCATGACTCTTGTTGTATGACCCAACAGTTATTACATCAGGATGACATGCCGGAGATAGAGTATTGATATCTAATCCTGCGTTACCTGCGGCCACTATAAATGTAAACTTATCTTTTAACGAATCTATTTTTTCATCGATGTCTTTATTGCGATAAACAGTTAGTGATATGGTAATTATTCCACTATCATAAGTATCACGCAAATAGTCTAGAGCTGTCAATATTGTGTTATTATCAGGATGATATCCTAACTCAATTAATTTGATATTAGCATTCGGGTTTATAGAGCTAATAATTGTATGTAAGTTTTTGCCGTGATTACTCCCGTTATCTTGGCCAAAAGACTTTTCAACATCTAGATTAGTAAACCCTGTATCTAAAATAAATATCACTTATTAATCTCTCTCAACTCATTTAATTCTGCTTCAGTAACATACTTGCCGGTGCGTGGCAAGCCAGTATATGTTGCCTTAAAAAATTTGCTGGCGTCTTCATTAAACTCAGCAATTTCCATATCCAATCCTTTACGTAAACGTCTACCTAAATCAGCAATCTCGTTTAGTAATAGATTATTATCCCATGCGTAACCGGTCTTATAACACTTGTGTTCTGAACTTGACAAAGCAAACTTTTCTTCTATGTTTTCTTTCCAGTATGTATTCAAGTATTCAAAGTCACGTACTTGGACAAAGTCCCAGTCTGTTAATGTTGTTAGGTAACAACCTAAACGTGTTCCGTAAATAGCCCATAAACCATTTGGCACATCAGCACCCACAGTTGCCCAAACCAATAGGCGTGTGTAGTTACCGTGCCAGATCTGTTTGCGGAAATTTTCTGGTTCTACCCTGTCACCGCGATCCAAGCTCATCTTCACGCCTTCACGGAAGCCTGCTCGAAACGCCTGAAGTGGTGACCCGTTGTTGTATGTAGTGCAAAAACAATTGTTCATCTGTACGTATGTGTCTGCCCAACAAAAATCCACTTGGCCGTTGGGGTCGTTGGGGTCGGCAGCCTCGTGGGTTCTCATATTCATTACATACTCAACGGGCCAGCACTTCAAACCTCCATTGCCATACTCTAATGCGTTTATGGCGTTTGTTGCTGACCATGAGATAACTTTATCCTTAAATTTCTCATGTTCGAAATTTATTTCCTGATCAAAGAATTTGACGTCTACAATGTTGTCTGCATCGACACCAATGAAGCGATCAGTTTCTGATAATTGTGCGGCCGCTTTATGTGCCGCATCACTACCCTCGACACCATGTACACGTTTGGCCCATGGCACCTTGGCCAGTAAGTCTGCGTAGTTTTCTTCACAATTTGGCTCATCATAAGATATGAATATCACATCAAGATCAGAAATCAAAGTTTTATTTTCTTTATCCATTATGCTCTCCTCTGAGAAATCTGGTCCATTCGGGGAAATTTTCAGAAATACATCTTTTGACCACAGTGTCTCTATGTATGTTATACTTTTCAGCTATTTCAGTAAGAAAAAGTTCTTTGTCTTCAATAATGTATATAAATTTTGACGCTTTTCCTAGCGAGCTTTTTTTCATTTTTTCTTTTGTATTCTCGCTGTGTTTTTTTCCTAACATGGGAGGCTGTCTATTTTTGTTAGACTCAGATCTACTTTTACGTAACTCTCGTGCCTTTTCTTCACCGTACGCTTCTTCGTATGTTTTACCCTTGGTGGGATGATTATTTCTCACTGCTTCTGATATTTTCTTTCTAGACTCATTAGTATGTGATCTCCCCTCCATGCCTATATTAATTTGCTTTTTTCTCTTTTCTTTTATTTTGTCTATTGTTTCTTCACTATGTGTCTTTCCATACATGCCATTTTTTGTTCCCTCGACTTTGTGGCCTTGGCCATACATACCATTTTTATCCCCAACTTGCCTACCTTTCATAAATACACTCATTGTTTTTGATAATTTTGTCCTTAGCCAACCATATACCTTATTGCTACGCCGATAGCCTCCAGTCATTTTGATTACCGCACAGATTAGTCCGTGATGTCCAGGATATATTTTTACTAACAGTTGGTGTGCCACAAAATGTTCTTCTGGAGTCAACCTTACTAAGTTATCGGGATCATCACTACCACCCATACACCGTGGTACAATGTGATGCCTTTCACTATACCCTTCTAATAATCTGCTTTTTGCTCTTTCAATCAATAAGTTATAGTGTTTTTGGTAATCCATATATTATTCCCCAATAATTTTATACCCATAGCGGTTTAGTACTCTGCGAGTGAATATACTGTAGTCCTTAATGTCAACTGTATAATCCATCACAACTTCACCGTCACTTAACATTTTATTCACTGGTACATTGAATGATTCTATTAGCATAGATGGATCATTCCGTGTAGTACAGTAAAATTTTAAAATCTTTAATCCATGTATTGTCGCCTGATGTATGTCATCTACTGATTCAAGTATGTTTTCACGCACACCATCAACAAATCTAAATGTTATTGATTTATTTTTCTCATCAGCAACAATCTCTAATTCATAATCTGCCTCGTAGCCTTCTGGCACTTCAGTTAAGAAACGATCCATAGTTCTCACATAGGATATTTCACTATTACGTTTCTTAACATAGTACTCGTTAACTTTGCCTTCCCGCTTTTCTATCTTGTATTTGTTTGGCGCAAGCTCGCCTGTAATAAACTTGTATACTTCTGCTATTGGCAGTTTAGTACTCATAAACTTTTCATGATGATCACTGTCCTGTATTGGCGATATACATTTAATATTTCCAGCATCGTCAAAGTAAACATACATTAACTTCTTGGCTTCTTCTTCGTGCTGTTGACGAAACTGCTCCACTGCTTCCTGGAAGGCATTATCTTTGTTAGCCATTATAACGTTCCTCCAATTTAGCAATGATATCGTCTGTTAGCCATGACTTAATGTGGTAATGGAATGGCAGTAATTGTTTATAGTTGCCTACCTTTAGAACACCGTCTGGACGATAATACGTTGGTATGTTTTCAACCCAGTTTTCTGTAATCTGGTTCTTGGGGATGTTCATCATCTGACTTTTCATATGAACAAATGATGGGAAATTTAAATCATTCATTGTGTCCTCAGTACCCAGAATATGTTGTGCTAAACTAAACACAATGTCGCCTGACACGTTCTTTGGACGATATGTTGGGATGAATTCAAAGTAAAACTTCTCCCAATTCTGATATATGATTCTCGCCATTTCAAACATCTCTTCAGCTTCTTTGCTCTTGTTGAAATACATGAAAGCTGTGTAGACATTTGGTAAATTATTTTCACTGATTGCTCGTCTGTAATGATCTGACGTAGCAACTAAACCCTTGTAGTTATGTACTGATGTCGTGAAATATACATTCTTTGTGCTTAAGAAATCCCACCAGTGATCAACACTTGATGTGAATATCATGTCTGAATCTAGAACAACTGTTTCATCAAATGGAGACATCTCAAAGTACTTCCATTTGTTTTGAATCTTCCATGTCTCATCTTTAGCATCATCATTGCCTGGAATTTCTATAATATGATCAAATGCGTATTCCCATTCTCTAGGAACGTCTTTTTTATTGGTGACACAAACCGCAAAATCTTGTACCTCACTCTGCGAGTTCTTGATGCTGAGTGCTAGTGCGTATGCTTGGCGAACATAGTCAATGCCTGGCGTGTTCTGTGCGATGGTTATATATCCCTTAGACATCGTATATCTCCAACAGTTTATCCGCGTGACGTAAAATACTCCACTTGTTCATAACGTGAAGGTCAATGTCCTTGACTCTTGATAATAGGAATTTTGTCTTCTGATCTGGCTTCTGCATCAATACTGTTAGATCGTTCTCACCATTAACACTAACAAAGTCGTCATTATCAAATAGTTTTAGAAGTGACGGCACTGGCATACGTGGCACTGATTTCATGTCCTGGTAGTCGTTTAGTTGGTGTACAGCAATAGCAAAAGCCCAGTCATTTCTAAACATTCTGTTCGGGAAATTATATTGCTGGTTATAGAACTCATAATTGTCGAATACATGCTTGACTGTTTTGAATGTCATCTCTGCTTCTAATGACTTGCGAAAATATATAGCAGTTGCCCAGTATAAACGAATGCTGAAAGGGTCAATCCAGGGATCCATCATCTGGCGTGAATACAGTGCTTCCTGTGTATTATCTGATATCATGAAGTCATGTACTGATCCCCAACAATGATTTAGAGCGTCACTCATTATTAGATAGTCAGCATCAATAAACAGTGTTTCTTCATATGGGCTTAACTCATATGCCGCCCAGTGGTTACAGTTATAGAAGGAAAGTTTTGATGTCTTGCTTGATGTGTCTCTGTAAATACGCTTATTGTTGCGGTGGAAGTCGTAATCTTGTTCTACTGGAATGATATTTTCAAAAGCACGATCAAGCATTTCTTGCCCGTTGTCTTTGATTGCCCATTCCAGTGTGCCTGGGTCTGTAATTAGAGTTGTACCAACGCCCAAGTTCTTTTTAACCATGAAGGCGTTAATGATCGCTATCTTTATATAGTCAATCTCTTTGTTGTTATGTGCGAACATGATTACGCCGCGTGACATACTACTCTCCTAAATCAAGGTCTAAAACTGATTTAACAGAACGTGACTTACGAATCTTCATTACTTCTTCGTGTACATCCTGGGTAACATTCGTGTAGCGATCTAAAATTGTATCTAAGAATTCTTTTAAATCAGTGACAAGAATTGGTGTATTATTTTTGTCTAATATAACAGCTTCATTTCGTTCTTTGCGGATTAATAAATCAACAAAGTTAATTAACTCCATGGTAATTGGAAATGTGCCACCGTTAACTGAATGTAATAATTCAACTTCCATGCGATGTTGCGCTTGGTCAAGTTGATTATTTAGAGTTGTCCTGTAGTTGGCAAATTTAATTGCCTCTTCTATTCTTATATCTTCCATGTCGACCCCTATGTCTGTATGTACGTATATTTATACAGAAAAATGTAGGGGTCTATGAAATATTGAGTATTAACTACCTGTGAATACTGTTGTAGCGTATGTTGGGTCAGTTAGGGTGATAGCACCTGATGTAATTCTCTGGTCCACGTAGCTATTTAGTGTTCCATCTAATATACGATCTGGAGCTGGGTCAGTTGTAAATTCAACTTGGAACTCTAGGATGTTTCTCTGTGCGTCAGTAAATCTAGCACTCACTGTGATAGCTTCTGAACTATAATAAACCCCACCGCCAGCATCTACGTTCTTTTGTGCTAATTCCTGGAATGTAGTTGACAGTTCATAATAGCCGATTGGATTAGTAGAACCACTACTAGAACTAGTAGTCTCCCAATCAAATATCACTGTACCCATATCTGATAGGGCTTGTTGCCAATCCGTTTCTTCACCGTCTGGATTACTTGCGCCTGGCGTATATTCTCCACTCCAGCGTATCTCACCACCAGAGTTAAAGAAATAACGTGCTTCGTTGCCGTTAGCAAATGTTACCTGGAATGTATGTGTAACACTTGTTGTCCAAGGATCAGTTCGTGTTTCAGACAGTTTGCCACCACCCGCTGTGGTAGTCGTCTGTCCTGCGTCAACAGCTAGGCGTCCCGCACGTACTTGGTTGATTAGAGTATGTAGGTTTGAGTTTCCGTTAGTTCCGTCAAAAGCCTCAATTAAGTCTCCAACAGAAACGCTTGTAGGAATGTTGCCGGTTGCGTTGCCTATGTGTGTAGCACAATCGTGAAATGCTTCAAACAAAGCAGTCCATTGTGCCGCAGTAACTACGTCACCAGGTGATACAGTAGCAATGGCTGGTGTCTGGCCGTAACCATATGTGCCATTTGTTAGGGTGAAGTCCCCTGAGTTTGTATCATTGTATACTTCGTTTAATAGCGCAACTAACTCGTTAAAATCATCATTCGACGGGTTAGAAGCTTCGATTATGCCTGATGACTGATAAGCCATATTACTTTGCTCCTACGACTGCCTCTACTAAGTCTACTTTCTTAGTTGTCTTGTTCTTTAATGCTCTACCAATAACTGCGAGAACGCTAACCATTCCTTCTGCCGCCATTGCGACACCTGGTTCGTCACTAGCTACTAGTCGCTGGCCTTTTTTAACTGGACCTTTAACTTTAACTGGTACACGACCTGCTAGAGCAACATACGGGTGAGTATTGTCGTCACCTGCGTCACTGTTTAGCATTAGGCCTGGTTCTGTTGAAACAACACCAAATACGTCTGGAGTGTTAGCTTCTTTAGTTTTAGTAATCTCTTTCGTGCCGCCGATCATAACAACGTCACCTGGTTCCATAGCTTTGTCAGCGTGATAACGCTCTGCCAAGTCAGCGTACTGAGCTCTTGTGGCAGTACCGTTGAATGTGTTGGCGTAAACGTTGTTCCACTGTGCCGTTGTGCTACCGATGTCATATACTAGGTTGTCAGCTGGTAATATATTACCAAAACCGTTAGCATCTGCGCCAGTTAATACTGGTCTCCATTCAGTACCATCGTAAACAAATAAACCGTCAACGCTACTGTTATACCATATCTGGCCTTCAGTTGGGTTGGCTGGCTCACCGCTATTGGCAAAGTTTTCAAGCATATGGATAAAAGATTGCGCTATTTCCTCACCATATCCCTGGTGATTCTTACCAACTAGTGGAATACTTAATTGGCTAGTGTCGCTTACACCGTCATTAATTGTGATAACGTCGACACCGTTTGATAATGTAATATTATATGGCATAATAATTTATCCTTTGTTTATAAATTTGCTACAGCTTCGTCACCAGCCAATTTGGCTGCTTCTTCAACTGCTTTCTTCACTTTTGTTTCAGCACGTAGACGAACTACTTTCTCAAGCTGTGATGACCAAAGCTGAATAAAGCCTTCGCATTTTTGCTCGTCAGTTAGGTTCATCTCCGACTGGTAATTTGTAATTGTATCGATAAGCTCAACAAATTTTTCGTCTGTATAAGTCTTATCTAATAAAGACTCGATAATAGTCTTTGCTCTTGAATAACTACTCATTTATTTTTTTCTCCAATTCGTTGATCATATCCATCATCTTATTCATTTTTACTTCTTGACTTGATAGTCTTCTGCGTAAATTCTCATTCTCTTTTGATAATTCTTTCACTGCGTTTATTAGTGGCAGAACAAACATTTCACGACTAACACCCTGTGTTTTATCCTTGTCGCTGTTTACTATGTGTCCGCCAAAAGTATCACAACCTGCGTCGTCTAATGACTTCTTAACGTCCTGCGCGATTAAGCCGTGCATCACAGTTTTTGTATCAATCTGGTAATCTTCACGTTCTTTCCAAGTATAAGTTACTGGTCGTAAGCTATTAATGAAGTCTAAACCTAGATTATCATCTTGAATGTTTGTCTTAAAACGTTCGTCTGAAGTACTAATCCAAGAACCAGACGTTAGGAAGTTTGCGTATATATGGCCACTTGCGTTACCAATATGTACACGGCCGTCTGCTGTGCCGTCAAGGCCGTGACCAATAACAATCTGATCAGAACCATTGATACTTGAATCTGCACTGTTACCAATAATAATGTTGTCGCTTAAACTATTGCTTAAACCCGCAAAGTGACCAATGGCAATGACATCATCAGCTGATACTAAGTTACTTCCTGCTCGTGTACCTATGGCAGTATTATCGTTGCCCGACACTGAAGCAGATAGTGCTTGCGCTCCGATGCCAACATTGTCTTTGCCCTGTGAATTCGCCATTGAAAACGCACCGATAGCAACAGACCCTGAATGATCAAAGTTTTCTGGGTTGGCTTGTTCCATTGACTTGTAGCCAATGGCAACGTTTAGATATGAATCAGTCATCTCTTCAGCCGCTTGTGAGCCAATGACTGTGTTTTTATTTCTTCTAAAAGTTAGGCCTGGGTTACCCCAAGCAGGGAATCCACCAACTAGGTTACGTCCTGCTCTAAATCCTACTGCCACCGTATTGTCATTTGCTACAGTATTCACTAATGATTCTGCACCAATTGCCACACACGCCCATGTATCTGCTATTGCCGGATTGCCCAGAGCATTCCAGCCCACCGCTGTATTAGATGTTTCAATGTTTACGGTAACGTCAGCCGGTTGGTGACCCGGAATACCAAGGCCTGAATATTTAACACCACCTGACGTCCATTCTGTACCATCATTAATGTATAGTAGATCTGTGTCAGGGTTATACCATAATGAGCCCGCATCGCCTGTTGGTTCAGTTGTTGATACTGAAGCATCACCACCGATTGGAATAAACGCTGAGCCGTTATATACCTGTAAGCTTTCTGTCGCAGTATTGTACCACAGCTGACCCAATGTCGCACCTGATGGTGGAACATTGTGGGCAAAGTTTTCAAGCTGATGGAAGAATGCTGTGGCAACTTCATCGCCATAGCCAATGTAATTCTGTCCTACCAATGGTATACTGAAATCAGTATTTACAGTATTGTCTTGAATACTGAAGTTTGATACGCCATCGCTCTTTGTAATAATATATGCCATTAGTTAACTTGAATCCTTAATGAATATTCAATTTCAATCTCACGGTTTGCCGCTTTTTTAACTGGGTGGAATAGTACATGCGTTAACATTAGTCCATATGGACTTCCCACTTCACCTGCTGAGTAAAGAGCAATTTCGTCAAATACGTAGTCACTATCGAAGCTCGCTGGATTAGTATCCGAACCGTCTGAAGCGTCTTGGTCTGCTGGCTCACCGTATGTCAATGTGCAGGTAACAACAATGTCAGTGTAGTTAGATGTGCTTTCTACAACTTCAATGAAGTTTTCTGCATCGTTTACGCTTACGTCTTTCTTATATGTTTCGTTATATAGTGCCGCAGTTTCGTCTTTAATATCAGAAACGTTAGCTGGCTTATACGCAATAGCACCTGTAGCGTCAATTTGTGTGCCACCGTTACCAAATACCATGTACTTAAGATGTGCTGTGGTAAGTCCTGCTAATGACTCCGCTAGAGCGTTAGCCATGTTGCCGTTGTGTATAGCATTTGGTGAGTCTGCTAGAATTTGACCCGTATGCTTATCTCTTATAATAAGATGACCTTTTACAAAAGGATTTACATTATCTTTTGGCATTGCCATCCTCCGCTATTCTGATATATGTATGAATATCTATGTCCATTTTCTTTGCACCATTTAGTTAGGTTGAAAACAACAAACGTTTCACCATCGGGGTTAGTGACTTGCCATGTTTTCGACGACCTTTTAATTCTTCTCTTTATTTCTTCCTGCGAATGTTTAAAACCAGTCACTGGGTGTTCTTTACCAAATTTGCCAGTATATGGGTTCGATCTAGATTCTTTCCATTTTTCTTTAGTAGAATCCTTGACCTTTTTACCAAACATCGGGTTGCCTTCACCCATTCTCGATTCACTCAAATTTCGAACAAATTCCTTAGAACGCTTTCTCCCTTTATGGCTTGGTGGCCTGGCATCCTTACACAAGTTAGTGAGTATTCCGCCTTCGTTTCTTATCCCATATTTTTCAATAAGCGATGTTTCATAGTCATACGCTTCTTTTTCGCTATTAAATTCTGCAACAATTCTACTCTCAGGCCACTGGGATGTTTCATTAAATATTTGATTTATGACATTCTCTTTATATTTATTTCCAGTATCCATTCCTAATTGAGTTAAATACACATGTCTATCTTTTCTATCACCACATCCTTTGCCCACATAAAAGGGTTCGCCTGTCCTGTGATCTATTAGTTCATAAACATAATATAAATTCATTCTATCCTCGTTTTTCCAGTATAGTTTTATTCTTGGTCTTGTCCTTGATAACGATTTTATCAATAACTTTGCCATCAATTAGTAGAGTATTCTTGTTGTCTTTTTTATTTGTAATCATTGCTATTATTTATCACTCTTTTCCTTCTATGGGCATCCGCGGAGGAATGTGCCAATATTTGTGCCTGATAGTGCTAATGTGTTAGGTAATCCATACACAATGCTCGCAAAATTGTCTGTCCATAATGCCTGTTCACCGCCAATAATCATTTCACTCTCACCGCCAATCCAGACATCTGTTCCTGCTGGGCGTATTGAAATCTCCGCCGTATTACGTTCTGCTCTGTTGACACCAACCAGTGTGTTTCCATCAATGCCACGGTATGTAATCTTTTCCTGTCCAATCCAGGCAACCTGCGGTGTTGCTACAGTTGCTTCAGGCATTACAGACGCATCAGTTAATTCTACTTCAATGTCACCCTGGGCAAAGTCTGCGGCTAATGTCGTATTACAGCGTGATTTGCGTTCATAAGTCATTAACCCTGACATGTTTACATGCTGGCGATAATTAACCTCTGGGTAGTCAATCTCCACTGTTGATCCTGTCTGATCTGGTTCTCCGTCAAACTGGATTGCTAGGAAACTGTTATCCCAATCCTCTGAGCCACTGTCCCAGGCTTCCTGATCCCAGGCTTCTGGTTCTTCAAAAGTATAATCAGTGCGTGGAACACCGTCTACACGTACTTCTGTGAAGCCACGTACTACAGGGTATTCACCAATATTTGAACCCGGCAATGTAACCGTTACCCCCTGTGTCCTAACGTCTAACACGACGCCTTCGTGCATCTTCATTGGTACGAGCTCTTGTGGATTACCCGCCCTGTATAATGGGTCTAGGAAGAAATCGCCTTCAGGAAGTATAACTTCATATATGTCAATGACATCTGTTGGCAGTAGATCTTCAGCCATAATATAAACAGTTGAGTTGTAGATATAGTAGTTTAGTAACTGTTCACCATTTAAGTAAACACCCATAACACTGTAATCAATATCCTGTGTGGCCGTTTCAGTTGACAGATCAAACTCAACAGTGCCTGGAGATATGCTATCAACAAACTGATCACCAGTTAAACTTAATAGTGGTGCTCCTGGTTCAAATGTGTCTGGCACTAGGCCGGCTGCTTCATAATAAACTACAGGTGCGTCACCATCCCAATCTTCTTCGTCAAATGGAAGTATGTCCCATGGAATGCTTGGCGTAATGAAGTCATCAGCGTTAATGTAGTTGATCCATTCCTGGCATTCGTACCCTGGCAGTTCATCTTCAGCAAGCTCTGGGCATTCAACTCTGTTGAATCTCATCTTAACAAGTTTGTTGTCAAATTCAGTAACAGTTGCTTCCACTAGATCAAGTGTCTTAAATGCGTTCTTGTAATCACGCACTTTGGATTGGTAAGGTTTAACTTCATTAACATATTCAAGTAAACTTTCAAATGGATCATTAACTAGCGTAGGAGCCTGCTCTAAAGGTATAGCTTCCTGGTTTAGTGTAACATATGTTGTTTTAAACACCCAATCCACATCCTTCTGTTCTGACAGCACATAGTTGATCATAGCAAACATTAGCTCGTTCTGCTTGACAAAGTCATCACCAATAAATACGTGATTACGCATTGCGTCTAATATTTCACGTAACTCAGAGCGTAAGTCTTCCAGTATATAATCAGTATAAAGTGTTGACAAGATCTCCACATTACCTTCGTCATTGATAATCCAGTAATTGCTTGTTGAAACCCAGTTACTAAAATCAGTAGCATCGAATGATTCCATGTTAGCAAATAAATCGTTTGCTTTTTGTGTGAATACTTTTCTTGCCGCTTGCTTGTCAATGAACCATGACTGACGTGGCCTGTTTTCAGTACCATATTTTTCAGCAACACTTAACGCCGGGTTAGGCACTGCTAATTGATATAGTGTTTCACCTGGGTTGTCATCGTCAGTACCCAGTAGGTAAGCCCCTGGCAGATTAACAATGTATGGCATATCTGCTGTTGATATAGTCTTAGTAAACCCAACCAAAGAGTCAGTCATCTTGTCCCAGTGTATGTCTTTAACCGGTGAGTTTCTGTTACCATCACCCATTAGATACCACTCAACGTGTAAGTTAGTATCTTTATCAGTATCTTTATAGTTGATCTGGAATACTGCCTCGTTATTCTCGAACAAATCTTCTAAGTTAGCAAACACAAACTTGTCTGTGTCAATTGGTGAGAACCATTGGTAACCCTGTGCTTTAGGATTATTCATTAGCTGTTCTATATTAGCAATACTTAATGTACGGTTCTTGTCGTTTTCTGGACGAGTAGCCAAACCACGAACCCAGAAGTAATAGTAATTAACTTCAAAACCTGCGTCATCATTAAACACAGACTCAACAGTATAATCAGTCGTGTTTCTTGGTGTTCCAGCGCCATCATAGCTTGCTGGTGGATTTAAACTTTCAACCCATTCGTAAACAGATAGATCACTTCCTGGAACTTGCTTGCCCCAACGTTCCCTTCTGTAACGCATGTCATCTTGTTCATAATCGTAATAAGCAAACGAGCTTAAGTCTAACCATGTCTTGCCCACGTCACGTTTTGTAAAGCGTAGTGACTCGTTTATTCTCGACTCGTTGTCTGAGTTTGTATAACGTGCTGGGTCAGTATATGACTTGATGTCAATGTTTTGTTCTGCTATACCTGGAATAAATCCTTTGACAGGGTCATATATATTGACTAGCGCAAGCGTGTCTTTTGTATCTGCTTCATATACAAATGCGTTCTTAATGATTTTTGTGTTGACACGTTGGTTATCCCAACGTCTAACCGCTGTAAACTCAGTTGCTGTGGCAGTATATACAGTAGAGTCATCCTCAACATATAGTATGTCGCCTTCAAAGCCAGGGTCAAATGCTGGCAGTACTGTAAATCTTCTGCTAGAAAATACTTTAACTTCGTCAGTTAACTCAAAGTCTGTAAGTTGTACCTCTTCGCCTGTTGCGTCAAATAATTTTAATGGGCCTAGAGAATCTGACTGTCTTTCATAACGGTAAACGATGTCATTAACAACAACGTAACCATAATTTATAATTTGTCCTGAACCAGCAGTATCATCAACATAAAAACCAAAGTCATTGTTGTTCTCAATTGTTGGTGCGAACAGTATTGTGTTGCCATCATTTAATTGTGATATAGACATTGTTCCATTGCCATAATCAGTGACAAGGTTATATATGTCCCATGTATCGTTAAGTGTGCGGGCTATACCAACATTAACGTAATCTGTTACATTAGTGCTTACTAATGAATCACCGCTAAATGTTAGTTCACTTAAGTCTTTAGTGTTCAGTGGACCTGCTGTTGGCATTACTGCCATTGGTTCGATCATGCTCCATAGCCCAGTCTTATCACAGCCACGTGTTGGTTTTGTTAACCAACTTTCAGTGTCATCCTTGTCGATTAATACTAGATCATCTGCTGGATCATCTTCAGTGACTTCATATCCTAAAATAGCAATAGCACGGTCTACACCACCATCCCAGGGTAGTGCTGACCAACCATCAGGTTCAACTGACGGATCCCACTCCACTAAAGGAATGTAAACGTTAGGTTCCTGTGTATAGCCTGAACCTGGATGTGTTACTTCAATACTTGCCACTTTGCCGTCATCACCCAGTATAGCAACGGCTTGGGCGTGATCTGTAATTGGATTAGTTTCATTAATGGAAGGTCTTATTTCAATTAATGGTGGCTCGCTGTATGTTGATTCAACATTAACTAGCACAACTTCCTTAACAAAACCAGATGTTTCTGGGTTAATATCTAGCTGAACAATCTGTGGATTTGTTTTAATTTGTCTAGGATCAATAGCTAGGTCTAACTGCTGTGTTGTACACGTAGCGCCTGAATGGCCTAAACGTAACGCAAATTCTTCAAACACCTCAATAGTCTGATCAGTGCCATCTACAATGTTTGTAGAGCGTAGGATTTTATTAATCGCATCCTCTGTACCCTTCTGTCTCACAACGCCCTGGTAGAACTGATACTGCGTATCCTGGCGGATGTCTAGATCAACTAAGTAATCTCTATTCTCAAAGCCAATAATGTGACGTGCTGTATCCTCAACTTCCTGTCTGTCTAAACGTGATTCTGTATCGTGGAATCTACGGATGGATTCAGCAAGTGTATCCAAGTTTGGAATTAAGCGGTTGTCATCTGTGATAACATAACCAGGTGCTTCACGCTTACCACTCCAGTCTAGGGTACGTGGACCAATGAAACGTAGGCGGTTTTGTCTAACACCTAGCAATGGATCGTAAATAATGTCTGCGAATGATGTCTTGTTATCAAATGTCACACGATGTTCTGTTTCAGTAGCGTACACACGTAATAGGTATATGCCACGCTGATCTTGGTTCAATGGCTTAACATTTACCGTAAAGTCATCACGCTCAACAACTAGGTCTTTGGCTTTAATCTCAAATCCATTTTCGTCTAATATACTGTATACACCGTTGTATTGTATTTTCAAGTCACCTGCGTATCCACGTGCTAGGTCTAGTTTTGTGTAACGACTCGATGGGCTCAGACGTATTGCTTGACCTGGTGCCCAGTTTGCTGTTACCCAGAATAAGTATTCCTTGGCAGACTCTAGCCAATTCTGTAAGCGGTAATTTATGTTATCTGTTTCATCAAATTTCCATCCAACAGCTTCTAAATAGTCACCATAACCGATTAAGAAATCAAATACTTCTTGTTCTGTTTGGAAAATTGTACCATAAGGGACTGTCTGTATTACGCCCTGCTGGCCACGCTTTGTGTATGAAACTTCAATACCACCTGTTGATGGCAACTTGCTTAATCTATTCCAGTTGTCATCATCGAAACTTCCAGGTGCTAGGTCTTCTTTAGCAGAATAATAGACACCATTGTATTTTACAATGTCGCCTTTCTGGTACGCGACACCTCGGTCGAATAATGTAAATGGTGCTTCGTCATTGCCCACTCTTACTTCTTGTTTAGGAGCAAACTGATCACGTGGAATAATCTTAAAGTTATTGCTGATGATGTCGTAACCGAAGACTCTGTAAGAGCCATCTTCTTGAGCCAACACAACAACGCCTGAATATGTGTATTCATCAATAGCAGGTGATGTGTGTATGTTTGTCTCAACGTTTTCTTTTGGAATTAATAATCCGTTTGTAGTTGACTCAGCACTTGTTCCTTCTAGGAATGTTTCAATAGTATCTGGGTTAGTGAAGCCGCCCATCTTATGCCCTAGCTTAACGCCTAAACGTCTTACTTTGTCGCCTAGTTCTGATTTAATTGTGCGAGCGTTGAAGAATAGACCATCAGCAATCCATTGTTGATAACCTTCTCTGTATACTAATTCGCCATCAATTAATTCACCATGTACTGATAGTGAACTGTACTTTCTTCTGTCCAAAGTTTCTGCGCTGATATGTTGCGACGGTTGCGCTAATGATGTTGCGTTGTCGTTCGTATCCCAGAATCTGTAACCAAATTGTGCTGGACGCATAAGGAATAAGAATTCCATTACTGCGAACGGATAAACTTCTGTGTTCATCCAACCTGATTCGGTAGGAGCTTGGTCACCAATTAACCAACTGTTATCGCTGTTAGTCGTTAGAACGTAGTCAATATCAATTTCATCTGGTGATAACAGATCACCACTGGCGTCAACAGGTATTACCATTCCTGGACGAGCAAAGCGTGAGTCAACGCCTTGGCGTGAGCCCATTCGTATGATGCCAGCTTCTAAATCGGACCACATGCCAGTATTAGTACTTGTGTAATTTCCTAGATACTGAACGTCCCACCAGTCCGGCTTCTTAGCAAAGCCTAGCATCTCCCATGGGTGAGTGTGAGGGCGGAATGTATCATAGAAGTATTGGTATAACCCTTTCCAGTGTCCAGGTACGCCATGCTCACTGTAGTTCCAGGTCTTCCAATCACCTGCGTCAAACGTTGTGTTGTCTTGCCATTGGGCGTTAACATTGTTCGACCATTTGCTGAATGACTGACTATAAACAGAAACATATTCACCATAGCTGTATTGCGTATCACGGAATGCGCCTGGCTTGATATCTTCTTTTGTTAGTGGCGGGATATAGTCACCTAGGAATTTTTCATTAATTCCATTATAAATTCTTGTTTCAAATTCTAATATTAGATCGTCAATAAAATCACTACCAGTTGATGGTGTGCGTGAGCCATCGTGGCCCACGATGACATCCATTGGAGTAACAAAAGATGTGTCAGTTGTTTTCTCTGGAGTATATGTTTGGTACATCCCTAACTTAGACGGTGTGGCTGGAACAAATGCTGGCTCAACATTTTCATAAATATAAAATTCAGCCGTTTCGCCAGCCAATACACTGAAATCAAACACAAGTTGGTCGCCAGTCACAGTAAATAACTCTTGTTCTATATGATTGCCGTTAATGTAGGCATAAACTTGGTTGCTTCTATCCGTTAAATCAACATTCTTGGATAGTGTGAACGTGTCTGTATCTGCTAGGGGCGTTTCACTATCAATAGTTGGTGTGCCCCAGGCAAACATATATGAATACTGAAATGCTTCGTCAAATTGTGTGCCGTTTGTTAGGCGTGTAATTACTTCATCAAAGTTTGAACGTGCTGTGCCAAAGCCTGCTGTTTCTATTTCTAGTTGACGTGCTTCCTTAATGAATCTATTCTTATAGCGTGTATATTCTTGTGACGCAAATCGTATGGCAGTCACAACATCTAGCTCTTTACTTGAGCTTGATAGCATTGCTAATGGCAATGGATCACGTGTTTGTAACATATATGTGCCAAGACTGTTGTCCTGACAAGTATCACGGAAGTTATTGCTCGCACCTAATGCTTGGCCAGTGAATCCTGGTTGATTCTCAATAATACTTACAAAGTGTTTGTACATATCATTCTGTGAGTATTCAACTACTTCACTGTTGCCTGCGTTATTTTCTAATGCGTCTGGAATCTCATAATAACCACGCGATCCTAAATCTTTATTTCCATTTTTATAAGAGTAAAACTCAATAACATCATTAGCTTTGGTTGATGTGCCGATTGTTACTGATGTGCCATTTACAGAGAATGTATCCTCTAGGACACCGTTTACTCTTACAGTTAGATCATCTGGAGTTTGACTAATAACAAACGTGTCGTTGCCATCCTGTGTTACAACATAACGATCAATAACATTTTGTTCTGTCTGGCCTAACACTAGAGAACTTTCAGTGTCAGCAGTGTCAAATGATTCCTGAGCCGCCCACGTAGTTTTTAGTTCATCATTTATTTTGTAGTAGTAGAAGCCTGGGATTTCTGTTGGGTTGTCTTCCACTGATTCCTGAGTAGTTGCTCTAACAGCTTCTAAATCATGTTCAAATACAATGTCACCCACCTGACCCAGTCCAGTGAATTCTAACGGGAAACCTAACTCAGTGTCGTCTACAATGCTGTATTCGTTTACCTTATAAGAGAATATTTCGTTGCCAACAAACGATGGAAAGCTATATGTATTTTCGTCATCCAACGCCACACCATTGCTGTCATATAAACTGTATAAAGGTGCTTGGTTAATGCTGAACTTTTGATTGGCAACTTGTAGCCAACGTCCACCTGACACGTAATCAACACCTTCGAAGTAGTAGGTGTACCCAGCGTAATTCTCACCGCTTTCAACAATAACAATATTGTCTTCACCTAGTAATGTACTCAGTGTTAGATTAATGATACCACCGGTTGTATCTACGTCATATATTCTACCATTAGCTTCAATTAAAATCTTGTCACCAGTCACAAGGTTTGAGTTGTCAACTGTGACATCGCCGACTATGGCGCCTTCTAGTTCAGAAAACGTCAGGGTATCTTCCACATAATCAATATAGTCTAGGAAGTTTCTGCCAGATTTATATAGTTCAATGTTTTTCTTAAATTCTATAATTGGGCGTGACGCAACTACGTATGCGCCAATTTCTTCTTCAAGGAACGCTAGAACACCAAACACTAAATCTCTATGATACCAACGGTTAGTGCGTGACCAAGCATTGTTGTCTTGTGCGCCACGTTCAATAGTAATGTAATCAAATGGTAAACTTGTTTTAATAGCATCCCAGGGTAGCTGATCCCAGAATCCATTTTCTGTAGAAACGTTTTGCCCACTCAACTCTGCTCCACCATCCCATGGTAAGAATTCAAATTGGTCGAATGCCGTTAATGGATTTGGCAGAGGGACAAGCTCAATGCCACAACCAACGCCTTCAAGAATATATTCTTCACCTGCGTTAGCTGGGTTATTAAATGTAACGTGTATACCTGAACTTGCTTCAATCGTTTTGCTGTCAACTGTAATTGTATAGTTTAGTTGGCCTTCGATGTCAGCAGGCGTCACAGTAGGGTCTAACTGAATAGTAGGCAAGTCATTTGTCATCCACAAATAGTTCTGATAGTTAATGAACTTGTCAGCATCAATTGGCGGAGCGAAACTATAAGGTGTTGTTTTAAATAAGCGGTCGTGGTTGTTAATTAAACCGTTATGTTGTTTAATGTAGTTTAGGAAGTCCTCATAGAACATCACATTAGTTTCTTCTAATGTATCCGGATCACGTGAGAACGCAATAGGCTCTAATTGATAATCCACACGATTAAACGAACCTTCACTCAGAAAATAATCATTCTGTGGATCATAACGGCCGCCTACTCGACGTCCAATCCAACCAATTTCAGTATCAGCTTGCTTCTTCTGAAATAGTTGCTCAAATGTTGCTTCAAAGAATTTCTTCTGTGTGTCAGTTTGTAATACAACCGGTAATTGGCTTATTATTGTATTCTTCATTTAGTTACCTAATTCTTAAATTTGTATCAGTTAAGCTCTTAACAATATCAATGTTATTTACTGTCGCAGTTGACAGGAATAATTCGTTTACTTCTGCGCGGATTTGGAATAAGTTACCAAATTCTGACTCCGCATCAGTTGGGACAATAACAACAGACGCTACAGACTTCTGTAACTGCTGGTGTATGTATGCCGCCAATTCAGTGTAATAGAATGCTTCGCCAAAGTCCCAGTTGGCAATGTTAAAGAACTCGTCAATCGCGTCTACAACACTCGACTTGATTTCATTATCACTCAATGTTGCGTTTGGAAGTTTAACAACTTTAAAGTTGGCACGTAACTGTTCATCAGCATTATCACCAAACAACAATTTAAACTTCGCACTTTCAAATACAATCTGGTCCGAAAGCATCTTAAAGTTATTCAAATCGCTGAACTGTACACGTAGCTCTTCTGTTGTTGGTGGCTCTGGTTGATCCGCAAGAGCTCCTGATTCCTTCTTCCAAACAAGCGTGTCATCATAAAACGTTTGTGTTAGTATTAGCATATCCTGTATGTTTGATATGCTTGGATCAATTCTATTTTCAGCTGGCGCATAGTGTAGCCACTTGTAGAAGAATGGATCTTGCTCGCCATTGTCAGCGTAGTGATCACGTCCAATACGTGTGTAATGGTCTATGTCATCCTGGCTCGCAAAGTTGTTTTCAACACCAGGGTTAGTGTTTACGCTACCAACGATATCATAGAACGCACCGTTTTCATCAATCACAACCTTTCCTGCGATACCACCGTCTTCTTCTAAGTTGGTATATGAATTTAATTCATCAACAAAGTCTGTAATTGTAACACCTGCTGGCAGTTCAATTAAGTCTACGTCACCAAATAGTTGGTTGCCATCAGCAGTTAATATCTCAAGTCTAACAGCGAGTGTAACGTCAGTCGTTACTGCGTCACTCGCGTCATAGGCTGTAATGACACCAATGGCCTTTCTCGCTCCCCAAACTCTGAAATATTCATATTCATCAAAGTCTGTAAATCTCTCAAAATAGACGATGTCAGTTTGTTGATTCACCAGTTCATCAAATGCCATCGGATTGTCTGGAACACCGTCTTCATCTGAATCAACAGGAACAATCTTAACCTTGCGTTGATCAACATATCCATCGGCCATAATAAATGTATCGCTGATATTCCAGCGTACTGGCTCAGATAATTTTTCTGGATTTTCATATGCTATTGTGATCACGTCACCATTAGCTGGTGTAGCAGTAATGCCTACGATGCCGTTTGCTAGATTATATGTCAGTGTTCCTGCGTCAATAGTTGGTGTTGCGTCACGTTCACGTAATGTAATGTAACCGGTCTGAGCGCCACCACCGTTGCCTGGGAAACTAAGTCCCAGTGTTTCTTCTTCCCAACGTCCTGACAATGAGTTGTAAATGTATTCTTCAACATACGTAGATTTGTTATTTAAATCTAATAATACAATCTCATCTTGTAGGGCTTTGCCCGTTTCAATATCAAGTATTTGCTGTTCTGGCTCAAAGAAGAAACGTATTTCTTCACTTGACTCAAACACATATGCTAGACCACGTGTTGTGACATTATAGACTGGGAATACAAGAGCTTCATTTACAGTGTAATCAGCTTCTAATAACCAACTCGCATCCTGACCACCATTTGTATCACCAGCAGTACTCAAATCAAATGCCGCGCCAAGTGCTATGTTATCATTAGCAATAACAAACCATTGGTCACCTGCGCCTGAAATATCATAGCGTAAACCAAATGGTTGTTCAGTTGCTATAGCCGCCGCAATTGAATCTGGATTATTTACTGATCCAAACTTTTCTTCGTCTGATAATTCTGTTCTAAAGAATGGAATAACTTCAACTAAATCCCAGCCAGTCTCAACTTCAGCTGATAGTGTGAAAGGACCTGTTGGTGACACGTTACTCACTATGCCGAAGTCATCCAATGTTCTAACGGTTACCCATTTCTGATTAGTTGAGTCACTTGGATCAACAAATTTTAATTTTGCTCCCTGGCGTATAAATTTATAATCGCTTGTGGTTACCGTGATGTATCCAAGTGTGTTGCCTGGATCTACTGACGCTGGCGATGAAAGATAACCAGTGTCGTTTTGTGATGTACCTGGCAGGGTAACCCATGTTACATCACGTTCATCGCCTGAGCCAGGTGTGTAGGAAAATTCTGAATCACCATATATTGTCTTGTATTGCTTCAAGTATTCGTCATAAAAGAATGTACGCAACTTAACGCTCTCCAGTTGTGCCTGTAAGTCGTCTATAATTTCTTCAGTTGTGATTGTATCAGGGATATCAATGGATGTTCTTGAGTTATCCTCTTCACGGTAAATGCTGCCATCTTCTGCGAATAGAACAATATCCGAATGTTGTCCAGTTGGATCCTGGATATCAATAAAGCGACTGTGTCCTGAATGCGTTCTGTTTACTACACGAGTTTTAGCAATTTCATTACCACGTGTTAGTGGGAAAACATTATAGTCTTCATTGTTAACCATGCGGTCTTGCGTGTAGAATACCTGTGGTGCGTTTTCACGAATGTCGTCAGTTGTTTCGCTTAATGCTTGGTTGGATACAGTTGTCTCTAATGTGAACTGAATTGTAAGTAAATGCTCACGTCCTGACTTAGCAATGTAGGGCATTGATACTGTTTTAACGCCTACGTCAGCTGGACGGAATACTGCGTTAGTATTAGCACTCGTTCTTGCCCACACCCTCATACTATCCTTTGGAACTTCACCAAAGTTACCGTCTGAATACTTAATAGTAATTGAATCGTTAAAGCCACTAATTACTGAGTACACAGTTTTAACGTCAAGTGCGATATTGTTGTATGCTATGTTGCTACCGACCACACTTGGAACTTGGGTCCATTCTTCCAACACTGATCCATTATCATTTACTTTTTGTACATAGACATCATCATTGTTGATGTTAGATGCTGGAATTTCTTCTGTTCTATTTTCTAATGGAAATGCGTATTGGTAATCGTAATTATTTAATGTTCCTTGTTTGAAATGTAAGAAGAAACCAGTGTCAGCTGAACCTAATCCATTATTGTCATTTCTATATAAAATGTGCATCGGGTTTTCTGGATTTGGATGACGCTCAAAAAATGTTTCACCATCTGTGAAATCAGTATTGACAATATCAACTGGGTATGACTCGCCTTCAGAAGAAATCGTTACAGGGTAAGTAACTGTTGAGAATGGTGTCGTATTAACTCTATAAAGATGCGTCTTAATGCCACCAACTGTGCCTTTCTTAAATGGTTTACCAAATGTATTCGTTTCTGAAAAAGCCGCGTTCATTATTGCGATAATTTGTTCATATGAATTTGGGTTATTGGCATCGTTCCAGATAATTGTTCGTCCAGTTAGGTCAACACCTAAACTGTCAGTTAATGTTTCTGTAGTTGACACTGAATATAGTTTGAAGAGACCTTCTGCTGGTATGTTACGCTTAGGCTGATAACTAACCATACGTGCTAAACGTATGATACTTTCACGTCTTTGTGCTGTGTCTAAAAAGTTCTCACGACTGTTAAGGTCTGTTCTGAACGCAAGTGACGTACCTAAGTACGCAAGCAATTCAATTACCGCTATAAATTCCGAGCTTTCGATATAATCGTTAAAGTCTTCTGGGAAGTTTTCTCTGATATACTCAACTAAAGAGTCCTTAATTGTGTCAAAGTCATAGGCTTGGAAGTCTACATTTTTAAAACTCTGATAGATTTTAGTAAAGTCTTCTGCGGCAAATAAATTGGACTGTCTAACTGACTGACTCATTTATGATTCCTCTGTAAAATTTAAGTAAAGGACGTCTGATATGTCACCAGGAACGTATTGTAACTCAACTACTAGTTCAACTAAATGTTCTTTTTCATTAACGTTCATGCCAATAAATTCTACCCTTGGATCTGCATCAAATACTTCAAGCAATTCTGACTCAATAGTTTCTAATAACCCTTGAGTTTTTGGCTCGAATATGTAAAGCGGGATGTTAGTTCCGAATGTAGGCATCATCACTCTCTCACCACGTCTCGTATGAATATGGTTTGTTAGGTCACGCTTGACAAGTTCTAAGTCACGTAATGTAAACGGTGGCTTAATTTGATCAACTGTGTTAAAACCTTTGAATGTTGCTGACATCTTATTATCCTTTGTTATATATTAACTTATTTATCAACCAAATTAACCACTGTTATAATAGGTTGACAAGACCACATTATATCCAGTATAATAGTGTTATGTTTACATATAGCGGCATTGTTGTTCCAGATCTTTATGAAATAGAAAAGCGTTTGCTGGATAATGGATTAGTTTTTCAGGAAGGAAATACCTTCCATTGCTTCTCTGAGTATCTGGATGAAGATAGATTTGCCATGATCCTAAAAGATAAAAAGCCAGTATTGTTTGAAAACGAGTCTGCTATTATAAGAGCATTGGGCGGGCATTCGGACAGGCCAGTCTACAGCATATCTGTAAAAAACTTTCAGATAATAGCTGAAGAAGTAGGTTGACAAGACCACTTATAATTGCTATAATACACGTATAAATTAACACAAAGGGTTACAAAATGATTAAAGAAGTTAAGTACAACCTTTCATTTGCGAACGAGCAGTTTGCGGCAGAATTCAACGATGCGCTATTAACCGATGATCGACTCAACCAAACACCCATTAACTTTACGGGTACTGAAATCTCTTTTACAGTTCCACGTAACCTTGTTCGTGCTTTTGAGAACGTTCGAAAGCGTGTTTACCCACTACAGTATAAACAACAACTTGTTCCGATGACGACGGTGTCGGAATACGTTGCCTAATAACTACCGTCGAAAACAACATAAGGAATTAAACTTATGAATCGTAAAGAGGCTGAAGCCAAATTTCGAGAACTCGTCCGTCAGGCCGAGGAGTTTAATGCCCGACCAGGTACTGACAAGCGGTTCTTCCCAATGTCAGACGTCCGTCGGGGTCGTTTAATTACTGTCGGCATGTACGACGACAAGAGCAAGAAGTACGCATTGGGCGATCTTTTAGCTCACAACATCGAACAGGTGCTTGGTGATATTGAAGATATGATCACTAACCCTGGTCCTACAAAGCGTTTTCCAAACGTAGCGTAAGGGTAGCGGTGATTTAGGAAAGGGACTTTTTAGTCCCTTTTCTTTTCTGGACAAGGTTCCCTAGTAATCCATCTCTTTAGAAGTGTTGTAATATCTGACTCACGAACTTTGCCTACGATCTTTTCAATAGCACTTTTAATATTATTATTTTTGCCGTCATATTCTAATCCTAAGTCTTGATGCTCAATATTCTTTTTAGTTTCTAATGGTTCTTTTGTGACTTCCTGTGCTGTACCCGCACCAGGTCCTGAGGCTGAAGTTGTTGAGCCACCTTGTCCAAATGGAGCTGTGTTGCCAGGACCACTTTGAATGCCACCGTGAGTGTGATTGAATAGGGCATTGAGTGACTGTTGTGACGAAACTACGTCTCCACCAGCACTTAAGGCGCCGCCTGATCTGAAGGTGCCTGAAACTTGGGTGTTACCTCCCGACTCTACATTCAGGTTACCACTTGTCATTGCGATTGTTGATGCTTCTAATTGATAAGCACCTGATGCCTTGATATCAGTAGTGCCACCAGAATTAAATGTAATATTCCCAGTCAATATGTTGACATCAAGGTTTCCAGTTTCATTTGTAATCCAAGTGTTATTCTTAACTCTGGCCAATAAGTCATTACGTGCCTCAATATAAATGTCACCGCCTGTGCCAGCTTCTTCACCCTTTGGATGCTTGCCTGTTTCACCATAATCCTTAGCGGCTTTCATATAAATGTTTTGGCCTGCTTCCATCGTAATGTTTCGGTCTGCTCTAATATTAAAATCTTCTTCAGATCGCATTGTGATTGATTTAGAACTAAATACGTCAACGTTGCCTTCAGCGTCCATTTCAAACCATGCTGTGCCATCTCTATTCACCATGTAAACTAATCCATTAGATTCGTCTAATATAAGTTGACTACCTGAACGTGTGCGTAAACGTATTTTCTCTTCACCGTCTTGATCATCCATGATGAATGATGAGCCACCTTTACGTTTTGCGTTGTCCTTGCCTTCTTCGCCTTCAACCACAGGCCCAGGAGTAGATATGCCATAGACATTACTTGGTGCTCCACGCCTTGCGCTTGCGGTTGTGGTGCCACGGATTGGGTCTTCAACTAATCCTTGGCGTACTAGGCCGTCAGCTACATACTTTGAGTAAGGGCGTAAACGATCTAAATCCTGCCCATCCTGTACTGCGGCGTGTGGTGGGTTGTCGTCCAATGTTCTATTTGTTTCTGCAACTGGAACCTTTTCAGTTATTTTATCTGATTTGCCTGCATTTGTGTGTGCTGTTCCAGATGCATTACCCGGTATCATTACATCACTAAATGCTTGTGGATAAGATCCTAACCAAAAACAATTGGTAATATCACCATTAATAAAGCCGACAATAACTTTTGTGCCGATATCTGGCGGTACCATCCACATGCCATATGAGGTTTGTGTTGCTTCAAATGTTTCTTTTTTGTCTAGACCGTATATACTTGTAGCTCCCATAAATGGTGAGCAATATTGCGCCATAACCCAATTACGTGGATTCTTTCTTTCTGCCACTGAGCCACCTGAAATGTCAGCAATGAAAACTTGTAGACGTCCTGCTCCTTGGCCATCAACGATGTCCATGATTTCTGCTACATACAGTCCATAATATTTCTTTGATGGATCTTTAGTACGACCGTAACTCATTAACTACTCCCCAAGTTTTCTTCAATTTGATCAGGAAATACTCTGACTTCCTTAACACAATTTAATAGCTGTACAAATTTGCCACCTTGGAATTTACTTGTAAGGGACAATACGTAGTAAAGTCCATTTATAACATTACCTTTAGCATTTTCATTTACATTATAAAGACCCGTGTTTTCGTCATAAAGACCAGGTGGCAGTAGTCTGAACGCAACCATTGGCGGACTGTCAACAAATTGTATTTCCCTTCCACTTGTATCGTCAGCAGTTGGGCCATTGTCAGCAAGTCCTTGGAAAGCAAATGGGTTTGATAGTCTTTCTTTTGATTGCCCAGCAAGCTCTAGTCTATTGAAATCAACAGTGTCAGTTGAGAATCCCTTGCCCAACCAATCTGGATCACCTTTAATGTCCAATTCAATTTTAATTAGGTCACCGCTTTGCATTGATTGTGACAGCAACGAGTTAAAGAATGATCTATCCCCAGTTGATGTTGATTCTAAGTTATGCATCATACCATCTGGATTTTTTCCTGTTGATGCGAGTATTTCTGTTTCAGTCCCGCCATTTTCTAAACAACTAGCGATGAGTTTTTCTGTTCTCTTCTTATCCCTTTCCTGTTCGTCAGCAATGTTGATGTTTTCTGCCCCTTGTGCATTTTGGGCATCTTTATTCCTAAGTGTAGATGTAAATGGAATTAGGAATGCTGTATTAAAGTTTAAATCAAAGTCATTCACTTGATCGTTTCGTCCAGTGAAAATGTAATCATATCTTTTTCTGACTAGATCTTGTATTTCATCCATCCTTTCTTTTGATGTTTGCTTCGTCACAATGTTCTGGTTGTCGATATATAATTTTGGTGTATCGTGTTTCATAATATAATACACGATTAATTTGCTGTAGTCTCCCGATTCAGTATTTATGTCAACTGGGTCAGATAATTCTCCACTCTCAAGTATTTCAGGTTTTAGTACATTTAAATTTGATTGCGGTGGAAATCCATTTTCCGGATTTATAGGGACCACTTTAGTGAGTACCTTAAACATTGGCACCTTAGTGACCTTATCACATCCCTTTTTGTCGTTTATGCGAACTATTTCCCTAACTTCTTCAAATAATCCCGTAACTGACATGACATTGTTTATCACATCAATGACTGGTGTCCCTAATGCCCAAGATAAAGTCTTCTTACCACCGGCAGAACCGTCACTAAACCTATCGGTATTAGTGGGTGTGTTTGGTTCAATTTTTTTAGTATTGAAGTCTAAATTTTTTAAATTTGGATCCACATGTATGTAGTATTTGTTTTTGTAAATCCTCTTGTTAGCGTTTGACTTATTTGTGTTTACGTTAGGATCAGCACCCACGTTCATCAACTTCTCTAACTCGTTGAACACAGCACCGGCACTGTCAATATCTCCTTCAGGTTGGAAGTCCTGCGGTAGTGTGCCGTGTGAATCCGAGTATCCAAGGTCGTCATAAATCAATGCTTCAAAGTCATATGATGCACCACTTGAATTAACATTCAGTGAAACATTTTTAACAATGATTGGATAGATCCATCTGCGATCAAGCCTTGTTGGCAACGACTCGGGTTGTGATCTACCCAAGAAAGATAGGTCCATCAAATATGAACATTTAACAAAGGAATCATTCCCAAGTACCTGTGCCGCCAATTTCATTTCATCAAAAAAGGTAGCAGAGCTTGGTTCAATGATTGTGAAATTCAAAACTGTTGCCGTTCCGGTTTTTGTTTCTTCGGAATGTGAAGGATAATATTGTAACTCAACATTGTCAATAGCAACTCGACTTGCTCCTGTTTCAGCAAGTAGGATTGGATCTGTTACTGAGTTAGGTTTTGAGTTAGGATCGATAGTTGAAATATCTGTATATCCACCATTAAACCCTGGAACTTGGACTCTACCCTTTTCACGAAACATAAAGAATCGGAAATGGTAAGTTGGACTATCCACTGAGTCAAGAATATTATCGGTAATTTTGTCAAATGCCATTGTGTTATGTTCTGTTTCCGCCTCTTGCAGGAACCCATATTTGTGTGCCAGCAAGGAAATCGTTTATTGGATCAATTAATATATCTTTGTTACGCATAGCAAGTCTCCACCAAAGTGTGGAGTCACCAAAATGATCATACGCAAACAAGTCAGGACGTCTGTCATACTTTGACTCAATAGTAACTTGCTCGTCATCATCAGTAGGCTCAATCTCTAAATTGTCAGCATTCCAAATATCTAAATAGAAGTCTGTAATTTCGGTATCTTTATATCGACTGTTAGTTCCGTAAATATTTGCCATTAGATAAATCCTCCTGAATTTTTATTCTTAAGAAAATCACCTTTTCTAAATCCGGATAGGGTAAAGTTATCCCTAAGTGTCTTAACATTAAATTGCGGTTTTAATGTCACCGTTATTGACATATGGATTGGCACCCAAGTTTGATTTTCACCAAAGTTTACTGGAACGTAATCAACATCCTTTGGGTATGAAAATGCCGCAGTAGTAAAAACGACAGGAACATTTCTAAATTGGTACGCACCTAGGTAGTTAAAGTTATAGACACCAGGCGGAACACCACGTTGCTCGTCTTTTATACCAAATCCACCTTTCATTGAACCACGTAAAAAATGGGTTACTGCCAACATATATTGTGCTTCTTCATGTGTGTTCGCAGTGAAGTCACCAGTGATTGTAATGTCACCCGGATCACTATATTGCCAACTATTGAACGCATAGTTTGAGTGTGCGAAGTTCTGCGGATCATATGCGGCATTCGGTATTATTTGGACATCTGGCGTGTAAGGAAATACCAATCCTTGCGACTTTTGTCGCAATGGATATAATACTGGGTTCTCTTCAGGGTTATCTGGACCCAATAGATCATCCCAGCCGCCTGGCTTGGGTCTAATCGATGCTCTTCTATCTGTTTGGTCTACCATAAAAGTATTTCCTTTTTTTATATTTATCATAACAATTAACACACGTTATAAAGGTTGACAAACATAGTGAAAGATAGTATAATATTGCTTATAACTGCATAACTATGGATGGTATTATGGCAAGAGCAAAAAAGACAAATTATCTTAATAACAAGGATATGTTATTAGAGATACACAAGAGTAAAACGTCATTCTCAGAGTATGATGGCCCTGAGTATGAAACACCCAGCTACATACTTGAAAATAGAGAAATGGACGTAAAAAAAATTCGTTCAGGTATCTACGAAGTACGTAACCCACAGGAATTATATGACTTTATTACTTCAGAAGAAGTCATAACAGAAGCAAAAGCTAATCTAGCAAAACGTCTACAACAAGAAGCTTATCAAGCGGCATTAAAATCAAAGCCTGATGAGAAAATCAAGGCAAATGAATTTGTTGTAGATCCAGACACGCTAACTAATGATGATCTTGTTTTCCGCGTATTGACATTCGCTCATATACCAGAAGATCTAGAACGTAAAAAGACACATAAAACTGTCGCCGACCGTCACGTTCAATTAAACTTTAATCCCTACAAACATTATGTTATTGATGGCGATAAGTTACGTGAAGTTGGACGTAGTCATTATAAGAATGGTGAGTTCGATCCTGAATGCGGCCAGATCACAAATACGTTGGCAAAGATGTTTATGTTACTAGTTGAACGATATGCTGAGCGTTCTAACTGGCGTGGGTACACTTACATTGATGAAATGAAAGGCCAGGCACTCTTACAATTAAGTCATCGTGGCTTACAATTTGAAGAGATGAAGTCGAATAATCCGTTCGCATACTTTACCGCGGTTTTGACTAACAGCTTCACCAGGGTGCTAAATATAGAGAAGAATAATCAAAACTTGCGTGACAATCTGCTAGAATCATTTGGGCAGATGCCAAGCTTTTCACGTCAATTAAAGTATGAAGAAGACGCACGTAAACACCGCGAAGAAATAGACAAAGACAACTTTTAAGGAAGACACATTGAGCAAATTGTTCAAGATTCATTATATTATTGAAGCCGTAATGATAAATAATCATATACACTAAGGATTTAATAATGTTTATATATCGAATCACGGCCGATGGGTTAAATTATATTGGAATGGACACTAATCCGTCGCATAAAGAAAAGAGATGGAGAGAGCATTGTCGTCTTGTTGAAAAAGGCGATACACGGTATCTCATACATAAAACTATGGCCGCCGTGGGTATTGAAAAGTGTGAGTTCTCAATAGTTGAAGACGGATTTAAAGACGTGCTGTCATTAGCATTGGCTGAAATATATTATATTAAAAAATACGATTCAAAAAATAATGGACTAAATTCAACATATGGTGGGGACGGTTTAGGCTATCATCTTCACACTATGTCAGAAGAAGAAATTGATAAGATTAAAAAAGCACTATCAAAATCAATGACAGAGTATAACTGCTCCACCAAATGGGCCAACACTACTGAAGAAGATAGAAAAAAGCTTACCAGGCATCTTCACAACGAAGAAGTATACACCAAAAAAAGCGAAACATTGAAAAAGTTTTATGACCTTAACCCCGACATTAAACAAGAAAAATATACAGCCATTAAAAAATGGCGTGAGGAAAATCCAGAACAGTTAAAGGAACAGAATCGGAAAGCAGGCTTACTCGGAGCGGCAAAGGTTTCGAAAAAAGTCAAAGTAATTAATCCTGAAGGTGAGGAAAAGATATATCCAAGCAAATCTTCGTTTGTTCGAGAACATGGTCATATTATCAATTATATATTAATGAAAACTAAGGAAGGAAAATGTCACAAAGGATGGAAAGGATGGGAGATAAATGAGTAGCAAAACTTTTTTCAAGAAAGCCGCTTGTTTTACTGATCTGCATTATGGCCTTAAAAATAACTCGAGGCAACACAATAACGATTGTGAAGAGTTTATCAAGTGGTTTATAGAGAAAGCGAAAGAAGAAGGATGCGAAACATGTATCTTCCTTGGTGATTTTCACCACCATCGCGCTTCTGTGAACGTGTCTACACTCAACTATATGGTGAGTGGCCTTAAGATGCTCAGTGAAGGATTTGAAAATGTATATTTCATTACTGGTAATCACGATTTGTTTTACAGAGAGAAACGTGAGATACACTCGGTTCCAATGGGTGAGCTCTTTGACAATATCCATATGATTGATGAAGTAATGGTTGAAGGCGATGTTGCCATTGTCCCTTGGTTAGTTGGTGATGAGCATAAAGAAATTGTAAAGCTTAAAACCAAATACATGTTTGGACACTTTGAGATTCCTGGCTTTAAACTTAACGCAATGATTGAGATGCCAGACCATGGTGGCTTAAAGCGCAATATGTTTAAGCACCAGGATTATGTTTTCTCAGGCCATTTCCATAAAAGACAGTGGGGTGACAATGTTCATTATATCGGCAACCCCTTTGGCCATAATTATTCTGATGTATGGGACTTCGATAGAGGTTGTATGATATTGGAATGGGGTAGTGAGCCACAATACATTAACTGGGAAGATGGTCCCAAGTATGTAAATGTTTTATTGTCAGACCTTGCAGAACATCCTGATGATTATTTACTTGAAAATGCCAACGTTAAAGTTGTCATTGATTTACAATTATCATATGAAGAAGTAAATTATATGAAGGAACTTTTCTCTAGTCAGTATAATATACGTGAACTAAAAATGGTTCCACAAAAGAATGAAGACTTAACAAATGCCTCAGAGACAGATATTGCCTTTGAGACTGTTGATCAAATTGTTGTAGATCAGATCACTGCTATGGAATCTGAAAAGTACAGCACACAAACACTTTTAACAATTTATAGAAACTTGGACTAATGCTTAAATTTAAAACGTTAACTATTAAGAACTTTATGTCTGTTGGTAATATTACCCAGACTATACAGCTTGACACTGGCGAATTAAACCTTGTACTAGGTGAGAACTTAGACTTAGGTGGTGACGATAACCGGAACGGTGTTGGTAAGTCGAGTATCCTAAATGCTATTTCATATGTATTATATGATGGCGCATTAACAAAGATACGAAAAGACAACCTCGTCAATAAAACTAATTCTAAAGACATGTATGTTACGCTTGACTTTGAAAAAGATGGCACGGAGTATCGATTAGAGCGTGGACGTAAGCCAAACACCTTAAAGTTTTTTATTGATGGAAATGAATTACAAGAAGATAAGAATGAGGCGCAGGGTGACATGCGTGTCACGCAGACTGTGGTTGAAGAGGTTATCGGAATCAGTCACACAATGTTTAAAAATATTGTTGGTCTTAATACTAACAGTGAACCGTTCTTGGGTATGCGAGCTAATGACCAGCGTGACGTTATTGAGCAGTTACTTGGCATTACAAAGTTGTCCGAGAAAGCTGAAAGCCTTAAAATACTATTAAAGAACACAAAGGATTTAATTAAAGACGAAGAGTATCACATTAAAGCTATTAGTGACGCCAACGAAACTATTGAAAAAAACATTAAATCGCTAGATATGAAGTCTAATGTGTGGGTTAAAAATAACGCTGATGACATTGAAAGCACAGAACTTGCTATTGATGAATTAAAGAAAGTAGACATTGATGCTGAAATTGAAGCCCATAAACAAGCAGGTTTAGCACAAGAATACCAACGTAAACATAAAGGGTATGATAAAGAAATTAATAGTTTTAAGCGTGAAATAACCCTATTAGAAAAGGCTATATCACGTTCCGAAGGGCAATTACACACAACTAATGACAAGAAATGCCACACATGTGGACATGCTCTTGATGACGACAAACATCAGGAATTACACGAAAAGATAGAAACAGAACATAAGAAAGACAAGGGCAAACTAACTGATGTTAGAGTCCATTTAAACGAAGTTATCAGTAAACAGGATGCCCTGGAAGAAGTAGAAATGCCCGAAACTTTCTACGAAACAGTAGACGAAGCGTACTCACATAGAAGCAAAATAGAGTCTTTAACGGCTCATTTAACAGGCCTTAAGAACGCACAAAACCCTTATGTTGAGCAAATAGAATCACTAAAAGAAGACGGTCTTAAGACTATTGACTACAGTAGTTTAAATGATTTAGTCATGCTCAGGGACCACCAGGAGTTCTTATTAAGGCTATTGACAAATAAAGATAGCTTTGTGCGTAAGCGTATTATTGATCAAAATCTTAATTATTTAAACGCCAGACTTGAACATTACCTAATAAAAGTAGGTTTGCCGCACGAAGTTACGTTTGTTAGTGATTTAAGTGTGGAAATATCAGAGCATGGTCGTAACCTAGACTTTGATAATTTATCACGCGGTGAAAAGACACGACTTATCCTTAGTTTAAGTTGGGCATTCCGTGATGTATTTGAAAGCTTAAATGGACGTATCAATATACTGTTTATTGACGAGTTAATGGACAACGGTTTAGATACAAGCGGTGTAGAAAATGCCCTACGTGTCCTAAAACATATTACACGTGATCTAAATAAGAGCATATTCCTAATCTCACATCGTGAAGAACTTATTGGTCGAGTTGATAACATTGTAAAAGTTATTAAGACTGGTGGCTTTACTACTATTGAAGATTATGATGAATGATATAAATATAGTAGAGGACAATAAGGAAACCGATCTAATGAGCATTAGACCAAATAACTGTGATAGCTGTGGTCGTGTGCCAAGCTTCGTTCAAGACAGAAATGGGCATTTTGTTATTTGTATTTGCGGAGAACGATCACAGCACATGAAGACAAGAAAAGAATCCATTCTAATGTGGAATCATGACCACACTGGCTTTAAACAGCCAGAATGGACTAAGGATGCCAATGACCATAACTGGTGATTAGAATTTATACTTAGATTCCCAACCTTCAGTAAGGGCTCTCTTGTTAGGGAGCCTTTTCTTTTGGATACGTGATATGCTGTACTTCTTTTCTAGTTCCGTTTCCGGCTTTAATTTGAACTTCATGTTAGCGATCATACCATTATAATAAGCTGGTGTGCCATCCGGGAGAGTAGCTCTGAGTACGTCTTCAACAATCTGTAATTCTACTTCCCTATAATGTAGTGAAGCTTTGGATTCGTGAAGTGATTCAATTAGGAATGTGAATTGTTCTTTTCCCCTCTTTTCAATCTCCTCCTTCAACCATTTGGACGAGCTACAATAAGACTTCCAATCAGATTCCTTGATTACACGTTTGCGGTTCTTGCGACCTTTCACTATTTTACGGCGAGTACTGAAGAAGAATTTTTTTCCAATATACTGCATGCCAGTTTCATTATCAATTATTCGATAGATGAAACCAACCCAATCTTCTATATTAAATTCTCTGGGATATTCCCAATGACCCATATCCATATATTGTATTTATGTGACCAAGAAATAGTGGTGCTCTGTTCCTGGCACAGATATATACCGGTATAATTACTACAAAAATATTACTAAATAATACTTGACAAAACACATTTTATACCGTATAATAGATATATCATAAAAGGAATTCCTGGTTTTATTGTTTCCAGGCCAAAAAAAATTACTCAACGCCCATTCAAAATATATAGACAATTTAAAACGCACTAACAAGTGGCATCGTGGCAGGAAGGTAAAAGTCCTGCACCTTACGAGGCCGGTACAGGGATGTATGCGGTCGGATGTGTTTGGTAGCCACCTACGTCAGGAACTACGTAGTAAATATAAGGACCGACCAACACTACACAAGTAAACCGGCTGAGGAGCCGACAAGAATTGCCACACAGACACAGACAACTGATAACTTGTGTGAGTACTTGAGTAGATCGAGGTCAGAAAGATTATGCTCTGGCAGAAAAAGAGTTAGGTCCGGCCTAACGCCAACATAGGGCTATATAGCTTTTAGAACTCCAACACAGGGTTATATAGTTTGCGGCATTTTCCGTCACAACGGAATCGGAGTCACTAATGGGATGATGGTGCCCGCCCAGCGTAGTATTAGCGTTTGTACTGTAGTCGTGGTGTTATGGAGTGGCACACTGCATTGAAATGTGCTTTTTTTAAACTTCGCCGGCAACGGCGAAGCTATGGCTTCTACAATGAAATGAATAGGTCATTAGGTCATATGATAAAAATCTTCTTTCCCCTTTAAGTATAATCGAATCTTTAGAACAAAGCCGATAGGCGAAGTGATAAAGATGAAGATTAAGGCCTTTAGGCCTTTTCACTATTACCCATAATAATGTTAATGACTCTGAACTACTTCGTGTGTTATAGCGCACGATGATGTTCTGATTAAAAATATCAAGACCTTTCAGAGATCTTTCCGACAAAAAAAATTGAGTTAAATGGGAATCGTCACCCGGCGATTAAGCCGGGATCAGATTGGCTGAGGAGCTATTTCCACTCACGACGTGAGTATAATCTTTTGATGTTCTTAGCGAGGTCTTCGTCAGTAATTGCTTCTGCAAAGTCTTTGTTGATATGCATGTTTACAGCGACCACGTCATCACCGACGCTATCGAATGAAACGATACCGCTGAATTTCTTGTAAACTGTGGTAATGAAAGCACCTATGCGTAGTTCTAAGCTACCACGGATTTCTTCTTCAAAGTCAAAGGTGTCTCTTGGCGCATGGGCGATCCATTTGATTTCGCCTTTATTGATTGCCACATATGTGGTTAGTTCATCACCCTTTAGTTGCTTAGTATATATCTTACCAGTATAGCCTTCAATGTTATAGGCATCATGCTTGACGTTAAATTTATCGTCTGCAAATGGTTGCCATTCAACATGTTGGAAGTCAAACAAGATTGAAGTCTGTTGTACCTTATTAAACTTTGGGTACTGTGTCCATGCTTCAACACTTGTTTGTGGACTTTTCTCTACTATAATGTCTGTTATGTCTGTCATATGTTAATCACCCAATAGTTCAGGTGCTCCACTTTCTATTCGTCTGTATTTACTAACTCTTTTTGCAATTCTCTGCCGTTGCCTAAAACTCATCCCCCATGCATCCGACCAACTAATCCTTGCAAAGTAGACTAAATCAATTATCTCATCTTCTAGAGCTAATTGCTCGTCTTTAAAACCATTAATAAACTTAACGATCTTTTCGGGGTCAGAGTTTACAAGGACTCTGTAAAAAAAGTTGCTGGATTAAAATCAATTGGAACACTCCAGCTATGTTCACAGTTACTACATGTGGCTTCGTAATCTTTCTTTATGCCAATGTTATTTATTCTATCTAGAACGTCTTGTATTTTTTTAATATCATTACGTCCAATGTTATTTATAAATTCTGCAATTTGTTTATGATTGGTAACGTCAATCGTCTCTTCTTCAGTAGCACCTTCTTTATAAACTCTCATTACACAATGTGAAACAAGTTCAAAGTTTAGTTTTGATAATGAACTAATTGAATCGCCAATAATTTTGATCTTTTGCTCTTCACTAAAGCTAGGATTCTCAATATTACGTATAACATTGTTCTGTTCAAATGCTTTCTTAATAGCAACTAAACTGTCGTCAAAGTTATAAGGGCGAATGAACGCTGTCAATCCATTATCCAAATTAACAGGATATTCTGCATCTAGTTTCTCTGCCGATGTTAATGTCATATCCATAGATAATGCAAATGAATTATCTTCTCCACACTCTGGACATTTAGCGTTAATATCTAACTCATCACCATAACTAGCGTGGCGTATACCAACTACAATTGCGTCAATGTCGTTTGTTAATAAATTGTCAACATTCTTAATTGCTGGCACACAAGATGCGATAACATCTTTAATTGCCTTGCCATTTAATAATGCGTCTGGATTACGGAATAAAACTTCGTCAGCGGCTGTCATTGGTAAGATACCAACTTCGTCATTACCTGTTAATTCTACAACGCTATCGTCATAAAACTTACCGCCTGAAGGCAATGAAACGTATAATTGCTCTTTTCTGTAAAACTGTTGTAATGGGTTGTTGCTCATATTAAATACCCTTTTAATCTGTGTGATAAATACAATAAGCACTCATGCTAATGTATGAGTATTTATCACAGCATTTAACAGGTATCTGAAGATTATGGCCGAACAATTTGACCAACGTACAGCAGAAGAGCTAGGCGATTTAAATAAAAACTTAAAAGAGTTAATAGACAAACTTGGATCTTCTTCTGGTGGAGCCACTAAATCCACGTCTTCTAGTGGTATGTCTGCCCTAGCTAAAGCCGCAGAAGAAGCGGCCAAGCATACTAATGAAGCTACTGAAGAAAAGAAGAAAGAAACAGAGCAAATCAAAGAGATTCATAGAGAAACAGCCAAGCGCATTGAAGTTACACGTGACTTAACTGATGAAACCAAGAAGTACTTGGAAGAGCATGGTACGATGACTCAGAAGCTTGCTATGATGAATAATAGTTTTGATGAGCAAGCATTGGCTTCAGTCAATAAATCTTTTGCTTCAAACTTGGGTCCATTGGGAAAGGGGTTCGAAGATTTTGCTAAAAATAACGCAGTATTAGGCACGTCCATAGCAGTTGCAGGCATTGCTGTTGGTGCTTTCGCTGGCAAGGTAATGAATGTCTTAGAATCATTTGATTCATTAGCCAAGAGTGGTGTAACAGTGGGTGGCGGTTTTGCAGGACTTATGACTGCGTCGGCAGGCCTAAACATGTCAATGGATCAGTTTGCTAGTTTAGCAACAGAACATGCTAGAACAATTAATAAATTTGGCATACAAGAATTCCAAGCAGGAGCATTAGGTATACGTGATAGCATGATGGGGTTAGGTTTAACTACATCTGAAACAAGTGAATACTTAGCTGATTACTTGGAAACTCAACGCTTAACAGGTGCGATGGCACAGATGTCTGGAAATCAACAAGCACAGGCGGCACAAAGATTAATGAGTCAGACAGATTCATTAGCAGTAGCATTCGGTGCGTCTAGGGAGGCGGTACTTGACGGTGTTGTGAAAGCGTATGACGATCCAATGATACAGGCAACACTAAGGGGGCTTCCACAAGGAGCCAAAGAAGCGTTTGACAAGTCGATGGCATTCTTCAGCGCATCTGTGCCGGCAATGGCTGATAGTATCCAGGAACTAATGGGTTCAGCTATTCCTCAAATGACCGACGCCTACCAGAACGCAATGCAGGCTGGCGTGCCTGGCGTAGCAACTGCTATGATGGAATTCACTAATAATATTAAAGCTGGCATGGATTCAGAAGAAGCAAGAAATAAATTGCTCAGCAAAATGGCAACGCAGGATACACATCGTTTAAGAATACTTGCTTCTGCAGGTGACGAAAATGCTAAGTCGATGTTAGCACAGGTGGAACAAGCAAAGCAGGCAATGGAAGCACGTAAACTTGAGACTGAGGCAGAAAAGAAAGCAAGACTTGAGAATCAGAAATCAGCATCCGGTGTAAGGCAGGCATTTGAACAATTGGGCACATTTGGTGATAAGGTAATGGCTGGATTGCTTGGGTCTTTAGGTGGATCAGGCGGTGTTGAAGCAGGCGTTAAGAAATTAAGTGGAGTAGTGTCTGATTTTGCCAACTGGCTAGGTGATACAGCAATCCCTTCAGCAATTAAGTTTGGAGAAGCCATGGGGCCTGTTGTATCAGGGTTAGGATTAGTAGGTTCAGCGATTGGATCTGTTTTTGGCGTTTTCCGTGATATTGGTGTTGGTCTTGGTGAAGTTGCTGGCCATATTGTTATGAATTTTGACGATATAGGGGAAAACTTTAAACACCTTATTAAGGGAATGGGTCTTGCCTTACTTGATATCTTGCCAACCGGTATGTCAGATGGAATTCTTAGTTTTTTCAATGGCGTTACTGAGATGTTTTCTGGTGTGTCTAGAGCAATTGATAATCTTATGGATGGCGGTAGTATCATAGGCTTCCTAGGTGAAATGTTTGATGGGTTGTTGCAGATGGTAACCTACCCAATAACAGCTCTAATTGATTATATTGGTGGCACTGATATTTCAGGTATGTTGTCTGAGTTTGGGTTCACTGGGATGATAATGGAAGGTATTGGTAATCTGTTTGACAAAATAGTTGACACTATTACTAGTATTGAGTTGCCGTCAGTATCAGACCTCATAGGTGGTGAATGGCTTGGGTTTGGTGGTAATGAAGAAGCAGACGATAATGCTCGATTAAGAATGTTAGCAAGTGCTGGTGACCTTGACGCAAGGGCACAATTAGAACAGCAAGATTCACCAGGACTGCTCAATAGAATAGGCAACTTCTTTGGCTCAGACGATCAAGCAGAAGTGTTAAGCCCTGCGGCATCGACAGAATTAGCCACAACAAGCGAAAAAATAAGCCAAATAACACAAGTGTCGGAAAAACAGGACACTGTTGTGACGGAGCAGATAAATACAAACAGAGAAGTAGTTCAATCATCTGGTGAACAAATTGCTGTATTAAGAGAAGTAGCGGCTGGGATTAAATCCCTGGCTGACGGCAATAAGAAGATTACAACTGCTATTAAGGAGAACGGCACAACGTTCTTACGTTAAAGGATACTTAAATGAGCTGGAAAAAATATTTCAAGCCTGTTGCAGGCGTACAATACAAAGCGAACTCTTCAACTGGAGGTAACGCTTCTGTAAGTAAGTTCAGTAACTGGCTACCAGAAGTATACCAAGGACCACCTAACAGACTACAGCGTTATGTTCAGTATGAGCAAATGGATTTAGACCATGAAGTTAATGCGTCACTGGACACCCTAGCTGAGTTCTCAACACAGATGGACGAGCGCACAGGCATTCCATTCCAAGTACGCTGGAAAGACGAACCAAGTCAATCAGAGATTAAAATCCTGGAAGAAGTCCTAAAGAAATGGTGTTACTTAAATGAGTTCCCTCAGCGTATATTTCGTATATTCCGTTCAACATTAATTTATGGTGATCAGTTCTTTATACGTGATCCAGAAACATTCAAATTAGTTTGGATGGATCCTAACTCAGTTGAGTCTGTAATTGTAAACGAATCAAAAGCAAAAGACATTGAAATTTATTTCATGAACGATGTGTCACTTAATCTACAGACGTTGACTGGCACAGACATGTCCAAAAAGAATAGAGGCGGTTATGGTTCAGCTGATTCTGTATTCCCTAATGCTACACTGGGCGCACAAGCCAACTATAACACGGCTAACGCTACTCCAGCATTAAACAATGGTGGCACTTATTCAACAGGTGGCGAATCATTCCCAGTTGATGCGAGTCACGTTGTACAAATTAGTTTAACAGAAGGTATGGATAGCGCATGGCCTTTTGGTATTAGTGTACTTGAACCAATATTTAAAGTATATAAGCAAAAAGAATTATTGGAAGACTCTGTGCTAATTTACAGAATACATAGAGCACCAGAACGTCGAGTATTTAAAATCGACGTAGGTACTATGCCTCCTCAGAAGGCACAGCAGTACCTAGAAAAAATTAAGTATGAAGTACAGCAGAAGCGTATTCCATCTAGAACAGGTGGTGGTGCGTCAATTATTGACAGCTCATACAACCCAATGAGTATGTTAGAAGATTATTACTTTGCCCAAACATCAGACGGTCGTGGTTCAGATGTAACTACGTTACCAGGCGGTGAGAACATGGGTGAGATTGATGACCTAAGATACTTTAATAACAAGATGATGCGAGCCCTAGGCGTACCTAGCTCGTACTTAGCTACTGGTCCAGAAGATGGAACAGATGGTTACAATGATGGTCGAGTAGGCACAGCATTCATCCAGGAATTCCGTTTCAGTAAAACGTGTCAGAGACACCAGGAAAAGATTATTGAACCACTTGATCAAGAGTTCAAGCTATACCTTAAGAAGAAAGGTTATGACGGCATTGACACATCAATGTTTGAACTTAAGTTTACTGAACCTCAGAACTTTAGTAAGTACCGCCAGATAGAACTAGACAGTTCAATGCTAGGTAATTTTGGTAATGTTATTGATATACCATTTATCAGTAAACAATTTGCTTTTAAGAAATACCTAGGATGGTCTAAAGAAGAGATTGCTGAAAATGAAAAGCTTTGGGAAAAAGAAAATCCTAAAGAAAACTTTGATAACATGTCAGATGCTGACTTAGGTGTTGGCGCAGGCATGGGTGAAGTAGGCCTTGGCATGGGTGGCGGTGATTTTGATATGGGTGAAGAAGGTGAATTCGATACAGATGACGCCGAAGCTGATATCGATATGGAAGGATCAGGTGATATTGAGCCGGGTCCAGACTTTGGAGAATAATAAAAATGAAAGCAAAAGACCTCTTAGTCGAGTTTTATGATGAGTCAGCTACTGACGAATTCGGTTATATATCAAGTGCTGATGAGGACGAACTGGAGCCACTTAAGAAAGGTGATACTAGAAAGCGTCCTAAACTAACACTTAAGCACTTAAATAAGCTACGTAAGTTAAAGCAAGTTAAGCGTAAAGAGAAGATTAAACACTTAGATTTAGTTCAGAGAATGTACGGCAATAAGCCTGACATGGAATAAACTAGCATAAAATTTCTGGGTCACCTCCGCTAAATACTATACAAACTTCCGAAAAGGCGCCTTTTGGGTGCTTTTTCCCCCTTCATATTACAATTCCGTTAAATACGTATAGAATAAATATATTCTGACGAATTCAAGGAGATTTTACCATTATGTCAAAGAAACTAGAGCAGGTATTAGAATGCCTGATTAACGAAGAATCTGATCGTGCTAGTGAGTTACTTCATGACGTTATCGTTGAGAAGGCTCGTGGTCTATACCAAGAACTAGTGAACGAAGAAGATGATATGGAGTTAGAAGAAGAAGTCGTAGAGGAAGAAGAAGCAGTTGAAGAAGGTGAAGACTGTGATTCAGACGACGAAGAAGAGCTAAAAGAGTTTGCTGGAGACGAAGAAGACTTCGGTGGCGATATGGCTGACGACTTCGATAGCGAAATTGAAGCAGACATGACTGACGACGAAGGCGAATTCGACGCTGAAGAAAGCGACGAAGAAGAAGTTGAAGATCGTGTTGAGGACTTAGAAGCGGCATTAGCTGACTTACGTGCTGAGTTCGACGCTTTAATGGACGAAGAATTAGAAGAACCACACCACGACGCAGAAGACTTTGAAGTTGATGCTGACGACATGGACATGGAAGATGACATGGACGAAAGCATGATGGAAGCTACTAAGTTACAGGACAAAGTTGCTGAACCAAGCAATGTTGAAGGTGCTGATAACAAAGAAGCTCCATACACTAAAGCTCCAAGCAAGCGTTTAGACGGTGCGGATCCAGTTGATTTTGCTGGCGACGCAGAAGAGCAAGGTATGAAAGCTGAAAAAGGTTCAGACCACACTCCATCAGATAACATTGATGAAGAGCCAAGTGCTACACCAGCGGCTAAGCAAAGCGACAAAGCAGACGAAAAACACTCTTTATTCACTAAGGAGCCTAAGTAATAATGCGTCAGCTTTACGAGTACATGTCGTTTGATAAGGCACACGCCTTAGTTGAATCTGTTGAAGAGAATGGTGAAAAGCATACTTATATGAACGGTATCTTTATCCAAGCTGAGCAAAAGAATCAAAACGAACGTGTTTACCCGTTAAATGAAATTAGAACGGCCGTTACTTCTATTAACGAGAAGATTAAAAACGGCTTTTCAGTATTAGGTGAGTTAGATCACCCAGAAGAATTAACAATTAACCTAGACAGAGCATCACACATCATCACAGAAATGTGGATGGATGGCAACGACGGTTACGGAAAGCTAAAACTACTTGAAACACCAATGGGTAAGATAGCTGAAAGTATGCTTAAGTCAGGTGTTAAGTTAGGTGTTAGTTCGAGAGGTTCTGGAAACGTAGATGAGTCAGGTCACGTTAGCGATTTTGATATCGTTACTGTTGATATTGTAGCACAACCAAGTGCGCCAAATGCGTATCCTAGAGCCATTTATGAAAGTTTGTTTAATATGCGTGGCGGATCTGTCATTCACGAAACTGCGAAAGCGGCTAGTGAAGGAGATGTCATAGCATCTAAGCATTTACCAAACGAGATCGTTAAGTTCATTAACGATCTGAAACTTTAGGAGAACTTGCAATGACTAAAAAGTTTGAACAAATCTTGAGTGAGAGTGGCTTTGATAAAGAAGCTAAAGCTCAGATTCAAGAAGCTTGGGATAGCAAATTAGCAGAAGCAAAAGAAGTTCAAGCTTCAGAGCTACGTGAAGAATTTGCACAACGCTTTGAGCATGACAAATCAGTTCTTGTTGAATCTATTGATAGCTTTCTATCAAACAAGATTAAAGAAGAAATGAAAGAATTTGCCGCTGACCGTGAAAAGTTAATTGCTGAACGTATCCAATACAAGAACAACGTTAAGAAACATGCAGAAATGCTAAATAAATTCGTTACAGAAACTGTTGCCAAAGAAGTTAAAGAACTTCACGGTGATAAGGTTGCAATGAAGGAAAATGTTACTAAGCTGGAAAACTTTGTATTACAACAACTAGCTGAAGAAATCAAAGACTTCCATTCTGATAAGAAGGAATTGGTTGAACAGCGTGTTAAGTTAGTACGTGAAGGCAAAGCCCAACTTCAAGAAGCAAAGAAAGCGTTTATTGAACGTGCCTCTAAATTAGTAGAGACTACAATTAATAACACTTTACGCTCAGAAATTACACAGTTAAAAGAAGACATTACAGCCGCTCGTGAAAATGAGTTCGGTCGTAAGTTATTCGAAACATTCCGCAAAGAGTTCCTATCATCACACTTAAACGAAGGTACGGAAGTATCTAAGTTCAAGAAACAACTTGATGAGCAGAAAGCTCTTAACGAATCTCTAAAGTCTAAGTTAGCTGAAGGTAGAAAGCTACTTGAGTCTGCCCAGATTCAAGCTAAAGCCTCAAAAGACTTAGCCAATAGAAAAGAAATTATGTCTGAAATGTTACGTCCGCTAAACGCAAGTCAGCGCACTATCATGAAGGACTTATTAGAGTCAACTCAAACATCAAAACTTGAAGCGACTTTCAACAAGTATTTGCCAACTGTTCTAAACGAAACAGCTGAAACCAAAGCACAAGCTTCGAAAGAAACTTTAACTGAAGGTCAGCGTACTGTTAAGACAGGCGACAAAGTAGAAAAGGGCACAGCCCATGACAACTCAGATGTTGTCGAACTTGACCAGATCCGTAAATTGGCTGGTTTAAATTAATAAATTAAGGAGTTCATGAAAATGACTAAATTATTTGAATCTAACTGGGCAAAAACTAAAGAAGCACTTTTAGAAGGCGTTTCTGGTGCCCGTCGTCAATCTCTTGACGTTGTGTTTGAAAACACTAAATCACAAATGTTACGTGAATCTGCAAGTGCTGGTGCTACAGCGGCAGGTAACATTGCTACAATTAACAAGGTTATGCTACCACTTATTCGTCGTGTAATGCCAACGGTTATTGCTAACGAAATCATGGGTGTACAGCCAATGACTGGTCCAGTAGGCCAGATCCACACATTACGTACTCGTTACGCTGACACAGCTGACGGTGTTACTGCTGGTACTGAAGCACTATCTCCATTCGATATTGCTCGTGCTTACTCTGGTAACAACGTTGACGCTGATCCAGCGGCGGCAGGTACAGCGGCTCTAGAAGGTCGTCCAGGTAAGCGTATGTCTATCCAGATTCTAAAGGAAACTGTAGAAGCTAAGACACGTAAGCTATCTGCACGTTGGACTTTCGAAGCGGCACAAGATGCTAATGCTGTTCACGGTATTGACATCGAAGCAGAAATTATGCAAGCTCTAGCTCAAGAAATTACTGTTGAAATCGACCAAGAAATGTTAAACAACCTACGTTCACTTTCTGGTGCGGCTCCAGTAACTTATGACCAGGCGGCAGTTTCTGGTACAGCAACTTACGTTGGTGACGAACACGCGGCACTAGCTATCATGATTAACGAGCAGGCTAACTTAGTAGCGGCACGTACACGTCGTGGTGCGGCTAACTGGGCTGTTGTTTCTCCAACTGCTTTAACTATCCTACAGTCAGCGACTACTTCTAGCTTCGCACGTACTACTGAAGGTCAGTTCGAAGCTCCAACTAACACTAAGTTAGCTGGTACATTAAACAGCACTATGAAGATCTTCGTAGACCAGTACGCGGCTTCAGACGAAGCAGTACTATTAGGTTACAAAGGTACTACAGAAACAGACGCGGCGGCATTCTACTGCCCATACATTCCATTAATGAGCACAGGCCCAGTAATGGATCCACAGACATTCGAGCCAGTTGTTAGCTTCATGACACGTTATGGATACGTAGAGCTTACAAACAGCGCGAACTCTCTTGGTAACGCGGCTGATTACTTAAGCAAAGTCGGCATCGACGGCACAACTCTTACATTCTTCTAAGAACTGTTTAAGTTTATTGCTATTAAAAAGACTCGCTTTATGCGGGTCTTTTTTTGTGTCTATGATAAATACGTATAACACAGGTGCGAAGGTAATATGAACGAACGAGAACAAATTATAGAACTTATCAAACAAAAACCAAAACATGTAACACAAATTATTAAAAGAGATGATCGGTTATCGATGTATGTATCGGATAATAAAAGAGTTAGTTCGGCTATATACGCAGAAGAAGTGTATTCGGCTATATACCCAGAAACAACGAACATATGTCCTAATAATAACTTAAAAAAGTTTAAATCGATTAAAGCCGGTTATGCTTTTTGTGGCAGGGCAAACTCGTGCGAATGCGCTCGAAAGTCTGTGTCAGATAGTGTGTCGGCGAGTAAATCGAAATTTACAGATAACGATATATTAAATATTAACCGCAAACGAGAAGCAACCAATATAAAAAAATACGGAGTAAGCAATGTTGGACAGACAGCAAAAGCCAAAGCCAATCACCAAGCATATTACGCAGACGACAATAATGTGTCTAAAACTGTTAAACAAATCGAACAAACAAAATTAGATAATTGGGGCAATAAGCATTATAATAATAGTCAGCAAATATCCTCTACCTGGCGGCAAAAGTCAGATAACGAAAAACAAAGAATAACCAAACAACGATTAAAAACGTATGCTGATAAGTATGGAGATAAGTCACTTCACCTTCTTCAGTCTTGGTATGATAAATTATGTGATTTTTTCGAAACTCACTACGATGTCAGTATGCTAACAAGCAAAGAAGAATACGTGGGTGTAAGTAACCAACAATATTACGAGTTTAAGTGTAATAAATGCGAAGCAGAATTTACTACATACATAGATAATGGCCATCCGCCAATTTGTAAAAAATGTAATCCATCTCCTAAGTCTCAACCAGAACAAGATATACATGATTGGCTTGTAATGCATGGCATAGATCACGAGATGAACAACAAAACTATTTTAGATGGCAAAGAACTTGACATATACATACCGGAAAAAAATATAGCAATTGAATATTGCGGTCTATATTGGCATTCGGATTTTCATAGTAGGATTGACAAATGGTATCACTACGACAAATGGAAACAATGCCGAGACAAGAACATCCATCTTATAACTATATTCTCAGACCAATGGGTTCATAAGCGTGATATTGTACTTAAACGTCTTGAAACTAAATTAAAGATAAATGTTAAATCTATCGGGGCTCGGAAAACACGTATACGCGAACTAACGAACACAGAAGAAAAAGAATTCTTCTTATTTAATCACATACAAGGCTACAATCCAAGTAGAGTGGCTTATGGTTTAATAGAAAATGGCGAAATTGTAGCGGCCATGAGTTTTAAAAAGGTAAGATACCATAGCAAAGATTTATCAAAGGACGACTGGGAATTACTAAGGTTTGCTTCATGTAAAAATGTGCAAGGCGGTGCAAGTAAACTTTTTAGGCATTTTATTAAAACAGTCGCCCCTTCGAAAATAGTTAGTTATAGTGATAATGACTGGAATACAGGGGGATTATATGAACAACTAGGGTTTACGTTGTCGAGGATTAGTGGACCATCATACTGGTACGCCAATGTCAACGATGATATTAGGTATCATCGGTTTAATTTTAGGAAGAAGGACACCGACCCTGACATGCCAGAAAATCAACGTGTATTTGAATCGCATAAATATCTAAGGTTTTGGGATACAGGCAATACTCGTTGGATATGGCAAGCCAGTTAAATCTAACAAATTGTGATTAGTGTTTTCGAAACACTTCAGAGCTTAAGAAGTAAAATAATATGAAGCAGATCATGTATGAAAGGTATGGTGTGTGGAAGGCAGGCGCACATTCAACGCTTATTATCACATAAACGAAAGCGAGTAAGCCGCCTGATACTATGTTATCAGTGGAGCTTGCGATTAGGCCAGCTAACAGTATTAAAAGTATAATTTCCATACTATTATTTATATAAAAGTGGTCCTTCTAAAATGTCGACTAGTTCACAAATTTAAAAAATGTTATTGAATTGATAAATACGATATAATACGTTTAGGATTTCATTCTATGTCAAAAATAATAAAATTACAAGGCGCAACACCAACATATGAGATTAAATCATCTACTCCGGGTGGTGTTGTGGGATTCCAAGTTGGTGGCGACGCAGTCATTGACGGAAATCTAACAGTTCAAGGAACAACTACAACTATTGAATCAGAAACACTTTCTGTTGCTGACAATAGCATTCTTCTTAATAGCAACTTTTTAAGTGGCGCACCAACAGAAGATTCAGGTATTGAGGTTTCACGTGGTGATGAACCGAATGTTTTCTTACAGTGGAACGAGACTACTGATGCCTGGCAACTAACTGATAACACGGGTACATTCTATGATATTATACATCAGGGAGTCACTGGATCAGGCTCAGGATTAGATGCTGATACACTTGATGGTGTAGATAGTACTGAATTTGCGATTAAAGACATTAATGAAATAGTTTCTGGACGATGGACGTTTGATGCGTCACAAGGCTCAACACCATTGAATAGTACTTACATAGAACTAAATGGTATTGATAACTCAAATATTAACTTTGAAAATGCCGGGACATTGCGTATGCAGGCCAGCGCATCGGCAACTAATTTTGCGTTAAGAAGACATGATGTTACGGGAACATTTATAGAGTCAAATCTTGTTGTAAATCTTGACTCAGGTGTAATGACATTGGCGTCTGATGATACAATTATATTGGACACGCCAAGATTATTAGGAATAGCAGACCAAGATTTAACTATTATAGCAGGGTCTAACACTGTATTAAATGGCGACGGCTATGATCTAGTACTGAGACCAGGCGTAGCAAACGGAACAGGTAATGAAGGTAAAGTAGTTGTAGGTGGCTCAACACCTGAATTAACATCACTATCTAGCCTTGCGCTAACGGCTACAGGTGATTTAAGTATACAGGGTTTAGTGTACCCAAGCGCAGATGGAACATCGGGCCAAGCAATACTTACTGATGGTGCTGGCAACTTAACGTTTGGTTCTATTGATCTAGATGGTGTGTTAGCATCAGATCTACAAGGCCCTAACGAAATTATTAGAATGAATGCCGCTGGAACGGCATGGGAATATGTTGTAGATTTCCAGGAACTATCTCAAGATACAACACCACAACTAGGTGGCAACTTAGATGTTAACGGCAATAGTATTGTGGGTGATATTGTTCTTGACCCAACGACTAACATTGTTGTTGATGGTGGAATTAAAGCTACTGACGATACAGCACTCACAATTGGTGCGGGTAATTCGACAGGGACAGGTGCCGATTTAATCCTAGAGCCGGGTACAGGCACAACGGCTGACGGAAACGTAGTCATTGGCACACCATCTTCAGATACAGTAATTGAGGCGCCTTCAGGCAACTTAATATTTGATATACAGGACGGCTCAAGTGTTATTATTGGTGATAGCTCATCAGCTAGTCCACAACTAAGTCCAGACACAGGCGTTGATCTAACTGTTTCAGGTGGAGATAGCATAGCGCCTGATACTGCCGATGGCGGTGATTTAATACTTCGTGGTGGCATTTCAGACTTAGGCACACCAGGTAGAGTTGTTATTGACAGCGACGTAGTGTTTAATGGAAACGCACCCACTGGCACACCATACCCAATTAACTTTTTTATACATGACTTGTTCACAACTGGCGCCAACGCAAATGCGGTTATGTCAGGACACGGTGTTACTGATGATGCGACATTGTCAGCAACAGGCCATGTAGGCCAAGCGTTTATTGCTTCGGCCACAACATTTAGCTATATTATTAGACGTTTACGTGGGGCGACCTCAACTGACATAGGTACTATTGAATTCTCGGCTGGTAACGGAATAGCTACAAACTTTACTATCACGGATAGTACATTATTAGCAGGTGATGTGTTGTTGATTGTCAATCCACCAACCCCGGATTCTAACATAGATCACATCACTATCACGCTTAAATCTACTACATCGTGATAAATACATAGAACATTATATTTAATTAATTTTTTATAGGAGAATATTAAAATGGCATTAGTAGTACCAAATTCAGCAGAAGGCTTTATCTTAGGCTACATTGTTGGAACTGATACACCAGAAGCATTAACTATTCGTTTATTTGGAAACGATTACACACCAACTGAAATTGACACAGTAGCGGCTTACACTGAAGTTACTGGCGGTGGTTATGCGGGAATTAGCTTAAGTTCACTTAACTGGACTATTACTGACGGCGATCCTTCACTAGCAGAGCATACTCAGGTTTCATGGACATTTGACGCAACTGCGGCATCTGTAGGTAACGTTTACGGTTACTATGTAACTCGTGATACTTCTAGTGATTTAGTATGGGCTGAGCGTTTCACAAACGGTCCTTACAACATCCAGACTGAAAACGATCAAATCAGAATTACACCACGTCTAACTGCTAACTAAGGAGTAGATTATGTCTAAGGACTTTAAATCTACCGTAGATCAGACCGTGGCACGTAAGGTTGCAGAAAAATCTGCAATCGTAGAAGCTGAAAAGAAAGCTGTTCGAGAACAAGAGCAAATGGCTCAAATTACCGAACAGTTTTCTAACACCTTCATGGTCGAGAAAGTTGTTCACAAGATTAAAGAGCAAATGGCAGAAGATTTTCGTCAAGAGCTTGAAGAGGGACTTGCTGTTCAGATTGCAGAGTCAGTTCGTGAAGAAGTGACTGAGCAAGTTCGAGGTGAACTAAAGCAACAGTTAGACGAAAGAGTTCTTGAGTCTAACTTATTACTCATTAAAGCTATAAAAGCATTATCGGATAAAATTGAGAGTGTTAACGAAAGCTTAAATGTCGAAGTACCAACGCCAGTGGTTCATATGAACATGCCAACGATTACACGTAAAGTTAATCGTGGTGACAACGGTTTAGTTGAAAGTATTACGGAAGAATTTGACAATAACAATAGCGAGGAGTAATAAATGGCTGACAATACTCAGTTAAATGAAAACTCAACGCCAGGGGATATTATCGCTACCGATGACATCGGTGGGGTTAAACACCAGCGTGTAAAAGTACAGTATGGTCCAGACGGCAGTGCGACTGACGTTACAGAGACTACTCCCCTTCCAGTTACAGTAACTAACCAAGATGACGGTCCAATCGAAATTACAATTGTTGAGACACCAAACCCAACAACTGTACCAGTTGATGTATACGGTGAGATCATTGGAAATGCGTATACAACTGCGAATGTCGACGGTTTTGACGTTTGGCGTGGTGGTGAATTAACACCTGCACCGTCTATTGCTAATATTCAAAGAATTCCATTGCCAGCAAGTGCTGGTGAGCAGATGGAAATTGTTTCTGAAAGCGGATCAAACTCAGCGGCCGGCACAGGCATAAGAACACTGCGTATCGTATACCTGGATCCAGCGGGAAATGAGTTATTTGAAGATATTACTTTAAACGGAACTACACCAGTAACATCTACGGCCACTGATATCGCTTTTGTTCAGAACTTATTCGCATTAACAGTTGGCACGAACGGGTCAGCAACCGGCCATATTAAAGTGCGTAGAGTTGGCACAACCAACTTAGTATTTAATATGATTGCCGCAGGTGATAACAGCTCAGGCATTTCACAATATAAAGTTCCAGCGGGCAAGACACTTGTCCTAAAAAGCTGGAATGCGTCGGAAGCATTTAGTCGACGAGTAACTTATCGTGTACGTTCAACTGATGAGAGCGGAATATTAGTTCCAGATGTATTCATTTCAAAAGGATCTGTAGCATTGGACAATATTACATCAGGGTCACTTGTACTTAACGCAAGAATCCCACCACTGTCTGTTGTTAAAGTTACCGGATTTGGTGACCAGATTGACTGGGGTGGCTCAGTTTCGTGGTATGGCGAACTCATAGATAACCCATAGTGAGGTAAGACATGCCATTGCTCTTACCCTTACGCCTTAACATTGATGGAGAAGCGCCGGATATTGTATTTGGCGGACATTCTAACGACTATCAAATATTTGCAGGCGAAGAAATAGTATTTGGCGGTGAAGCTGAAACGGGCTTCTCTCAAGGCTACATTCCAAATCCAAACGGCACAGACGAAGACATAGTCTTCGGAGTGTGTATAGAACCATCAGTTGCTTTTGAGAACATAGCAACAGCGACTGGTATATCTGTTACGGCAAATATAGGCACTCCAAAGACTAAAAGATTAGTCGTAATCGCTCTTAGCGATGAAGGGGCATATCCTGAAGAGTTCCAAGGCGATGTATTTGTGGACGGCAAACTTGCTACGCGAATCGCGGTAGCACAAAACACTGCCGGTTTACAAAACCACCAAGAAATGTTTGCTATTCACGAGGATCAACTTGGCACATCATCAGGGACAGTTAATGTAACATATACGGGTGGCAATGCAGGCTGGGGCATAAGAGCAATGCTATACACTGGTATTAAGAGTGTTATTCCTTTTGATGTTGGGATTGATAATACAAACATAGGACCGGATTTAGTAACAACAACACTTGATACTCCACCCGGCGGTTTATTAGTTTACGGTGTTAGTAATGGTTGGGAATTTGAAACTATTGAGTATCCTGCGCCAATAAATAAGAGAAATATTGGCCTTAACGATCCACCAGATTCAGTAAAATTTACGATAGGTGACGTAATTGGAACACCTGACGAAACAGACGCAGTGTATACGGCCGATCCAGGACCTCAATTACGCAGTACAGGCATTGCCGCGTCTTGGGAAAGAGCTAATTGTGATGCTACGGGCTCACCCTCGTTTACAGTCAATATTAATACTCCACCATCAGCCGCAGATCTTTTTGTACGCTTTACTAGAACAGATAACTCAACAACAGGAACGGCTGACCGTGTACCTAACAACGGTGGCGTTCACATATTAAAGCTAGACCCATCTGACAATTACGGTCGATATACAGCCTCAGCGCAAGGTCTTATCACAGCAACCGAATCAGACATGGTTCTTGACACAACTATTGAGCAAGATCCTGGTATTACACGAGTAGGAAATTCAGTAACATTAGCCAACACAGGACGTTACTTAGTTCATTATGAAATGGACTTACAGCATTCTTCAGCAAATGATAGAACAGATGCCACAGCGTTTATTGAAGCAAACGGTACAAGAATAGATGGCACTAGATCTTATGCGTATATGCGTGGCCTTGATGGCACTAATGACGGCGCATTAACATGGACAGGCATAATTGATATAAATGCTGGAGATTCAATTACAGTACGACATCAAAAAACTGATGGGCAAGATTCAACAATTAACCCATCTACCACATTCTTGCAGATTTGGGAAATACCTGCCAACGGTGACGAAGTAATAATGGAAGCCACTACCGGCGATTTCAATGCTAATGGCATATTTACATACGACACGTTACCGCATATAGACACTGACTCATTTACAGCTACCGCCGGTGGCAATAGCATTACAGTTGATCAGCAAGATCACGTACTATCGTTCGCTACAATGGGTAGATCTACTCAAACAGCACCACGAGCATATCCAGAAGTACGTTTTGTTCTTGATGGAACAACACTTGACTACATGTCGGCCGGTGTATACGAACGTGATTCTGGCGGCCAAGCTCTTGCTAATAATGTTGCCGGTATTATTCCTTCAGTTGACGCTAATGGTGTTATACAGGTAGAAACTACACAAGCATCAGGACAAGGTGGTACAGTAACTAATACTGAAGGACAGTTTGCGTTACTATCGTTAGAGTCTGTATTTGGACCTTATACATATCCACCAACAGCAACATCAAATAGTAGTATTGGTGACTTTTTAATACTTAGTAATAATGGGTTGTCAGACGCACTAGGTACTGCCGGAACACTAGATCCGAATTGGGATACAGTGGTAGCACAACAAGGTTCGGTAGGATCATACAACAACGGAAAATTTTCTCTAAGACCAGGCAAATATTTAATAATGTATTCAGAGAAGTTTGCGACTCTAAATACGACAAACAATGAACGTTTTGAAATACAAGGTGAGATAGTTCAAGACGGTGTTGGTGTCATAGGTGGACGTGGATCAGACTATATACGCAAATCTTCTGGACAACAATCATGTATAGTGTCTGGTGCGATGATTGTGGATATTCCTGGTGAAGATCTACCTGACGACATAATATTTAATGGCGAAGCGGAAACTTCTAATGCTGAAATATTTGATTACGACCCAGTGACAGACAGCATAATATTTAACGGCGATTCCGGTAACGATACAGAGATTTCTATAGGCTATGATCCAGTAACTGATCCAAATGATAATTTAATTTTCAACGGCTCGGCAGAAACAGGGTTCGACCAGATCTATGTACCAAATCCAAATGGCACTGACATAGATATTGTATTTAATGGCACAGCAGTCGTTACATTTGTTGATACATTTGAATATGAACCACATCCAGGTGATGTAAACATTGTGTTTGGTGGCGATGCTGATGACACAGGCGTGTCATTCGACTTTAATCCTAATCCAAATGGTACTGATGTTGACATTGTGTTTGATGGAAACGCAGGTGATGATGTAGAAGTAACGTTTATTTACAATACAAATCCAGATGGAACAGATGAAGACTTAATATTTAACGGCAGTGCTGGTGATGATGTGGAAGTAACATTCACATATAACCCAAATCCAGATGGAACAGATGAAGACTTAATATTTAACGGCAATGCTGGTGATGATGTTAGCGTATCATTTGGATATTTGCCTAATCCGAGTGATAATGTTGTAGATATAGTATTTGATGGCAACGCAGGTGATGACGTTGGTATTACTGTTAATATTAATCCAGAAACAGATGCTGGCGGCGATTTAATATTTAATGGCAATGCTGGTGATGATGTAGAAGTAACCTTTACCTATAATCCAAACGAAGATGGAACAGATGAAGATGTTGTGTTTAACGGCAACTCAGGTGATGATGTTGGTCGTGACTTTGCTTACATTCCAAACCCACAAGGCTTTGACACTGACATTGTATTTGATGGCGGTAGTTCAGAAACAGGATTCACACAAAATTATAACCCAGAATTCATACTTGGTAGAGATGATGACATTGAATTTGGTGGTGAAGCAGTAGTAGTTGTCGCAGAAGCATTTGAATGGATACCAAACCCAGTAGACAATAATATTATATTTGATGGTAACTCTGGTGATGATGTTGGCATTGAGTTAGGATTTGATTCTAATCCAGATGGGACAATTGTTGATCTAGTATTTAATGGAACAGCGATAACAGAATTTACAGTTAATGTTGATGTTAACCCAGACGGTACAGATGAAGACCTAATATTCAACGGTAACTCAGGTGATGATGTTGGAGTAACATTCACTGTACTGCCTAATGATGGCGATACAAACGTTACTGACATCGTATTCAATAGCGACACTGACGATACAGGTATAACATTTAACTATATTCCAAATCCATTTGATGCAGATATTGATATATTATTTGCAGGTGCTGGCATCCAAGTAGTTACACGAGTCTATGATACGAATCCAAATGGCACAGACGAAAACATCGTTTTTGATGGCAACTCCGGTGACGACGTTAATATTGAATTAGGGTACATTCCAAATCCAGATTCTACAGATGAAGACATTGTATTCAATAGTAATACTGACGATACAGGAATTACGTTTAACTATATTCCAAACCCAACTGACAATGATGTTAATATCGTGTTTGCAGGTAATGCGAGTCTCGATACAGAAGTAAGTTTGGGATATACACCAAACCCAACTGGAAGCGATCTTGATATAGTATTCAACGGAGAGGCGATAGTCTCGAATTCAGAAGTTAATGAATGGATACCACATCCGGGTGACATAAACATCGTGTTTAATGATCACGCCATAACAGGATTTGACCAGAACTATATTCCAAATCCAAATGGCACAGATGAAGATTTAATATTCAATGGTAATGCAGGTGATGATGTTGAAGTAACATTCACATATAATCCAAACGAAGATGGCACAGATGTTGACATCATATTTGATGGAAATGCCGGCGATGACACTGGAATTACAATAAATATTGACCCAGAAACAGGTGCTGGCGGTGACCTAATATTTAACGGTAATGCATCTGATGACGTAGAGATAAGCTTAGGATACTTGCCAAACAATGGCAATACTAACGTTGTTGATCTATTATTTAACGATCACGCCGTAACAGGATTTGACCAGAACTATATTCCAAATCCAGACGGCACAGATGAAGATCTAATATTTAACGGCAATACTGACGATACAAACGTTATAATTAATATTGATCCTGAAAACGACAACAACGGTGACTTAGTATTTAACGGCAACGCAGGTGATGATGTAGGCGTAGAGCTCGGATACATCCCTAATCCAGATGGTACAGATGTAGATGTTGTCTTTAACAGTAATACTGACGATACAGGAATTACGTTTAACTATATTCCGAATGCTGATGGTACCGATGAAGACCTAGTATTCAACGGTGAAGCAATTGTCACATTTGTTAATGTGTACATTTACGAATCACATCCAGGCGTTAACAGTATTCTGTTTAACGGCAATGCTGGAGATGATGTTGGTATTGAATTAGGGTATAACCCTAATCCAAATGGTACAGATGAAGACCTAATCTTTAACGGACATGCTGATACACCATTTGTTGTTAACGTTGATCCGGATACTGACGCTAACGGTGATTTGATATTTAATGGCAACGCTAGTGATGACGTCGAAGTAACATACAATGTATTGCCTAATGATGGTGACACAAATATCACTGACCTTGTCTTTAATAGTAACACTGACGATACAGGAATTACGTTTAATTATGTTCCAAATGCAGATGGCACAACTACTGACATCTTATTTGATGGCAGTACATCGGACATTAGTTTCGATTTCGGATGGACACCAGACCCATTTGATGAAAACATAATATTCGACGGTGACCCTACGTTTGGGTTTACACAAAATTATATTCCAAACCCATCGCTTGGACAGACTGACATTAGGTTCCTTGGCACTGCTATTGTGGAAGTTGACATCGCTGAGAATAACATATTCGAGTACATCCCTAATCCTACTGGAAATGATGTTGATATAATATTTAACGGTGAAGCGCAAGTATACACTAACTACTTGCCTAACCCTGACTTAGATATTATTGACATTGAATTTGATGGTGATGCAGAAGTCACAGTATGCTGGACGGTGGAACCAGAAAACGACAACAACGGTGATTTAGTATTTAACGGTAACGCTGATACTGATTTCGATGACACATTTGAATATATTCCAAATCCAGATGGCACTACTGTTGACATAGTATTTGATGGTGATGGAACTGCCTCATTCTGCATTAATGTCGATCCTAACCCAGATGGAACAGATGTAGATATAATATTTAACGGCCATGCGGATGTGGTTGCTGATATCACATATGTTCCGAATCCAGACGGTACGGATGAAGACATAATATTTAACGGTCATGCTGACACTTCATTTGGCGATGAGAAAGGCGGACGTGGTGTTAACAAGACAGGTGCAACTAAGTCACCAGCACGTAGAGCAAGAACTCAAAGAATACTTGTACAGCACGAACCATCATTAATGAGAGCAGACGCAAAGGTTGGTTTTGCTGGACACGCCGATGCCCAGTTCTACTCAGCGACATGGTCACCATTAGCTCACCCAGATATGGTGGAGAGCAAATTCTCACTGATCAATACATTAGACGCTCCAAAGAAATCTCTACAGCTTACGGAATCAACTGAAGAGAAGAAGAAACCAAAAGTTGAACTACTGCCGGCAGTATATGATTATGAAGGCAACGCAAAAATTGAAATAGATTTAGATGGTGAGTCAGACGTAGAACACTATGACCACCATAAATATTTGGAAAATGAAGATGAAAAGATTATTGAATCACTGTTGAATGAACAAACAAGGATGTTTAGCTATATAATATTCAATAAACCAGAAGTCAAATAACAGTGCTAATAAGACTGATAAATAGATAAAACAATAAGGACGAAACATGGCAACCCAACAAGGAACGGTATTATTTAAAAACAAAAGTATTGAAATGCTTGAATGTAAAATTCAGGCTGTCAACACTGCGACTGCCGTCCTATCTTGGGATGGAGTTGGGTCAAACAACGATGGCGATGGGTTTTATAGCGCAACCTGTGTATTAGTTGACAGCACAACGATCCAGGTTTTTCGTAGAGCAGATTCCGAGCAAGTGTTAGTACATTGGGAGATAACTGACTAATGAGCAATTTTTATGTAAAAGTGAACTCTAACAGAATTGTTGTCGCAGTGATGGACCTGGGTGCTGAGTACACGAAAAATAATTATTACCCGATTGATGAGTACAACACAGACTTGTTAGGAACTCAACTTGCACCAGGAATCTTACCTGGAACTCCAGTGACTATAGGTGATTTTGAAGAAAACCCCGATATTGCTGATGTCGATAATGATGGCATTTCTGTACTTAGTTCAGGCACAAGCTCATGCTGTTTATGGTTTCCTGAAACAATAGTTAAAACATACAACGTCAATCTTAAGGGCAACAGGATGACGGTCTATAATACTGACAGTAGCTCATTTTGGTCTTATTTTGCTTATGGCGGAACATATGAATATTGGGACGCTACTACGAGGTATTTCACAAATAATACCTCAAATCAAACTATCGTTGATATTGAAGGTCAAGGAGTTTTGACAAACGTTATTTGTCCAGTGCCCAATTCATGGAACAGTACCGTTACGGTGATTGTAACTGTTGATGGGGTAGAGAACGTATTTGTGTCTAGATCTAACGATACAGTAAGTAGATACTGTTTGGGATTCTTAGCACCAGAGTATGACAGTAGTGACGATGATGACGATCACATACAATATCCGTCAGCAAACTGGAGAGAAGAAGACAGGGAAATGTTTGTGTTAATACCACCGACTGCTTTGTCACGAGGGCGTTCAGGAATTAAATTCAATTCAAGCTTAAAAGTTGACGTAAAAAGTAGCAGTGGTTGGCAATATGGTAATGATAGCATCGGCGGTGTATCATACCTAACATACATTCCGTTTGGATTATAGGATTAAAATATGACATTTTATGTACAACTAGACGCAGATGATACAGTTAATGCGGTTTTGGACTTAGACGGCACTGTCAGTGATCCTAGTCTTTATCCAATTGCTTCTTTTAATTTGAGTTACTTAGGATTAAAATACACTGGCAGTGGAGATAACACTCAACAAGTAAATTTAGATGATTTTGAAAGTGCGCCCGGCACCCCGTTTGATCCCACTGATCCAGACAATCCAAATTCACCAGTTTCCACTGGAAAATGCTTGAAATTTCCTGAAACAATCGTTAATAACGAAAATTTGAATCTTAAAGGCAATAAGATGGCTAGTTATAATACTGACGATAATAGCTTCTGGTCTTATTTTGGTGCAGGCGGGACTTACGAATACTGGGATTCCACAGTGTATTATGCGTATGATAACTACGAAGATCAGACGATTGTGGAACTCGAAGGCTCTGGTATTTTAACTAATGTGATCTGCCCATCGCCGAAGTCAAACAATAGCACGGTGACAGTAACGATAACGCTTGATGGGGTGGAGTATATGTTTACGTCACGAGAAAATGATGCTAATCGTAGATATTGTCTGGGATACTTAGCGCCAGATTACGATGGTAACGAAAACAACGATGATGATGATACGAGGATAGAATACCCGGCTTCGAATTGGAAAGAAGTTGATAGGGAAATGTTTGTATTGATTCCGCCAACAGCATTACAGCGTGGCCAATCAGGATTAAAATTTAAAGAGAGTATGAAAGTTCAGATAAGGAGCAGTTCAGGCTGGTCGAGATCGGGACGTGATGAATTTTCCGGCGCATCCTATCTAACATACATACCATTTGGAGTATAAATTATGACAATAATAGTATTAAACCCAGCAACGAAGGAACCATTGGACCCTCAACGTACGCCAGTGAATGGTGATCTAGTTGAAGAAATCATGCCTGGCGGTATGAAAAAACGATATACATTTTTAGATTTAGTAGAGCCAGAGCCGATTCCAATTAGAATTATTTCAGTGAGATCTTTTCTAAATAGATTTACTTTACCAGAAAGAATTGCCTTACGAACAGCGGTGGGTGTAGATCCAATTGTAGAAGACTTAATGGAAAGTTTAAAACTTGCGGCATTCATTGATTTGGATGATCCAATTATCCCGCCAGGCTTAGGCTACATTGCTGGTATGTCACAAGCACCAGATCCAGTAATCGCCCAACCCATAATTTCGCCAACACGCATACCAGAATTATTAGTGGACGGTGAAGAATACGAAGAATATACAGGCTTCCGTTAAAATTTATTTTAAGTAACGGTCTGTTGTTTCAGTCATTAATAAGAAAACCTCTTTGTAGTGAAGTAGGTTTTCTTTTACGTTATTGAGTACTGATAGTTCTCTTTCGATGTGTTTATTTGAAACTTGGTGAAGGTGCCTTTGTTGGAAACGACTGATTGAAGCGTAGTCATAATCAATGGCTTTGATTAAGGCATTAAACCAATCTGAATCTTTGAATAATTTCAGTATCCAGCGGTGGGTAGCATTGCTTTTGTTGAAGTAAAATAATGTTTTCTGTAATTCGTTATATAATGCTGTGACTGGATTGATCCCTTTTCTATATTTTGACATGACTGTTGGGAACATAAATAATGATGATTGTGTTTGGAACCCTGATGTTAGGAGTTCTAAGTCTTGATTAAAGTCATTGATGAGATTTGTCTTTCTATTTTTCTTTTCTTCTCTAAGACCATTTAGTGTTGCCTGATAACCAACATATTTTTTTGAATAGGAAGGGAGATTGCCCTCAATGACTAACGGCAAATTCTTGTGTATGTGGCCGTGCGTCTCTGTATAACGCAAATAAGCCGCAATACGTGCTTTGTTGAAATTTATTATCTTGCTCATTTATGTTGTTCAATTATTAATTGTAGTTTTTCATAAGCTTTGGCAGTACAAAAACTTTTCCTCGCACCAACGTGCATCGGCTTAGGCCACAACCCTAATTTAATCCATGCGTATCCTATATTTTCAGAATTTAAAATTGGTGTAAATTCTTCGTCGACAATACATATAAAGGTATAATACTTAAACATTTTGTCTCGACTTTCATAGATATCGAATGGATAAAACCTTTCTATATCTGGCACATTGCCCATCTCTTCAGACATTTCACGTAGCAGACAATCCTTGGGATTCTCGCCATTTTCGTGCATCCCGCCCCATATGCTCCAGTGCATACTGTGTGTTTTGTGTGGGGCTCTTAGAGAAAGCATTACCCTTTCTGTCTTAGGACATAAGATCAATGCCCCCGAGCCAGTCTTTTGTGCCTTCATAATAATATTTACCGGAGGTTAAAGTGGTTTGTTAGGTAATGCGAAGAAAAGCGTTTATTTTGAACTGTATAGACGCCAATAACCCGGATTAAATTCACCTAAATAAGTGAATATCCATTCACCGTTCACATATTTATAGTGTTGCATGTTGAATGAATTAACTGTATAAGCGATGTCATTCTGGGTAGCGGCTTCAAATACAACTTGCCATTGGGCACCGTTATATTGGATGATATCATTAGGATAAGCTCGCAACGCACCCCAAGCGCCTGATGTGACATCAATAGCAGGTTCTTCACCGTTACTTGTATCTGATGTTATTAAATAACGCTGACCAGTAATCGCCCCTGGAAGTTCATTACCTGGTGAGCGTTTAACTGGATTGACAATTCTGTTGATAGGACTAATGCCAGCAGTAGTGCCAGGCACAGTGTCTTGGTCAATGGCAACTTTAACAACATCTGGTTCATTAGTTAGATCAATTTGACCAATAATGTCTCCATCTTCAGATTCAATATCATTATCAGTTTTAATATATAAATCGGTAAACTCGATGTCTAGGCCATATGTTTCAGTTAATAGTGAATTCCAATCAGGAGTTTCATCAGGATCATTACTTATAAGTTTAGCAACAACATCCTGCCCTTCATATCCAACTTCTAACTTATAATCGCCTGGCGTAACAATTAATCGATCTAATTCGTTGAAACAGCCCAGTGGATCTTCTAATGTTAAATCAATCTCACGATCACTTAAATCATTAATTTCAACTATGTTGGTTACAACTTGTTCAATCCATTGCTTACTCTTTAACTTGGCCGGTGGATTTAGCCATATAGGTGCTTCGAATGTTAGTGATGTAATTTCACGATCAGTAACAGAGCCTTGCGGAATACTTCTAGAAGACCACTGTGTGTTTGTTAGTTGTAACTCAAATATATTTGTCCAATCATAAGCGTTATCATTTTGTTGTAACGTTAGTGCATCATTGAACCAGACTAAAATTTGTTCCAATAATTGTAGCTTAGTCGTTGTTGACGTAGTCCAAATGTCTAATTGGAATGTTAACTTATATGGCACTGGCATGTAACGCTGTAGGGTATACATGTTGCCTGCTTCAGTTCCGTAACCAGTGTCTTTATCGTAGTTTCTTTCAACAATATTTTTTGTATCGTTAAACATTGGGTCACGTCTGCGACCAGGATCCATTTCAATATCTCTAATCCATGCGCTCATCATAGGCGATGGCATAACAACGTTTTCACTATTTTCACGTAAAATACTTGCTACCATACGGTTTGGATCACCGTACATAATTGGCACACGTTCAGTAACAAGAGCACCGCCACGAGTTTCCTGGTAGCTTAGGTCAGCAAATACACGAATGAACTGTAGTAAGTAACGTCTAATCTGTTGGTCGTAGAAAAAATCCATGATATCCTTTTTCGATAAATATAACAATACTATTTATCACAAAGAGAGACTATATGGATCAAGACCACGAATACTGGCAGAATTTGGAATACCCAAAGAAGCCAAATCCTACTGAAGTGGAATTATTTACGGAATATTCTTTTGGTAGTGTGTTATTACTTGGGGAAACCAAGGCCCTTCAACCCCATTGTACTGAAGCTGTGGATATGTTTCCATCAGGTTTTGCTTATCAGGGTGATTGGTTTAGATTAGACAAACACTACAACACAATCATAGGCGACGGTGTCATTAATATTACCGGGATGGATCTAGTAGATGCTCTAAAATCAAAATGTGATAGACTAATCGTTAGAGTGTTTGGCCCAGAGCTTGAGCACAAGTATCCCTGGAAATATGCCAAATATTTTCCTGATACTTTTCCAGGAGCGTTAGATGTGTTCGAAACGCAACTGGGCTGTAGATTCGTTATCTGGGATTTTACTCGTCCTTAGGACGTACAACTTTACTTAGTGCGACTTTTTCATCAGTTAACGTGCCATCAGTATTCTTGGTGATGTTGTCGTTATTGATGAATGTATCAATTGATTTGTTAGTGCCAGTCCATTCCACACGTCTGTCTTTTTCAACATTACGGAAACAAGATCCTTCCTTACGGAATAAACGGTAAGGGTCAAAGTCAGTGCGTAGGAAATACTCGCCATCCTGTAAATCTTCAGGGAACGCATCACCTTCACCAGCTAATGGGCAACCATTGTCTGGTATAACATCATCACCCTTCCAGAATACACCAGGAGACCCATCTTCCATTACACCGATGTAGTAATGTTCTGCTTGGAAATACACAGGATCATAAGGAACATTCTCAGCGGCTTCTTCAATAATACCATCTGTGATTTCCTGTTGCTTACACCACGTGCTTAGTTCGTTACGAATGTCGCCTTCTTCACTGCCATCACCAATAATGTCACGGAACTCTGTGCTATCTGAAATAAGTTTTAAACGAACACGCCAGAAATGCGACCACCAACGTGGACCATATCCCTGTCCATAGTTAGCGGCATCTTCAACGACATAGTAACGATTTACAGCACCGCGTTCTTCGTCTAGAGGGTAAAGCTCACGTAAGTGTGGCAGTTCAATAACATCGCCTGACATAATCTTACGTCCTAAGCGATCAACCATATTGGATAGATGGAAAACAAGTTGAAGTGTATCATCAGAAAACATCAAGCCAAATTGCGTAAGATCAAAATCTCTATCACTTGGATCATAGTGGCCACGTAGCTCGTAAATTTCATCATCATAGTTACGTTCACGATTTTCTAAAAACAGTACGTCTTGTATTGTCGTTTCAGTAACATCACGTGTATCACCATCTTCTAACTTTGGTCCTACATATTTATGGACATAGCATCCAGTAGCACCGAGGTCAGTAACCTCACCTGCGATTTGGTCTATGAATTTATAATCGTTAGTCTTGTATGGTGACCATAAACTGATCTTTGGCATAGCGTTTTCCTTTAAAATATAACAGTATTTATCACGGCCATAAACTTTCCTATAATACAGTTATCCTGATAAATAAGAATAAAGTACGTAACCATAGACTAGTAGCGTTCGTTGCTAGACGGGTCTCAAAGGCTCGAACGTTGGAGAAAAAAATTAAATGGCTGTAACATTAAACGCAAAGGCAACTTCGTTTCCTAGTTTCACGATAGGTAAGAAGGGCGTCACTTTATTTCAGGGAGATTCTACTCCTGCTTCACCAAACGCTGGTGACTTTTGGTTCCAACCGACCGCAGGAAGAATTCAAACATACACTGGAACTGAATGGGCAAGTCTAGCAAGCGAATCGTTTACACTAATCACATCAGCACATACAGCCACATCAGGTGAGCGATTAGCAGTTGACACTTCTGGTGGCGCATTTACTATTACTCTCCCAGCATCACCAAGTGCTGGTGACATTGTTGAGTTCGTTGACAACGGCAATTTTGCTTCCAACAATCTTACTATAGATCGCAATGGCAGTAACATCGATGGCACGGCAGATGACCTCGTGGTGTCAGACAACAATACCCATTTTTGGTTACAGTATAAAGACGGCACGACAGGATGGGAAGTATTTGGTGTAGTAGGCGTAGTAACGTCTGGCGGCGATTCGTCAACAACGTCCACTACGTCATACTCAGGTGGTGGAACGTTGGCATTAGGCCCAGTGATATTGTTGACCGATAGCTTAACATACACTCTACCATCAGCTGATAGTGTGTCAAATGGAGAATCAATGTTAATTGAACTGCCTTCAACATATAGTAGTTCAACACCTACGGTACAACGTGCGGGAACAGATTTAATACGATATAGCGGTGGTACAGATACATCATACCAGTATACAAATGGCGCCCAATCAGTAAGATTTATATCGAATGGAACAGATGAGTGGATGATATAAGATGAAAAGTTTAAGGGATACATTAAATATTACAGTAGGCGGTGGAACAGCACAATTCAATATGCTTAGAACAATGGCGTTAATTGAAGATGGTGTTGTGACCAATAAAATTAAAGCTGACCCCATTCAACTTCCAGATTGGGTTGACGTAACAGACATTGAGTGTGGTATAGGATGGATAGCTAATGAAGATGGAAGCTTTACCAAGCCTCCAATCAGAGTACTAGCAGTACAATCATTCTTACAGAGATTTACTCAAGCAGAACGTATCGCTATTCGTAACTCTACAGATGATATAGTTGTTGATTTATATGAATTAATTAAAGTGTCTACATACATTAATTTGGATGATCCGAATATTGGACCGGGTCTTTTATATATTTCAGGACAAACAGATCCTGCGATAACATCGCCAATAATTGATCCATTAAGAATACCAGATTTAATGGCAGATGGAACTGACGAGGAAGCTCACAACGGTATACTGTAATGCTAAATATAACTATAAAAATGGAGAATACTTTTAATGCCAATTAATTCTTTTGACGCATTTCCAATTAATGCTTCTCAGTTAACCGGTACTGACAAATGGCAAGACGGTGATAACTGGGATATCATTCCACTGGTCGATTCTTCAGGCACAGCGCACATTGGATTAAGACTAGACTTCCATAACGAAGATTCAAAAACCATTGCTACTGATGCTTATGACTGGAGAATTACTGCTGGCATTGATAATGCTCCCCTAAAATTCATTAATGACGCTGGCACTGAAGTATTTGAATTTGGTAACGACGGCAATCTAACGATGTCAGGCGACACCATTTCTATTAATGGTGGCACAACTGATATACAACTTACTGCCAATAAAACTATTGATTGGACACTAGCAAGCCAGGGCACTATTGATGCTACTAACCTACCGGCCATCGCTATAAGTGAAGTGTTTACTGTGGCCAGTGAAGCGGCACAAATAGCACTAACAGCCCAATCAGGTGATGTAGCAATACGTACTGATTTAAATAAATCTTATGTTCACAATGGCGGCTCTGCTGGCACAATTGCTGACTGGTCAGAACTATTAACTCCGACTGATGCCGTATTAAGTGTTGATGGACAAACAGGCGCAGTTAGTCTGTCAGGCACATATGCGCCACTAAGCCACACTCACGTTATTGGTGACATAACAAATTTACAAACAACATTAGATAGCAAATATGACTCAAGTAACTTTGTGGCAGGTACAGATTACCAGACGCCACTAAGTAATGTTGCTTTCACTAACGTAGCAAATACATTTGTGTCCGATCAGTTAATACAAGGCACAATAAGAACACCACTGACGTTAGAAAGAACAAGTTCACAAGAAAATATTAATATTGAATATAAAGGCCCAACTAATTCTTATTACGCAGGTTTCACAACAGGTGGTGTATTTAAAGTTGGCGATACAGACTTGTTGGCTACTGGTGGCGACACAGTATTAACTGATGCGAACTTTGTTGCCGGTACTGATTATCAAGCACCATTAAGTAATGTGGCTTTTACGAATGTAGATAATAACTTTACTACTACACAAACTTTACCACAAACACCAACAACTTCTGGATTAAATGTAGGCTCGTTTAATGTCCAAAGTGTAGGAAACACTAACGGTTTTGTTGGTAATAATGGTTATTGGGATGGCACTGACTGGATTCTTAAAGAAAATGGTTCGAGCGCATTGCTCCAATTTATTAATGACAGAATATCATTAAGGTCTACTCCATCTGGTACATCAGGTGGTTCTGTATCTATTACTACATTGATGGATTTAAGTATTACTGACGGAGTTAAAGTTTATGATAATTTTACTCCAGATACAGATTCTTCGTATGACATAGGTACGTCTACTCTTAAATTTAAAGATTTATATGTAGATAATATTGATAATCCAATATTAAGTGCGTATCGAGTAGCACAGACAGCTGACCCAGATGAAGGGTCAGTTCTTAAATACCCAGCCGCAACAACTGTAAGCACAGGAAGTTCTTCAAACGACATTGTTATTGATTTGCCAGTATCAGGAAATAATGTTTTTATTAGTTTAGTTCTGGTTATACAAGATAGTTATGGCCCAAGAACTAAAGTTGAATTGGGGGGCTATTATAGAGGTGCAACCTCAGACTGGATTAATACTTTCATTACTTCATATGAATCAAGTGTTAACAATATAATTTCTTCTGTTACTTTTGGGTTATCTGCAACAAATACAAGTCACATCATTCTTACTTCAAAATCGGGAACGTGGCAAAGTTATCCTCGAATATACATTGAAGAAGTTAGTATGGGGTGGACTGGGGCAGATGATGTTGTATGGAATACACCTTCAAATTATTCGATTTCATTGCCAACTACTAATCCGACACTTTCTGTATTTAGTATCACCCGTCCTGAAAGCGCAATAGTGAAATCAATATATCAAAACACTGGTGCGGCAGTTCTTGGTGTAGAAGACAGCGTAGCAGGGACTTTAACAGTTCATGGTGGTAATGCTGGAGTAGGAGCCAAGGTAAGACTCCATAATGGTGCTAATGATGATACAGATATAGACTTTTTCGATATCGAAGCAGATGCTGGTTATCTTGATATACGAAAAGATGCCATAAACCTTCTTAGACTTGGCGGCACACTAACAACAGATGCTCAGATATTAGCAGGATCGCAGGGTGCAAACAGAGCATTATTTTACTTGTATGGTGGTGCTACTACCAATGGCTCACAATTGCGTTTATATGCTGGTAACACAGTTCCCGTAGGTGCTAACTATTATTATCGTAATTTCATAAGTACTTCAGGCGATTGGATATTTGATGTTCAGGGTGGAACATCAGGGCATACAGGTAATTTGATTACTGTTGATGCTAGTGCATCAGGGCTTATTAATGTCAATCCTCCTATTAATCTTAATTCGTCTGTCACTATCCCTAACGGAAGTCTGACTGTTGGTACAGCAGATACAACATTTGGTGCTTTGCGTCTTGAATCTAGTAGTACGTCTCAGGGCGGTTTAATTAGTTTAGTAAACGGTCCAAACCAAGATACAGACGTTGATGTCTGGCGTCTTGAAGCAGATGCCGCAGGACGTTTTAGGGTCTTTGTTGATGGCGGTACACACTCAGGCGCTAGTCCGTTTATCATTAATGATGACATGACTCAGATATTCATGCCAGGTACATCGACGGCGGCAACGACTGGGGTTGCGTTATCACTGGGTACTGACCAAGAACGCTACGGACAGATAAACATGTATGGTAACAACGGCAACCAAGGCCCAGTGCTTAACATGTTCAATGCGGCCAACGAAGACACTGACATTGACTATTTCCAGATACAACCAAACGGTGCTTCTCTGCTATTTAGAGCAGTAGGCCAAGAGTCAGGCAACGACACCCTAGTATCAATGAATTGGATAGGCGACAGCGGCTCTCCAGAAGATATTTTACGTGTTCAAACTAACATAGGCGTTAACGGATTTTATCCGGGTTACTTGTATCTGGAAGGTAATGATGATACTACATCGGGACGATTGTACATAAGGAACGGTGCTAACTCTGATACAGAAACTGACGCTTGGTTAATCTATTCAAATACGGCTGGTGATTTTAAAATTAATGGACAATCAGGCACAGCAAATCTCGGTGATGTGTTGACAATCAATAGGTCAACAGGACATATAATAGTTGAAGGTGGCATCACAGACAGGAATGTGTCTACATCAGCCACTTCTAAGACAGCAACACCTGGAGAAACGGTATATATTAGTGCTAGTGGTCAGACAGTGACACTGCCGGCGAACCCGATATCAGGCACGATGGTAAGAGTACACGTAGGAAACTTTACGAATACAGTGGTAGCAAGAAACGGACAAAGAATTATGAGTTTATTAGAAAATATGACAATTGATATTCCAGATGTAACGGTAACATTTGAATTTATTGATTCAACAAGAGGATGGGCGGCATCATGAGTTTATTGACAGATTTTTACGGTGGTGGTTCTAGTGGCGGTGGCGGCATCAAGTCGGTACAGACAGTTAATGGTTTTTTAAATAATGTAAATACTGCGGATGTTACTATTACTGCGGTTGACTTAACAAAAACATTTATAACAATGAGTGATCGGCCAAGCGGTACTAGCTTAAGAGACCTGTGTACTGCTGAATTGACATCCTCAACTAATGTTAGGATACAAAAAAGCCAGACGTCAGGTGTAGCTACGTATAGAATTTTTGTCGTGGAGTTCAACTAATGATTAAAGTAATTGGGATAGATGAGAACAACATAGTTATTAGCATTAAAGAGGTTAAGGATGGATACGTTTTCCAGCCTAACGAACATGATGTGACAGGATTAACAGAGTATTTTGAGTTACTTGGTGAATATGACCCAGCAGGCCCAACATATACGCCACCCGAAAGTGTTGATCCATTGGTGTTATCTAGTTCAGGAATGGTCGATGAACCAGACATGTATTCACAAGGAAAACTAACATTTCCTGAATCAGTTATTGGTGACACTGAACTAAACATTGAAGGCAGTAATGCTAATGTTTATGACAGTGATGAGAGTAATTTCTGGACGACAGTGGAAGCAAAAACAAGTGAACGTTGGACTGGTGCGTATATTACGTCAATGGCCAATAGTAACGAGCAGACGATCATCAATGTACAGGGTCAGGGAATCTTAACGAATGTGGTCGGCGCATGTCCAAAAAATAATAATTCTACCGTAACTATTAGGATCATTATTGATGGTTATGAAAAAGTATTCACTGCTGAAGATGTAGATAAAAATAATCGTTATGTGTTGGGATATTTGAGTAATAATCGCCAAACAGAGTCTAACCGCTGGGGCTGGACAAGCAAGTGGTTTGGCAACGGCTGGGCATTGAACAACAACAAACTGTTAACGACACCAGAAGATTCTGTGTATGATCACAGGGCTGGTTTAAAATTTGAAGAATCACTTAAAGTTACGATACAATGTGACGGAGATATGACGAGCTCCAACTTTGAAAATAGAGCTGGCGTGACATATTTAACATATATTCCAAAGGGCTATTAATATGACAATTGAAATATTAAATAAAGAGACAGGGGAATTAATTGATCCGCAAAGAGCACCAGTTGAAGGCGACTGGGTACGTGAAACCGTTGGTGGTGTAGTAACTGAATATGAATACCATGAGCCAGTAGTCACTACAGAACCTGCCATTCGAATCATTACTGTGAGACAGTTCTTAAAACGTTTTACACAGGCAGAACGTATTGCTATGCGTAATTCAACTGACGATATTGTTATTGACTTATACACGGATTTAACACTAGCATCATATGTGGATTTAGATGATCCAGAGCTAATTCCAGGTTTGATGTATATTTCAGGACAAACTGATCCTGCTATATCATCGCCAATTATATTACCAAGTCGTATCGCTGACTTAACAGTAGACGGTACGCAACAGGAAGCATACAACGGTATCCTATAAGATGCCGTTTTAACATAGAGTATTTATATTTACTTTTAAATATAAATGCTCCTTTACAAACAAAGGAGATTTATCATGGCTAATGAGCTATACCCACTAGAAGATCTTGAGTTCAAAAAATATGGACCTCAAGTTACAATCGGCGGCAATCCATACGTTGTGTGGTTTTGGATGACTGATGATTTTGGCACAGGCGCAGGCTATACACCAGCCCCAAAGACGGCCTCAGGATGGTCTTACGATGACGACGATACTGAAGCAGACGCATATCAGATGGGACTATCACCAATTAAACTAGGCAGTACTGGTTACACTAATGGCACATTTGTTAAGTCAAAAGACAAGACATACGCAGTAGCAAGTGCTAACCCACTTACATTAAAAAGAAACGGCAAAGAGCCAAGCTTCGTAATGGAGCAGTTCATTGAACGAGTTCAGAAATATATTGATGATCATCGTTTAGATGGTGAATTAACATCTTTTGAATTCAGTGAAGAAGGCGTGAAATTACCACTTAACCCTACATTAACAGAAACACTGTTAGCATATATGAATCAAGGATTGAAGCCAGTTGAGCCACCGAAGCCAATCCGTAAGATTACAGTAAGACATTTTATGCGTAGATTCCCACAGGAAGTACGTATAGTAATTAGATCTTCAGATAATCCTTACGTTATTGATATGTACGAGGACTTAAAGTTAGCGACATTTGTTGATTTAGATGATCCTGAACTACTCAAAGGTTTAGAAGAACTGAAGAAGCACGTTGATATTTCTGATGAAGTCATGGAGCTATTGTTAGCTGACGGCACTGAAGAAGAAGAGATGGCAGAGAAAAAGGGCGTTTTCCTCTAATTAAGAGGCTAACAAAAAACACAAATCCATTAATACCATAAGGAGGATATAATGGCAAATGAAATACATTTTATGAGAGACTCTGAGGACAAGAAGTTTGGAGTTCAATTTAGAGTTGGCGGTCAACCATATGTAATATGGATGTGGATGACTGATGACACCGCAGACGATGCAGATAGAGATGCGGACGCATACCAAGTACAGGTTTCACCAATCGTATTGAAAGGTAATGTGTACACAAACGGTAGTGCGGTTAAAACTGAAGACGGAACATTGGTCTTACAAGCAATTAATAAATGGCGAGTCGATAATCAGTTCGACGGCAGTGTAATTAAACTATACGAATCTTTCTTAGAGAAAGTTAACAAATTTATTAAAGAAAACACAAAGGAGGATGACGTGCCAGCAGACGTAGCCGGGTTTCCCGTGGATGGTACGATTACTGAACAACTTATTTGGTTGGTTCAGAAAGGTACTAAGATAGAGAACGGCGAAGTTAAGCGCAAGTAAGCCGTAATCTCTAACTCTCTAATGAAAATTAGGCGACTATCTATGAGTCGCCTTTTTTATGTCAGAAATGTGATAAATAAAGTAAATATTGGAGATACTAAAAACAATGGCTGTACAGTATATTAATGTAGAAGGCATAAGCAACGCTACAAATACATTCCAGATTGGTGAGAATGGTGTTAAAATATTCCAGGGTAACGCTACGCCAACAGGCATGAATGCCAATGACGTTTGGATTAACACTAACGATGGTTCGATTAAATCATACAGTGGTTCATCATGGGATAACTTATCATTCGACAACCTTCGTATATCTGGAAATACTATTTCATCAGTGTCAGGCAGTATAGAAATAACGCCTGCTCTGGGTCAAGACGTTACAGTCAATGGGACACCAGTTTTAACGTCAGGCGCATCAAGCACAGACGACCTAACCGAAGGATCTAATTTATTCTTTACAGATGCCAGAGCAAGAAACGCAATCAGTTTAACCACAAGTAATACAGGTGGTCTAAGCTCATTATCATTATCATATAACCCAACAACTGGACAATTTGATTTCGTAGGCCCAACGACAATTAACTTAGGTACTGAAACAACTGGTGATTACCTATCATTTGTGACACAAGGTGATGGAATCACTGTTACTGGTACTCCTGGCGAAGGCGCATCACCAACTGTGGCAGTTAATAATACAGTAGTCAGAACAACTGGTGCTCAGAGCATCGCAGGCACAAAAACATTTACTGATACAATTGATGGTGATATTACAGGTAACGCAGTCACGTCGGATGCGTGGTCAACAGCAAGAACGATAACCCTAACAGGCGCCGTGTCAGGTAGCACGTCAATAGATGGTTCAGGCAACGCGACAATCGCTACTACAGCGGGCGCATCAACAACACCTGCGATACTTTCAAATGGAACAGCACCGTCACTGAATGCTGGAATCACTGACGTAGAGATTCGCACTTTAATAGACGCACAACAGGCTGGCACGTACAACACAGTGATTGGTACTGATGTTGATTTAGATTTCACCGGCGCCAACATACTAGGGTCGATTGAACTGACTGACGGTGTGGTAACAGCATACTCAACCCGCACGTTATCTCCAGCAGATATTGGCGCACAGCCGGCAGGAACGTATAATACTATAATCGGTACTGATGTTGATTTAGATTTCACAGGTGCTAATGTGTTAGGATCGATTGATTTAACTGATGGCGTCGTAACAGCATATTCGAATCGCACATTAACGCCAAGCGATATTGGCGCACCACAGACTGATGGTACAGGAGCAACAGGCACGTGGCCAATCAGCATAACGGGTAATGCGGCAACTGCTTCGGCTACGGCGCAAGCAACAGTGGCAGATCGTTGGACAACTGCCAGAACAATTACACTAACAGGTGATGTATTAGGTTCTGTGTCAATTGATGGTTCAGGAAACGTATCGTTAGCAACGACATTTTCAGGCGGTGGCAACTATATCCACCCAACGTTTGATGGCGATGACATTAATATTGATACTACGCCGTTAACTGGCGCTACAGTCATTAGTGATTTAGACATTAATATTACAACAAATAATGAAGGCCACGTAACCGACGCCAATGGCACTGTCTCAACACGTAACCTAACACCGGCAGATATTGGCGCACCAAGCACGACGGGTACTGGCGCAACAGGCACATGGCCTATTAGCATAACAGGTAATGCGGCAACAGCAACTACCGCATCGTCTGCGACAACTGCCACAAGCGCAACCACCGCAAATACAGCAACTACCGCCAACAGATGGACTACAAGCAGAACATTAACTCTTGCTGGTGACATAACTGGTAGTGTGTCATTTGATGGGTCAAGCAATGTTACACTTAACACCAACTTAGCAACTGTTGGTTATACCCACCCAACATTCACTGGCGATGATATTGACATCGACACTGGTGTCTTAGCTGGCGCCACTGTTATTAGTGATTTAGACTTCAACATTACAACAAACACTGAAGGCCATGTTGTTGACGCAAACGGAACAGTATCTACGAGAAACTTAGTGCCATCAGACATAGGCGCACCGAGTACAACAGGTGTTGGCGCTACAGGCACGTGGGGTATTAATGTCACAGGTACTGCGGCTTCAGCTACTACTGCGAGTCAACTAAGTAACGCAAGGACAATTAGTTTAACTGGTGATGTAACTGGTTCAACATCATTTAACGGTACTGCTAATGTTAGTATTGCGGCAACGGTAGCAAATGATAGTCACACTCATACATTTGATAACTTAACTAGTAAAACTTTAGGAACAGGAAACTATTCTACAAATGGCTATTTCCAGGCCGGCAGAGGCTCTGGCAGTGTAGCAATGACGGTTAATGATGGTTCTGGCAATGCCAATGTTACCTTCAATCATATAGCTGGCACACCAGATGCCACTGGTAGCGCAGGCAGAATAGTATGTAACGTAGATTCACCAACTGCCGGAATGTTATTCCAGTTGGCCAACAATGCTACATCGGGCGTTGGTGTTGCTACACCTAACTCGTTTGGAATGACAACTTCCACCGTTACGTCGTATGTTGACTTTGCCGTACAGGGAAGTGCTACAGTCACAGGCACAATGACGGCCAGTTCATATAATACTAGCTCGGATATGACCAAGAAAGAAAACGTGGAAGAATTCATGTCATCAGATAATGAAATACAAGCATACACGTATAATTTCATAGATGATAAAGAAAAGCGAATTCATGTTGGTTATATTGCTCAGGATGTACAGAATAGTAGTTTAGACTTCACCGTGTCCACTGACACTGAAGGGAAGTTAGCATTAGACTACACTAGTATTCACACTGCTAAAATAGCAAAATTAGAGCAAGAAGTAGAAGACTTAAAACAAATTTCTAAAAACCAAGCAGAACAAATAGAAAGACTGTTTGATATAATCGATAGGTACATGGATGGCCTATAATGTCAGATTTTAAAAACAATGGTGTTGATTTAGATAGCCTATTTGAGTTGGGAGACACAGGAGCTCCTGCGACAGGATACTTGAATAATGGCCAAAACCTAGCGGATCGTTACCAGGCCCTCGCTCGCGATCAGCAAATCCCAGATATTGATTATGAAAATAACGGCACAAATTTGTCACAAATTTTCATGGGCAATGCTGGGCAATACACGCTAACAAATAATAGACTTAATATTACAAGAACTATACCGTGGAACGGAAATATTGATGCGAGATTTACGGTGACGTTTTCTAATGTCACCGCCCGAACTAACTTTTTTACGTTTGGTGGTAGAATTAAGATAAGTGGTTCACGAACAGGTGGCTCAAGCACACCTAAAAATACAGATTGGTCAAATATTTTGGCCGCAATGGGTACAATAGAATTAGGAAAAACGGCAACATACACTGGAACAAGTCAGACCAGCACTGTCGGATCTGATGACCTAACGGGTACTGATCAGGTGATCTATAATGGATCAAATACTGGATCAGGTGTGTACGCTGAGAATGATCTAATAGTGTATGCCAGATCAACAAGTTCAAACGTAGTTGATTTCCGCATATTGTTGAGAGACCAAGACATAGGCGATCCAACAGTTGATGAAAATGTTGACGGAACATTAACGTTTGATGTAGACGAAAGACGCCATCCCACACAGAGCGCACCGACATACACACTGACGAACGCATTATAAATAAAGGTTGACAATGCCACTATTATATAGTATACTGAGTAGGATTGTGTGGTTCTAAGCCAGATAGTCCTATGCTTGTCTTAAGGAGGACAGTTGATGTTGTATAAGAGTGATTATGTTTCTGAAGAAGAACGTAAAGATATTGAAAAAGCGTACAGTAGCAAAAAACAGAAACGTAAGTTACAAAATACAATACCTGTAAAAGGAAATGACAGAAGAAGTCAGAATTAATTTTTATAAGATTGCTCTTGTATACTGGGTAGTGTTTGCTCTATTTGAGCTTCTGATGCACAGCATTTATATGAGTGGAGCAGGCGCTTATAGCAAAGTTGCCATCGTCGAAGCGATTTTATTTATATCTGGCATTGTGCTAACAATACTTGCCAAAAATTCTCTCAAAGACGAAAGCAAAAAGATATATGATGAGCAGTATGAGAGAAAGATCAGGGATCTAGCATCACGTTCACCAACAATGGGAAGTGACGAATATTTCTCAGTCCTAACAAAAAACATTATTGATGCTGTTGGCTGTGATTATGTTGTTATTGGACAAATAAATTATACTGATAATACTAGTAAACCATACATAACAACTAAGTCAGCTCGTGGTAGAAATAGAGAGTATCTCCAAACTGAAGTATTATTAAAGACGAGCAACTGTCAAGTAACTGTTCAGGACATTGAAGATGCTGACCTATCTAGAATATTTAAGGGCAAAAAAGGCAGACACATAAACATGCCACTAGTGTCTAGTGATAACGATATCCATGGTATCCTGTCTTGTATTTGGATCGGCCCTGATCATCCGCCCAAAACTGCCAAAAACGTACTCAAAATATTTTCGACACAGTGTCAGTCAGAACTTGAGCGATTACTTACTGAAGAAAAACTTAAATATCAGGCAACTCACGATGAGTTAACTGGCCTACCAAATCGAAACTTTGTAATGGAAAAGTTAAAAGGTATAGTTACTAAATACAATTCGGGTGTCATAACTAATAAAACATATAACGTTTATTTTATTGACCTGGATGATTTTAAAGAAGTTAATGACGAATTTGGGCATGACGCTGGCGACCAGTTATTAGTGGAGATATCAAGAAGATTGGAGTCATGTGTGAGGGAAGAAGACACGGTGGCAAGACTAGGAGGCGATGAGTTTGTTATTGTTGAAGCAGGATCAACGAATGTTTCTTCAATTTCGCTATCAGATAGAATTATCAATAAATTACAGCAAGCCGTAAATCTTCATGACAACGTTTCTGTTACCGTGACTGCTTCAGTCGGGCATTTATGTATTCCTGAAGATTCACAAGATGTGACTGAAATATTCAAGTATGCTGACTTTGCCATGTATTACGCTAAATCACTGGGTAAGAATGTTGGTGTTAAATTTACTCAAGAACTATTCCGTGATTGTCAGCAAGAAAAAGTTATTGAAGGAAAGCTCATTAGTGCCATTGAGAATAAAGAAATTGACATGGCCATCCAGCCAATTGTTGATCATAATCAAAAGATAGTGAAAGGTGAGGTACTGGCAAGATGGTTCTCAGATGACATTAGTCTAACAATTGAAGATGTGATTAACATTGCTGAGAGACGTGGCCTTATCGTTGCGTTCAGTAAACACATATTTGAAAAGTCAGCTGAATACTGCTCAGAACTTAAATTCGAACATGGCATTTATGCTAGACTCGCTGTTAACTGCTCGCCACTACTGTTTAAGGATCCAGAGTTTGTGCCATATATTTCCAGTGTGTTTGATAAGTATAACATAAGTCCTAAACAAATTACTCTTGAAATTACAGAGTCAGTAGCAAGTAAGCACAAGGAAATATTGCCTACTATTGTCGACTTAAAGAGTAGGGGATTTGAACTGGCACTTGACGATTTCGGCAAGGGATATTCATCATTGAGTTTTCTAGAAACCTTGCCAATTGATGTAGTGAAACTTGATAGGGCATTGGTTACAGACGCAATTGGCAACAAGAAGAAGTCTACATTATTGAAAGCCGTAGCTGAGATTTGTAAGGTGTATGAATACAAGTTGGTTGCCGAGGGAATTGAAACTAAAAAAGACTTTGAGTTTTTGAAAAAATTGGGGTATGACTGGCTACAAGGATATTACTTTTCTAGACCGGTACCATCAGAAGAATACACAAAGTTATTGACACAGGAGAAATAAAAAATGGAATTTGAAAAGCCGAGTTATACTTATAACGCAACACTTTTGAAAGTTATTGATGGTGATACGATTGATGTAATGATTGATTTGGGTTGCTACACAAGCGTAAGAAAGCGTCTACGCTTCTTAGAGATTGACACTGAAGAATTGCGTGATCGTGATATTGAACGTAGAGAAGATGCGGCAGAAGCTAAAGAAAGAGTTACTAACTTATTGGAAAATGCTGATAAAATATATGTTCAAACCGTTATGGATTCAACAGGAAAATATGGGCGTCTATTAGCTTATGTTTGGTATGAAGATGAGTACGGTGTACAGAATTTAAATACTCAATTGTTGAGGGAAGGCTTCCAGAAGAAACCTAGATAAAAAAAGCGGCTAAAGCCGCTTTTTTCATGTTTCAAAGTTTGATCACTTATTAAGCGTCAACGTCAGTGTCATCACCTAAATCTGCATCTACTGAATCAGTAGCTGAATCAGCTTCTTTTGTAATGTCACTCCATACGTAAAAACCACCAGCGAAACCGTATACACGGTGTGCCGTAATTTTACGTGCGTAGTCTGCTCCACCGTTAATTGCAATGCTCATTTCGCCTGGTGCCGCCGGAGCGCCATCAACTAATTTGCATACCAATGTAGTTAAGCCGGTAGCCGCATCAGCCACCTCAAACTTGCGGTTCGAACGTTGACGAACAATGTAACATGCTTCAGCCGCAATCCCGCCTTCAAACCATGCGGAACCAGTGATCTGAAATCCATCGCCACCTGCGTCAGGTCCGAAATACTTAGAATCAATCGGTCTACCCATTTTTAAATTCTCCTATATAAATGGTTGTACCGATATTTATCACAATCATACAGAAAAAATAGATAAATATAGGACTATGGAAAAAATAAATTATACACCGGATATTAACGCAATTGTGTCTATCCCTGAGATAGCAGAAGCTTTAGGTACCGCAGTATCAGTATTAGATGTTTGGTTCCCTCACGTATCAAAGAATATAGTCTTACGATGGGGCAAGCCAGAATTCGCTGAATACTATGGCACCCTTGTTCAGACAACACGCCCTCACAGGCAAGGATTCCCTTTTGATGCCCTAAATGAAATAAGCATCATAGCAGACGTCCATAATGAACTATTCCCACAATACAAATCAGACCTAAGAATATTCATGTAGGTGTTATAGTCAGGTATAACACCCTGTTACATTTTCTTCACTTTTCGTTACACTCTATTAATATTTTAATCTATAAATATTAGTATAGAACAAGGAGAAGTGTGATGTCTATTCTATTAATTATATTTGTTTCAATGCTGTTAGCTTGGAACTATTTTGAGCAACCAGAATGGTGTAGATCGTTTTGGGAGTGGATTTCTAACGTCTGGAATAGTCCGGAAAAAGAAAAAGAAGTGGAGGAAAAATAATGGGTATTGTAATAGCAACAGGTCTAAGCATAGCGGCAATTATTGCGGCACGTAGACATAAAAATAGTGATCCGGGCACCGGTAAAGTGGTAGCAGGATTTGGTATATTTTTACTATTAGTTGCCATAGGCAACGCAGGCCATCAAACATGGCACATTTGTTAACTAAATAGTTCTGTTAACCCATATACTGGTTGACAGGACCACTTTCTTCCTGTATAATGATGTTATTAAGTTAACAAATGCAGGAAGGAAGTTTATGAAAAAGATACAAGAAAATGGCTTAGACATTGGTTTAGAGTCACATCAATTTCAAATGAAAGCGTCAGCTAAGGCGTTCTCAATTCTTTCAAGTGGTTTGTATTCAAATAAAGTACAAGCTGTAATCCGTGAATTATCATGTAATGCGTATGATGCTCAAGTTGAAGCTGGTAACGCAGACCTCCCGTTCGACGTAAAACTTCCAGACAATAACTATGGCAAGGACACTTTTTATGTTCGTGACTATGGCACTGGTTTAACTGAAGAGCAGATCTACAATGTGTACACAACTTACTTTGAGTCTACTAAAACAGAATCAAACGATTATGTCGGTGCGTTAGGCTTAGGTTCCAAATCACCATTCTGTTTAACAGATTCTTTTACTGTTGAATCATTTGTTGACGGCAAACTATTAACATTCCTGGCTTTCATTGGTAAAGAAGGTATGCCGGAAATATCTAAAGTTGGTGAAGCAGAGACTACTGAATCAAATGGTTTGAAGGTGTCTTTTGAAACTGACGCGGGTCCTGGAAAGTTTCGTCGAGAAGCCAGGAACCTTTTCAAATGGTTCCCGGTTGTGCCAAATTTCATAACAAATGAAGAATTGGCCGTTGAAACTGTTGAGCCATTGCGTACATTGAGTGACACTGTTAAGGTTTACCCGGGTAACGTATTCGGTTACGATGAGCGTATCCTTGTGAAGCAGGGCACAGTGGTTTATCCGATTCCGGAAAGCATTATGCGACAGCATTTTGCGGAATTTGAATATCTATCATCAATGAGATTGGTCATTGAAGTTGACCTCGGTCAAGTGGATATCACTGCCAGCCGTGAGTCATTAAGTTTTGTTGAAATGACAGTCACTAACATGAAAGCTAAGTTTCAGGAAATTGACACTTTAGTTAGAGGTGCAATTACTGAAGAGCTAGATGTGCAGGAGGGTAATATCTGGAAGCTTACTGAAGCGACGGAAAGACTTGGTCATATCTACCCAAGTAGTTTAATTTGGGAACATGAAATTGTGCGTAGCCATCCACAGTATGATTCTAATGACTTTAGGTTGCCTGAAACCGAGTACCTTAATAAGAAATCTGAAACTGTTACTATTAAAAAGTACAGCACATGGAGTAACCGCATTAAGGGCGGATCCGGCAAGGAGTATCCTTTCCATAGTACGTTTGGTAAAGAGGTGACTGTTAAGGCCAAAACAAATACTGTGTTTATGGTCAACGACACAACTCGTGGACCATTAAATGTTGCTCGAGAGTACTTGAAAAAGAACACTGTTTCACAGCTTATTGTAATTGATTACGTTAATCGTAGGAATTATTCTAAGCGTGTTGTTAACCGTATTCTGAAGGAGTTCGAGAATCCAACTAACGTAGTGTTTGTTAGTGATTTGCCTAAACCGACTCGTATGACGACTAAAATTGATCCTAAAGAGATTCGTATCCGCCAAGCAAATAATATGGACGTTCAGTATTGGGATGCAGATTGGACTACACGTAGTTACAATGAAGAACGTGACGGTGATGCTTACTTTGTAAACCTGGAACGTTCTACTATTGTGGATGGCGACTTCGATGGAAAGATTGATGAGATGAAGCGCATTGTGGAAAACGTATTCCCTAATTTTTACAATAAGGTTAAGGTGTGTGGTATTCCAAAAGCACAAAAGCACAAGTTGGCTAAGGCTGGCATCGAGCTTAATTCATTCATTGACTTATTGAAAGAAAAAGTTGCTGAGATTACAGTCAACGACATCCGAATTAAGTCATTCATTGACTTGCCAGATTGGGCTGACACAGGTGAGTTTAAGAAGGCTTTTGAAAACGGTGACATCACTGAGCCTAGAGTGGTTGAGATGATGACCCGGTACACCCTTTCTTCAGCAAAGTCTAAGAATGGTGTTAGCAAGCGATACCTGAAGAACTTAGCATTAAGGTTTGGTATCGAGCTTGCTCCGGAAGTCAAAAACTTCCTGGACAAGGATCCTGAAGCTACTGAGGATTACCGAGCCAATGTTACTGCTATTGAAGAGTCATTCCCAATGGTTAAGTTCCACAGGGCAGGTTGGAATACAGACGATGCAACAAAAGCGTTGGTGGATTACTTAAACGGATAATCATAGCGCAAAAACTTAACTCCTATTTGATAAATATTGTATAATAACAATATATACAGATAGGAGTTTTTTTTCATGTCCAGTTTTCTTGAAATCCGCAATGTTGTGGCTAAAGAAATCGACTTAAACAATTGTGATAAAAAATATGATCACAAATATTTCTTAGCATCAATGTACTTTGCCCAGCTAGTCTATTTTCGATGGGAGTTTGTCATCTGTTCATTGAAGTCTTTACCTGGTTATGTTTCTCATGAAATATATGATATAGATGGCGTCCAAGCATTCATGGTAGAATTTGAGAAAACAGCGTGGGTGTCATTCCGTGGCACTGAAATGAAGATCAACGACTGGAAAACAATCCTTAAATTTTGGCAAAACGACTACAATAATACTGAAGCTCATGATGGCTTTGCCAGTGCGTTGAGTAAGATCAAAGATCCCGTACTTCGAAAAATTACACAAATGCGAGTAGCTGGCAAGAGAATACATTTCGTTGGCCATTCAATGGGTGGCGCTCTAGCTACCCTGTTGGCAATTACCCATAAGCCGGAATCCTTAATTACTTTTGGTTGCCCTAGAGTACTTAAAGGTGATTACTATAAAGAATACTTTCTTTCATTCCCATTTTTTAGAATGGAAAAGCAATGGGATCCTATCACACACATTCCGTGGGCAATGCCATTCATCACAACATATAGACATGTTGGCAAGGCGATTGAAATGCCGGGTGAATTTGCCTTCATAAAAAATCATTTCATCAAATCATATTTAAGAACAGCATTGAACGAATACTATGCTGAATCAACTGGTATCCCAACATCTTTCGCCAGAGTATCAGCAAGAGATCTAAAGCGTATAAAATCATCTTGACAAAACCACTACACTATGTTATAATGTTAGTGTATAGAGGTAAAACTCGTGTGGACGTTCGCGGTGTAAGGGGCTCGTCGGCTGATCTCAATATGAATAACTCAACACACCACATACATAGAAGTGTTGACGTTTCTTATAGTAGGCAAAAAACCGCATAATACATGTAAATGACCCTGAGGGTGGTTCTCTATACTTGACATCAGAAATGATGAGTGATCCGCCCACATATATAAAGGAACTAATATGAGTAAAGAAATCGAACGAAAGTTTTTAGTAAATCAGAAACAATTGCCAGCATTATTTGATCCAGACTATATCATCCAGGGATATTTACATTCTGATGAAAACAAATCAATCCGAGTGCGTGTCAACAGTGATGGATATAATGCTAAAGGCACACTGACAGTTAAGAGTCGTCGTGTAGGCTTAACCTGTGACGAATATGAATATGAAATCCACCCAGACGATGCTCAAGAAATGCTTGATAATATGTGTGACAAAACAATGTGTAAAGAACGCTATTACATCAAGCACGATGATCATATGTGGGAGATTGACGTGTTCCAGGGTGATAGTGAAGGGCTTGTTATTGCTGAAATAGAACTGTCTACTGAAGGTGAGAAGTTTCCATTTCCAGACTGGGTTGATGCCGAGATATCAGATGATCCCAAGTATTTGAATGTCAATTTATTGGAAAATCCTTATAAAAATTGGTAATTTACATTCTGTAACATTCGTAACATTCGTAACACTTAACAGGCTCAAAATACCCGTAACCGACCCAAAACCAGGGTACTCAAAGCATAAATAAAAGTGTAGAGCATATATAATCGAGGAGAAAGGAATATGATTACTATTAATTCAAACACATTGGCTTCATCTATTAGTAATAACTTTAATAGTATTAGCAAGCGCATCGATGATGTTTCACGTTCAATTGCGTCAGGCAAGAGAATTAACTCAGCTAAGGATGACCCTGCTGGCTTATTCCAAGCAAACGCATTACGCACACAGACGAGCTCATACAACGTAGTTCGCAATAACTTAACATTTGGTACTTCACTATTGGAAACAGCAAGTTCAGCATTAAGCACAGTCGTAAATGACTTGGGCAAGATGCGTGACCTAGCTGTCCAGGCGGCAAGTGGCACACTTTCAACAGAAGGTCGTGCGGCACTACAGGCAACATTTGCAGAATACCAGTCACAGATTGATGATACGGTATCTAACGCATCAGTATTCGGCCAGAACTTAGTTTCGGCGGCCGCGGCAGATGTTGATATCCAGTCAGGCATCAACGCAGGTCAGACAACTACCGTTACAGCGGCGGCTTCAGATGCTACGACATTGGGTGTTAATGCGTTAGACTTAACTTCAGAAGCAAATGCGTCAGCGGCTATCACAGCCATTGATACTGCTATTGCTACGGCCGGTACTAACCAGTCTACGTTTGGTGCCCAGTTAAATCGCATTGAATCAATTGACGCAAATGTGGCTAACATTGTTGAAAATTTAGAATCAGCACGTTCACGTATTGAGGATGCTGATGTAGCACAGCTAACAACAGACCTAGCACAGTTGCAGGTTCAACAGCAGTTAGCGTCAGCAATGTTAGGAATTGCTAACCAGTTACCACAGAGCTTCTTAACACTATTACGTTAAAGGGTGAATAACAATGGACGTTGGCCAAGTTAAATCACAGTATAGCTTAGTAGCAGGGAATAAAGGAGACATCAAACCTCCCGAGCCTCCTAAAGGAACTGCTACTGAACCGCTCGTTCGTGATTACAGCATTGAAGAGATGCAGGATTTGGCTCGGGCGGCAAATGCTTCTATGCCCAATAGTAGTATTCGTTTTAAGATTGATGAACAAGGCGAGCCGCCTATCATTGTCATTATTGATCCAGAAACAGATGAAATAGTAAGACAGATACCTCCAGAAGAGATTCAAAATATCAGAGATATGGTTGAGTCTCTTCAAAATGGAGAAAGTTACATAACTAATTTTATAGATAGGTACGCATAATGAATACAGGCATAGATGCTTATAAAAAAGTTTCAGTAGAAACATCCACTCCGGAAGATCTTTCAATGAAGGTCATTAACAGTATCCTTTCATACATTAAGGAAGCACAACTCCTGCCATTGGAGACACCAAAGTACAAAGAGTGTTTACTTAATGCTCAGATGCTTTGTGTGGGCGCCATATTTAGTCTATCAGGCAATGAGCGCACAAAGGCTAATGTTGTACTGACTAACGTATTTGACAGTGTTCAAAGTGAACTATTGCTTGTTTTAAAAGATGGTACCGGTGACCTAAACCAATGTAAGCGTCTACTAAGCCTATTAACTGAAAAGCCAGAATACATAGGATAGTGATAAATAAGTGTACTAATAACCATTTAATGGAGTACACAATGAAATATATATTACTTGCGATTACACTTGCCTTCACACTTATCACACAAGCAAGTGATGAAAAATCCGTTAATCAAATACCACAAGCGGCGACTAAGTCACTTGATAGGCTACTTAAATCACAAGACAACAGCGCCGAAGCTCGCTTAAAGAGACAAGTCATCCAGCTACAGAATGAACTTCGCTCAGCCAATCGAGCTTATTACGCATTGTCTAAAGAAAACGAAGATCTTAGAATTCAACTTGAAGCATCACAGCAATCTGAAGCATATGCCGAACCTGAAGAAGAATTATATACAGCTGAGCAAGTTGAAGAACTAGTCCAGAACGCACAGAACGAAGTGTGGTCAGACAGCATGATCTACAGAATTGCTGAGCGTGAATACTTACTGGCTCAAGACAATATCGTTCATGGAAAATTTATAGTAGAAGATATGTTAGCTTCAGATTATGCTAACCTACGCTCAGTATATGGCGAAGATTTTGATTTTAGCTCTTATGTAGGTAAAGCAGTTGAAGAGTACAGAACTTACTTTGAAGCCAGATTCCCGCGTGGTGAAGAGTTACATAAAGCAACCACTGAAATATTATCAGCAATGTGTACAGTGGGTCCACAAGAACCAGAATTAGGAATTGAATAAAAAATGCCACCAGAAGATAACAGAGAAGGTATTCTATTAGAAATATCACCAATACAGTTTGTGAGTGTAGTTGGAACAATAGCATCTGCTATCGTTGGCGTTACTATATATGTTGTTTTAAACTACACACCACTCAACTCGCACACGACTCTATCACAGAAACATGATGCTCTATCAGGAAAGACTACTACGATTATCGAAGAGAACGCAAAGGTGCCAGTGGCACTGGACGTTATGTCCAGTAAAATCGTTGATCTAACCCAAGACATTGACAGCAAAATAGCAGAAGTTGAAGAAAGAAATCTAACCCTACGTAGGAATGTGTTGATACGTATCAAGGACGACGTTGGCGGTGTTGCCAACATGAAAAAAGAACATCGTGCTGAACTACGTGACATTGAAGACATTATGCTACAGCAAGGATACTTATCCCCAGCCTCGAGGACACAGGGCCTGTAAAATAGGTTGACAGCACCACTTATTTGTAGTATAATATATACATAAATAAGGAGACTGTGTGAGACAGGTTTTCAAATACCGCCACCACAAGATACGTAGTATACAAAAGTGGGGCAAAAATTCACCAACTAGGAAACACAAGGAGCCTAGTAATGATGAAGCACAACTACATAGCAGTACTACAGGAAAGACTAAGTCGGTTTAACGGTGACATAGAAGTAACAGTTAAAGATGACTGTTTAATACTGGATGGAGTTACTCAAAAAGTACACTCAATGTTACAGCTTCAGTTTAGAGCACCGCATTATATGGATGATGTAGGAAGAACAGTTGTGCCATTTGAAGATCCTTTGGCACGTATCTTGACGAGCAACGAACACGCTCTTCTCGACGAGCTTATTGATGGCCTCTCTCTTCCCTTATTGTTAGTAAACTTTGGTATCAGAGAATATGATCCTAAAATGGGTTATATAAAATTTGTATCCGAGGAAGATATTTTCGCAATGGAGTTCCGCATGATTGAGAACGCCATTGATCATGAAGATACCTTAATGGTTTGATAAATATTCGTATACACCTGCCTTAGGACCGGTGTGTGCGACACCTGCAAGGAATACTGATTCGCTACCAGGAAAACAGAGTGGTGTGACAGAGGGAGAGACCCATATGATAGAAAGAATAAATTTCAAAGAGTTGAACGACTGGTTCGACATCCCCCTCAAAAAAGATATCACTAAAAAAGAATTTGAAGAAATATACAATTGGGTAGAGGAAAACGCAGAATACGATTATATTGTTGGTTTCGCGTATGTGAGTTTTCAAGATGAACAAGACGCCTTTACCTTTAGTATGAATTTTGGAGTAGGATAATGGAACAACTACTTATTGATTATCTTTCGTTTTATAAGCCTTTACTAGAAGGATCTGGCGAAGCAGGCCCATTTTTTCTACTCGCCATAGGATTATGGCACGTTGGTCTGTTACACATTCTATTGAAGGTGATAGAAAAAACACCTGGCTTTTACCGCAAGTTTATCAGGAAAGATGAGTTTGCTTTAGGCTGGGATTACGATGTCGCTATACAGCGTGATCGGGATGATCCATATGATAAAATATATTACAAGGATGGTCAATTATTTAGACGATCCAAAGACATAGTGCGTAGCAAATCATACGCAAGGCAAGCGAATGCCGCAAAGAAAATAATGCTTAAACAAGGACGTAGAAAATATGGCAAATCTAAATATAGCTTCAAATCCAAACCCTAATCCACTGCTTTCGGTCAGTAGTGTTGGCGGCATGAAATCGGGACAACTTGTTATGGCCAATGGGTCAGGAGGATTTTCCACGACAGATGGCCTTGAAACTACGTATCTTACATTAAAGCAGGGTGATGAAGAGCTAATACTTTCATTTGATGACTTAAAGAATATTAAGGAACTGTTGGACTTCATTAACAATTCAAGCCTCAAAGAAGAATACGAAGAGTTTAAATTATTTAAAAGGTTAAAAGAATGACACCTGATATAGAATATAATGGCGAAGGACTCTATGTTAATGATGGTAAGGGTAACAAACATAATCTAGTTGAATTGCTTGAAGACGTAATGTTAATTAAGGAGTTTTTGGAAGAGTCTTCACTCACTGAAGAGTTTAACGAATATAAATCGTTTTGGAAATTAAAGAAATGAGTGCAATTGAGCAACCTAAACAATTTGTAAAGATGCAGGATGTTGTCCAGACACTAATCGATTCTGTCAATGAGTTGAACGGTGAACTGGAGGACATGAGAGAATTTATAGAAGAAAGTAGCCTTTCGGAAGAATACCGAAAGCATAAGATGGTAAATACCTTAAAGAAATAAGGCGTTCGGATAAGGGCTGGTATCCCGGAGAACTCACTGGCTGAAGAAGCTATAGACCTCCTTAAGTGCCATTGCGTAAAGCATAAATCAGTTCGCCGTTTTAATTCGATGAAGTAATTTAATGATACTGTGGACGCCAGTTCGAATCTGGCCATCTCCACCAAATCTATGGGGATGAATTAGGTTTCGACAGGGTATACTGAGAATTATGGAGAATCAGTCAATGCTAAAGGCTGTGAGGATTGGGAGTAACACCTTTAATGGTGCTCGGTCGAAGAAGCAAAAAAATAATTGAAAATGATGAAATTTTCGCATTAGCGGCATAGACCGTTAACGGGGTTTTACACCGTCTTCCTTGTTATCAAAAGACGGTGTCTTTATGTATGCTATAGTGTTGGCGTAACCCGTTCACTGACTTTTCTTCTCCGCAAATAATACAAGAACATTTTATTCTGCTACTATTATTTTTAGAAATTTTTTCTCTGGTAGTTTTGGATAATTTTCTTCCCTTCCCTTGCCCAGTGCGATCTATGTTTCTTATCTTCGGGTCATGCATTGGGTTGTTGTTTTTTAATCGTTCCGAAGCTTGCCGGCGTTGTTCGTTAGTCCATTCGTACCCTCCACCACCTGGTCTAGATACTCCTTTATTTGACTCAGATATTTTTCTTTTGTGTTCTTCAGAAAAAGATCGTCCAGTATTGGCCTGACTTATTGTTTTTTTGTGTTCGTCAGATATTACCCTCGGTCCACCATCTGTTCCGTTTTCTATAGCAAGATTTGCCCATTCTTTTGATTCTACGATTTGGTTTAGCTTTGAAAAAAGTGTAGAAAATCTTTTTAGCTTTTCTAAGCTTTTGAATTCCTTATACCACAAGGTATCGATAAATTTGCCGTGTTTCTTGATGTGACGTAACCAGTATTTGCCCGATCCGGCATATTTAGTCGGCTCATTTTTTGTCTTGCCGAAATATTTGAGCCCGGTTTTCTGGTGCTGTTTTATATATAGATAAATACTCATGCTGATACTCCTATTCAGTATTAGAGTAGTCGGATACGCCAATATCGCGGACTACATTTTTATTTATCATTTTACTTGACATTTAACGATTTCATTGCTATAATAGATCTATGACTGATAAAATTTTTTATATGACCGAAATAGAGCCCCATGGATGGATAGTTACTTCTACAAAAGATGACCTCTTAGAAATAGACTACGAAATGTCTAAAGATGGCAGAGGCTTTAGTAACACCCCAGCAGTTGAAGTTCGTCGTAGACCAGGGCATAGCATACCGGATAAATACAAACGGGCATTCTTTGAATTAGATATTCTTTATTCTAGGTTTATTTATATTGCAGAAAACTGTGTTCCGTGGTTGGAAAAAGTTTAACATGCTTTAGCGGGGTTTCAAGGGCACCTGGCAACAGAAGCCCTTTCTTTTATAAAGGAAGATAAATACTATTAACGTTTATTTTAATAGGGCGTTACGCCCTATTTTTTTAAGGAAACATTATGAGACTCAATGAATTAAAGGGCCAAACAATTCACCAAAAAGTAGACAATTTTATAACATCTGTTAGTGAACAGTATGGCACATCATGGTTATTTGACACACACGTATCTAATAGAATGTGGACACGTGGTGATGGCAAACGTTATAAAGAATTATCGAGAATTACGTCATTTTTCAATACTGACCAAATAAAGACCAGAGCGCCTAAAGATTTAAAGGATCTACCAGATGAAATACAAGATACGCCGGGTGTTATAGACTTACTTTGGAAAGAAATCGAATCTAAAGGCAAGCACGTAGGTCAGTTGTCAGACGAGTTTCCAAGTATCCCACGTGGTGATTGCTATGTATTAGATAAGGTGTTATATGTACGTAGAGGTGGTATAGACATCATACAGTATGGTTCACTTGGACGCCTTAAAAATTCTGAAGTTTGGAATACTAAAAAATGAGGCTATTTGAACTAACAAATCCACCAGCTAAAACTAAGACTATTACATTCACCTTTGGTAGAATGAATCCGCCCACGGTAGGTCACGGTAAGTTAATTCAAAAAGTAATGGACGTTGCGGGCGGTGAAGAATTTGTTATCATCCCAACAAAGACTCAAGACAAGAAAAAGAACCCATTATCATTTGAACAAAAAGTTCACTTCCTTAATGAAATGTTTCCATTAGTTGAAGGTCACATTGCTTTAGACTCAAACATTAAAACTGTATTTGACGCAATGAAATCATTTGATGCGGCAGGTGTTAAGCAAGTGACGATGGTTGTAGGTGATGATCGTGTAGCACAGTTTGATAAACTACTAAATAGCTACAACGGTAAAGAATACAACTTTGACGCCATCAACATTGTGTCAGCAGGACAACGTGATCCAGACAGTGATGGCGTAGAAGGTATGTCAGCATCTAAAATGCGTGAAGCGGCTGTTAACGATGATTACGAAACATTCCAACAAGGCTTACCACAAGGCTTCGACGGACAGGAAATGTTCCAGGCAGTAAAGCAAGGCATGGGACTTACGGAAGGATATAAGGAAGAACCAACGCCACCGAAAGGCGGTAGAACAGGCCCGACAAACTCCACTGTTGCCAAACGTCAAATGGCATATAAAGATGGCAAACTATCTAAAGGCTCCGGCTTAACGAAAGGCTGGACTCCTGAAGCAAAAGCTGAAAAAGCCGGATACCCACCTTCAAGCCCACTGTATAAATATTTCTTACAAGGATTAAATGAAGCAGAAGAACATTGTAAAACATGTGGTGGCGAAGGCGTTGTATATTGGGATTATGACGATCCTGAAGTAGGCACTACAGTCAAAGCAACGGCACCATGCCCAGCTTGCTCTGTTACGGAAGCTAAAAAGCCAGTAAAATTAACAAAGCGTGAAAAAGACGCAATTGCCGACTGTAAGCGTCATGGCGTACCACTGCCTAGCTGGTTACATGACAAAGTAAAATCATTAGAAGAAGACGCAGACAACAAAGAAGCAGACCAGTATCGCAACTGGGGTCTTAAAGGAAAATTCATCTATTCCGGTTGGGGCTAAAATAAAAGGTTGACACTACCACATTTATCCTGTATACTGTAACACACTATAGTAACGGAGGGATAAATGAATACACCCAAGCAAGAAAACATTGTTAATACAGTACTCAGAGTACGCAATCCCGAGGGTCTAAAGGACCTGCAACAAAACATTGATATCGCAATCCATAATATTTATGAAAACCGGGCGGTTATGGTTGCCGATTTCCGTAAAGAATTATTCGCAAATAAAGTAAGTAATGAATATTTTAGTAACTGGAACATGTCTGAAGATGGCACTGTGACGGTAAAACAGAAAAGTCCAAAGAAGCCACCATCTAGTGGCCCATTTAATGCTGTGACACAAGATTATAGCTATGACATAAAAGAATATAATAATTTAATACGCTATGCTTATAGAAAGGTGATAGGCAACTTACAAAACGCAAAGCGTTCAGTTGATATGGCAATTAAATATGACGGTGAAGTAGATATCCCTGGTGATGTGCTAAATAACATTGAGTTCTTTGGAAACGAACCAGAGAGCAGAAAGAAAGTGAAAGATTTCGGTGAGAGAGCCGTAAGTAAATTTTTTAAGAATCGTACTAATAGAAATAAAACCCAAGCTTGGTAAGGAAAATATAATGGCTAAGGCTAAAGCAAAACGAGTTAAATTAACCAACGCATTCCGTTGTGATAACTTAAAGTTGGATAGCAAAACATACGACTTTGACTTAGAAACGGCATTGTATAAGATCCACTATAACATGTCCAACAAAGACATCACTAAGGAAGCAGTCACTTATGCCAAGCAGATGAAAGAGTATAAGAAAGTGCCTTTCAGCATGGTTAGTGATTATGACTTCCGGGTTGTGGGAAAATATTTAACTGTCCTTAACCGTGGTGGGGAACTCAAGCCAGACACACTTGAGCGTATCCTTAAGATGCTTGCCGAACTTGCGGAAAAAGCAAAGCGAATTTCAGCAGAGAAGAAAGCGGCAGAAAAGGCGGCAGAAGAAGCCAAGGGTAAAGTGAAGGTGCTCAGTATTCAGGATCGCCTACGTATGCGAGCTGAAGAAGTTGCCGGTGAAGAATTCGAAGGCTTAGTTGATGAATTAGTGACTGATCCCAAGTCCTTTGATCTTAAAAAGTTTGACCCAGTTGGCAAGATGCACCTGAATGAACTCAAGCAAGGACACTTGCGCTACATAATTAAAATGTATGAACCTCAGATTAAAGAGCTTGAAGAATTCCTGGAAGGCAATGATCCTGACTTAAAAGAAGGCTATTCATACTTGGGCAGAACTGGTGCTAAGAAGCTTATCAAGTTTTATCAAGCTATTGCTGATGGCGCAAACATGATTATCACTAAGTCCAAAGCCACACGTAAGCCACGCAAGAAAGCGGCAAAGCCGGCTGATAAAGTTATTGAGAAACTAAAGTATAAGAAGGATGATCAAGCACTCAAGATCGCAAGTGTCAATCCTATTGACATACTTGGCGCCAAAGAAGTCTGGGTTTATAACACCAAACAACGCAAGGTTGGGGTATATAAGGCTTTTGATGAAACTGGCTTGTATGTTAAGGGAACATCAATTACAAACTTTTCCAAAGACAATAGTAAGCAGAGAACGCTACGCAAACCACAAACACAGTTGCGTGAATTCAAAGGTACCACTGCCAAATTAAATAAGGCGTTCAACGCTATCACAACAGTTGATACGAAATTGACTGGTCGAATGAATGATCAGATCATTATATTGAGGATATTCAAATGAGCAATGATTTAGACGATCTTTCTAAGGCTATTGCTCGTGGAATCTCCGGTGGCGTTATGGGTGTACTGTTTGTCTTTGGTATAGCTTTTCTCATCATTGGCGTTATTTCCAGTATGTTTACGTCTTATGATTCCACTGACGATGAACGCAACGGTGTTCGGTCTGGCTTAGTACTACACATAGATCACGGTACTGGCTGTCAATATTTGAGTAAACCAGGCGCAGGTTTGACCCCACGATTAGATGATCGTGGCGAACAGATCTGTGATAAATAATTTGCTATGGATATATTTGGAATAATATTAATGTCAATAATTTTGTCTGTTCTTGTTGTAGGGCTGTGGTGGTCTTTATACGAGATGGGTAAACTGGAAAAGGACGATAATTCTTCAGAAGAGTAGATAAATACTACAAACGGAGAATTATTATGTCAGCAACACCAGAGCCAAGAACAGAGATTATTAATCAGGTCAAACTGCTATTAGCAGATCAGATGATTGATCTAGAAGCAGATCCTGAACACTACAATCTTGCTATTGACATGGCTATTGAAAAGCTACGTCAAGCATCTGACGGAGCAAACGAAGAAGCAAATCTATTCTTCACTCTTCAGCCAGAACAGACAGAGTACACATTGCCGGACGAAGTACAAAACATCAGACGTCTATACAGACGCGGTGTAGGTGCTAATACTACTGGCGGCACAAACTTTGATCCATTCGAAGCGGCATTTAGTAACATATATTTGCTACAGGCTGGACGTACCGGTGGCCTTGCTACGTGGGATTTATTTGCCCAGTTCCAGGAGTCAATTGGTCGTGTGTTTGGATCTGAAATTAATTTTACGTGGAACCCTTCAACTAAAAAGCTAAAGATTATACGTCGAATTCAACATGAAGAAGATATTAGTATTTTAGCATACATACAAAAGCCAGAACATGTAATGATACGTGACCCTTACATGCGTCCCTGGATACGTGATTACGCTAAAGCACAAGTTAAAATGATGGTTGGTGAAGCACGTAGCAAGTTCACAGGCGGTTTACCAGGACCAAACGGCAACGTAATCCTTAATGGTGCTGACTTAAAGAACGAAGCCATCCAAGAAATTGAAGTATTAGAACAACAACTAAGAGATATTGTAACTGGTGATGCAGGTTACGCATTCTTAATAGGATAAAATGTTATGACGCCTTTCGAAATAGTAATGGTAATATTAGGCGTAATTGGTGCTATAGCAACAATTGTTAACCTTTATATTGCGTGGCAAAGACGCCAGAAAGACTGGATTAAAAAGAATTATATCTCTGTTGAAGATTTCAATAAATTCACAGATAGCTATGTTAGTAAAGAGGAATATGAAGATAATCGTCGTGTAGACCAACGCGATATTAAACGTAACGCATATGACATTGCTAAATTAGAACAGGGTGAATATATAGCAAGCCAAGTAATCGACTACCAAGATGTTGATTTAACTGAAAAAAGCCAACAAGAAGATGTTGCTATACTGAACCGCAATATGCGAGTAGCAGAACATGAATTCGTAATTGCTCAAAGTAAATTGAAGGATCACGAAACAGAAAAAGCACAGAAACAGTATGCTAAGAACATAGCAACTGAATTCAAGAAAGTTTGGCCTGACGCCGAATAAAATAACACAGCAAAAGGACACAGTAACCGATGATAACATTAACGGAAACTGCGATTGAAAAAGCTAAAGAACATTTGGAAGGCCGTGGTAACGGAGTGGGTATACGTTTCGGTGTCACTACCACTGGCTGTTCAGGTTTGGCGTATATTATTGAGTTTTGTGATTCTGTACTTGATACTGATGTAGTACAAGAACAGGACGGCTTAAAACTTGTGATAGACAAGAAACACCTTGCGTACATTGAGGGTTCTAACGTCGACTACGTAAAAGAAGGCTTAAACGAAGGCTTCGAATTCTCTAACCCAAACATGAAAGCCGAGTGTGGCTGTGGAGAATCATTCACGGTATGAGATTACGAGAATTAATTACTGAAGGAAAAAATCACCCTGTCATCGTTGTAGACGTACAGCCTGAATATTCAGGAATCAATGATGGCTATGAAAATCCTGTATTCGAGGAAATTATACAATTCGTAACCAATCAAACAGGCTCTGTTCTTATGTTTGTTAACGCAGAAGAAACGGGCGTATCAGGTGATACTATAGACGGTATTAGGCAATACTGGGAAGATACGCTATGTGATCCAGATGATATGTACGATCCAGAAACAGACGAGTATCAAGAGTGCGATGCTATTAACTGGTCACGCTTCGACATAGTAGACAAAGGCTACGGCTACTTCAGATCATATATGGATCAAGGTGTAAATGAAAAACACATTATTCGTCTTATCCGAAGTATGTATCAGAACAAAGTATCTGACATTCGAGAGCTATACGAAACTGAAGAAGAGTTACAGGAATTCTTCGGTGACGCATATGAAGACTGGATGCCAGGAGAATCATTTTCTGTAGAATGGACATCGGTAGCACAACTCAAAAAATTCAACGGAGCATACATAGTGGGTGGCGGAAGAACCGAATGCCTGCGAGAAGTAGAACTGCTCATGAATGCCTTTAATATCAAATACAAAAGAATAGATTCATTAGTCTACGGATAAAAATCACTTGACATTTTCCTCCCTTTTTGCTATAATATAGAATCTATAAAAGGAGAATAATATCTATGATCGTAGGAATACTTGGTCTCAAAGGCGCTGGCAAGGATACAATAGGCGATTATCTTGTTGAAAATTATGGTTTTGAAAAAGTAAGTTTTGCCTCAGCTCTTAAAGATGCCACTGCCGCCATTTTTGGTTGGGACAGAGATATGTTAGAAGGGAATACACCTGAAGCACGTGAACAGAGAGAACAACCTGACGAGTTTTGGTCAGAGAAGTTAGGATATGATTTTACACCACGTTACGCCTTACAGTACATTGGCACAGACGTAATGCGTAAGAACTTTTATGATGGTATTTGGATTGCGGCACTTGAAAAGAAACTATCAAACCCAGACAAAGACTATGTAATTACAGATGTGCGTTTCCCAAATGAAGTAACCTTATTGAAGAATTTGGGTGCGACATTAGTGGAAGTACAGCGTGGTGAACAACCAGAATGGATGGAGTTAGCATCTAAAGCAAACGCTGGTGATAAAGACGCTCAGCATCAGATGTATATGAATTTCAAGGATGTTCACATCTCAGAATGGGCATGGGCCGGTTCAGACGTCAATGTTGTTATTCCCAATGATGAAACGTTTGAAGAATTATATGATAAAATTGAGGTTCAAGTTAAAGAGCCATTCTTTAACCAAGCGTAAACAGTTTTAGTCGTTACACCATATTTGACGGCAATATCTTTTACAGATAGGCCGTCATTTCTATCTTGTATAGCAGAATCCCTATCACCTTTTCTATTCTTTAAATTAGGCTTCCCCGTCTTAGAATCACTGATTTTTTTCTTAGTGACATCAGAATGTTTGCGACCAGCAAAGCCACTTGGTATTTTTTGTATGATAATAGGTTTTATATCCATGTCATATTTATTTATCTTGATAAATAATAAGAACAAACGGGTTTTATTTATCATCAGGCTCAAATTTTAACCATTAACGTTATACGAGTGTATGGGTGAATAAGAAGAATTAGAAACAGGAGATTATACTATGCCATTAGTTAGCCCAGGTATTAATGTTACTGTAACAGACGAAAGCTTTTACGTATCGGCTGGTCCAGGAACAGTTCCATTAATCATGATTGCTACAGAGCAAGACAAATTATCTTCAGCAGGTGATTCAATCGCTGAGGGTACAACAGCGGCAAACGCAGGTAAGTTATACTTAATGACTTCACAGCGTGAGCTATTAGAGACGTTTGGTGTTCCAAACTTCAACAACGTTGGCGGTTCAAGCCAACACGGTAACGAATTAAACGAGTACGGTTTACTAGCGGCATACTCTTACTTGGGTAACGCTAACCGTGCTTATGTCCTACGTGCAGACGTAGATTTAGCACAACTTCAGCCACGTTCAATTGCTCCAGCTGGTGACCCAGTTGATGGCACTTACTGGGTTGACACAAACGCTATGGATTTTGGTATCCATATCTGGCAAACAGGCGGTTGGGCAAAAGTAGAGCCAAAGTACATTGTTAGTGATGCGGCTGACTTACCACCAACTCCAGCATTAGGCAACTTCTTCCAGGGCGATTTCGCAGTAGAGGTTACTAGTAACGCAATTACAATTTACCGCTACAGTGGTTCTTGGATTGAAGTAACAGCTTCAGCAGGTGCTTGGGATTACCAAGTAAAGAAAGTATATCCAACAACTCAATTTGCGGGCGGTCTATTAGACGACACTAACCCAGAAGATGCGTGGATCAACGCTAACCAAGTTGATTTCGGTATCAAGGTATGGGACGCAGACATCGGCGCATTCATTTCAGAAACAGCTCCAGCATTCCTAGATGACGCTTCAGCAGAAGCATTCTACGGTTCAGCACTTTCAGACGGTGATTTATACATCCGTTACGGTGAAGTAAGTGAAGAGTTTGTGATCTACCGTTATGACCTAGCACAGGGCATTTGGGAGCCACTAGTATACCAAGCTGGTTCAACTGCTCCAACCACTGCTACAGAAGCAGGTACATTATGGTATAACAACGATGTATTAGTTGACCTAATGATACACGACGGCACAGATTGGATTGAGTTTGCTGGCACATTATCACTACAGTCAAGTGAACCAAGCGCACCAGCTACTGGTGATATTTGGGTTGATACTGACCAGTTAGATGAATACCCAGTAATCTACCAATACGATGGTAGCGCATGGATACAACGTGACAACACGGACCAGACAACTCCAAACGGTGTTGTATTTGGTGATGCTCGTACAGCTCCACTAGAAGCACTAGACGCAGATGCTCCAGACGCAAGCTTCTACCCAGAAGGCATGTTACTGTGGAACACACGTTACAGCTCAATGAACGTTAAGAAATGGGTACCTAACTACGTATTCGAAGGCGTTCTTGTTGGTGATCGTTGGGTTTCAGAATCAGGCAATGACTTCGACGGTTCACTACTAGCAGGACGCAAAGCACAGCGTCAGGTAGTTGTTGAAGCACTAGCGGCAAGCATCCAGAGCAACGAAGAAATTCGCGCAGAAGCAGTTGTATTCAACCTAATGTCAGCTCCAGGCTACATTGAATTAACTGATGAACTAATTGCTCTTAACGCAGACCGTAAAGAGAAAGGTTTCATTATTGCTGACGCTCCAATGCGCCTTGCTCCAAGTGGTACAGATCTACAAGCATGGGCTACAAACTCTAACAACTCACCAGTTAACGGTGAAGATGGCCTAATTGCTTCAGACGCATACGTTGGTGTTTATTACCCAGCATGTCTAGCAACAAACGTTGACGGTGAGTCAGTTGTTCAACCAGCATCTCACATCATGCTACGTACTATGGCATACAACGACCAGGTAGCTTACCAATGGTTTGCTCCAGCAGGTCTACAGCGTGGTACAGTACAAAACGCAGAGTCAGTTGGTTACCTAGACAGTGAAGGCGAATACGTAAGTGTTCAATTAAACGAAGGACAACGTGATGTTCTTTACACTAACAACATCAACCCAATAGCATTTATCCCAGGTTCTGGTTTAATTGTTTATGGTCAGAAGACACGTTATGGCGCAGAATCTGCTCTAGATCGCATTAATGTTGCTCGTTTAATCAACTACATACGTTATCAGTCAGAGCAGTTAGCACGTCCGTTCTTATTCGAACCAAACGATCAGCTAACTCGCGCAAACGTACAGGATGCGTTCGACCGTTTCCTAGCAGAGTTAATTACTCTACGTGGACTAAACGACTTCCTAGTTGTTTGTGATGAGAGTAACAATACTCCAGCACGTATTGACCGTAACGAACTATGGATTGACATTGCGATTCAGCCAATTAAGGCGATTGAATTCATTAATATTCCAATCCGTATCCGTAACACGGGCGCAGATTTATCGTAATAATAATAAGGAAAGCGATAAAAACTTTGGGGCTACTTCGGTAGCCCTTTTTTTATCTTAATTTTTTGCGTTTGAATTTAATGATTGGAAGCTCTAAATTGAGCCTTCTAAGATGGGAATATGCGGCACAGTTTTCTTTAATGTTGTCATTTAAGATAGTAGAATATATTTTATCGTCTATTCTGTATATTTCAATTAGTTCATATATTGACTGTGCTTCCTGGTCAACAGAATCCATTATGCCAGTGAGCAAATGAGTGGCATTCGTTTCTAATAAATCCTTTGATTCCCTTGATAGGTCGCCTAATCTTCTGAATATAACATACATGTCTATATTTATCTTAACTGATAAATAGTGTTATGAAGATAAGCGAGATACATACAACTAGTCCACAAGGGAGAGACTTTAATAAATGGGATAAGAACGAGTATTCAGACAGGACTCCTTTTAACCCAGAGGATAAGAAAGACTTCCAGTATGTTGGCAAGAAAGGTCAACTGAGTGTATGGCACGACAGAGAGAACCCAGGTATATTCACAGCATTCTCTGGTAAGAAATGGGCGATGGCTGTGACTACTAAAAAGACTAAATTTGGTAGACAGATTGCCACAACAACTAGCAGTCCAGAGTTTCGTGGATTCAAGATGGCGCAATTTCTGTATAAACTTATCGCAAAAAAGACGGGAAGTCTAGCAAGCGACTCAATACTATCACCAGTAGCCAACAGTATGTGGCAGAGTTTTGAAGGTGACTCACAGGTAGAGTTAGAAGTAGTTGACAGAAACACAGGCAAATCTCGTCCATACGAAGGAGATTTAGATGATACTGTGTCCTTTGTTTATCGCATCATTCCAAACTAAGCATTGAAAATTTTTCTGACATAAATGATAAATACATATAACAATGTATATTCAGATAGGAGTATAAAATGGCAGAAACATTAAGTAAATTCGGCGTACCATTAGACGGTAGTCGTTTAGGTATATTACACCCAAAGCAATCGTACCGTTTCCGTGTTCTTTTCAAGAACTTCGGTGTTCAGGGTGCTGACTTAAAAGAACTAACAGCGGGTGTTAAGACTGTTACTCGTCCACAAATTTCAAGCACTAATGATGTTATGTTACATTCTTACAACTCAATTGGTAAGATTGCTGGCAAGCATGAGTGGGGTGACATGACATTAACTGTTCGTGACGACTTAACTTCAGCAGTAGCAAAGCACGTTGGCGCACAGATGCAGAAGCAATTCAACTTTTTCGAGCAGACTTCAGCAGTAGCAGGTATTAACTACAAGTTCAGCATGGAAGTCCAGATGTTAGATGGTACAGATAACGAAGCTCTAGAAGCGTGGGTATGTGAAGGTTGCTACCTAAAAGGCGTTGAGTACGGTGAACACGATTACGAAAGCTCAGAGTCAATGATGATTTCAATGACTATTTCAATCGACAACGCTACCCATATCGCTGGTCCAGCCGGAACAGTAGATCCAATGGTACCTGAAGGCGTTGCAGGAATCGACGGACGTACTTTCGGTTAATAACGGAGCCATAGCATAATGGCCGTTACCAGAATAACTAACGATGAAAACATTTTTGTGCGTGGCCCAGCCCACGCACAGAATGTCTTTGGCCTCAACAATCAGTTCTTATTAAAAGCTCCTAAACTACAGTTTGAAAATTTCATACGCTTTAATTTTACTGAAAACGCAATTGTACAAAACCACGTTAAAAATTATTTCCCAGACACCAAGGATATGTTGTCTAGAGTAGGCGCCTATGTTAAAACTGCTACATATCCGGGTATGGAAATTGATTCAGAAGTATTTAACCAATATAACAAAAAACGTGTAGTGCAAAAAAGCATCAAGTTTGATCCTATCACTGTTACGATGCACGACATTGCTGATGGTTTGACATTAAGATTCTGGGAATTGTACTACACGTGGTTCTTTAAAGATGGAAACAAAGACGTGTTTGTGGGAAACACTGGCCAAGCCCGCTTGGCTGAAAACAAGAATATTACGCCTAGTGATTTTATAAGTTCAGAACCCGCCGCCCCAGAAAATGGATACGGAATTATCAGTCAGAACATGGAATCACATAATGAATATGGTTTTAACGTACATTATGCCCAGCAACAATTACTTGAAAGTATTGAAATATTTTATTCTCGTGGCAAAGTATACAGTAAGGTTATTTTAGTTAACCCAAAAATCACAGCGTTTAAGCATGACACATTAAACTATGAAGGCGTATCTAACGCCATGGAATTAACATTCACCATTGAGTATGAAAATGTCATATATGGCAACAATAACTTTGAATTGACAGTCGGGAACAATCCACGTAATGAAAACGACATAAGACTGAGACCAAAACCAACTATGCCCACACAGTCACCTGGTATAATTGATCCGATAGTTGATAGACGTAATCTTTCCTTAGATACGAGCGGAGCAATTCCGACTAATGATGTTGATTCAAACTCGTTACAAGGCGGCATTACTGATCTAGCTTCAAGTATATTTGGTAATGAATTTGGCGGAGCCATTGCAGGCACAATAAACAATCAAATTACCAATGTAGAAAGCCAGCTAGGCAACATTGTTGGTAATATAGGAAACGATGTAGCTAATTCAGTTATACGTGGGATACAAACAGGCGACTTCAGCTTACAACCCAACCCAATTGAATCAGCAAGAAGTGTAGTTAGGAATGCTGGTAGAAACATACTTGCTGGCGCAGAACAACAGGCAACTGACTTTGTCATTGGTGCTGTATCAGATGGCGTCAACGCAGGCGTTAATGCTATTATTGACAGTTTTAACAACTCAGGACAATCAGGTTCAAGTGATCCAGGAGATCCATAATGGCACAACGTAACAGTAGTCTAGCTAAATCATATCGTGGTCAAGACATTAAGACTACCCTTAACAACGGTGGCTACACTACATCTTACGCACCAGAAAAAGGAACACCCGCAGAAGTTTCAAAGCTTATAGGCGAAGCAACGATACCGGCGAGTGTGAAACCAATCGAATTCAACGTAATCAAAGCATATTACGAACGCAAGGGAGCATCCGCAAAAAACGCAACGACCCTATCACTATTAACTATTGATGCGGCAAGAATAAATGACGTGTCACCAATGTCATTACTGAGGCCATTCGACAATACTGAAGTAGCATTGGATGAATTTATATTATACACACTAAACAAGCTAGGTAACACGACATCACTACTAGCAACAGCACAAGTAAAGGACAACAGTCAGAGTTACAAAGCTGATTATATTAAGGCCTAGCTATGCGTAGAACACACAAAGGTTACTTCACACCTAAAAACCCACATAAGCTCCTAAGTAATAAGCGAATTATTTTCCGTAGTTCCTGGGAAAAGAAATTTTGTGAATTCTGCGATACACACCCTAATATCATACAGTGGGCAAGTGAGCATGAAGATATAAAAATACCTTATTTTAATCCCTTACAGAATAAATATACAGTGTATGTTCCAGATTTCTTTGTGGTATATCAGACAAAGAATGGAAAAAAGAAAATAGAACTAATTGAAATTAAGCCTGCGGCAGAAACGTATATTAGTGAAGCAAAAACAAATAGACACAAAGCCGCTTTAGCAGTCAATGTGGCCAAATGGAAAGCCGCACAAGAATGGTGCGAAAGAAAAGGAATCACATTTCGTGTTGTCACAGAACATGAAATATTCCGTAACCCAAAAAAGAAGAAACGATAATGGAAAGATCACATCTAGAAGAAGTCAACGAAGGATACTTCAAACATATGTTTAATTCATTGAAGTATTTTGTAAAATTCTTACAAGCGGCACTGGCATGTTTAATTCATGCTTTCCTCCCGAACACGTTTAAGAGTACAGCCAGCGTAATAGCCAGTGATGTAGTATATGACGTGGAAAAAAGAAAGCAAAAATAGTCATTATTTGAGCACCTTCTGATATCTGAAAAGGTAAATAAGCGGTCACATGGGGTGGCACTATTTTCTAGAGGATGAAGGTAATGAAAAAGTCAAACAAGAAGTATACTTTCCAGATGCCATGGGGTTCTGCTGGTTCAAACGATTTCGATATTGCTGGTACTAAGTGTTTAGTGAACCACGATTACGAGATTGTTAAAGTCAAGTCCATCAAAGGCGTGGTTAAAGGGCAACCAGACAAGAAAGTACGTATTGTTGTGCGTAAATGTAAAAAGTGTGGTCATGAGCAATCAATGATGATGCGCGGCAATTTACGTAAAGCAAACCGCAAGTAAGTATATACTAACACAAATTCCTAAAGGCCAACCAAAACGGTTGGTCTTTCTGTCATCTGATGATAAATAAAAAATATGGCATACTCAGATAAAGTTATTGATCATTATGAAAATCCACGTAACGTCGGCTTTATTGAAGAAGACGGCGATGGCATTGTTGGTACTGGCATGGTCGGTGCCCCGGCCTGTGGTGACGTAATGAAATTGCAGATCAAAGTAGACAACGATGGTATCGTCAAAGACGCAAAGTTCAAAACCTATGGCTGTGGCTCAGCAATCGCATCCAGTTCATTAGTCACAGAATGGGTAAAAGGAAAACCGGTAGACGAAGTAGCTGAAATTAAAAATACCCAAATAGCTGAAGAGTTATGTCTCCCACCAGTCAAAATACACTGCTCAGTACTCGCAGAAGACGCAATTAAATCAGCAATTAGCGATTATAAGTCAAAACTATAAATTTGACATAACCACTATTTTCCTGTATAATACGTTTATGAAAGATAGACTTAACCAAGAAGTAATTGTGGGTGACTACGTGTGTACGATAACAAAAGGTTATCGTGATCTTGTGTTCTGTAAGGTAATTGCTCTAACACCAAAGAAGATCAAGGTTGAATACAATCACCCAAACATTAAAAATCACATGATAGAAACTACAGTGTTTCCAGAGCAAGCTGTAAAAATTGATGAGGAACTGGCAATGGCATACTTGTTGGGAGCAGGAGCTGAGTGATGACTAAGGCAGTCTACAACATATTGGAAAACAACAAAGACTACATATTGCTTCAAGACGTAGGCGAAAAGCACGATCGTAGTCTTACCAACGATATGGAAAAAGTTATTGTTGATTTGTTTTTGTCTGGAAAACTAAAAGAAGGAAAGGAACTATACTACATTGATTCACTGTACAGCTATACCCAAGTGATATATGAAACATACAACCGAGGCTGGATAGAAAAAGGCGATGTACATATTAGATCATGGGAATATGCTGGTGAGAATTATGCGGAATTCCAGGAATATAGACTAATGAAGGTATTGGCACATGGATAGATTGCTAATAATATTCTTTGACGACTATGGTGTTGAGCAGTTACACGACATTACAGGTTATGAGCAAGACGAACAGGAAAAAATGTTTGCTGTTCTAGCAGGACAGGAATATGAAGGTAGAGAAATAGATTTTAATTATATGCGCCTGCGAGCTCGATATAATACTCCACGTAACTATCACCTCATTGGAATAAAACTATCAGAAGATGTGACAGATGAAATTATATACGATTCCCTGTCATCAGGCGAAAACAACACATTACGCAAACTCATCATTAAACATGGTATAGACCTATCGTAGGTAAATACACATAACTAATCCAAGGAGGTATTCATAATGACGACCCTATAACGCTGAAGAAGCATACTTAAGGAGAATCATTATGAATAGAACATACTTAGAGCGTCAGCATCTGACTGAACGCTACCAAGCACGACAAGCAAATACCCATAAGATATTCTATGGGCCATATCAAGACCCAGATCGCAGGCCAGAATTTCAGTTCCTGTGCGCTATTAGTGACGGCAGTCAATTCCCATATCGACTAAACTACAATCCCACTAAAAGAGAACTAGGACACTGGCGTAAGCACACACCTTTCGGCTGCTCATGCCATATGTGTAGATCTGTAAGAGCGTGGGAGAAAGCATCTGATACTAACTGGGATAATCCCCGTCGAAGAAAAATCCGCAAAGAAGAGCTGGCTTATCAGGAAGGCCTAGAAGAGTATTATTCTGATGATAAATAGTAGTATGACAAAAAAATTAGAAGAGTTCTTCGATTTAGATTCCGCAGATGAAGAAACTGTAGAAGAAGAATCATTAGAAGATATAATAGAACACGCTAAGGAAGAGCGTACTGAGTTAATGACAGCACTCACCAACTCAGAAAAAATCAATCAGGCACTACCTGCTATAGGTAGTATTGACGAGCATGATACTGAAATGGATGATATTGCTAAAATGGCAATCGATACCTTCCATGAGCTTCATGATATTGGTATGAACGTGAGTGATGCCCATACTGGCAAGGTATTTGAGGTGGCGGCAACACTGCTAAAGACCGCACTGGACGCCAGAGATGCTAAGGTTAACAGAAAGTTAAAGCAGATTGAGTTAATGATTAAAAAGCAGAAGCTGGATGCCGATACAGGTGAAATAGATTCACCGCAAGGTGAAGAATTTGACAGAAATGAACTACTAAAAGCGTTTCTTGATAACAAAAATAATCAGGAAAGTGATAAATAGTTGTAACTATATTCAAAAGGGTTTTACAAAATGTCAACATTTTTAGAAATACTACAAGAAAATCAAAAGGAATATGCTTTCACAGTTAAGATCGCATGTCCAGACGTAACAGACGAGATGCTAGATTGTATGGAAGATTGTTTATCACGATACGACCTTGTGTCAGCATCAAAGTTTAAGAAATCTCCACTACAAAAGAATCCATTAGACTTCCCGAGAGTTGAAAATTCAGAAGTACACACTTCAGATATCGTAACTCAGTATCCATTTACATCGGATATGCTGGAAGTTCAGCTATGTAAGGCATTGGATATTCCACGTACACACCTAGTTGTTTACTCAGAAAATGATCCACGTGCGGCATACAATGAAGAGAATGCTCCGCAAGGAGAGTACACAGCGAGAATTGGTACAGTAGTAGACGCAAGCGAAGAAGAAGATGCTTCAGAACTAGGCGGACAAGCGCAAGTTGACAGCGCAATTGAAGATGCCCTGGAGAAGCGTAAAGATCGTCGTATAGATCGTGTCATTAATGACTTATCGCACGAAGAAGCGTTTGACGATGCAGAATTTGAGTTTGCTGACCGTGATGGCGAAAACACACGCTCAGTATTCTTTGGTAGAGTAAAGGATTAATAACATGGAAATTAAAGCAGACGAATTAGCAGAATTATTAAAGTTAGCAGGCGTTCAAGCACAACCAGAAATGGATGCGATGCCAGCAGAAGAGCCGGCGACGGTTGAATTACCGGTAATGGACGTTGAAATGCCAGGTGACGAAGGTCCTTGTTTTGATGATCAGGAAGCTGAAGTTGTAATGCGTGAAGAATATGATGAACATCTACATGATATGTACATCGATGCTATTGAAGACGCAATCATGAAACGTTATGGTGATTGGTGGGACCAGGGCATTTATGATGAGCAACACTTACATGACCTAGCAGACGGAATGATTGAAGCATGGAAAACATTTGGTGATAATGAGTTCGGTGAGTTTATTGAATACGATTACGCTACTGACACGGGTTCGTCTGTTGCCGTTGTTCCAGGCGAAGCATTTGAAATGTTCTTCGGAATGGCATCAAACAAAATATCAGAAAAAGAAATGGAAGACGATGATGATTGGGTTGCTCAAAAGAACGCAGACGAGCGTTACGGCCCAGTAGAAGAAGATGAAGATCCAGCACAGGGTGACATGGAACTAGACAACGGGTACACTGGTTCACATGAAGTTGCGTTAGACAAGACAAACGACAACCCATCAGGTGATGACAAAGACGAATTTACAATGGACGAGCCTAAAGGCTACCGTGCTGTTAAGATGGAAAACTGTGAAGAAACAAAAGCAATTCACGAAAACCTAGTAAGCAAGTACGCAGAATTCATTAAAGAGTCTGAAGAAGTTGAAGAAGGTCGTGGTGGCGCAATGGCAAGAGCAGGCCAGAAAATGAAGATGGACAAAGATAAAGGACGTTCATTAGATCACAGTTCAGAAGAGTTCAAAGCACTAGCGGCAATGTACCAGAAAAAAGCACAAGAACGTGATGCTGATAAAGCACAGGTTTTTGGCGAAGCTGGTGAAGTACATGGTGCTACATACACGGCAGACCAACAAGAAATGCTTTCATACCTAGCGAATTTTATCGGTGAAATGTTTGGTACTGGTGAAGAAACTGATGACATCGCACTACATGTTCTGGATGAACTTCCATACGAAACATTGGAAGACATGGAAGAAGCTGATTATGACGGTACACTGGCTGACGAAGTTCAATACCACGTTGAAGCATACCAATCAGGCCCAGATCCCGAAGATGTAGCATATCAAGCAGACCAACAAGCATGGGACGACTCAGCTGAAATGGATGAACTACGAGGATTAGCAGGTATCTAAACTTGCTAATTCTTTTAGGAGAATTCAATGGATGAATCGTTAGTCAAAAAAGCCTTTAAGAAAGTACGGTATACACCACAACAACTAGAAGAATTAAAAAAATGTATGCACCCGGACACTGGTCCGATGTACTTCATGGAAACGTTCATGAAGATACAGCATCCTACCAAAGGTGAAATCCCTTTTGAGCCATTCGAATACCAACATGAACTAGTAGAATCTTATCACAAGTTTAAATACTCAATCGCTATGATTGGTAGACAGCTAGGTAAAACTACGGTTGCGGCAGGCTACTTACTGTGGTATGCGATGTTTGTGAACGACAGTCATATACTTATTGCGGCACACAAATATGATGGTGCTCTAGAGATTATGGATCGTGTACGCTTTGCTTATGAAGGATTGCCAGATCATATCCGTGCTGGTGTGCGTGAATACAACAAAAAATCATTAAAGTTTGATAACGGTTCAGTTATTGAATCACAAGCAACAACAACAAACACTGGGCGTGGTAAATCTCTTTCATTAATATACTTGGACGAGTTTGCGTTCGTGGAGCCCCGTATTGCGAAAGAATTCTGGACAGCGATATCACCGACACTAAGTACTGGTGGTAAGTGTATGATTACTTCAACGCCAAACACTGACGAAGATCAGTTCGCACATATCTGGTTTGAAGCATTAAAAGTTACTGATGAGTATGGAAACAAGATACGTAACGTTGGTAAGAATAATTTTAAAGCATTCCACGCCACATGGGAAGCCCACCCGGATCGTGATGAAGAATGGGCTGAAATAGAACGAAGTAAAATTGGCGAGGATCGTTTCAAAAGGGAACATGAATGTGAATTTATTTCATTCGAAGAGACTCTAATTAATCCAGTTAAATTAGCAAAGCTTGACGCAAAACAACCCATCTATGTTGACGGACATGTGCGTTGGTATAAAGAGATAGATCCAAACAAAACATATGTTGTTGGACTAGACCCAAGTATGGGTACTGGTGGTGACAATTCAGCAATACAAGTATTAGAAGTTCCCACAATGGAACAAGTAGGTGAATGGCAACATAATAAAACACCAGTAGAAGGACAGGTCCGTGTTCTTAAACAGGTATGTAATAAGCTACATAATGCTGGCGTAAGTGATATATACTGGTCAGTAGAATCCAATACCCTAGGCGAAGCAATCCTTGTGATCATACGAGACACCGGCGAGGAAACAATACCAGGAACGTTCCTTCACGATCAACGCAGAGACTTAGGCATGAAGCACAGACGCAAAGGCTTCATCACAACACACAAATCAAAGCTAGAAGCATGTGCTAGATTGAAATCATGGCTAGAGAGTGATAAGCTAAAAATTAGCTCACAAAACCTATTACAAGAATTAAAAATGTTTGTTGCTAAAGGCAACAGCTATGAAGCAAAGACAGGTGAGAAAGACGACCTAGTGATGTCAATGATACTTGTAATACGTATGGCCATAGCAATCGCAACGTTCGATGACAGAGCATATAACGCCATTAATTCAAATATTGACTATGATGAAGATGGTGAATACTCAGCACCCATGCCAATAGTAATGATATAACATTAATGTGATAAATACATTAAAGGAGTAAGGGCATGATCAAACATTCAAAACTAGCCACATCAGTATACCAGATCCTAAAGGGTCACGGTTCATTGCCTACTATGTTTACACGGGAAGGTCAAGAAACAGTTGACCCAGCTGAAGCACAGTATATGTGGGTAAATGATCCAAACATTATGATTGCTATAGATCCAATGGATGGTACAATCCGTTTTGAAAAGAGTGACACATTGCCACTAGAAAAAATTGATAAGCTACGTAAGCAGTTACGCAAATTAGCAAACGACAACGCCCTAAATTTCCAATTCAAAATTATTGGTGGTGAGATTACTCCAAAGGATTATTCTGCAGAAACTAAAAGACAGGAAAAAACAATGGAAAGTATTATATTAGAAGGTTTTTCAAAACTAAGAGGTTCAACTAAAACTAGCTATCAGATGTTAGAAAACGCACGTCTAGTTATTAAACACCGCCTACCGGTAAACGAAGAAATTCGTGGCGCACGTAGCCGTAACATTCAGGCGATATTTATTGAGAGCAATGGCGAACGCTTCCGCTTCCCAGTAAATAACCTAGCAGGTGCTCGAGCGGCACTACGCCACGTTGTAGAAGGCGGTAAGATTGATGATCAGATTGGCAACTATATTGTTGAGTCTACAAAGAAGTTAATTAAGATGCGTGAGTTTGTTCGTTACGCACGTACCAACAAGCTTATCAACGAGGATACAGCAGAAGCAGTTGACCTAGTTAAAGAAAATATCCAAGTAATAGCTTCCGAAATCCACAAGATCACAGGTAAGAAAACTTACGAGTCGATTAAAACACGTATTGAAGAATCAAACAATGAAGTACTAGAAGAGAACGATATTGATGAACTGAAAGACATGTTCACTATTAAGCGTTTTGACGAGAAGTTCCTAGACCTACTTCCCGATGTTAAGCAGATGGTCAGCGAACGCCAATCATTCCTACGTAGAATTGAAGAAGCGTCAGAGCAAGAAATCAAATTAGACGAAACCAAATATGTTTCGGATACAATTATTGAGCATACCACACGTGAAGGTGAATTGAGTTCACGTTTACAGATGGTAGCGGCATCAATAATGGAAAATGAAGAACTAGCTAGTTATGTTAGCTCACTAGCAGGCAAGCTAGTAGAAGGCGAGCTAAATGCTTTTGAAAGTTCTGTGCTAGGTAATGTCCTACGTAATGCGAAAATCCAAGAAAGCGTGGATGCTGATCTATTAGACTTTGCTAGGCAGTACTGCCAGATGTCAGGTATTGACATTCACTTACCCGGTGTTACCGAAGAAGAGCGCATCAAGTGTGCCCAGGAATTCATCGACCGCACAGGCGTTAGCTCAGCAGATGAGCTAGAAGCGTACATTGAAGGCCAGGAATCATATGTTGCGGCTATGATGCAGGACATATTCCAGTCAGCAGGCGATGACAGAATGTTTGGCGAAGCTGTCCAAGATATGGAACACTTTGATCTAGGCCAAATGAAAGATCGTATCCGTTCAATGTCAGACGAAGAACTATCAGGTTGGATCGGCCATCAGCCACCGGAAGACGCAGTAGGCGGCCGTTACTTCATGAAAATTGTTGGTCACGAACTTAAGAAGCGTGGCTTAGACGAAGGCTACACAGTATTACCTCAAATGTCAGACGAAGACCAAGCACGTTACCAAGAGCGTGATGGTTTAGAAGGTCCATTTAGAGCAAGAAGCGGTAAAGTTTACTACTATGACCCAAGTGAAGGCAAGTACTATGATCCAGATACAGACTTTTACATCAGTGATGAAGAGTTCATGAAGCATGATCAATATGGTTTAACACAAGAAGGCTTCGGTGACTTCGTTAAAGGAATGGCCCGAAAAGGTGTTAACGCACTAGACAGAAAAGCAGTTGACCAAATATTCAAAGCAATTGATATGACAGGTTCATGGTTAATGGTAGCAAGTGAAATTTCAGATCTAGATGAAAAGAAGAAAGCTAACATGCTACGCTCAATGCGTGACTTCTGTGAACACAACCCAGACGATATGCGTTGTGACACGTTGAAGAAAATGATACAGTTCATAGAACCAGAAATGAAAGAAGCGCAACAGTTAGAAGAGTCATTAAATAAATTTGACCCAAAGTTTCTTTTTTAACCTACCTTTTATAAGGAGCAAGCCGGTGTAAAAACCGGCTCTTTTTTCACTTTAAATAACCCAAAAAAAGTTCTTGACATAAATACAAATACAGTGTATAATGTCTGTACATGTTAAGCATGTTATGGATTTTATGCTGTACTCGCCTGTATTTATGCGGATACAGGATCGAGTTCGACTAAGTAACACACGGGAGTGTTACTTGACAGGGATACGCATCAATATTAAGGAGAATTATATTATGACAAGTCTAGCGGACATTCGTGCCAAGCTACAAAAACTCGAAAACAGAAAATCAGGAACTACTACAAACTCAGGTGATGGAACAACATATCCATTCTGGAATATTAATCCAGATGAGTCTACAACAGTACGCTTCCTTCCAGACGGTAACCCAGATAACACATTCTTCTGGGTCGAACGTCAAGTAATTAAACTTCCTTTCCCAGGCATCAAAGGCCAAGACGAGGACAAGGAAGTAACAGTTCAAGTACCATGTGTTGAAATGTGGAACGACACGTGCCCAGTTCATGCGGAAATTCGTCCATGGTTTGAAGATCCATCTCTAGAAGATATGGCTCGCAAATACTGGAAGAAGCGCACATACTTTTTCCAGGGTTTCGTTCAAGACTCACCTCTTAACGAAGACGCACCGGAAAATCCAATCCGCAAATTTAACATCTCTCCACAGTTGTTTAAGATCATTAAGGCGGCACTTATGGATCCAGATATGGAAGAACTTCCAACTGATTACCTAAACGGTGTTGACTTTAAGATTGTTAAGACAAAAGACGGCCAATACGCTAACTACACTACATCTAACTACTCACGTAAGAACACAGCTCTTACTGAAGAACAGTTAGAAGCTATTGATGAGTATGGTTTACAGAATTTGTCTGATTACCTACCCAAGCGTCCTACTGAAGAAGAAGTTGACATTATCTTTGAAATGTTCCAGGCTTCTCTAGAAGGCGAACTTTACGATCCAGAGCGTTGGGCGAAATACTTCCGTCCATGGGGTCTTGAGTACAATGATGATTCAGCAAAGACAGAGTCTAAGCCAGCACCTGCTCCAAAGGCAGAAGTTAAAGCTGAAACTCCAGTAGCTGAAGTTAAGGAAGAAGTCGTTGAAGAGAAGGAAGAAGAAACTTCAACTTCAAGTGGCGACAACCAGTCAGTACAAGACATTCTAGCTCTAGTTAAAAGCCGTAATAAGTAATCATTACTCGCTAACAAGGTGTGTATAGTCTTTATACACACCTTACACAAAACACAGGAGAATAACGGAATGCCAAAGACTTTCGACGTTTCGAAGTTTCGAAACAATCTAACAAAAAATATAGCGGGTATTAGTACCGGCTTTCACGATCCACAAACATGGATTAGCACAGGCAACTATTGCCTAAATTATTTAATCAGCGGTGACTTCAATGGTGGCGTGCCACTAGGCAAAGTTACTGTGTTTGCTGGTGAATCAGGCTCAGGTAAATCTTATATCTGTTCTGGTAACCTAGTAAAAAACGCCCAGGATCAAGGCATCTTTGTAGTACTTATGGACTCAGAGAACGCCCTTGATGAAGCATGGTTACATGCTATTGGTGTCGACACAAGTGAAGACAAATTGTTGCGTATGAACGTATCAATGATTGATGATGTTGCTAAGGCAGTATCTACATTTATGATTGACTTTAAGAAGGAATATGAAGGCGAGAAGCTTGAAGACATTCCTAAAGTTTTATTTGTAGTTGATTCACTTGGTATGTTATTGACGCCAACTGACGTTGACCAATTCCAGAAAGGTGATATGAAAGGTGACATGGGACGTAAGCCAAAAGCATTAACAGCATTGGTTCGTAACACTGTAAACTTAATTGCTCCTTTTGACGTTGGTTTAGTTGCTACTAACCACACTTACGCTTCACAGGATATGTTCGACCCAGATGACAAGATTTCCGGTGGCCAAGGCTTTATTTACGCATCTTCAATTGTTGTAGCAATGAAGAAGAAAAAGCTTAAAGAGAAGGACTTGGTTTCAGGTGGCGGAGCATCTGTTAAAGGCATTAAGGCCGCATGTAAGGTAATGAAATCACGCTACTCAAAGCCATTTGAATCAGTAGACGTGTTCATTCCATACGATGAGGGGATGCACCCTTACTCAGGATTATTTGATTTATTTGAAAAGACAGGCCTATTAGAACGTTCAGGTAACAAGTATATCTACGTTTCTAAAGAGACTGGCGAAGAGATCAAAGAGTTCCGTAAAGCATGGGAATCAAACACCGACTTACTAGATTTGGTTATGTCAGAATTTAAGATGGACGATTTAGTTCTACAGGCCGAAGTAATCGAAGAAGTCGATGAAGTTGAAGTAGATTAAATAAATAGAGTGTCGAATGAAAATATTATTTGATGAAGTTATGAATAAATATTATGTCTTGAAGAAAGAAATGATATATATTGGTAAGCTTAATTGGATAATAGACAGAAAGTTCGACACTCACGCTGAAGCATCCAATTATATAAAAACAAGGAGCAATAATGGATAGTGATTTTTTAATTGAGTTATGGGAAACCCTAAAGCCTTACATCAACAGTAAGGACAAACTACATGCGGCAGATGAGCTAATTGCGTTGTGTGACGCACATGGCTATGATGAGATCGCTGATGTGGTGGATCTACCCGCAGATCTAAAAGCGGCAGTAGTAACACACTACGATTTAGATGAAGAAGATGAGGATGAAGAATGGTAAATTTAGTCGACGAGCTACGTGAACGCACTAATGCTGGTGACGCTTATGGTTCTTTAGAAACACTGGAAAAGATTGAAATAGAGATTCGAACTAATCCAGAGTTACTGAAAGAAATATTGAGTCCACCGGTTCTTACAGAGTTACATGAAACACTGGAAGAAAAATTGGGCGTGAATCGTAGGCATATGCAGGTTCGTAAAAGAGTAACACAACCAAAAACACGTGGTATGTTATTCGTGAAAGCAATGATTGTCGGAGTAAAGCACAGTGAGTCAATGGTATCGAAAGGTTAGTGATAACTTAGCAAACCTGCCAGCTTGTATTGATCATTACGAGGATGAACTAGAAGAAGCCCGTAACGAACTTTCCATGAAAGGCAAGACCATTGAAAAGCATGAATCTGAACTTCCAGGTATCATGGAGTATCGCTTTAATCAGCTACAAGAGATTGAGGCGATACTTGAACATTTAAACTTGGAACTCAGAAAGCTTTCAACGGCAAAGTTCAAGAAATTCCTTGAACATTACAACAGGCAACTAACGTCAGCAGATGCTAAGAAGTATGCTGAGGGAGATCCAGAGGTTGTCGATTTACAGATATTAATTAACGAATTTGCCCTAGTACGCAACAAATTCTTGGGCATAATGAAGGGATTAGACACAAAGAATTGGATGTTGGGCCACGTAACTAAATTACGTGTATCTGGATTAGATGACGCCATTATCCAATAGGAGGCAATATGCGTATTGAAAACAAATTCAGAAAGCACAACGAAGCTAAAACTTATTATAGAGTTTATATTGAAATGAGCGATGGTGAGCGATTGCCACTGTTGATGACCCACCGTGAAGTATTACGTGCCGCAGAAAGAGCGGGTAAGAATCCAGAAGATACAAAAGGTTGACATAACCACTTTTCTTTGTTATAATAGTTCTGTTGTTGGGAATTACCGGAGATAATAAATGACAGATCTTATCACAAGAGCAAGAGAATTTGCTATCACAGCACACGAGTCGATTGGCCAAAAGCGCAAGTACAGTGATGACCCATACTGGGTTCATCCTGAGCGAGTTGCGGCTATGGTTGCTGATTTCGGTGGAACTCCGGAAATGGTTGCGGCCGCCTGGTTACATGACACAGTCGAGGACACGCCTGTTACAATTGAAGAAATTGAGGCAGAGTTTGGTTCAGAGGTCATGGCTCTAGTTGACGATTTAACCGACGTTAGCCAGCCAGAAGACGGCAATCGAGCATTCCGTAAAGCAATGGACCGAGACCACACTGCTCAGGCATCAGCTGATGCTCAGACAGTCAAGTTGTGTGACTTAATCGACAACACTGCCAGCATTGTTGAGCATGACGTCAAGTTTGCTAGGGTTTACCTGAGAGAGAAGAAGCTCTCACTTGAAGTCCTTACAAAAGGCGACAAGCGTTTGCAGACACTTGCTTGGGGCAAATTACGAGAAGGTGCGAAGCAAATTGGCCTCGAACTGTAAACAAAAACTTTTATTTTGGAGGGTACTGTCAGCTGTGCTGGCAGTCACTCTTGTCTTGATGCAGACGAAACTTATATCTAATGATCGTTGTGCTATGATATTAGACCAAAAAATCACACCCAAACAACTTGTGAAGATTGTTGAAATCATTGAGTCTAAAGATGATTGATTACAGTATTCCAGAAGATGAATTAGAAAGGCTTTACCTTAGCACCCACTTGGACCGGGAAGGCATTACGATCCTATGGAAACAATTTATAAACTACACAAACGTAGTTCGGAAGAAATCTTTCACACTACGGAAAAAGCCCAAGGCGACCTTTGAGCATTTCGTGATATACAACGCCTTGCGTGGAAAACCACTGTTCAATGGTATTGATGGTAAACGTGAAATGGAATACTTTCGAGCTAGATTAGAAGGCAACACGGTACAATCGCATCCATATATGAATCATTATTATAATCTTGCTCGCATGGAAGTCAAGATGGAAAGGATGTTAAATACGACTGCTTCTGCTTTTGAATCGCCGAACACTATTTCTGGGGTCAAGGCCTTAAATAACGTACTGGGTAATTGGCTCAATTGGTTGGATTATAGTTTCGGTGGGTTGGGTCCGGGTAACCGAAAACACATTCATGTTCACAACAGAGACAAGCGCATGTATGTTAGATTGCTTCATAAGCATATTAAAATATACAGAGAAATGATTATGGAACAACTAAAAGCAGAAAATCATATTGTTCATAATTATTATATTCCTTGACAAACCCGTCAAAGTTTGTTATAATATAAAACTAAGTAAAGGATTACTATGGTTAAAAAATGTACACTTGAAATTAGGGATGAAGTGAATATTAAGTTTTCAGGACTTGATGTAATCACACGTCGAAAACTGGCAGACGAAGTTAAGTTTTTTTTACCTTATGCTCGACACGTACCCGCGTACAAATTAGGTAGATGGGATGGCATGATGAGGTTCTGTGACATAGGTGGCAGGAGTTACTTTCACATCTTGGATAGACTATTGCCAATTGTAGTCGGTGCCGGCTATGAACTTGATATACAAGATGATCGCATTCCACACGAGTTTGAATTTGATCACATAAATGAACAAAGCTATTCGCATATAACCTGGCCAGAAGGACATCCAGTTGAAGGTCAACCCATTGTTTTGCGTGACTATCAAGTGGACGTAATCAACAAGTATCTAGAAAACCCACAGAGTTTACAGGAAATATCTACAGGCGCAGGCAAGACGTTAATCACTGCGGTATTGTCACATCAAGTAGAAAAGTACGGCCGATCAATTGTAATTGTTCCAAGTAAGGATCTAGTGACTCAGACAGAAGAAGATTATATTAACATGGGGTTAGATGTTGGTGTATTTTTTGGTGATAGAAAAGAATATGGCAAGACGCATACGATATGTACGTGGCAGTCGTTAGAGTCATTGGATAAGAAAAGCAAAAAGTATGATAGTGAAGTCAGTGTAGAAAGTTTTATTGAAGATGTTGTGTGCGTAATGGTTGACGAAGCACATTCATCTAAGGCAGACGTATTAAAGAAATTACTTACAACACATTTTAGGAATTGTCCAATTCGTTGGGGGATGACGGGCACTATTCCAAAGGAAGAACACTTTGCTATGGGTTTACAGGTATGTTTAGGTCCAGTTGTAAATCGGGTTAAAGCAAAGGACTTGCAGGAAAAAGGTGTCCTGTCTAACCTTCATGTTCACGTACAGCAATTAGTAGATCCGCCATTAGGTTTCAAAGATTATGCGTCAGAGCTTAAATGGCTAACAAGTGACCGCAACAGAGTACAAAAGATAGCAGAGATGATTGAAGAAGTAGAAGGCAATAGTCTTATACTTGTGACACGCATTGATACTGGAAACTTATTACAAGAGATGATTCCAGACTCAGTGTTCATTAAGGGTGATGTGAAATCAAAAGATAGAAAAGCTGAGTACAAGGACGTTAATACCGCAGATAATAAGGTAGTTATAGCGACATTTGGTGTTGCCGCAGTTGGCATTAATATTCCACGCATATTTAATTTGTTCATGATTGAACCAGGCAAAAGCTTTGTGAGGGTGATACAGAGTATTGGACGTGGCATTAGAACGGCCAAGGATAAGGATTACGTTGATATTTACGACATAACATCGACATGTAAATACTCAAAGCGACATTTAACGGAAAGAAAACGCTATTACAAAGAGGCCGAATATCCTTTTAAGGTTACAAAGATAAAGTACTAATGAAAACATTTAAGGTAGATTCTAGGTTTTGGAGAAAGCTAAACACACAGACGAATGTTGGCTCTTTCCTCGATCACATGTATGGTCTAAAGAAAATAAATGACGATGGCGAGCAGACTACTCTACTAATGGAGTGGGATAAAATACCAATGAAAAATAATTCATATGGTACTGCGATTAACGCAATCGCTAAGGTGTGCGATCCAATTGTGATGCTTGAGTTGTTGGATGCTTCATATAGAAAAGAATCTACTATATATGCGTTCAAGAGATTTACACAGGACGATTCAGATAATCTGATTATCTACCCATGTGCGACGCCTAAAATTATGAATATAATGCCAGAATATTGTGAGAAACATTACCCTGGTAAATATGACTTTGAGTTTACTTCTGAAAATGGACTCAGATCATATAACGCAATTATATACCTTGACGCAGTGTCGTCTATCATGGAGGATTTATCGTTTCTATTATTACAAGACGCAGACGCACACGCACTATACGAATATAAAATAAAAAACGATATTAAATTAGAAGAATACGTTGATTATACAGAATTAAAAGAGAAGGAACTCATATGAACTTACTAATAGCAAATGAAGAAGTAGTTGACAAATTGGAAACACAAGTGTATAATTTAGATTGTGTCCCTAATGAAGAAGTCGACTTACGTTATTGTATAATGGATTGTACAGACAAAACGGATATTGATTACTTTTTTGTGCCACTTATATTTTTGGAATCATTCTACGCACCAGCAATTGTGCTAAACATTGCGGGCAAGAAAATCCAGATGCCAATTGACTGGTCAATGATGGTATGTGATGAACATTTTAATGATGTAGAAATTATTCCGCTAACACAGTTAAATGATCGTGGATTTAAGACACCAGTTTACAACCCAATGTCACATATGGTGCCGGAATCATTAGATGTAGAGATTACTAATGTATACGCAGAAGTCAAATGGTTCTTTCCAAAGTTAAAGAACGGATATATGTTGCCTGTTCCGTTAGACAATGGTCCAGATCCACGATGTGTGATGTTTGTTAAAGAAGCAAACAAGATACCAGACCCGTTAGATGCGGCACAATTGTTCTCATAGGATAAACAATGGCAAAGGCTAAGAAAGCAAAGATTCCATTAAACGAAATACTCGGTGCGATGGACAGAAATAACTGGGAGTATTATAGGAACCTCCCAGAAGAATTACAGGAGGAGTTTTCACCTTTTGTAATGATGCGGTATGCCAGTAATGTTAGGAGTAAAGAGTTTTACGGACATTATATTACAATGGTTAACGACTTATGTAATGTGAATTTCGATGTACTCAGTAAGCACCCAGAGCTTTTTTGGCAGTTGCTATCACTATCTGGTGTGGGCAAATCACAGTTCCATGCTTGGTTGCCACCTGGCAAGAAGGCAAAGAAGAGTAAAGTTCAAGAGTTTTTGTATAAGATGCACCCAACGTATAAGTTAGAAGATTTAGAAATGCTGGAAAGTATAAACACCAAAGAACAAATACAAGACATGATGCGTGAATATGGTTATGACGACAAAGAGATTAAGGAAATATTCAAATGAAAATAAATCACGAATTTGTATTCCAGGTTATGCGTTATATGGCGGAAGAAGAATTATATGAAGACATCCAATGGACTGCAGATTTGAAATTCTACATTAACTGCGGTGATGTGTTCTTCTGGGGCTGTGCTGATGCCGAAGATTTAACTGAAGATAACTTCCAATTGTTTGTAGACACATATAATGATTGTATAGAAGCGTTAAAGGATAGCAAAGATGGCGAATACGCATACCTAAACTGGGCACCGACATTATTTTGTGCTAGGTCTCGAAATATGAGGCCGCAAGGTGCGTTGTATAAAAACATGCCCGAAGAACTGATCCCATTATTTAATGAATGTGGTGAAGAACGTGAAGTAAATTTTGGAAATCCTTACACAACACCCAAAACTATCGGAGATAAGCCAGTGTACGCATACCAATCGGAGTATGTGAACCAAAAAATATCATTAGCTGATAAATTAGAATCAGCTTTTAACAAATTCAAAGGATTATTTAAGAGTGTATAAGTGTAAATACTGTCATAAAAGTTTTACTCGTGAATCCACGCTTTCTTCACATATGTGCCCGAAGAAAAAACGCATGGCAGAAAAGAACACACTATCATCAAGGCTTGGTTTTAGGGTGTTTCAGAGGTTTTATGAACTCACTACAACGCAAAAAAACCCAAAAACGTTTGAAGATTTTGTTGGAAGCCAGTACTATAAAGATTTTGTTAAATTTGGACGTTACCTGGGTCAACGTGATGCCATAGACACTGAAAAATTTACAGATTTTGTCATTACCAATGGTGTGAAGTTGCGTGATTGGACAAAACCGCACGTATATGAAACGTTTTTACAGGATTTAATGAAGAAAGAACCGGCTGAACGAGCATTAGAGCGCACAATCATTACCTTAAATGAATGGGCTGAAGAAAACAATACGACATTTAACAAATTTTTTGAAGAAGTGACAACAACAGAAGCGACACATATAATACAGGCAGGTAGAATTAGTCCCTGGGTGCTGTATTTGTCAGAAGAAGCAGGAAAATTGCTTGGAAGAATGAATAGAGAGCAGGGAAATTTAATATCAGCGGTAATTGATCCAAACATATGGAAAGTACGGTTTGCTAACAGGCCAGATGATGTGGATTTTGTAATTGATGTGTTAGATAAGGCAGGATTATGAGAGTACAAACGGATATTGATATTGACGTGGCGAACAGGGATGATATTATTTCTAAATTGAAGTGTAGAACTGGCCGTATTGATCGTGAAGGCGACAATTATGACAAACATAACACTGGCGTATACTTTCAGGACATTCCTTATGATCCATTTACAAACATTTCAACAATAGATCACAAAGTAGCTGAAGAATTAGGCTATTTTAAAGTTGATTTGCTTAATGTACACTTTTATAAAGACATACGTAACGAAGAACACTTAAATGAGCTCGTTAATCGTGAGCCACTGTGGCAATTATTGGAACATGAGCAAGTAGTTTCTAAATTATTTCAGATACACAAGCACTTTGATCTTGTAAACTACCATAAACCCAAATCTGTTGAAGAGATAGCAATGCTTATCGCTATACTACGTCCAGGCAAAGCATATTTACAGCGAAAGTCATGGGATGATATTAGAAAGGAAGTTTGGGTCAAGCCTTCAAACAATGAGTACTGGTTTAAAAAAGCCCACGCATTTTCTTACGCAATGGTCATTGTGGCACAATTAAACTTATTGGCGGAGCAAGCAGAATGAATCATTGGATGTGGGATACATACGGAAAAGTAGAAGAAAGAGTATACGATCATGGGAATGGCTGGCAGGAAATTGATATGCCATGCGTTTACACGTTTCATTATGACGGAAGAGTGTTATCTCTGAAAAAAGATTGCCTAGGAGACTATTCGTTTGTACAGCATGAAATAAGTGTTGCCAAACACATGGGTGGCTGGAACCATATATGGAAAATGGGGAGACCGTCATCGTGGCGTATTAGGTTATCGAAGAAAAACTTTTTTCTATTGGAACTGACACGCGATTTTAATATGCTTGCTGAAGCTGTCAATGCTAATCCTGATAATTTTGAGAGTGTTACGATTTAACTACTAATTTTATTTGACGTCTTTTGATTCTTTTAGTGACTAGACTGTTGAGTGATGTGATTGGACCGAATATTACTTCTACTTCTTTTGTTTTAAACGTTTGTAGGTATTGAGAGAACGGTTTCATTTGCCCCTGCATAAATATATTGATGGGCAACAAGCGATTGGACTCATTCCACCAGTTATCGCCATATTGAAGAAATAACTTTTTCTCTTCAGGGGTGCGAATAGAGTCAAAGTCATAAAAACTTAAGACCTTATCGTCAGTATTTTGTATAATACCAAGCATTTCGTTCTCTTGCCATACGATACACGTTAAGAATGGGTAGGCACTGGCGATTTTGTCTTGGTCATCGCTTATTTTTATTTCCATAGTTGTATTTATACCACTTTGCGGATCAACTCACAGAAAACTGAAATAGTGATAAATACATGAAAAGGAACTGTACATGCACCATAAAATTTACACATATGATGATTCAATTCATTTAGTTTATGACGATGACTTGGCCATGTGCATCAAAACGGATAATCGCAATATGAATGATAGAATAATTAAAGTTCACAAAGGTGTTGATAACACTATTAGCTTCAAGGTTTATAATAGAGACCGAAAGCCACAAGCAGTGAGTCATTTACAAATCAGAACACGTTTAGTTAACCCGCTCAACAACGAAGTTATGCTTGAGCGTTATGCTACTGCTACAAGTGAGAAGGGTGTTATTAAGTTAAAAGTATTAGAGGGTGACTTATTAAGTATTCCAGAAGGATACTATAACCTAATCGTCACAGGTGGTGAAGAACTCTTACCAAACCAAGCAGGACAGATTATTCAAACACCATTCTTCTCAGATACAGGCAACAATGTCACCATTAAGGTGGAAGTTACTGGCCAAGCACAAGCGGCACCACAGCCAACACAAGAAATACTGCCAGATGACTGGATGATACTTTCAGCACGATTTGAACCAACAGTTTATCATACAGGCGCATACCCGGCGGGTCGCATCCGCAATACAACAACGTCAGTTCACACAATGGCGGTTTATACGACAAATTATTCAGGTAATTTTAAAATTTACGGGTCGTTAGAAGATGTCCCTTCAGAACGTTTAGAATCTTGGTTTCCGGTTAACGTAGATCAGCTGGGTAACGAACTAATATTTAATGAACAAACCGGTGTGTTCCCGATTGTATTCCAAGCCAACTATCTATGGCTTAAATTCACATATGAGCCATCAAGTACTAACGAAGGCACATTAGATAAGGTCCAAATCAGAAATTAAACACTTGACAAATAGCTCATACTCCTGTATAATAACAAAATATATGGAGTATGAGTTTGGTTACAGAACAAGAAATAGCTGACAGAATACACAGGGAAGTACTAGGGCTACTAGGTCCACTCAAATCAGTACCTTCAGGTTGGCAAAAGCAAAATTGTAAATTATGTCATCATCGCGGTCATGGACATGACAAGCGTGAACGATTCGGTGTGATTAGACATAACGATGGCTCTGTAGTTGTGAATTGCTTTAACTGTGGCTTCAGCAGTAGTTGGACACCAGGCAAAACCCTATCTAAGTCTTTTAAATGGTTTTTAGAAACAATTGGCATGAGCAAGTATGATGTCAAACGTTTAGACTTTGAGTTATATAAGCTACGTAACAACATGAAGACTGGCTCCACTCTAAAGATGTCACGTGATGTCACAAAGGAATGGAAAGAAGTTGAGCTACCCAAAGGTTCTAAGACTATTAGGGAATGGGCTGAAGAAGGCTGTACAGACGAAAACTTTTTAGGTGTAGTACAGTACCTAGTTGACAGGGACTTGCTCTATCCTGACACGTTCTATTGGACACCTAAAGACTTAATGTATAAGAACAGAGCTACCTATCCATTTATATATGATGGCAAGATAGTAGGTTATACTGGACGTTATGTTAAAGAAATAAAAGACAAGAAGATGCCCAAGTATCACGCTGAAACACCAGAAAGCTTTTTAACTAACCTGGATAGACAAAAGCGTGAAGACAAGAAGTTTGTAATACTTACGGAAGGTGTGTTTGACGCACATGTTGTAGATGGTGTTGCCGTTCTTGGAAATAACCTAACTGCTGACCAGATAAGTATTATTGAACGACTAGGTAAAGAAATCATTGTAGTGCCTGACAAAGACAAAGACGGGCAATTATTATTTGACACAGCTATAGAACATGGCTGGACAATTAGTACGCCAGACTGGGGGGCAGGTGTTAAAGACCCAGCAGGTGCTGTAGAAAAATATGGACGTATTTTAACAGTACAGAGCATTATTGAATCAAGGGACAAGAACGCCTTTGCGGCAAAACTCAAAAGGAAATTGGATAAGTTTTAATGGCTGAAATAACAGAATATACACAAGAGATTGAAAATCTATTTATTGACTTTTTATTTAATGATCCAGAACTATATGTGAGATGTAAGGGCATTATTGACCCACACTTCTTTGAGTCTAACAAGAACTCAGACACGATCAAGTTTATGAACCAACATTATTTGGATCATTCGGATTTGCCTACACGTGAGCAGATAAAATCTGTAGTAGGTAAAGATATTAACGAGTTAGAAAAGATGCACGACAGTCATAGAGACTGGTTCCTTGATGAGTTTGAAACTTTCTGTCGTCACAAAGGACTGGAACATGAGATTCTACAGTCTACGACCTTGCTTGAAAAGAAGCGTTATGGTGAAGTAGAAGATAGAATTAAGAAAGCAGTACAGATTGGTCTAGTAAAGGACTTGGGCACAAATTACTTTGACAAGCCACATGAACGTCTAGAAGATTTACGTGATAACAGTAACCTTGTAAGCACAGGCTGGAAAGACATTGACCGAAAGCTTTATGGTGGTTTTGAGAAAGGCGGCTTAAATATATTTGCAGGACAGTCAGGATCAGGTAAGTCATTATTCTTACAGAATTTAGCCATTAACTGGGCGCAAGCAGGTATGAATGTTGTTTACATATCCTTAGAATTAAGTGAAAAGCTATGTAGTATGCGACTAGACGCAATGATTTCAAATTACGCTACAAACGAAGTATTAAAGAATATTGATGATGTATCTATGAGAGTGGGAACCTTTAAGAAAAAGTTTAAAGGCAACATGGTTATTAAGCAAATGCCAAACGGTTGTACCGCAAACGATATTAGAGCGTATATTAAAGAATTAGAAATACAATCAGGAAACAGAGTAGACGCAATATTGCTTGATTACCTAGATCTTTGTATGCCAATGAGCGTTAAGGTTAGCCCAAGTGACATGTTTGTCAAGGACAAGTACGTATCAGAAGAATTACGTAACCTAGCAATGGACTTGGATATTATGTTCTGTACTGCTTCGCAGTTAAACAGAGCGTCACACGAAGAAATAGAATTTGATCACTCACATATCTCAGGCGGTATATCTAAAATTAATACCGCTGATAACGTGATGGGTATTTTCGTAACACCTACTATGAAAGAAAACGGACGTTATCAAATACAGTTCTTAAAGACTCGTAGTTCTAGTGGTGTGGGCAGTAAGGTAGACTTGAAGTTCAACGTTAAGAGCTTACGTATTGAAGATTTAGATGAGGATGAAGCATCAGCAACAGAAGTATCGACAGCTAGTATGATTGATCAACTAAAAAAGAAATCTGTGTTAAACAACAAAACAGAGTCGGAAAAAGTTGAAGATTCAGGTGATGATGTGCTACAGGCGTCGGCAGATCTCAGAGCTCTTCTAAAACGTAAATAGATTACCATTTATTTGATAAATACACTAAAGCATTAAAGGGAGTCTGTTGTGACACGTAAGAGTTTATTTGAAGAATTAAATGAATTGGCGCCTGTTTCTACTAGGGAAGTGGTTTTAGAAAGCCGAGCAACTCATGCCATTTCATCAATAATTAATTTATTCGAATATATTGAAGATAACTTTGCCGAAGAAGAAGCTATAAATTTACAACGTAGATTGATCAGCAGTATCAAAGGCAAAGATCCAAAACGTTTTTCACGTGCTTTAGCTAAGATCACCAAAGGCGACACAGAGTAATGAGGCTAGACCAAATCCGCCCGCTTAAAGAACGAGCAGGCGGTATCACACACATCGAAGATTTGGCCATTGATGAGCTAATATCAGCACTTAGAAATTTTGAAGAATATGAAATTTCAGAAAAAATTGATGGATCAAACCTACAATTCGGATACGACGGTGACGGGTTTTATACTAGTCGTGAGTCGAAAGCCGGAGATGAAAGAATGCGCTCTGTGGACGACTATCCAATACAATACAGCACCACATTTCAAAGATCAGCACACCTAGCACTAGAAAAAGTTATGCCACTCATCATACGTAGTGAATTTTTTACTACTGGTGACGCAGTTGAAGTTGAAGTATTATTTGGTAAGCTACCGAACGCTGTGCCATATAACGACGATGCGAACCGCATCATATTCTTACGCCCCATATCAGGAAACCCAGACATTGAGGGGTTAAGCGATCTATTGGAAGGGCAACGAATTCGAGTTGAAGTAGATGCGCCATTCAGTTTAAATGGCAAAACTATGGATATTCGTCCAGAACGTCATGTTTGGGAATTTGCCCAGACGCCAACAGTTAATGGTAATGAAGTTGTCAAGGGTGAAGCCAAACAGGAACTAGAATCCAAACTAGATGAAATAGAGACATTTTTGAAACAGCCGAGTGGCATTGGTGGTTTCAGTAATGCTGAAGCTATTTCATTGCCGTTGAATAAGCGTCCGGAAGGAATCAGTACTTCTGAATGGAAAGAAGCAAAAGAAGCGATAAAGTCACTACGTAAGAAATTTTACGATGTTTCTGATGATGGAACTCCTACTGGATTCAAGCAGGATATCAAGGAGTTTCTATTAAAGCGTTTAGTTAGGACTATAGGCAGTGCCTTTGGCCCAGAAGTTTCAGACGGTGGCTGGATTGAGGGTGTCGTGTTCCGTCACAAAGACACTAACCAAATGTTTAAGGTTGTTGATAAGGATATGTTTACTGCCGTTAAGAAATTCATATGGAAAGTTAGAGATGAGTTAAGTGAAAAGCCAAAAAGTGTCAACACCATTAGCTCCTTTATGGGTAAGGTCCTAGTGGGATTGGGGACGTCACTTGGTATCCCCGAGTTAGGAACTTTCCAGGCTAAACGAGCACTCAAAAAACACGGCAGTACACGGGAAGAAATACTGTCAAATCTCAGTAAGGAAATAGACTTTGACAACACTAAATCTTATTGGGAAAAATTTATCACTGATCAACAAGAGAAGTTTAACAAAGAGTTAGATAAATACATAAAAGGCAGAAAAGACCTGTCATTCACCGCAAACGATCGAACGTTTAAATATGACGATGAAGTCCATGCTAGAACACTTCAAGTATTTGAGAGTGTTAATAGAATACTAAAAGGCTTTTTAGAAAATACTAGAAAAGCCAAGTCGGCAGAAGACCTAATAATGCTATTGGTTGGTCGACAATTACAGGACATATAATAATGAACTTAAGAGAACAGTTTGACAAATTTAAATTAGATGAAAGGGCATTGAGTGATATGTCTACTTATCGACAAGCCATGTCTATTTTAAATCAGCGAGCCAAAGCTGGTGATTCTCAAGCAATCTCTCTTAAAAACAAAGTTCTTAAAATGATTGGCGATAAGGGCATCTCACACAAATCTGTTATTGGCATGATGAACACTCTTCCGCAGTTTACCCTTAAAGAAGGCGGCAATGCTGTAGAAGGTGTTGGCCCAATAAACCAAGAAAATGTCGAAGCTACCATGGCAGTAATCTATAAAGAATTATTGCCGGCGCTAGGATTGTCCAAATCAGACACAGCATCATTGGGTAGTACAGGAAAGAAAGGTCCTGGCCAGCAGAGCGGTGATATTGATCTTGCGGTTAGTGTTCAGGCATTGACCAAAAACAATAATATCGAAACGCCAGCAGACTTATATACATTCATCGAGCAAACACTTCAAAAGTTTACTGATAGAACTAGAATCATGGGTGGAATTGGCATTGTCACTTGTGCGTGGCCAATCAGTAACACCGACGGCAAGCAGGAAGGTGAATTTGTCCAGTTGGATATAATGACTGTTGACAGTGTTGATTGGGCTCGTTGGGCATTCTTTGCGCCATCATTTGATCAGTCACCATATAAAGGATTGTATAGGAACGAAATACTATATGCGATTGCTCGGTATATGGATTATGAGTCGTTAGAAACAGCACTAGATAAAGAAGGCGTTGAGGTAGATGCTCGTTGGAAACGTAAGTTTTATGACTTAGGAAAAGGCATCTTATCAGGCGAGCAGTCACGTATGGGCAAGAAGGGAATTGTTAAGACAGTTAAAACACTGAATAAAGAAATATTGTCTCAGAATCCAGAAGAAGCTGTGACAATGTTTTTCGGCCCAGACTTCAAGCCAAATGATATGTTGACGTGGGAGCAAGCCTTTGCCGCAATTATGGACAGCGATTTCATACATGCTGATCATAGACAAGAAATATTGCAGATGACAAAGCAGGGTATACTCAATAAAGGCTACCCTATTCCACCAGAACTAGATGAGGTGACAGCATGAGACTAGATGAAATAGCACAAACGCCAGTAGAAGAAACGGCGGGTGACTTAGTAAGACCAGAAGATGAAAGAATGGGTGATGACAAAACAACACACCTAGTCTATGATGATGGCGACTTTAAAGTATGGTGGACACCTGCCAAAGATATGTTTGAGATTACAGAAATGCAGGAAGATGGCTGGGTAGAAGGCCGGTTTAAAGCTAAAGCGTTTAGTGTAACAAAAGCAGAACAAATCGCTGAAAAGTACATGACGACAAAATGGTACGAAGGCATTGACGAAAGCGTTACAGAAGAAGCAAATGAGTTAAACATTGAAGTCCACCAAACAGATCAGTGGACTGACGAAGGCAACCCAGAATATTATGAGCCAGATGTAGAAAATACACAATACGAAGTAAATATTGGTGGCGAATTAGTGGGTGAAATGACATACGACAATTACTTTGGCTACTTAGCTGGTAACATTGGCAATCGCACGGTGCAACTGGAAATGAGATACGAAGAATCTGCTGAAGATTGTGTTAAGCGTTATTTCGCAACACCAACAGGTCAAAAGCATCTTAAAGTAATGGGATTCGCATAATGTTTGAAATAGTATTAGATATATTTTTAATAACACTTATGGTGGCAGGTATTTTTTGTACACTACTAGGTCTATTAACAGTATTCTATTGGTTCAAGCCTGCCGAACCACCAGCAGACACAAGCAACAGAATAAATAATATTACGTCGTGGTGGACTGGTTTAACACGTACAAATGTAATGGCAAAAGAATATAAGTTTTTTCGTCAAGACGTGATGGACAATATAAATGATGTTGAAACACAAGACGAAGTAAATAGACACAGGGAAAAATAATGACTGAACACAGTAAACAATGGCCATTCACAAAAGAAGATGATGGAGACTTTTCATTCTTTCGTGAATTAAATGAGAACAAAGTATTCCGTAATAAATCTGATTTACAGAGAATATCTCATGACACGTCAAAAGAATTGCTATACCTGAGTATTTTAGCTACAATAGCATTGTCACAAGAATCTAATACAGCAGACGAAGCGCAGGACCTAGCGTCACGTACTGCTACATTTAATAACTTTGACACGTTTAAAGTGGCACTTCCAGACCTATATAACTTGTCACATATGCACTTTGGTGATACAAGTTATGATGATCTGGGTGTTGAAACGCAGTGGAAAAAGAATGCTACTAAGCCATTAAAAGGATTATACATTAGACTGTTACGTAGTATCGGCCACGGCACAATGCGTGATGCAGAAGCGTCACAATTTCTACTAAAGTTAGAACGTGCGTTAGATATTGATAATGGTGTTTACAAGCAAATACGAAGAGTTGTTTCCAATTGGAATAGAAATGACAGCAAAGAAAAGTCATCTACATTCAAGCGTTTGTATCGTTACATTAGAGCATTGAGTCCACGTAGTGAAATGCTACCAATCATAAAGAAACAGACTGGTACGGTAGGCGCAATGACTAACACACAGAAGGCGGCACTTGGTGTTGGTATATTTGGCGCAGGCGTTTTAGCTGGTTATAAAATGACTAGAAATCCAAAAGGAAAGAAGTAATGTTAGTGAGCGAAGTCCTGTTTGAACATTATATTAGTGATAAGGACATCATGCACATCTTCAAACGAGCTGTTGAGCTCGTAGACCAAACTGGCAAAAATAAAACCAGTGTCGGAAGAATAGTTACGCCTACTAAAAAGCCAATCACACCTGATGATAGTGACGAAAAACTTGAGTCTTTAGCACATTCCGATATAACCCACGCCATATCTGAAGGGCCATTTGATCGCATCAAAACGCTTGGCGGTAATCTCGCCAATAAAGTCACTTTAGACAAACTGCTGAAGAGGTGGCAGAAATATGGATCAGACAATGATTCGGCAGTAGTTCTAGCAGTGCTAAGAAACAGCGATGTTCCAGATGAAATTATTTCACAGTTACAGAAAGAAACCACGTTAGGAAAAGATGTATCATCAGATAGCGATAAAGGCGGCATCAATAACGGTGAGCAGATCAATAAGAACAGAGCAGACGGTGATATAATTAAAGGCGATAAAGAAGAAGCAGTTGACGGCATCAAAACGTCTATGAGTTACATGTCAAACTGGGGCAAACAAGGCCAAGATATTGGTGATAATTATAATGTGACGATGAAGTCAATAGACAATTCGGAATCACTAAGTGATGACGAGAAGGAAACCGCAAAAGGCGCAGTAAACCAATACGCACAAGCTACTGAGTTTAGAGAAAAGACTGAATTACTATATAGTCAATACCAGGAAGCCATCCGACGAGTATATCAGCAGGACAATGAGGGTGAAGCTAATTCCCATGGCGATCCACGTATGCTCGCAAAATTCTTATTAAATAGGTCAACTGACTTCTCTAAAGAAGAATATTTAGCAATGCCTGACGAAGAAAAAGCTAGAGTAGACAATTTACAGGCTAAGATAGAAAGATTGCGTAAAGATTTTGGCAATAAGACATCCGGTGCTAAAGGAGATGACCTAAAATATGCCATCGAAAAATTGTGGAAAAAGCAACCAAAAATCGTTAAGAGTGATAAATAAATGTAACGCAGTAATATATTACTAGCGAAATAAATTAACAAGGAGAATATTACAATGGTAGAGAAGGTTCACGGTTTAGTACCAGAGCAAGGCACATGGTCAGAAGGTCCATTAACTTTTGTTTCAATCGCGGCGGCAGACGATGCGGCTCTTGATGCGGCAGTTAAATTAGCAGGTCAATTTGCTACAATTCTAGGCATCAACGTTGTTGGTGGTGTTGCACACATGATCCTAGGTTATGCGGCAAACGACGGTGTTGATGGCGATCTAGCTCCACAAACTGGTCTAGAAGATGCTGGTTTCACAGTTTACGCTGGCTTCCAGGGTGTTTAATAGCTAAGTACTAACACACTATTATTGAAAAACCGCCTTAGGGCGGTTTTTTATTGACTCCACATTCTGTAATAATCTTGTTATCACAAAACAATGATAAATACGATTAATATAATAATGGAGAATAACCACAATGGTACAAAGAATTCACGGTGCGGCAACCGCAATGCAGAATTTGACAGAGAATATTACCTACTACAAAGTGTATGCTCTATCAATAGGCGCAACTACAGACCCTTTAACAGCTGGCCAGGTTAATATCCATCAGACAGGCAACATTCAAGACGAAAGCCAAAAGAATTTTGAAGTACTAATACAGAGCATCGCTTTACGTGCCATGCCTGTAGTTATGAACGCACCGGTTGCTGTTTCAAATGTGGCTAATGAAGGGGCGGCAGAAATGAGCGGTGAAGGATATGTGTGGAAATTCGCTGTTGAACGTTCGGACTATTTTACAAATGACGGCCCAAATGGAACTTTAGGTCCGGTTGGTTTCTTAGTTGATGAAATTGATGGCATTGTGTTGCCAAACGCAACAGTGTTAAGCACGAGTGGAGCAGACCAGAACATTGAGTTTCAGGTATCGGAGTTTTAATATGAGATTAATAGAAATAGCTGAAAGTGTGCCGGTGTATAAAGGCGATCCTATATATGATGAGAGATTCATTACAAGAAGACTCCATGATAATATTCTTGCTCGGCTACAACAGGACTATCCTGATGCGGTACTAACAAAAATTGGTCCACTTGATGACGGCGGTGTTATAGCTTTTATTGAACCAGACGAAGGTTTTATATTTCATAAGGAATATGTTGAGGCTAACAAATGAAGATAACAGAGATTATTATAGAACAAAAAGAAGAAGAAGTTTGCGAAGCTAGGATGGCTTGGGCTAGAAAAGGCAACAAAGTTGTTCGTAAGTACCGCTGTACTTCAGGCCCACGCAAAGGTAGAGTTGTATCAAATCCAACACAATGTTCAAAGCCAATTGACATAAAGAAGCGCATGAATTTAAAAAGAACAAAAGCGGCAAACGCTACACGAATTAAACGTAAGACAGCTAGGACAAAACGCTTAAACCCAGCGTCTAAAATGCTAAAGAGGTTAAACTAATGATAAGAAAATTAAACGAGACTATGCAGATGTTATCTGAAGAATCACTAGCAGACAAGCTACAAAAGGAAATGGGCATTGAAGCCACTGAAGAAGTTAAAGAGTTGGGATTCACAGAATATTTGGAAGTTGCTTCTGCCCTAGAAGCCGGTGATGAAATGATGGTGCGTGACCTGCTTGGATTGGGTCTTGAAGAAGACTACACGAAAGCTAAAGTAACTGATGTGCGTCCGGGACAAGAATTAACATATCAGGATGACAAGGGTCGTGAGACGAAAGTTGATTTGCGTGATCCAGATCATGAACTAGGTTTAGCAGTATTGGATATGACAGGAAACCGACCAGCATTGGACGATCGTGGCGAAGATGTTACGCCAAATGCCAAAGAGATTGAACGTGGTGACGAGTTTATGATTGATCTAGAAGAAATGAAAAAATTGGCTGGCATTGAAGATGAAGATGGCGCTGAAGAGGAAGTTGAAGAAACAACCTCAGCAGGCGGAATCGCAGTAGCGGCACAGCCAATGGGAAAGATGATAAAACGTAAGAAGAAGTAATGGACTATAAGTTAAAGAATAAATTTAAACGAATAGTTAATCGAGTTGCAGAGGATGTAACTAAAAAATATCTTATTGAAAAAATATCTGATCATACATTCAAATACCACAGTTTTATAATTGAAAAGCGTGGTACTAATGATTATGTGTGTAAAAAAGGAAAGAAAGTAATCTTTGAGGGCATATGTAACCTAAGACTCGCAACAATGTTCTGCTATAGTTACTTGTATAAGAATACAAAAGGTGTCAGACAAGAACTCAACAAGTTGAACAACGCAGTCCAGAAGAATAGACAGGATGTGCTGTTTTATAGACACTATGTTAAAGAAAGCCCAGATCAAGACCTATCGCACATATACGCTAGGATAACTGAGAGCAATTTAGTGTACGAAAAGCTTAAGGAAGATATACGAATTCTTTCAACGTCGATATAATTTGAGAACTCTGATAAATATAACAAATACACTAGGGAAATTACAACTATGTTATTAAATGAATTTAACCGTTCAGACGCTAAAAATGAGTATAAAAGCTCTGTCCGTTTATTAGAATCTACTTATGGTGTAAAGATTAAAGAAACTGACGACCTTCATAACCTATTTGTAGCCGCTTCTAAAGCTGGCGCAATCATGGAGAACTTACGTTTACAGAACCGCACTATTGAAGACAAAGAGTATTCAAAGTACGCCTTAATCAAGGAAGCCATTACTTCTAAAATTGACGCCATATATGAGGAGCGTGTTCAAAACTTACTAGAGTTTGAAGGCATTCCATCAGTCAACACTGGTTCTGCTAAGTTCCGCAGAATATTAGACGCTACAGTAGCTCGTGCTATTGAGCAATACGATTCAGGTATGGATCTAGAAGATGTTACACGTAATGCTGTTTACGCATTCCGTAACACACCGGGTATCGTTATTCCAAGCGAAATCTTCAAAATTGAATTTGAAAAAGCATTCTTACAGAAGCTATACTTCTCGGGACGTGAGCCAGAAATGAGTCAAGCTCCAAGCTATAGTGACACAGAGCGTCCAGCGGCTACATTGCTAGATAGTATCACAGAAGAAGAACTAGCCGAAGCACTAGCTAACATGGAAGCAGTTATTGAAGGTAAGCTAACAGAAGATTCAGATGTTGACCAAGCACGTTTACAGGAAATTGCTGAAGCTATTATTAATGAAGGTGACTTTTACAGTAGCAAAGACAAGAAAGGTAACGCTATTGGCAAGCAACAAGCAGACGTAGCAAGTAAGTACCTAGACTTTTTAGGTAGTGATTTAAAATTAGATGGTGAAGAAGAGCCAATCGAAGTTAAATTTGGTAAAGACAAAGCAATGTCTCCAGCAGACAAAGCTAAAATAGCAAGAATTAAAAAAGCCGCGGCGGCTCAAAAATAAAGGAAATATTATGAACAAAAATTACGTTAAAACAGTAAGAACATTACTAGAAAGCGAAATTGAGCAGGCTGAGGTAATCATTGCCGCTAAAGGCTTTGCACAAGAGCTTCAAAACATGATCGAGAAAGTTGGTCGTTTAATGAACGAAGACTTGGGTCCAGTTGTTGACCAGATGCGTGAAGCATATGGCAATGAAGTGTCAGCAAACTTTGGTGAAATGATGGGTTCTCAGATGCAGGAAGTTATTGACGAACTACGCATTTCTAAAGACAAGATTGACGATTCAGTTGACGCTATTGCTTCAGGCCAGATGCCAAGCAATGACGTTGACATGGATGCTGATCTAGACATGGGCGGCGACGATTTAGATTTAGACGCAGAACTAGAACTAGGTGACGATGACATGGACGGTGATTTAGAAGCTGATCTAGACATGGACGCAGAGCTAGAGCTAGATGACGAACCACAGTTAGGTCGTGAAACTAAAGAATCTAAAATCGAAGAACTACGCAACAAAATGCGTATGATGGAAGACAAGATCGCAAAAGCTAAGGCATAATATGCGCCTAAGCGAACTAGTACTAGAGAGCGATGTAGCTCATGACATAGAAGGCGCCCTAGACAGCCTTCTTATGTCAGTACGTGCTAATGATATTAGCTCAATTGCTACAGATAAAATTGTTGACCAGTTACGTCAGCAAGGATATAGTGTTTCGACATCATCTTTAATAAACTTTATCGAAGGCAATCCCCTAGTACAAAACGCTACAGTTGATAACATCACTTTCAAACATGCAGACAATTATGCTGTTAGTGGTGATGCAGAATCAGCAGAAAAGAATAAAGAAAAAGTCCACAGCATGGCTAAGAAAGCGGCTATGAAGGGCATTAAACAGTAGAGGTTAGGTAATGGCATCATGTAATAATAGCACTTGCTTTATCACAGCTAGTGAAGCAAGATCAAACGCAAGAAACAACTCCCTAGTGTTTCAGGAAATATGTGCTATACAGCAGGCTATTTTAGCGGCTATAGACGCACATCAGTTTGATGTTGTTATTGCGGATGGCACGCCAATGACTTCTGTAAACGAAATTCAAAGCGTAGTAGTTACTAACCCAGGTAGTGGCTACTCAACATTTACCGCAACAGCTTCAGTTGTACACCCAAACGGCACAGGCGCAATTATTTCACCAATTATATCAGGCACAACAGTTTCTGGGTTCACAGTTATTGATGGTGGTTCAGGATATGAGCCTATACTAGCGTCAGCAGATGCTTCAGGCATTGGTAACGGTGACGCAGTAATACAGGTTATTGCGGCAAACGATGGAATCGCAGAAGCAAATATTCTAGTTCCGGGCACAAACTACAACGTAGGATTCACAATCCCAGTTACTCACCCTACTGGCGTTAACGCAGTTGTTACAATTTCACAAGTTGACTTAAATGGCGCAATTACAGAATTAACAATTGATAACCCAGGTACAGGATACGATCCGATAGTAGGTTCTATTGATGTGGTTCACCCAACTGGCGTGGGCTTTGATGCTATTCCAGTTGTGCTAGGTGGAGTCGTAACTGATGTGTTCATTAATTACGGTGGTGAAGGCTATGGTGACCTAAAGCCTACTGCTACACTAGTTAATCCTACAGGCGCAGGCGCAGAATTTGATGTTACACTATCAGCTGATCAGATAGCAAGTGTTGAAGTTGTAAATGGTGGCGCAGGCTACTCAGACCCAACAGATATTGTTATTAACGACATTCCAGGTGGCACAGGGACAGGTGCTACAGCTCTTACAGTTGTTGATGCTAGTGAATATTCAAGCACAGACTATTATAATGTATGGCAGGGCCTTGTTACTGATCCAGCAATCCAGGATCAGTTAGACAGCGTTATCTCATATTATCAGAAGCTAGGTTACAATATACGTATTGAAACTAATACCAACACCTCTGATACTATACAATGGCATATTTTCTGGTAAACTACTTGACATAAACCCCATATAGTGCTATAATGCGCTATGAAGTTAAACGTTAGATACGAATACAAATCCCTAAAACAGATAAATTCTAAGACTGGGCCTAGAGTCTATGACGTTGGTGAAGATCGCAAACTTCCTAGCGTAACCACAATCTTATCTGCCACAAAGCCCAAGGAAGATCTACAGGCACTTAAAGACTGGCGTAAGCGTGTTGGTGATGAAGAAGCCAACCGAGTTACCAAGCAGTCTACGAGCATGGGATCTGACATGCACGATAACCTGGAGAAGTACATCCTCACAGAAGGCAAAGCTGATCTCAAAGGCGTTATGCTTGCTAAGATGATGACCAAGCTGGTCATTAAAAATGGATTATCAAAAGTAGATGAGGTATGGGGGACAGAAGCACAACTCTATTACCCAGAACTCTACGCCGGTACAACGGACTTAGTTGGAATATGGAACGGTAAACCAGCCATAATGGATTTTAAGAATAGTCGCAAGACAAAGAAAGAAGAATGGATTGAAGACTACAAGTATCAGCTAGTTGCTTACGCAATGGCCCACAATGAACTATTTGGTACTGATATCAAAACCGGTGTTATTATGATGGCAACCCATGGATTGGAATATCAGGAGTTTGTTTTAGAAGGTAAGGAATTTGATAAGTATAAGCAGTTATGGTTAAATCGTGTCTATCAATACTATGAAAATGCGTAAATAATAGATAAATATAACATAATAAGCTCAAAGGAATGAACGATGGCAATATCAGACGTATCTGTAGAAAGAATACAAAATAGACGTGGTTTAAAAATTAACTTACCACAGCCTCTAAGACCTGGTGAATACGGCTTTTGTACTGACACAAGGGAACTATTCATTGGTATAGACCCAGAACAAATGAACGCCCCTGCTATACAGATTTATAGCGGCCAGGTTAACGTAGCAGATACTATCATGACAAATCAAATTGTCATTGGTGATACAAACACAGTTCCTACAGATACTAACATCAGTGACTTAAATACTGCTCTAGGCATTAACCCGCTTACAGATTCAGCAGAAGGCAACGTTTATTATATCCCTGAAACAGGCTTATTATACGTTGGTGGTGACCTAGCACAAATAGGTGATATCTCAGCAACAGTTACGGCTCAACCCTGGGTTGACAGTGTAACGACCGATCTAAACAAGACAATTGATGCGAACGGTGGTGTTTTATTCACATACCACTCAGAAGCAAACGCAGTTGCGGCTATCTTAAATGGTGTATCAAACGATCCAGTGGCAACTACGAAATTAAACATTGAAATACTAACAGAAGAATCGGACCTAGACGGTTCAGAGATATTAGATCCAGTCGTAACAACCCTACCTAGTGTATTAGGGTTTACGTCTATTCCAGAGTTAGTATATGAAGCAGAAGAAACAGAAACGTTTGTTATTGATTATAGCATACACGTATATGACACTTTGGACATCCCAAGTCCAACACAGTCGTCATATGTTTCTTCAGGTAGTATGACAATCACGACAAACGTTCATACACAAGAATCATTATTGAATGAAGAAAGCACCGTTATAGCTGACGCAGGTTGGTCAGACGGTGGTGTAGATTTCCAAGCAGTGTTTACACCAGGCGGAAGTCCATTAACAGGCACAGTTGAAATACAGTACTTCCATAGTATTCCTGTAAGCCCAACAAAAGAAGTAGTATTTAAGACAAACACAAAACGCTGGTCGAGCTTCTAATTGAAAAACTGGAACAACTTACATCATACCGCTCGTATGCTAGAGTGGGGCGACTTTAGATCTGATATTAGTGGAGACACACTTTTCGAGCAGATTGAAGCCATTGCTGACTATTTTAAGGATGTACCTATAGCCTCCAGGCAGTTGGATTACTACACTCCTGGATCATGGCCATCTCCCTGGGAGATATTACACTATGGTCAGATGTGTCCTAGTAGTGTGTCACTATTAATGGCATATACATTACTACTTAATGGGCAGGCAGACTTTAAATTATTATTGATTGACGATAACATAGATTATTATTTAGTCCCTTTAATAGAAGGGCAGTATATATTGAACTATATCCTAGGTGAAGTAGTCAACCTAGATACTATCAGAAATGATATCAAGGTTAAACACACATACAATCCTTCGGATTTAAAAGATATATACTAACACATACATAGAAAATTGGAGAATAATAAATGGCAGTTCAAATGAAAACCTATAAGGAAGCCTACGTCTATGACTATGACGTACCGGTGGAAATGGCCAAACAACAGAATGAAGTTTTTTGGTTAGCAGATGAAATTAAAGTAGAAAAAGACGTACAGGACATCATGGTAAACATGACAGAGTCTGAGCGTCACGGTGTTATCACAGTGTTAAAACTGTTTACACTATACGAGTTAGTTATTGGCAAGGAATACTGGGGCAACCGTGTGATGAAGACATTCCCTCGCCCAGACATACAGATGATGGCAAGTGCGTTCTCATACTTTGAGTTAAACGTTCACGCACCATTCTATAACAAACTAAACGAAGCCCTTCACCTTAACACTGAAGAGTTTTATACATCTTACGTTGACGATCCAGTTCTTAAAGAGCGTATGCGTTTCGTAGAGAAGTCTGTTATCAGCAAGAAAGATCTTGTTTCTGTTGGTGCATTTTCACTTATCGAAGGTGCTGTACTGTATTCTGCATTTGCTTTCTTAAAGCACTTCCAGTCAGTGGGCAAAAACAAGTTATTAAACGTGGTACGTGGTATTAACTTCTCAGTGCGTGACGAAAACCTACACTGCCTAGGTGGAGCATGGATTTACAATCAGCTAAAGAAAGAAATGATTGAAGCAGGTGAAGAAGATGAGCAATACTTCAAAGACGTTGAAGAAGAAATCCGTGCAGTAGCATCTAAGATTTACGAACACGAAGCACGTATCGTTGACATGATCTTTGAAGAAGGTCCAATGGATGGTATTACAGATATCCAGATGAAGCGTTTCATTGAATCACGCATTAACATCTGTCTGAAGAACTTAGAAATCAAGCCAATCTTTGAATCAACATACAATCCTATTGCGGATTGGTTCTACGACGGAATCAACGCATATCAGATGAACGACTTCTTCACAGGAGTTGGTAACAGTTATAACAGAAACTGGTCAGAAGACAGTTTCTCATGGGGGCAAGTAGAATGAACAAACCAAAGTCAGATATTAGTTTAGATCCAATGATGGATAAAAACTTATTACAGCAGTTTTCAGAAGAACGCAAAGCAGGCCAGGAAAGCGGTGACATTCCAGAGTGGATGACTACTGGCGGCTATCAGATGTTTAAGACAAAATACTCTTACAATGGTAGCACAGTTAAAGAATCATTTGAACGTATTGCCCGAGCGGCCGCAGAACACACACCAAAACGCCAGGTATGGGAAGAACGCTTTTTTGACATCATGTGGAAAGGCTGGTTAGCGTGTAGCTCACCAGTACTAGCAAACATGGGTACAGAGCGTGGGTGTCCAGTATCTTGTTCAGGCGGTTATGTTGGTGACTCTATTTACAATTTTTATGATTCGCAATTAGAAACAGCTATGTTAACTAAGAACGGCTTCGGCACATCATCTTACCTAGGTGATTTGCGTGAACGTGGCGCAGAAATTGCTACAGGCGGTCATGCTTCTGGTGTTGTCCCAGTATTTAATGACTTTGTTCAAGTATCACGTGACGTAAGCCAGGGAAACACACGACGTGGCGCCTGGGCAGGATACCTAGACATTGACCATGATGATTTTTATGAGCTAGTAGACGATTTAATGGCAGAGCCAGATGATAAGAACATTGGTTGGATTGTTACAGACGCATTCATTGAGCGAATGGATGCTGGTGATCAAGATGCTATAGAACGCTACCAACGTGCTATGAAGGCAAAATGTGTTACGGGTAAAGGCTACTTTTTCTTCAAGGACAAAGTGAACCGCATGAACCCAGAATGCTATAAGCAAAACGAACTAGACGTCAAAGCATCAAACCTATGTACTGAAATTACTCTATTCTCAGACCACCAGCATACATTCACTTGCGTATTAAGCTCAATGAACCTGGCTAAGTGGGATGAATGGAAAGATACTGACGCAGTATTTTGGGCAACGGTATTCTTAGATTGTATCGCAGAAGAATTCATTCACATGGGACGTAAGATTCGTGGTCTAGACAAAGCAGTACGTATGACTGAGAAAGGTCGCGCATTAGGCTTAGGTACATTAGGTTTCCATACATTGCTACAAAAGAAAATGTTACCATTTGACAGCTTCGACACATTCCAATTAAATGCGGAAATCTTCCGTCACATGGACAGAGAATCAATGAGAGCAACTAAATGGATGGCTGAAGCATACGGTGAGCCAGAATGGTGTAAAGGATTCGGTATCCATAACACACATCGTCTAGCAGTTGCGCCAAATACTAGTTCAGCATTAATGTGCGGTGGCGTATCACAAGGCATTGAGCCAATTGTACAAAACGTCTATAATCAGCCAACAGCGGCAGGTGAAATAGAACGCATTAATCCACAGCTATTAGAGATAATGAAAAAGCGTGGTAAGCACACTAAGGCTGTCAAGAAAGACATTATTGATAACAACGGTTCAGTACAGCACGTTGATTGGTTAAGTGATGAAGAAAAACTTGTTTTCAGAACAGCATTTGAGATTGATCAGGGTGCTATTATTCGTTTAGCAAGCCAACGTCAGAAGTGGATTGACCAAGCACAGTCAATTAACTTGTTCTTTGATGCTAACGAAGATGAAGCGTACATTTCAAAGATTCACGAACAAGCGTTCAAGGATCCAAACATTAAATCACTATACTATATGCGTAGTATGGCAGGCATTCAAGCGGCTAAAGATGAATGTCAAGCATGTGAAGGCTGATTAACTTAAGAGGAAAACACAGATGTTACAGACAGACAAATTATCAAAAGACACGGTGTATACTTTTAAACTAGCAACTGGCGAAGAAATGGTAGCAAAATTTCTTCGCAGTGAAGATGGTAACTACTATGTTAGCCATCCCTTAGTTTTGGGTATGCAACAGGTACAAAATCCTGAAACTGGACAGGTTGGACAGCAGATTGGCTTCATGCCGTTTGCTGTTACACTCAACCCAGACATTATTAAGGAGATTCCGATAAATATTAGCAATATTGTAACGTACTTTGAACCACCTAAAGATATCAGTGATGGGTACTTACAGCAAACATCGGGTATACAGTTAGCAACCGCCGGAAGTGTGTAATACACTTCCAGGCTTATTTTTATAGGGATATAATAACAAAATGTCAGCACATAAGACACCTTACGAAATTAGATTAAATCTATTAGAACTAGCTCAGAAGATTGAGAGCGAGAGAATGGCCGCTGAAAGCGTAAAATCAGGCAGTGACAAGATTGATCAAGCACCATCAGTATCAGACGTTGTTGACGCGGCAGAAGAATTAAACAAGTTTGTTTCAAAACCAAACTCATAACACTTGACAAACGCAAGCATATGTAGTATAATACGCATATGTTTGATAATCTTAAAAAATGGTGGAATTACGAGCCACCCGATTACGCCACTTCAGAAGAATGGAATGCTCACGACCGGTCTTTTAGAGAAAATGCTCCCATTAGATATTTCTTAAATGAGACCCTAAGTAAGTATTACATGCGCTATTGTTACCATCCTATTGTTAGCCCAGTGAAAGACAGGGTACACAAAATAATGTGTCGCATATTACCCTGGCGACAACATAATGTTATTAGAATAAAAACCCATGGAGCCACATGGCATGACAAGGATTATGTTATGCTCCATGGCATGTTTGCTCTCCTTGTTGATTTTGTGGAAGTTGAAAAAGCTTGGATGGAGTGTCTCTCAGATGAGGGTAAACTGCGAAAAATGCCCTGGTACAAGCGGCCGTTCTTTCGTTCACGTGAACTTGGCCTAAAATATCTTGATGATGAAGCAATGCTTGATCAAGATCCACAGAGCCAATTGTATGGTAATCCGGCATGGGATGCCGATGGTAATCCCAGTCAAGCAGAAAGCGCACGACAGCAGAGACGATTGTATCTATGGTGGAAGGATGATTACCTAAAGCGTGTTGATCCGTATGAGATGGAGCTCACAACGGCAGAACTATTAAAACTGGAAACCGAGCGATTTAATGAAGAGCAAGAAGCTCTCCAAATGCTAGTTAAGATACGAGCTCACCTTTGGACTTGACAAACCCACCATTCTATAGTATAATAACATTATGAAATTACGCATACTATCAGATCTACACATGGAGTTCGGACCGTTCGAGGTGCCGGTATTGCCTGATGATCCAGAAACCACATTGGTCTTAGCTGGAGATATAAATGTGGGTACAATGGCATACAAGTTTGTAGAAGAGATGTGTGAACGTTTCTATGAAGTTATCTATTGCCCTGGCAATCACGAGTACTATAACCAAGACATGGACCACATTAGAGAATGGTGGGCAGATCACACTATTGGCAATCTAACGTTTCTTGATGACACCGCAACAGTACTCGCTGATAACGACGACGATGTTCTAATTGTAGGTGGCACATTGTGGACAGACTTCATGATAGATGGCAAAGATAGTGAATGGTTTTCTAAATTTAGGGCAAAACAGGGTATGAATGATTACCATGCTATAGTTCAAAACGGTGTTCTAATTACGCCCGATGATACGGTCGAGTACCATAACAAAACTAAAGAATTTATTATTGAACAATTGAATGCTGTGAATACTGAAAAGAAGATCGTAATAACACACCACTTGCCACACCCAATTTGTATAGATCCCAAGTTTAAGAATAGCCCTCTTAATGCGGCGTTTGCGAGTGATCTAACAGAAATATTTGAAATGGACAATGCTCCTGATTTATGGATACATGGCCATACGCACACACCAGTGGATGTCATGGTGAATAATACCCGTATACTATGTAACCCAGGTGGCTACCCTACTCGCGAACGAGCGAACAATAATCATAACCCAATTTTAACGGTGGAAATATAATGCACTTACACGAAGTACAAATACTAATAGGCGAAAACTTTAAATGGGATGATTATCTTGAAATGCGTAAATGGTGCGTAGAGAACGTTGATTCAGAAAACTTTTACGTTCACCCACCAAAAGAAATTATGGAGAAACCGGCACGTTTCCAGTTTGCCAAGGAATCTGACGAGTTCGCATTTAAGATGACATTTGGAGTACATGACATAGATGATACGTTTGAAAGTCGCACGATCGACATTAACATTCAGTAAAAGACAGGAAATGAAAAATTGGTGCGCTGAGAACGGCGGCCACTATCGTGCTGGAAAAATTGAGGATGATTTCAAGGGATTGAAGTCAGGATTTATTTTTAGTTTTTTTGATGAAGAAAGTGCTATGGCATTTTGTTTAACATTTAATATAGATCCGAAACAAATAACACAAGGAATTAAACGGTGAAAGATTATATTATTAATTGGATTAAGGATTACGCAGAAAAAGGAAACTTCAAGCTAGTGATAGGTGTTTCTGGTGGCGTCGATTCAGGCACAGTATCAACATTATGTGCTAACACTGGTATTGAAACACACATTGTGACAATGCCTATATATCAGAATGAAGAACAGCTTAAATTAGCAAGAGAGCATATGACTGATTTACAGTCAAAATTTCCAACTACAGTACATACACATGAGTATGATTTAACCCATGCGTTTGATTCATTACGTGGATCTCTGCCAGGCCTGGACGATGAATTAGGCTGGGCAAACACACGAAGTCGTTTACGTATGATAACACTGTATCAAATAGCACATCGTTTTGGTGGCATTGTTGTGGGCACCGGAAATAAGGTAGAAGATTTTGGTGTTGGCTTCTATACTAAGTATGGCGACGGTGGTGTTGATATTGCCCCTATCGCAGACTTAAGTAAAACTGAGGTGCGTGAACTAGCTAAAGAATTAGGCGTGATCCAGGGTATTGTTGATGCTAAGCCAACCGACGGACTCTGGGATGATGACCGAACTGATGAAGATCAGATTGGCGCATCTTACGAAGAATTAGAATGGGCAATGGATTTTAAAGAAGACCCAAAAGTCTTGACAGGTAGAGAGAAAGAAGTGTATAATATATACATGGACTTCCACAGACAGAATAAACATAAAATGGAGCCAATTCCAATTTGTAAACCACCGAGGGGTTAAAATGAGAGAGTACGTAAGAACTAGTGATTCTAGTAACATTGAGAGCGTAGCATACGATAAAGACGATAGCATGTTACTTGTCAGATTCCAAACAGGATCTGAATACGCATATTATAATGTGCCAGAAGACAAGTATCAAAACTTATTGGAAGCCGAAAGCAAGGGCAAATTCTTTGTTAAAGAAATTAAGCCAGAATACGAGTATAAAAAAATATGACCATGGTTTATGACAATAGGGTTTATGAGAAACTACAGACCGTCGATAGGGTAGTACATCTCTTACTCGAAGACCCGGTTGTCCAGGATCGATTTAAGGAACTGGCAACATTTGATAAATTAGGTGGTGATACTGATGATGCTGAGATGCTAACGAGTCAGATGTATCAAGCATTGAATCATATATCAAACTATATAGATGGCACTCGTTATGATTTGAGTAACTTTCTCATGTATATGAAAGAATTCATGCAATTGCATCAAGATCAAGTAAATGGTTTTACTACGGGTTCTGAATACGCACAACGGCTGACGGTCATTAAAATGAATATAGATAATTTACACTTCATGTGACAAGGAATGGTAAATAAGACTGTGCGTAGCAAAAGGTTACGTAACAGTCAAATAATATTTCAGGAGGAAATACATGTCATTAAACAAGCAAAAAACTGATCCGGAATTAGGATTACAGATACGTGAACATTTAATTAAAGTAGGTTTAGAAACACCATTAAACCCGGACAATAAATTGAGCGTAAAACAGAAAGTATCTCGCATTGAGAAAAAGTTCACAGACATTATGAACATATTAGGTTTAGATCTAACAGACGACAGTCTAGCAGACACACCGAATCGTGTAGCAAAGATGTATGTTAATGAAATTTTTTATGGCTTAGACTATGAAAATTTTCCAAAGTGTACAGCAGTAGATAACAAGATGAAGTATGATGAAATGGTAGTTGAGAAGAACATTAATGTTCAATCAAACTGCGAGCACCATTTCGTCGTTATTGACGGTGTTGCTACAGTGGGCTATATTCCAGAAGATAAAGTATTAGGACTATCTAAAATGAACCGCATTGTCGAATACTTCGCAAAACGTCCACAGATCCAGGAACGTTTAACATCACAGATATTCCACGCCATGTCTTATATCCTGGGTACTGAAAATGTAGCAGTGACAATTGATGCGACACACTATTGCGTTAAGTCACGAGGTGTAGAAGATACAGGCTCAAGCACAGTGACTTCACACTTGGGTGGCGCATTTAAGACAGACCCAGCATTGCGTCAGGAATTCTTAGCACTAGCACGTAACTGCTAAAACAATGAATCTGCAATATATTTTATATGTGGGTGATATAGTCACCCTACATGATAATACTAGAAACGCATTGCGATACTATGTATCTAAATATATTGTTGAGTGTTCGTTATTTGAGGATAAGTATTTAGAATTTGATAGTGAAGAAGACTTCATGAAGTTTAAGTTGTCTTTTGATCTAGATCATTTTAATAGATGTAAGTTTGATATATTCAATCAAATGCAGGATGACGCATTAGAAAATGTAATTGAACACGCAAATAAATTAAATTGGTAAGGAGAAGAAATGTACGTATCAACCAAAAGTTATGGGCCAAGTGAAGGCTTCGCTGTTTGTTATAGACAATGGAAGGCAGACAGAAAAGAAGGTGGTTCAGGCCCATATCCACACAATGAGATTCCAGGATGCTGTGCCTTACATGGCTACGCCCTAAGTTTTTATTTCGAGTTTGAATGTGAAACACTCGACGCACGTAACTGGGTCGTAGATTTTGGTGGCTTGAGATCATTTAAAGAATTTCTTAAAGAAACCTTTGATCACACAATGCTTGTGGCTGAAGATGATCCAGAGTTCGAAACATTCCAGTTATTACACGATAAAGCAATGGCTAAAATGGTTGTAGTTGAAAAGACTGGCTGTGAAGCATTAGCTGAGTTTTTGGTAAACTATCTGAACGAAATCTGGCTTCCAGAGAATTATGGTAACAGAACTGATATTCGTTGCCGTAAAGCGGAAGTCCGTGAAACACCGAGTAACTCTGCATTTTATGAGCTTTAAAGAAGACAGACCGTTTGTATGCGCTCAGACATTATTGTATGATGCCATGCTCAAACACCCAACAGTGACCAGGTATATATCTGAGGATCAGTTCTGTAAGGATATATACTCGTCACTGACTAACTCTAATGTGATCTTAGACTTGGACAAAATGGACCTGTCTGAAGAAGATCGCAAGGAAATGTTTAGTCAAGTTATTAAATATGAAGATGGGTTAGACGCAAGTATGAGTTTCAGGAGTGCCGGTGGATTCGTTGCTGGACTACGCAATGAGTTGATTGGCACCAATGAGGACTATATGGACTGGTATTGTTCACAGGGTGAAGGATACTTATCAGCAACAATAGAAGTCATATATGACGAGTTTGGCATTAAATGGTCAGAATGGCGAGATTATCGCCCATAATTCATGGTAAATACTTAAACTATGTTATTTGTTTTATTAGTATTTGTGGTCGCACTGTTTGTCGCAATAACTGCGGCATGGTTCAGTATTATTGGTTTAATGGCAATTTTTGCTGGTTCAGCAATATCCATTGCTGTCATGGCTGGTGGTTTAGAAGCCGCCAAACTACTAACAGCAAGTTGGTTGTATAGGAACTGGGATGAATCTCCAGGAGCATTAAAATATCCACTTACCGCTATGACTGTGATATTGATGATTATCACAAGCTTGGGTATATTTGGATTCTTGTCCAAAGCACATATTGAGCAAGGTGCGCCGGTTGGCAACAATATTGCTAAGATTGAACGTCTCGACCAGAGAATAGCAAGAGAGCAAAAAATTGTTGACGATGCCACTTCTGTTGTGTTACAATTAGACGATGCTGTAAAAACTCTTATTGAATACGATAGAATACGTGGGCCTAACGGTAGCATTGCGGTACGTGAATCTCAGAAAGAGGAACGTGCCACATTAAGTGCTACGATAGACGAGGCGCAGGATAACATAGATAAACTTACTGATGAAAAGTTTGCCCTGCAAAGTGAAGTTAGAGCGTTTGAGGTTGAAGTAGGACCAATTAAATATGTAGCTGATATTATATACGGTCCTGATGCTGGTAAGACAGCAATCGAATCAGCGGTTCAGTGGTTGATTATAATTATTATATTTGTATTTGACCCTTTAGCTATTTTGCTATTGATTGCGGCCAACTATTCATTAATTGATTATGGATTAAAGTTGAGACCAAAAGATGAACGTGAAAAGATCAGGCAGAAGTACTCTAATAAATCTGGTGATGAAACTAAACCGAATGGAGAGAATCCAAAGGAAATTAGGCAACAAGCCCAACATGTTGATGACCAAGAGGAATCATCAGTTAGCGAAGCTGACGGATTGGAAAAATCAGGAGTGGTATTAGATGAGACAGAAAGTTTGGATACATCCGTCAGTACAAGTGAAACTGGACCACTTGAACATGAAGGCGGCCTGGAGAAGGATACAGAGGCGGGAACAGAAGCTGGAGAAAGTTCAGAGCAAGATGCCAGTGAAAGCGGAGAGAGTGAAGTCACTAATGAGGGAACCATCACCAATCAGGATGACAAACCTGATAGCGAATGGGATGGATATGATGAACAAGAAGCAGAAGAAAGAATGAACATCATAGCCCAGAACGGTAATGATGGGCTACACTATGATGAAGTTGAAGAACCAACTGAAGACGTTCGAGAAAAAATGAGAGACGCAGTTGAACGTCTAAAGAAGAAACAAGAAAAGCCACCAGTTATAGGGGGTGGCGTTGTGTTAAGTAAAACCGACGACAAAGTTATAGACAACCAGCCGAGAGGCATAAGAGGCTGGTTATTATCAGACAAACAACATAAGGAAGACTAAATGCCAACAAAAGACATTCATTGTTCTTTTTGCTCGCAATCCAGACATCAAGTCAAAAAGATGATTGAAGGCCCTGTAATTAAAGGTGTTCAGATTTATATTTGTGACGAATGTGTTGACGCAAGCCATTCAGCAATTCACGGAAGCATATCTGTTAAGCGTGAAAAGAAAATACCAACATTTACCCCCAGTGAAATACACTCACATTTGGATGATTATGTAGTAGGACAGGATGACGCCAAGCGTACTTTGTCAGTAGCCATCTATAACCACTATAAGCGTATTAATGATTTAATTGAGGGTGACGTCGAGACTGAATTACAGAAGTCCAATGTTTTGATTATCGGTCCGTCAGGCACTGGCAAAACGTTACTTGCTTCAAGTGTGGCACGTATTATGAATTTACCATTTGCTATTGGTGATGCCACAACGCTAACGGAGTCAGGTTATGTGGGTGATGATGTAGAAAAGTTAGTTGAGCGTTTACTTCAATCAGCAGATGGCGACGTAGAAGCGGCAGAGCGTGGCATTATATTTATTGACGAGATTGACAAGAAGTCACGCAAAGGCGCCAGCGCAAGCGTTAAGGACGTATCTGGTGAAGGCGTACAGCAAGCACTATTAAAGTTAGTGGAAGGCACGACAGTTAAGGTACGTTACCAGCATGATTCATATGATATCGACACAAGTAACATACTGTTTGTTATTGGTGGTGCGTTTGTGGGACTTAGTGAAATCGTTAAGAAGTCACAGCAAGGAAAGAGCTCAATGGGTTTCGGTGCTGAGATTAAAGATGCTGAAAAAGACAGCGAACTATTTAAACTGGCGTCACCAGATGATTTGACTAAATATGGGCTAATACCAGAATTTGTGGGACGTTTCCCAGTGACAGTAGCTTTGGATAGTTTAAGCGAAGAAACGATGGTGAGGATCCTAAAGGAGCCAAAACACAGCATTATTCAGCAGTATCAACGACTGTTTCAGATTGATGGTGTCACCCTTACCTTTGCTGATAAATACATTGAGAATATAGCCAAGCAAGGATTTAAGCAGAAAACTGGAGCTCGTGGACTGAGAGCTATTATAGAGAAAGACCTAGCAGATATCCAGTTTAACTTGCCTGACTTGGCTAAAGAAGGATTTAAGCACGTATTAGTGCAGGACGACGGAACAATAAAACAAACAAAACGGAAGCCAAGAACCCAAAACAAGGAGAGAGCGAATGGGTAAGCGATTTGATCGTAACAGTAACTATCAAGATATAGATTCATCAAAGATTGTACAACGTGGTGTACAGGTTAGAGGTGATGACCAACGTGCATTTGAAAAAGCATTTCGCACATTCAATAAAAAATGTCAGAACTTGGGCATTGTCAAAGAAGTGCGTGACCGCCAGTACTATGTCAAGCCAAGTGAAAAGAAGCGTTTAGCAAAGAAAGCGGCCGTAAACAAAACTCGTCGCGAAAAAGTTACAGAGCGCAAACCACAGTATTAAAGAAATAAGAAAGATAAATAAATATAGCACCAGGCAGTTGACAATCAATGCCAGCGGTGCTATAATAAAAATACGGTGTGCGGAATAGGTCCGGCACTGTTTATAGATACGCACAATAGTGGTATCGACAATCTTGCTTTTTAAAGGAGAACTATTATGACAAGCAGAAACCTACCTGCGGAATTTGACCGCATTCATACTGGCCTACTAAAGAACTTTTTAGGCATCCCAAGTAACCTTGGCGAAACATTTTACAGTAGTACTACAAACTATCCACCATACGACATCATTCAGTCTGAAGATGAGTCTTTAATTGAGTTACGCCTAGCATTAGCTGGCTGGTCCAAAGATGATCTTGAAGTTGAAGTTGAAAAAGATCAACTAAAGATTTCTGGATCTAAGACAAAAGAAGTCGAAGGTGAAGAAGAAACTACATTCTTACACAAGGGAATTTCAAACAAAGCATTTACACGCACATTCACGTTAGGTGCTGGCGTTGAAGTAACTGATGTTAAGTACATAGATGGCATACTAACGGTATTCATGGAGAAAGTAATACCTGAAGAAGAGAAGCCACGCTTAATTAAAATTAAATAAAAAAGTAGGTGGGGGTGCTTGACATCCCCACTTTTTTGTGTTATAATTCGGGTTATGTAACAGTACTGTATTGTATGAAGGATATTGAATGAGTGCCACTGACGTAATCGAAAAAACTGAAGCAAAAGAAGAAGTTGAAGTAAAAGAGCCTGGAAAATATAAGGTTGTTCTACACAATGATGACAAGACAACATTCGACTTTGTTATCTTTATATTAACTGAAGTATTTAATAAGTCAATGAAAGAAGCGGCTGAAATAACCATGTTTGTCCACGAAAAAGGCCAAGCAGTCGCAGGTATTTACACGTATCAGATTGCAGAGATGAAAATTGACGAGTCGATTACCCTGGCAAGACGTGCCGGATTCCCACTCACACTGACCGCTGAAGAGCTCTAAAACGATCACCGACCGGTAAATAATATTAGCACTACCTAAAAGGAGTGGTAATATGCGAATACAACACACTTCCCTCATCACCCAAATTCTGGTAACCCAGAGTAACACCAATCAAAAATAAAAAGGACAGTTATGAATATAATAGATTTAATGGAATTAGGAACTGAATTGGATGTATACAAATCAGGCAAGAGACTTGGCACAATATTAGTAATTCAGTATGAAGACTTAATTCATGAAACAATTGGTGAGTATGATGATCGATTTGAATCATATGCAGAGTATATGATGGAGCTACATGCCCGCATCAAAGATCACGTATCATGCCCGTATAATATCACATGGTATACCCTACCGAATACCGAAACTCTTGATATTAATGACGTAGCAACACAAACAGTACGTGAAGGCAATAATATAGTGGTCGTGGAATATCTTGACTAAACCACTTTTTTAACGTATAATTGTAAGCAGACAAACTAATAGGAGTATTTATGAAACTTACGCAGCCTTGTCTGCTTATGACAATTGCTGACCAAGAAGTCGATTGGGCGATGCTTGTTGCCCCTGGGGAGGAATGGACTGAAGAGACCGTATCCAATTATTGTGACACACTTAATACTGACGGTATATATGGATACCCAGTTATGATGGATGACCCGCGCCTCAAAAATGGCATTGTAAATCGAATTATTGAATCTTTAAACTCAGCACTCGTTGAGTACAAACCACTTGAAATTCCAGGAGTATTTAAACTATGATGACATTTGAACCAAGCATGACTTTTGGTGAAGCTGTATTAAATTTAGAAATTACTACGGTTGAATATACCTCTACCGGTGTAAATATCCGCTTAAGTTTTTCATAAAGATGGGGCGGGCTTTGCCCGCTTCTTTTCCACTACCCAAATGCCCAACAATAGATAAATACTAATATTATTTAGTAGGAGATTTATTATGTCAGACATGAAGAAATGGTTGAAGCTAATGGAAGATGCGGCGCCATCAAGCCCAAAAGCAGACCTATCCAAGCCTGAATCACCAATGGACGATGATCCAGAATTTACAAATGAAAAGGGTGAAGACAGCGTTGTTACACACATGGCCGAAGATGGCATGGAAGATTACGTTGAAGACACAAGTTTTGAAGAATGGTTAATGGATCCAGCAAACGAAGGCAAATCAATGCCGGTAGAAATGATGATTGCTGACATTAACGAACACGGTCCAGATGCTACTGCGGCATATTGGATGGCAACAGAAGAGCAAATCCAATCCTGGATTGATGCTGGTAAAATTCCAGAAGATTCGATGCACTACTTCCAGAACACTCAGGAAGAAAAAGCATATGAAATGCACCAAGCGGCAGAAGATGCGATGGGTGGATTTAACGGCTACCACCATCAACAAGAAGGCATCAAGACTCCAACTGAAGAAGTTGAAGAAGAGCTAGGTCCAGAACATAGCGACAACCCAGACGCTGAAGAAGCCATGATCAACGACGAAGGCGAATTAAGCCCATTCTCAATGGACACTCAGGAAGTATGCGAAGATGATGATCTAGCAGAAATGTTAGCATTGGCCGGTATTCAGAAAGTCAATGAAGATGAGTTCGACGACGAAGAAGAACTTGAAGCTGATGATGACGCAATGGTTGATTTAGGTGAGCCTGACGATATTGATGCGATTGATCCAGATGCGATGTCAGCAGACAAAGAGATTGGTGACGCAGTTGTTGGCTCGGCGCCAGAAAACGTTGATGAATTAATTGCGGCAATCATGGACGCACAGATGCTGGGCATGAGCCAGGCTAAAGCAACATACAGTGATGACATGCTAATCAACATGTCTCCAGAGCGTGTTAAGTCAGTATACGCAAAAGTTATGGGTGAAAGCCTAGAAGAAGACATGGGTGAAGAACACCCACTAGCTAAGTTCAACATTCATACACAGGATGATTTGGACATAGCACTAGACGATCCGGAGATCGTTGCAGAGCTAACTGAATACTTTGCAGACGAAATGCCATACGGTTACCAGAAAGCACGTACAGGAACTCCAGAAGAATGGTTATGGGACCATTTACACGCTGATCTAGAAGAGTCTTGCGGTGACGCAGTTGAAGAAAAACTGGTTAAAGATGGCCCTGGTGAAGGACACTTTGACGGTGAAGTGGATTGTACGACAGAGTTTGATGATTCATGCTATGATGAAGTTGAAGAAGACGTTGCTGGTATTGATCCAGAGATTGAAGCGGCTATCCTAGACTTAGCAATGGCTTTGGGTTTAGAAGATGCTGATCAAGACGATGCAGAAGTAATTGGTAAGAAACTTGACGTGCCAGCAAGTGACGTACACAAAGTTATTAACCAAGACTTAACACAAGAATCTAAGAAGTAATTCTTGACATCTTTACATCACTATAGTATAATATTGGTATGCGTTTTAAAGATATAACATTGAACACGATTAATGAAGGCGGTAGCTCAGGCAAGACTCGATATAACAGCGAAGTCGCAACTTTATGTGCCTTCTGCGGCGTCAAACATTGGGATGACATTAGACCAGAACAACTAGCAAACCCAGAAGATACTAAGGCGCAGTTGCGTTATTGGATGGTAGAGAAAAAGAACTATGACGAAAAACTGTTTAACGAATGGCTTGTTCGCGGCAAGGAAATATATACTAAAATAAAATCCCATTACAAAGGCCCAATGCCAACCTTGTATGGTTGGGTCGGCGGTGCGAATGTTGGGCCAGTAGCAGATGTTGAGTTTCATGATCATGAACTGTCGGGAGTCAGCATAAAAGCCAAGGGTGGGATTACACTCGCTAACTTGGGACCGAAGTCAGTCGGTTTACCAACTCCTAAGGGTGTAGATGCTCTACAGCAATACGTTGGCAAAGAGTACTTAGAGTTCAAAAAGAACGTATTTACAAAAGTGTTGGCACTAGCAAAGAAACAACCAAACAAGCCATTGAACGGAAGATACACAATTGCTTATGTGCCAGAAGTAGATAAGTTTTTATTGAGGCACAAAAAAACTGCTACTGCCGGCCCAGTAGTTGACACGTTGCTTACTGGTCAAGAAATAATGACCTTAGGTATGAAAAGCAATAGCGCCTGGCAACGTCCGATTGGTGATTGGTTCCAGGATAACTTAGCCCAGGAGTTTGATTTGATGAAGCCCTTACTGGATAAGGTTGAAGTGGTTTTATTGGCACTAATAGAAAAGGCTATTGGCGCAAGTGACACTATGAAGTCTATATTACGATTTGAAGACAAGCCCTATTATTACGCATCACCAACAAAAATATATTATGTGCCTTCGGCACAAGAAGATCCTGAGTTAGTTTTGAAAAAACTGACCCCAGTTAAAGCTAGGGGCACTGGAATAATATTTAGGGCGTATGTGTCTAATGTAGATTCAACATCAAGCGATTATGCGACATACGATGTATATCTAAGATACAGAAATGGGCTGTTTGCTTCTAACATTACAGTGGCGGCACAAAATCTAAAAAATCCACAAAACCTAGCATGGGACGAGGTTGAATGACACACAACATCATATGTAGCGACAACATATCAGCTCTTAATAAAATAAACGAAAACACATTTGATTCCTGTATAACAGACCCACCGTATGGAATGGGCATGGATGACTGGGATCATACTGTCCCTCCAGTTGAGATCTGGGAGGCAGTATACCGAACACTAAAACCAGGTGCGTTTGTTTTAAGTTTCTGCTCTCCGGAATTATATCATAGAATGGCAATTAACGTTGAAGATGCTGGTTTCAGACCATTAGACATGATTACTTGGATTGTTACTACAAAGATGGCAAAAACAAATAGATTAAAGCCAGCACATGAACCTATATTTGTAGCACAAAAGCCACTACAAGGTTCCATTAAAGCTAATGTTGAAGCATGGGGTTGTGGCGAGATTGATATCGAAGACGCCAGAATACCGTGGGATAAAGAGCCCCCAACGTATCCTACTGGCGGACATCAGAGAAGAGCATTCGGTAAAGACGTATCTAAAGAAAAACAAGGCAAAAAGAAAGCTAATATCAAAGGAAGATACCCTTCTGATGTCATTGGACACTTCGATGATCCGGATCATCAGAAGTATTTTTACGCACCTAGAGCTACAAGAAAAGAACGTGGTGAATACAATGATCACCCAACGCCTAAGCCTATTAGTTTAATGAGGTATTTGGTTAGAGTTTACTCTCCGAAGGGTGGACACGTACTAGATCCTTTCAATGGCAGTGGTTCAACAGGTATAGCCGCTATTCAAGAAGGTAGTGAATTTACAGGAATAGACATGTCACAACATTACTGTGATATTGCTGAAAAAAGAATAGCAGACCATTGTGCCGAAACACCTTTTGAAAAGTTATTTGATTACGAAAAATAACTTGACACCCTCCCTTTAATCTGTTATAATACTCCAATAACATGGAGATTTAATATGCCTACGTATTCTTACCGCTGTCAGGACTGTGGACACGAATTCGACATCAATCAACGCATGAGTGATGATCCACTGAAAGAATGCCCTGAGTGTAAAAAAGAAGCACTAAAGAAAATTATCAAATCAACAGGCGGATTCCAATTGAAAGGATCTGGTTGGTTTAAGGACGGTTACTAATGGACGAATTATTAATGAACACAGTAGTCTTAGATACTGAGACTACATCACTAGATTGTAAAGAAGCAGAAATCATTGAGTTTGGTTTTGTGCTAAAGATGGAAGATGACTGGCAACAGTTCGACGAGCTACACAAACCATCACAACCTATTTCACCAATCATATCAGCAGTGACATATATTTCAAATAGAATGGTTGAAGATAAGCCGCCGTTTGAAGAGGCAGTTGATGATTTCGACAAAATTTTAGAGACTATTGGTTCTCCTGATGATACACTAATTGTAGCACATAATGTAGACTATGATAAGGGAGTATTTGAAGCACGTTATAATACATCCAAGGCTCTGGACTATGACTGGGTATGTACTCTACGTATGGCACGTAAACTATTTAAGGATGATCCAACAGTTGAAAAATATACGTTAGGTTATTTGCGTTATCGCTTTGATTTGGATGTTGCTGATGATTTGCCCATGCACCGAGCATCAGCAGACGCTTATGTTGCGGCCAAACTATTTGAGTATTTACTAGAAGTAGCAGAAGAGCAAGGTGTATTTGACAATCTAATGGATACTCGTGCTAGACTAATTGAGTGGCTAGCAGAACCAATTGTGACAACTATTATGCCATTTGGCAAGCACAAGGGCAAGAAACTTACTGAAGTGCCAGCTGACTATTGGGCTTGGGCTTTAGATAACATGAACTCGTTAAACGAGAATCATGATGACTATGATGCAGATTTTGCGGCAAGTGTTATCAACGCATTTGATGGACAACTATAAATGTTGAGCAATCTCTGGTCAGCATTAATTGACATACAAAGAGAACCAGAAAAGGAGAAGGTAGTGGAAGAGTGGCAAGGGTTTAGCGATACACAGGGTCCTACAAGTGATTATGAATCACAAATAATAATTTATAAGACATTCACATGGATGCCAAAGCGTTGTTACGATTCAGGACGTTGGATCTGGGGCAAGGCATTCGTTGACGGTTGGAAGCACTACTATCATCCTCAAGAAGCTCACTATGGTGTCCTGGCTGGTGAGTATAAGGTAGAAGAACGTGGGTAGCTATTCTGACGGTGGTGGTACGAGATGGGGTGATCTGGGTATAGCGAAAAATGGTTACATATTTGGCAAGCCAACCCTCCACAAAAAGTTCGTGTGGCTACCCAGGAAAACTGTTGAAAAGACGTGGACTTGGGGTAGTTGTTACGCATACCACGAGCATTATCGAAATGGTAGCGATCTATACTATGTATCAAATGAAGATGCTCTTGCTGGCGTTTTAACTGAAAAATATAGGATGAAAGAATAGTGGGCACCGGCTTTAAGAATATATTTGATGTGTATGTCCCCTATAAGTCTAAGATATTCACTAAATTTTTATGGTTCCCTGAAAGAGTCGGAGGCAAGTGGCACTGGGGTAAGACATATTATTATCTTGAAAACTTCTATCAAGGCCATGCGAAAATTTATATGTCTAAAGAAGAAGCGTTTATGGAAGTTATGAAGGGCAATCTTACGTTCGCATCGGACGAATGTGTTCACCCGGACGATCGTACTGCTTGAATTTTACGCCTGAACGTTGTTTAGCATTCTCGCCCCCACGATACCCTGGAGTTTGAAATTCATCATCTGGATTGTCATGTGGATCATTTGACCAGTGATCTTCTTCAGCAGGTTCTTTTGTGATTACCGGTGTTTCACCTTTAGATTTAGCCGCGATCTGTTGGTAACGCTCTTCTTCATCATGTCGAGCGTCAGAATTTTCTGGATTGAATTGATCATCAATTTCATTCCAAACTTGATCAATATCGTAAATTTCTTTTATTTTCATGTTGACAAAACCACTAAATTGTTATATAATGTATTTATCACAATTATACTTAAAGGAGAAGTGAAATGGGATTAGTTCCAATGGTAGTAGAGAAAACATCACAGGGTGAGCGTTCTTTCGATATTTTTAGTAGGTTATTGAAAGAGAGGACGGTTTTCTTTACAGGTGAGGTACGTGATGAGATGGCCAATCTAATTGTAGCACAGTTACTTTATTTAGAAGCCGAAGCACCCGAAGCAGACATTACTCTTTATATTAACAGCCCAGGCGGATCGGTGAGTGCAGGCCTCGCTGTATATGACACGATGCAATTTATTAAGCCAGACGTTTCTACAATCGTAGCAGGCCAAGCATGTTCGATGGGTTCTTTCATTGCTCAAGCAGGCGCACCTGGCAAGCGCATGGTATTGCCACAGTCAAGAACAATGGTTCACCGTGTTAGCTCAGGCACACCGGCTACTCGAGGCTCAGTCCACGTGATGGAACATGAATTTGAAGACGCCAGGCGCTCATTTGAAGAGTCAAAGCGTGTTAATGAGATCCTTACTCAATTGTACGCCAAGCACAACACAAAAGGTCAGACTTACGAACAGTTGCTTGAAACCCTTAAATTTGACACCTACCTTTCGGCACAAGAAGCAGTCGACTTTGGGTTAGCTGATCAGATTATCACAAATCGATAAATACTTGTAACATACTATTATCACTTATGACGGCGGAGCTTTTTCCGCCGTCTTTCTGATAAATACAAATAAGTATATGCTCACAACACAAACTAAATCGCATATATTAAAGGGAATGTCATGGAAGAAATAACATGGCCTGTGGCTATAAGTGCCTTGGGTACACTCGTCGTAATTGCTACGTTTATGTTCAAATGGTTCAGTAAGGATCAGAAACCTTGGACAAGTGATTTACAGAAAACCGAAGATGAACTTAACAGTGGAATTCGGAATTTGGAACACCGAACTACCGTATCAGAAGGCAAACAACAAGAATTGATACGTCGAGTTAACGAACTTAAAGATGAGGTAAAAGCCCAGGGTGAAACCTCAGAAAAGAAGATTGAGAAAATCGAAGAAAAAGTCGAGAAGATCACTCAACTTATGATTGACATCTTACAAAACACCAACACTAGATAAACGTTAGTGTTGCCGCTAAATAGTCCTCATTGTAGCGGAAGTAAATTTTTACTGAATCATTACTGATATTTTGGCGAGTCCAATCAGTCCTACTTATATTGTTGTCCTTAATAAATTTCCAGAAAGAACGTAAACTTGTCCCAGGTATAGTGATTACTCGATCCTGCCACTCCCTGCGCCATTGCTTGTAGACTTCGGCTCGGTGACCGATGTCATAGTCACCATCAAAATATTTTTGTATCTCTTCATCAGTATATAACTTACTCATAGGACTATTATACAATAAAAATAAAATCTTGTCAAGACTTGACAAAACCACTTATCTGTAGTATAATAGCCGTATAATAAAAATGGAGAGCTTATGAGCAATTTTACTCAAGTATGTGATTTAAATAAGGCATTTGGCAGACCTAAGACAAACAGCCAAGAACAAGATTATACGAAGCTAGAGAATCAATTTTCTTTAGTTTTAGAAGAAGTTGAAGAGTTACAACAGGCGATTAAAGATGAGAACTGGACGGAAGTTAAAGATGCGATTGGTGACATACTCGTTGTTACATACGGGATGGGCTATGTTGCTGATATCAATTGCGATAGACTTATGGCCAATATAAGTGAGAGTAATTTCTCAAAGTTCTGTACGCCATTAGAGAAGACACAGACCGTTGATTATTATGAGGGTCTTGGTGCAGAAGTAGTCGCAGAAGAAACAATGATTAATGGTATGCTAAGGTATGCTATAAAATCAGCTAAAGATCAAACATACACCGAAAAGGGTGTGGAAAAAGCAGTAAAGAAAGGCAAGTTACTGAAGAACGTAAACTGGGAAGAACCTGAACTAGACGTGGAAAACTAATATGTGGCAAGGTGATGCAATATACGAGCTTTTCGAACATTATAATCATTATGATGACAGATACGAGAAGAAGAGTAGTGTGATGAGTAGATACAATAACCGATATAACGAAAAGGATCTTTTTTATAAGATGCTTCTTGTACAGCCTCATCGACTGTTCCAGCTACATCCAGAGCTTTTTGGCACGTCACTGTTAAACCAAGAAGATATAGGTGGCTTGTATCAGAATAACCGGACACTATTTAAGGTGTTGGGATTTGAATATAAGGACCTGCCGTCATATGTCATGCTTGATGATATGCTATATGATAGTGTGCCAATTGCTAGTTTGCGAAAGCATAGTGCGGCTATTCTAGAAAAAGTAACCACTAAAGAAGACATATCAAGTATAGCGTATCAACGACCAGCATTATTTTTCCATCTTGGATTTAGTCTTGAAAAGGTGAACTCTGGCGAATCCATTGCTAAACTATTAAACTATTGTGATAGGTCTAAAAAGTTTAATGACCGGTATGATGATGTGTTCAGACAAGCAATGAAGTTAAACAAGACTGAGCTCAGAGAATTTATTCAGAAGTCACCAGCAACACTACGCAAATTGGATGCTGATTTGTTAGATGAGTCAACTCTAACTCACAAAGAATGGTTGCTACACATACTGAAACCAAAAAGTTTTAACAGGTTTTACAAGAATCATGTAACACCAGAGTTAGTGGAAGATTTAAAAGAAGGTGTCTTCGTAGACGCCATATCAGGTAGTTCAATGGTAAACGTAAACAAATACCTGAAACATTACGAAGGAACGAAAAATTTATGGCCAGCATGAACGGATTATATGCCCAACAGGAAAGAGCGGCACGTGAACAAAAAGCATTTCTTAATATGAGAGTTGAGTTTGTTGTAACTGTATATGGAGAAATTATACCATTTAACCAAATAGCCAGGCTGTCATTAAATCAATTTAATGATATTGACGGCATGGCAGATGCACTGGGATCCACTGTGACACTTCCAGTGAATCATTTGTTTGCTGAATTGTCCAATGGACAACGATGTATTCTAGATTTAGATAACTTGGATTTTATGAATAGCATTAACCAGAATGAATATAGCATATACTTTTCTAATGATCAAGTTAAGAATTTTGTCATTAAATCATTTGTGAGGAACTATGAAACCAGTAAAGAAAACATTAAGCGTAGCAATTTCAACCAAGCAACAATTGAGCCAGCTGTCTAATATTCTTATAGAGAATCTAGGCAAACCACAGGAAACCTGGCGCTACCGGAAGATCGATTCAAATGGCAACCTCAACGTTGGCAAACGTTGTCGTATCGTAAAACACTTGGACAAAGGTAAGAATATTAATCTTGTGATCCAGGTATTTGAAAACGAAAACAACATCTCTGATGAAGACATGTTGTTCTTTAGCTTATCGTCATGTGGAAACTAAAGCAAGGTAAGCAGATGCGTGATTACTCTGGTAAGATGAAATTCTACCGGGTGACCATTACTGATGAAGACCTCGGGTCAAACACCCAGTCTAACACATTCCGAAATCATTTCATGACACAACGTAGAAAACAGCAGGCGTTCAAAAACAAGTATAGGAAATGGGCTTGGGATAACTGTGGTGACACCTGGGCTATTTCGGAAATCGACACCATCTACAATCACGGTGACATTCAACATTTCTTTTATATTGGTTTCACAAGTGGTGAAGATAAACTGATATTTAAGCTTTCACATGATCCTGAAGAAGTAATCATATACAAGGGTGGCATATCACTCTTTGTGCGTGAAAGAGCTTGACACTACCACTTTATAATGTTAAAATATACGTAATATAAATAATGTTGGAAAAACTGATGATAAAAATTAAGAGCAAGATTGGCAATTTTATTGTTAATCGTGCGCTATCAATAACTGCTAAAAAGTTTGAAGATCACTATAATACGTGTGACCCCTTACGAACAGCAGAAGACATGGCTAATCATATCTATTTAGAGCAACAGGATTCTAACGTAGAAACATTTTATGCTTATTACATTGACATGGAAGGCTTTATTATTGACAGCTTCACTAAGTCAGGATCCAAGAATTCAATTCAGATTTCCAATAAAGAGATTTTACAGCGAGCATTGGCGTGTGACGCACACAAGATTATAGTGGCACACACTCATGTCGCCCAATCACATGAACCCAGTGATTCAGATATTTTGTTCACATACAATTTAATTAAAGCGGCCGGCCTATTAGACATGGTTGTGTATGATCATATTGTAGTGAGTAGACAAGGCTGGACGTCAATGAACGAACAGGGTTATATTGAGAATATGTACACTGAATTATTGTCAGAAAAGGAAGAAGCGTGATAACAACTGACAGAGCCCAGGAGTTAATGTATTTGATTAGGACTAAGACTCCTATTCGACTAACTGACGAAGTCGGTGAAGAACGGCTGTCAGTAAAAATTCCTTTTACAGATAAAGTAGTAGATACTTCCGACATGTATTCTCTACGTGATTTATTTGAAGCCGGCGTTATTAACTTTGGTGAAGTGTCAATTGGAACTGCCGGCACGTATACTCTTGAAGTCATATTTTATGATGACCTAATAGTAATGAATGATTATGGCGACCATTTAGAAGTGTTCAGAGATGAAACGATAAATGTTGCTATTGATGAAAACGTTTTTATGGATATTCAACAATATTTGAGGTATTAAAATGTCAACAGTTACGATTGAACGATATAAGCCAGGCTTCTTTGAAGGCATCTTCTTGAAATTAGCATATAAGTTTCCAAAGTTTGGAACGGAGAAAGTTAACGTTTTTATGTTTATTAGCGTTATGTTTAAGTTAACCAGGCAGTTTTTCCACCGCACTTGGAATAAAATAAAAGCTATTCGTTTTGACAAACTGAGTTTGAAATTCTATTTCCATCATATGATGTTGAACCTAATGTTCTTCCTTAAAGGCTTAATCGGCTTGATTTCATTAGGCTTATTTAGTCCTAACCTAACCGGCAAAGCAACTACTCGCTTGGCTAGAGCAAGACGTGACGTATCAGACGCTAGAGCTGAACGAGTACTTGAAGAAGTTGGTGAAGAAGAATTAGACGAACAGTTTGAGCATGGCGAGAAATCAAAGGTCAGTAAGATCCAGAAAAATCGTATTCGCAGGAGTAAGATGTCTGATGAAGAGCTTAATGATGAAATTGATCAGAAGCTTGCGGCATTCCTGGACGAAAACGACGATAAGTAAAAGTATGGACCAGGAAGAATTAATAATGCTGATGCGATTGGGTCAGCACGTAAATTTAGATGACTACGATATTGACTTAACTGAGTACACTGATCTTATGTTAAAGAATGTGAACTTAAGTAAAGTGTATTATGATGAGAGCGGGAGAGCTTCCTATGTGATTAATGAGGACATATCATATAGGTATAGGAACATTGACTTCCAGATGGGGTCAATAGCATATTCAGAGGGATTTAAGAATGACACATCATCCGTTTTATGATCCAAAGGATTTAAACGACATGCAACTTGCTGAAAAACTGGGTGAGTTGGTTGAAAAGCGTGGCCACGCATTTAGGATGGGCATGCCATCGCTTGTAGATAATATTGAAATGCTTATAGCTGAGATACACATGGAACAGGAAGCACGTACTTTTAAGGCTGAAAAAGAGTATTATGAGAGGCAGGGCATTGATCCTAATGAGCCAATTACACTGGGTGAAGTAGAAGAAGTGGATATGAGGAAAGACGATAATGTTTAATGAAATATCATTATTGAAGATGAGTACAGGATTTTACGGTAATAGAATTAATGACACAACTATTTCACCGACATATTGGGAATTAACATATGAGATAATTCCTACTGAAGTAAGCGTTGAGGGCAAGATTAATCGTGGTGAGATTGCCTATGAGAAATTAAAGTTTTGGATTGATTACATCCTAAATGATTTGACGGTGAGCGAACACTCCAATGAATTAGCCATGCAGATGTCATATATGTTTGAAAATCCAACTATGCTAACACCCTATTCGCCAACTAACAATCACTTAATACAGTTATTACATTCCAAGTTTTCAGCAATTGTTGGTGATGACCTGTATATTGGAAAGATGACACTGTCAAGCTCAGAAACTGACAGCGTGTGTGTGTTTAATACTGACGAAGGCGCATATAGCCTCCCGGAAGGCGATGAATACATTGTTGGCATGTACCACGATAAGCCATGGTGGCAACGCAAAACAATGGACTTTGCAGATTTTACTAAAGAAGAAATTGATAGCGATGAAGCGTTGCGTGAATTCATTGAGAATGAAGATCCACTAGTTACCTTTGAACGTGATATTATTGAGAGCGTGGCAGAAGCAACTAACCGAAAACCACAGACAGCAGAAATCATTAAAGTACCTAAGAAATGGAAGCCAAAGATAGTTTAGGACGCATAACATTATCCGAGCAGGATTGTATAGACTTATTGTTAAACGGCATTCAATTGCAGAATGTTTACGTTGACGATAAATCTGTGTCTGAAAAATATAACAGAAAAAACGACGAATACTTTCGCTATGACAGCGTTTTATCTGTGAAGGAGGACGTTTCTTTTGAAGAATTCCACCAGAATAATGTGGATACGTGGTTTATGCCAGATAAGTACAAGAACATAGATGTCAGAGAATACGTCTTAGATCGTGTCAGCACAGATGAAGAACGTGAGCGTGTTGAAATGGAATACGCCATGTACAAAGAACGAGATTTAGATGACGTATTGCGCCTTATGATTTTCCTTATAGAATTCTTTAGGGAAAACGACATTGTTTGGGGCGTAGGTCGTGGTTCAAGTGTAGCTTCATATATTTTATATATTATAGGCGTACACAAGGTAAATTCAATCCTATACGATCTCGATATCAATGAATTTTTAAAGTAAACGGAGATTACAATGGCTAAAATGTATAGAACATCAAAAGGCAAAATGATAGACATGGATGCTCTACGATTGCAGAGTGAAAAATCTACAGCAGTAGGCAACATGGGCGTCAATGGCCGTGGTGACAAATTAGGTAAAGGTGGTAAGGTAGAAGCCACGGTAGAACAACAGGCGAGAGCATACTACCGACATAACCCAAATGCCGCACCAAAGAAAGTAAATCTAAAAGAAGATTTAGTTGAAGAAGAAGTCAAGCAGGCTGAAGAAGAGCTTGAGGAAATTACTGAAAACATGCCAGAGAAAAAGTCTAAGCCTAAGAAAAAGAAGACTATTTCAAAGAAAAAAGAAGTTGAACTGGAAGATGGCTCAATACAAATTGTTGACGAGGACGTTGAGGTTGACGAAGATTAGGCAAGTAGCACACACTGGTTATCATAACGGTATACCAACTACCGTGTTTGTCAACAACTCCGACGATGAGCGCAGGTATGCCTTCGAAAAAGCAGAAAAAATGAATAAGCATAACCCAATGACATTGCCGGGTGATGAATGGTTAATTAAAGAAGGATGGTTAAAGTGAATCTAAAACCAATTAAAGACACAATATTGATACACAACTTAGAACGTGGTGGACGTACCTTAAGCTCAGGTATCATGCTACTAAATGATGATGGTAAAGAACATGGCGTAAGAGCTCGTTGGGCGCAAGTATACGCTAAAGGCCCAGAGATTGATTTTGTCACTGTAGGCGAATGGGTGTTGATTGAGCATGGTCGCTGGTCACGTGGTTTAGAAGTAGAAGAAGGTTTGACTGTATATAAGGTAGATAATGAGTCTATCCTGGCTACAGCAGACGAAGAACCAAGCAATGAATATGTGAGACAAAGTACGTCCCACGGTTTCACAAAGGTTAGAGTTTAACAAGATAAATATATAGTAATATAGGAGATACATACAATGTCAGAAGGGTTGATTTTAATAGGGGTTATAGCTGTAATAGTTGTTTTGATGACTGTGAAGCGTGGCAAGAAAGAGGACGATCACGGCGGCAACGAGGATGGTAGAGCACCATTGCGTAGTCCAGTTCAAGAAGCACCACGAGACGATGCTATTCGTGGTGAGGATGGAAACATCACTCCAGAGATGGAAGAAGCTCGCCGTAGAGTAGAAGAACAAGAACGTCAAGCTGAAGAAGATTCAATTCCAGAATTAACTGATGTAGTTGAGCCAACACCAAGTGGCGACTTAGATTTCAGCGGTACAGGTTCTGTTATTGATGCTGACTTACATGAAGAGTTGCAGATTGACATTTCAGCTTGGAAAAAGCTAAAAAAAGCTGACTTAGTCACTGAAGCTGGAAAGCAAGGCATTGAACTGAGCATGTCAATGACAAAAAATGACATGATTGCGAAAGTTGAAGAAAGCATTAAGTAAGTACTGATGCTAAAAAACAAAGTTGACCATCTACTTGCTACATTGGGCGAGGAGTGTGGTGAAGTACAGCAGAGCGTAGGCAAGGCCCTACGCTTCGGCTTATTTGAGCATAACCCAAAGACACAAATGACACACTGGGTTAGTTTAAGGAATGAAGTACACGATCTAATAGCAGTTTACGAAATGTTATGTGACGACCTTGAATTGAGTTCAGAGTTCGATCGTGAAAAAATAGAAAATAAAATACACAAAGTAAACAAATACTACACTGAATTACAAGACAAGGAGTGACACACAATGATACCACAGGGTATCCGCAATTTGACTAAAGCACTGAAGCGAAAGTCAAAACCTTCCGAAGACCACTCCGAAGAATTCAAACACCTAATGCGTATGAAAAAGGATGACCTATTCGTCCTGGCCGCTGAACATGACTGTGAAATACCGCCAGGTGCTACCAAAGCAAAATTAACAAATCTTATTTTAGACAAGAAAACACTTGACAATCACTAGTATTTCTAGTATAATACACACATCAACATAGGAATATATGAATGAACAAGGTATGGTTCGATAAGTACAGGCCAGTTACTACTGAAGGTTATGTATTTAAAAATGATAATTTAAAATCACAAATTGCTACTTGGGTCAAAGAGCAAAACATTCCACACTTATTATTTTCAGGGCCAGCTGGCACAGGAAAGACAACACTAGCAAAAGTTATATTTAATGAGCTTGATGCTGATAAGGCAGACATTCTAGAAATTAACGCTTCTAGTGATAACGGTGTTGACTACATACGTGACACAACCACAAACTTTGTAAGCACAATGTCATTCAGTGGTGGTATGCGTTACGTATTACTTGATGAGGCCGACTACTTGAGTCCAAATGCTCAAGCGGCATTGCGTGGTGTTATGGAACGGTTTATCAACACTTCACGTTTTATTCTAACGTGTAACTATCCAAGTAAAATTATTCCAGCTCTACATTCACGAGTACAGAGCATTAGTATTGATACCCTGGAGAAACCAGAGTTTGCTGGTAAGATGGCTGAAATTTTAATGTCTGAGGATGTTAAATTTGATGCTGATTCCCTGCAGACGTATATAGACGCTTACTACCCAGATATGCGTAAATGTATTAATGAGATGCAGTCAAACAGCTCATCTGGTGAACTGGTTATGCCAGACACAAGTACATCATCTAAAGACTACATGCTAGAAATGGTTGCCTTATTCCGCAATAAGCAGTTTGAGCAAGCACGTAAGTTAGTCTGTAAGCAAGCGGCACCCGAAGAATATGAACAAATATTCCGTTTTTTATATGAGAACGTTGAGTTCTGGGGTGAGCAAGATCCAGTGAAAACCGGACAAGCAATTGTAACAATTAGAAATGGATTGGTAAATCACACATTAGTAGCAGACCCAGAGATCAATTTGGCCGCTTGTCTGTGTGACTTGGAATTAGTACAACAAGGATAAAATAATGAAGAAAGGATACTACATAGTTTTAACACACTCATACCACGCGATGCCAACTAACCCGGGCAAGCACACTGTAAACGAAAAATGCGAATTTGTGACTTATGTTAAGGATCGTCATTTAGTTAACGCAACTGTTATCATGGATATGGTTGAGCAGAAGTTAGTTAAGAGTCGTGTTGAAAATGCTACGTTTGATAAGTTTGTTAATCACGTAGAAAAAACACATCCTGAATACCAGGAATTCAAGAAGCTCCTAAAAGAAGCACATCCTGATTTATACAAAGGCTTTGCTGATAAAGAAGTTTCTGTAACTGAAGATGGAGAAGTAAATGTTGAATAAAGACTATTCCCAACTAAAAGAGTATCTGGATTTAGAAGGGACTGAGATATCAGATTACCTGTATACAGTGATTGAATTGTATGAGATGTATGACATTGCTCACGGCATGTCGGAAGGATTCAAGGAATCAATTGAGCGAGAATTAGATTTCTGGCTCGAACGATTCGAGACTGAAACTGAAATTGTTGAAGAAGAGCATATCCGCCCGGCTATTCCTGAAAAGAAAACAGTTATCAGAACACTTGTCTGGAATGACGAGTAGTTGACAAGGCCACTTTCTTGTGCTACAATGGTTCAATTGTTTATAAGGAAGGAACGATTATTTATGTGTAAAGTATCTTTAAATTCAACTAGAAAATGTCGCAAGCATAAGGTGACCGGTGAAGTAATTGATCTGCCGGCTTGCGTTGTTTGTGGCAAAAAAGGCTCACCAATGACAGGCTGGGTTGAGTTAGATGATTCAGATTACCTTTACGCAAGATGGCGCCCAGTGAGCCAGAAAATTTCTGAAATGACTGGACACTCTACTGATGATTCTTGTTGCGAGAGTTGTAAGAGAAAGCTGAATAGGGAATGGCGTAGAGCTAATCCTGATGCCTATATCAATAGCATTGATGCAGAGCGTCACATTAAATTAAACGATTACGTTGGTGTTGAATTGACTATTGCTGAGTTTAACCACGTCATGGCTCTGTCCAAAACGGGTGAGAAGGCTGCGGATCAATTCAAAGCAATGGTTGAATTGGGTATTGACTACAAAACGTTCAACAGTGTTGCAGAGTATACATACTACACTCGTTATAATAACTACAACCCTGGCACAACTATTGAAGAGTTTCGTGAAATCCGCAAAGAAGGCATTAACTACGCTGAATTTGTGGAAAAAGAAAATAGCAAAATTATCGCATATATGCAACATGGTGATGAAACCAAATATATCGACTTCATCACAAAGAAGCCATTCCACGTAACTGATTACACCGAAGCAGGTAACGATCAGTTTAAGGAACTCCTTGGCTTCGATACTCTTGAAGAAAAGCCTGATCATCATCATTTTGTGATTTGTAAAAACATTTCTGTAACCAAAAACAACACAATGAATCCATCGGGTATTATGAAAACTGACATACTTGGTAATTCAGATTATTTTATTGAAATGATGGGTACTATTGCAATTGGCAAAACCACCCACAAGCTCATGCATGGTGACAAACTTGGTGGCGATTTTGACATCAACGACATGATGGAATTGGGCATTGCTCCGTGGTGGGCACAGTGTAAAGATAATTACGAAGCATTGCGATCTAAATACCCAGGTGTTATTGACCACATTGATTATGAAGAAATGATTGCTAGGCACACCCTATCTAACTACTTGGATGGCACATACATGATGTCAGATAAAGCACAAGTAAGATTCCAATACATTTGACATATCCACTTTCTTGTGCTATAATAGTGGCGATTCGAAATAAAGGAGAATCGTTTTGGAAAAAATTATATTAGTTGACGTTGATGGTGTATTGCTCGACTGGAACGCAGGTTTCTGTAATTGGATGGATAAGCAAGGCTTTCCGTTCATCCCAGGTACTGAACATGAATACGCTATTGAAAAGCGTCACGAGAATGTTACATTCACACAGGCACGTAAATTGATAGAAGAATTTAACACTTCTGACGAACTGCGTACCCTACAACCCAATAAAGACTCACAAGAATTTGTTGCCAAACTTGTTGATGAAGGTTTCCGGTTTATTGCTGTTACTGCGGTATCCGATGATCCGGTTGCTGGCATTAACAGACGTTATAACTTGGAGCAGGTGTTTGGCGATATATTTGATGAGATCCACTGTACTCCATTAGGTGAATCCAAGCAGGTCATCCTACGTGAAAACTGGGGTGGTACAGGTTTGATATGGATCGAGGATCACTTCAAAAATGCTGAAGCGGGTTACGAAGAAGGCCTACGTTCTGTACTGGTGGACACACCATATAACAGGCACTTCATGACCGATCTGTTCCCCAGAGTGGACGCTGAAAAACCCTGGGCAGATATCTATAAAATTGTACATGATCTGTACAGATAAATAAACACGTTGCTAGGGTGTGAACACTGGCTACCAGGTCTAATATCCTGTTCCGCCCTTGGAATCGCCCTAGCACACCAAAAAATAAATCCCCTTTTAGTGTGAACTAGTTCACACTATTACCTCAGAACGTTGACAATACCACTTTTTTCCAGTATAATGTATATAAATAGAGATATACATTTAAACTTAATTAATCCGTAGGAGGATGAGTCATGAAAACATCAATTTTTAAGAGTTTATTGATACTGACCACGTTGGTGATCCCACTGGTCGTTAACCCTTTATATGCCCACGGCAACAAGGGCAATAAGGGAAAGAACAAAGGCCAACAATGTTCTTATACAATTCAACAGGGTAACAAAGGTGAGAACTGCGTAGTAGTCACACCAGGTGCTACAACTTTTGAAACTACAAGTAAAGGTGTGGTGGTATTCACTGATTTCACTATTAGTGAGCCAGTCAAGAAAACACTAAACACAATGTACAGCTTCGACATTGACTTTGCTCAAGACAACAAAGTGTGTAATAAATTAGAAGCACAGATTGAAAAGCGTCCAGTTGGGCGATTTAAGGCAAAGAAGAAAAGTAAAGGTCTTGAATTCACGTCTAAAAAGATTTTTAAGAATAAAAGATTTTCTAAATGTGACATCACAGCAATAAGCGTCAAAGTTTTCAAAATCAATAAAGGCAACTTAGGCACTGCTAATACTACCCCAACAACTCCTCCGCCAGCACCTGAAATGTGTGAATGGAATGAAGCTATTGAAGCCACTGATCCTGCTTGCCAGGAACCACCACGCTGTGAGTGGAACAGTGACATCTACGCTGATGACTCTTCATGTGTTGAACCACCACGCTGTGAGTGGAATCAGGATATTTATGCTGATGATCAGAATTGTGTAGAGCCAGTTACATACGTTTCAAAGGCAGAGCAGATCGCAAACTTACGTCAAATCGTTTATACTAAAGCCTCTGAGCTTGGCTTAAACACTAGTGGCACACGTTTTGTGGGTCTTGACATTGGTAACGATGGCGATCAAGACATCCTGGCGATCTACGCATTCCACTGGGATGGTCAGGAAGGTCCTGCGGTACTGTATATCAACGACACTACATCAGAGAACGGTTGGATTGAGCAAGACATCAACCTTAACACTAACTCTGGATACCGTTCAGCAGTAGTAGGTGACTTCACTGGCGATGGTCAAGACGATGTGTTCATCTATAATGGTGCTGGATATAACGTTATGTTAACTCAGATGAATGGTAGCTTGTACAATAACGGTTACATTCCAGAAGAAGATGGCACAAGCACATATACTAAAGGTTATCAGAAGCACATGGTTAAGCACTCAGCGGCTGACTTTGATGGTGACGGCGATTTAGATGTATTTGTTGTAGCACAGAACGATTTCGACCAGTACAGAGCAGACAGCCACATTTGGTACATTAATGATGGCAATGGCAACTTTACGCCAGAGTACAGAACTGACCGCACACAACGTGGCATCTGGTACAACTACGTACTGTCTAGCGCAATCGCTGACTTTGACCGTGACGGCACTTTAGACGTGTATTTAGGTACTGCCAACAATGACAATGGTTCCACAAACTATGGTTTAGGCAACCAGATGTTTGGTAACGTTGACGCACTGATTTGCTCAAAAGGTGGCAAGTATAAGAAGTTGATCTCACGTACTACTAACCATGGTGTGTCAAGTTCTTCAGCAGAGCATATTGATGTTGTTGCTGACGATGTGAATGGTGACGGCAACCCTGACATTATTGCGCTGAACTTTGATACTACTACTAAAGGCAACTCACGTGTAGAGATTAAACTTGGTAATGGTGATGGTACTTTTGAAACAGCTCAAGTACTGTGGAATAGTACACGTGGTGATGCTCGCATTGGCTATGAAGATGTTAACGGCGATGGCCTAAAGGATATTGTAACAATCCCACAGAGCCAGGCTTACACATACCGTAACTTAACAAACGCAGGTACTTCTTATGTACTTAATAACACTAAGAGTACCGTCTACATTAACCAGGGTAATGGTCAATTTGTAGAAGATATGGGCGTAACTATTGACAAGGTTAGCATATTAACAGCAATGTTCTTTGTAACCGACAATAATGCTTACAACCCAATTGAACTCCATTAAGCGAGTAAAATAAAACTCTAAAAAGCCCGGCTTGTCCGGGCTTTTTCGTGGATTCACGATAAATATAGATATTAAGCAGTTGGGGAATAAACTATGGCAGTAAAAACGCAGGGTCTAAATACAACGAGATTCAAAAATTTACGTATTAATAGACCAAAAGTACCAGCACGATTCAACGGGGAGAAGGATCCTGCCCACTATTCATATCACGCAGACTCACGCACAACTACCATCATATTCAATAATGAGAATACCACCGGATGGATTTTAACTGACGACGAAGTACCACAGGGACAAAAAATATACTGGGAAATAGAAGTATTGAGTCCCGTGTCATCTTCAGATATAGGTATTGGCATAATGGCTATTAATTCTGGTAATCCGGCCGATGTGACAACCAGTAATATACGATTCAACACAAACGAATCGGTCTATTGGACGCCACTGGGAACGCATATTGTGAATGGTAACGAATCTGGTGGCAGTGATCCATGGATAATTTATGGACAAAATGACCGAGTAATGCTTGAATTCGATCGAATCAACGGCACCATACGACCAGGACTAAATGGTGTATGGGAAGGTAGGACGTCTGGATTACCAGCATGGGGCTCAGGCCAAACTACGTCCAACTACAGTTGGTATCCAATGGTGGGGACTTACACTCCGTTGCCGCAAACGTTGAATATTCAGTTCAAGGAACATTTTTCACAGTCTAGTATGTTATATTTTAACCAAGCGGCAAATGATGCTGTGCCTTTTACTAGGTTTGCTGTTACAGGTGAATAATAGATAAATAAGACTAAATAACACTTCAGGAGACTTTTTCAATGAGTTTAAAAATGACAGGCAACTTCCGCATACCATCAGGGAGTTTTAAGGCAGGTGATCCACCTCCACCACCACCAAGTTTTACACCAGCTACATGGGATAGTTCACGCTTTGCGCTAAGTGCAAGTCATTACACGCTATCTAACGGTGATAGAGACGTTACTGGTATTATGAGCGGCAATGGTAACTTAGGTGGGTTCGCAACCAATGACGTAACAAGTGGAAAGTGGTACTGGGAAGTTACATTAACTTCTTTTGTAGGCACGTGGTCTAAGCAAGGAAAATACGGTATTGCGGCGTCGTCTTTTACGCAGTATGCCACACATCCAAATGGTGATCACCCAAATCCAGGCACTGTAATATTCAATAACCTTACATATGTGAATGATGTTTCGATTGGCGGCAATGGCCTTACGACTCAGGCGCAAGGAGACGTATTGATGTTTGCTCTTGATATGGATAACAAATATTTCTATGCCGGGCAAAATGGAACATGGGCTAATGGCGCGAGTATTGCTGATATTGAAGCTGGCTCGGGTGCGAACTCAACAGGGCCACAGTTAACTGAAAGTTCATATGCGCCGTATATAGGCAAGACACCGGTCATTGCGAGTGCATCGTATACATTTACAGCTAGGATTAACGGTGGACAGGATGCGTTTACATACGCAGTGCCAACTGGATTTACCGCAGGTATTTAAGGAGAACTAACCCATGATGAATAAAGATGAATTTATGGCTGAACACGCATCGACATTAGCATTTATCTCTAAGGTAGATGCGATTAAAGCAACTATTGGTACGCCTGGGAGTTTGACACTCTCGCAATTAGAGTCATTAGCACCACAATTTGAGAAATTAATACAAGACGAATATGACGCTTACGTAGCAGAAAATTCATAAAAGACAAAAAAGCCCACATGAAGTGGGCTTTTCCAAGATACGGATCACCTCCTTTATAAGACTTCTCCGAATAATTCCAACGCCATCTTAGTCGTTTCAGAACGTTCAACATGTTCATGTTTAAACTCAACTAATCTAATGCCATTGATATTATCGCCTTTTCTTTCTCTCATATGTAGCATATGGAGAACATCGGCTAAGCCTTGTTTGCCTTGATCGGACTGTTTTGTATCGCCAGTAACAACAATGCGTGAACCAGATCCAGCTCTTGTTAGAGCCATTTTCATCTGATTCTGCGTTGTCAACTGTGCTTCGTCAATAATAATAAAAGAATTGACAAAAGTGCGGCCACGCATATATGCTAGTGGAGCAATTTCAATAATACGCTCTTCCATCATACTTGCGATGTCCCTTGGTGAGTAATACTCCTCAAATACGTCATAGATAGGACGTACCCATGGAGCCATTTTTTCTTCTAATGTGCCAGGCAAGAAACCGTGTTCTTCGTCCACAGAAACTGCTGGTCTTGTGATTACAATGCGGTCTACCTTGCCGTTTTGTAAATCCTGGATTGCTTTTGTGACTGCGAACATGGTCTTGCCTGTACCAGCAGACCCTGCGGCTATCACTATTTTATTTGCGTCATCCTCTAAGTATCTTAAATAATCCTCCTGTTTAGTATTACGGGGAATGAGCTTTACTTCACGTTTACGGATGCGCTTAATACGTGCATCACTAATATTAACCAAGTTATTTTGCTCATGACGAGCCTGTGTTTTACGTTTGGCCATTGATTCTCCTTTATTATTGTTGGATTCGGGTAGGTTTCGTGATGTGAATTTAGATATTTTTGTATACTTCACATTATTACTTATCGGTCTCCGGCCATATTGTATAATTTAACAGCCTTTTCTTTATCTACAATGTATGTTATAAATTGTGATAAATAAGTTAAATAACAAAGGATTTTGGAGCATGAAATACAGTCCTAATTTAGATTCTATTGGGCAGAACTTGGTTCGTATCGCACACGACGTAACACTAAAAGACATGTTAATGGCTTTTGATGAAGTATTGGAAGAGTCAGGTGTTTACGCATATCAAAACTGGATAGACGGTGAGCTATGTGAAGGTCCAGAAGTATCACGTTACTGGTTCACGACTACTTGGATGTGGCCAAAGCGTCTAATGCCTAACCCGGACGCAGGTCTACGTTTAACTGACAAGGGTGCTAAAGTTTACTTCTACGAAGACAAGTACGTTGAGTCGATTAAAGTTAAGAGCCCACGTGACATCGACGCACAGACCCATAAAGCAAAAGAACTAGCACATGATGTCTGGTGCGTAAAGATTGAAATGCCTCGCAGATTAATTGATGGCAAGTTAGAAGATATTATTGATCTAGAAGACACAATAGAGATTGACGTTTCTCATATTGATAGCGCATATGAGCAACAGGAACCAGAAGTTGTTGAACAAGAACAGCCTGAAGAGCCAGACTTCGACGACGATTTTGACTTAGAAGAAGAATTATAATGGGATTACAATACGGTGATTTAAAAGGACTTGTAATGCCAATGGTTGGCATCGACAAGTTTCAACCTAAAGCTGGTACAGAAGCTGAAGTTATTGTTGTTAGCTTTTACGTTAAGGACGAACAGGCGGCACATGACTTAGAAAAGTTTTTAGAGATGAGTAACGTTGAAACACTGGATACTGAGACAAGTCCTAATCCAGATGATGACGGACATTACTTGGTGTTTATTGAGTTATACAGAAACCCACGCTTTTTTGTTAACTTACGTCTATTATTGCGTGAAATTGAAAACACAACAGAAGAAATGCGCTGGTTAGCAGATGTGTACAAGAATTCAGGCTTATACAGAATGAATGACCCCAAGCTTCCGGGATTAGTTATTACTGACAAAGCTGAATATGAAGCCAAGATCGTGCCGGAGGAAGATATGTTAGATGGTGAAATGGAAGAAACAGTGAGTATGCTTGCCAATAAACATGGCATACATATGGAAGCATTCACAGGCGATAAAGAAAAGATCGCATTAAAGTTTGACTTACAAGAACACGCAGTTGCTACAGACAGAGCATACGAGCAACGCATTATAGAACAATACGTGGGGCCAGTGAGTAAAGTTGGTGATTATTACGTATTGGAAACAGCAGACACATACACATTGTTCAGGAGAAAAGATGACTAGTCTAAAAATTTATCTTATACTTGGTGCCCTAATTGTGGCAATGGGTACTGGTTTTAAAATCTATTATGACTACGCCCAAGAAAAGATGATCTTATTGGCCGCTTCAGTTGAAAAAGCCAATGATCAGATTAAAGAGCAGGAAAAGACATTCAACGAATACAAGACTACTATTGCTACCCAGCTTGAGGGTTTGAAGATATTAGAAGAACGTCAATTAGCTGTCGAATCTGAAACCGGTGAACTGGCAAAAATGCTTGCTAGGCATCGCTTGGATCAACTATCAGCAGGAAAGCCAGGCTTAATTGAGCGTAAGGCAAATGCGGCAACGAAAAAAGTATTTGCTGAAATTGAAGAAATATCAAAGCCAATAAAGAAAGAAGAAAAAGAAAGTGAGGGTGAACAATGAAATTATTAACGATTATCCTTGCCACATTATTCCTGTCGGGTTGTGCTATATTTGGGCCAGACATTCCGCCTAATGCGACAGTCCAGACGCAAGAGTTTACCCTTGTTCCACCGAAACAAACACGCCCCATAACGATGAAGGAAGTAGAATTTAATGTCATAAGTAAGCAAGTATTCATAGAAACGCTTATGGAAAAGTACAAGCTGGATTTGACTATTGCTGAAGACATTGCTAGTGAAGTATTTGAGGAAGACATTTCACTTTTCACAGTTAACGCACAGTACTATGGTAATTTAGGCGAGAACATGCAGGAAATCATACGTTTCATCAAACAACAACAAAACGCACTCCAATATTATCGTGACAATGTGCCTGAACCTAAAGAGGGAACAGATACAGAGTCCGAAAATGAATGATTACTATGACATATTGGGTGTAAGTAGAACTGCTAGTAAAAATGAAATTAAAATAGCTTATAAAAAGCTTGCGTCAATATACCACCCGGATAAAAACTCAGACCCAAGAGCAAAGGACTTTTTTGGATTAATCAAAGAAGCGTATACCACTCTTGGAAATGAAAAGAAACGTGAAGCATACGACAAGCCGGCGTATGATGCGATGCTCAAGCACATATTTGACAACGGCCCAGTGTACAGAAAAGTACATGATATTTATATTACCCTAGAAGATGCGTACAATGGGTGTAAACGTCCTTTAGGCGATGTCACAGCAGAGATACCACCTGGCGTACTCAACAAAGCACGTATGGCACTGGGTGATACGCTATATAATGTCAACGTCATAAAGCATGATGTGTTTAAACGCAATAGAGATGATTTGCTATTGGACATTGACATAGACGGTGTAGAAGCACTGATGGGTAAGCGAGTTGAGATACATCATTTAAATGGTGAAAAACTCACAGTAACGTTAACAGAAACATTTACCGGCGACCTAATCAGACTAGAGGGCAAGGGTATGCCTAACCAGCTATCGGGTGAGTACGGCGATTTATACTTAAAGATCACAGTAAACCCAATTGATAAAAACACATTGACAAAGCCACTTATAGATGCTATAATAGACGCATACGGTGAAAAAATCTTAGAACCAAGGGTGATAAATGAACCAAGAAATTAAAGAAATACTTGAAAACGCAGTACAAGAAGCAGTAAACCGCAACCACATGTATGTGACACTTGAACACTTACTGTGGGCCATGCTTAATGATAGTGAAATTAAAGACATTATTGTTAAGATGAAAGGCAACCCTGCCGCAATCCAGGCTGACGTCCAGTCATATTTGGATAACAATGCTAGTGAACTTGCTACGCCAGACGGTTCACCGGCCACGCCAAAAGAGACAACAGCACTTCGCAGAGTTTTCCAGAGAATGGGTGCTCATGCGGCTCTAACTAACCAAGAGCAAGATACTGTTGATGGCGGGATGTTGCTTGCCAGCATGTTACAAGAATTAAACAGTCACGCAGTAATGTATTTAAATAAAAATGATGTTACACGTGATAAACTTGTGAAACTATTGCGTAAAGAATATGATACACAAAACCCACAATCACATGGCGGAATGCCAGGTGAAAATCCTCCAGTAACAGCACAAGATTTTGAGAAGTTTTGTTATAACCTAAACGAGCAATCCAAAGACGGTGACATCGATCCTGTTATTGGGCGTGAAACAGAAATTAACAACACCATTGAAATTCTTGCTCGTAAGAAAAAGAACAACGTTATATATGTTGGTGATCCAGGTGTAGGCAAAACAGCACTTTCAGAAGGCCTAGCTAACATGATCGTAAATGATCAAGTACCAGAAGCACTAAAAGAGAAAGAAGTATACTCGTTAGACTTGGGTGCTATGGTTGCAGGTACAAAATACCGTGGTGAATTTGAAGAACGCCTAAAGATGGTTATTGATGAGATAGAAAAGCGTGGTAACGTTATTTTATTCATTGATGAGATTCACATGTTAATGGGTGCTGGCGCAACGGGTGGCGGTTCAATGGATGCCGCTAACTTACTAAAGCCAGGGTTATCAAAGGGTAAGCTCTTATGTGTAGGCGCAACAACACATGATGAGTTCCACGAGCATATTGAGAAAGACAAAGCATTACTACGTCGATTTCAACGCATGGATATTGACGAACCAAGTGTAGAGAACACAAAGCGTATTTTAAAAGGCCTAAAGCAATACTATGAAGAATTCCATGGTGTTACTTATGAAGATGAAGCACTTGATCTAGCAGTAGATCTAGCAGACCGCTATATCAAATCAAAGTTCTTCCCAGACAAAGCCATTGATATTATGGATGCGGCAGGCGCAGTAGCTAAACTCACAAATGTCACAAACGTTGACAACGAAGCAGTTAAAGCACAAGCGGCAAAACTAAGTAAAATGCCACTTGACATGATTGACATAAAAGTTAATGATTCTATTGAACATCTTGACAGTAAAGTAAAAGCAGAAGTTTACGGCCAGGATGAAGCAGTAGATAAAGTTACAGAAGCCATTATGGTTTCTAAAGCAGGGTTACGTGAACCTAACAAGCCAGTTGGTAGCTTCCTATTCGTAGGTCCTACTGGTACAGGTAAAGCCCAGCCGCTATATTCAAAAATCAAGACACCTACTGGTTGGACAACTATGGGTGAAATTAAAATTGGCGACAAAGTATCTACGCCAGACGGGAAAAGTGCAAACGTTATAGGCATTTTTCCGCAGGGTGAAAAAGATATATATGAGATAACATTTGCCGATGGGAGAAAGGCGCAATCTTGTAAAGAGCATATTTGGAAAGTATATAATAAGCATTGGCGACACAAATGGAAGAATATGACGCTCGAAGAGATTATGGAACTTTCAGAAGGTGTCAGAAAAGAATTGTATATTCCCCTTATTTTTAATGATAATGCTCCTGATGCTGATTTGCCGCTACCGGCATACTTCATGGGCGTTATGTTAGGAGATGGTTGCCTAATAAACAATAATTTTTCTACCGCAGATGAGGAAATTGTCGAATACATAAAAGAAAATTTACACGAAGGGTATGACGTTAATCGTAGAAATAAATATGACTATGCTATTACTTCTACAAAGACTAAAGCTGAAATTCAGTCGTTAAATAGCAGACAGATTCCGTGGAATCATTATGTCGAAATATTTAAAGATTTAGATTTACGTGGAAAGCGATCGCATGAAAAATTTATTCCCGAAATTTACAAAAATGGGTCGGTATCGCAAAGAATACAGCTTATTCAAGGCCTTATGGATACTGATGGCGAAGTTGACAAAAAGACAGGATCGCTGTCATATACTACTGTGAGCGAACAATTATGTGATGACTTTGTTGAAATTGTTCGCTCTATTGGGGGCATAGCTAAGGTAAGAACTAAAATCCCAACGTACACATACAATGGAGAAAAACGCCAAGGAAAATTGGCATATACAGTTCGGATCAGGTATCCAGAACCAAGAAAATTAGTGTCTTTATCTAGAAAAGTGAATAGAACTCCTGAAAATTATCAGTATAAAGATTTGAAACTTCGTATAGAAACTATAGCGAAGGTAACCCCTGCAGAAGCACAGTGTATTATGATTGACCATGTAGACCATTTGTATATCACAGATGAGTATGTTGTTACGCACAACACATACCTATGTAAAAAATTAGCAGAACATACGGGTGCTAAGTTATTGAGATACGACATGAGTGAGTACCAGGAAAAACACACCGTGTCAAAGTTAATCGGTGCGCCCCCAGGTTATGTTGGTCATGGCGAGGGCAAAAATGGCGAAGGGCAACTTATTCAAGAAGTCGAAGCCAATCCTAACTGTATATTGCTACTCGACGAAGTTGAAAAAGCGGCAAGTGAAGTAACTACTATCCTACTACAAGTAATGGATGACGGCAGGCTTACATCGAGCAAGGGTAAGACCGTAGACTTCACAAATGTGACGCTTATACTGACCTCGAACCTGGGTGCCGCCGATTCTGAACGCAAGCGTATTGGCTTTGGTGATCAAGCAAATACAATGGCATATGATGAAGCACTTAAAAAGCACTTCACGCCAGAGTTCCGTAACCGTTTAGACGCAGTAGTACAGTTTAACAAACTTGAGGATCGTGAGATTAAGATGATTGTTAACGCTGAACTAAGCGATTTACAGAATACTATCTTGGAACAACATATCACAATGTCTTACACGCCTAAGGCACGTACAATGTTGGCAAGAGAAGGCTTTGATGAGCTGATGGGCGCAAGACCTCTGAAACGTCTTATCCAGGATAAGATTAAAAAGCCTTTGAGTAAGGAAATACTGTTCAGTGATTTGGGACAGCATGGCGGAATTGTTAAAGTTGATTATGTCAATGATGACTTTGTTCTGCAAGTGGCAAAGATAAATCCACCACCAGCAGAACCAACGGTCGCTAACGCTGAAGCCTAGTATCCTAGGCCTGAGAAAGTACCATGTTTGTTAATCGTCAGCACTTGCTGGCGATTTTCATCATGCTGTGTGTAACTGACATGAACCCAGCCCATATTAGGATCACCGTCTGGATTCTTTTCTTCATCATCTGGATCATACCAGAATTCTAGAATAAGTTGATCAAATACTAGGTTATCCTTTATCCACTCAGCTAGTTCATAGTTACTGACACCATAAATTTCAATGTCTGCCGCTTCACCCTTTGTGTGCTGTGAACGATCACTTGATCCTAATTTACGGTTTAACTCTAAACAACGAAACCCTGAGTTAACGTTTACTGAGCGTCCGAAGTGATCACGAACTGGCTGTAATACGTTTTCTGCAAGTGCTATCATGTTATCGACTTCATCCTCATAAGGTGTGTTGTCGATGCCATGTCTCGCCGCTGTCTGACTCTTAAGCATTTCGCCTAATGTAAAATTTGCTGATAATCTCATAGTTCTATCAATCTCCTTTGTGTGTATTTCAGGCTGAAATAAGCCTTTGAGTAATTTTCTTAAAAATTCTATCATATTGTATTTATCGTAGTTTTTATATAAATCGTAAATAGCAAAATAGTGATAAATAACATAAATTAAGGAGTTTTTACATGTCTCGACGTTCGATCAAGATGATGACAAACACAACAGGTAAGATTGAAGAAGTTGGACCAGCAATTAGAGCTGACAGCTACTTTGGATACACCGATGGTTTACATACAGTAGCCGTTCATGTGAATAATTTTACTGGGCGTTTTGTTCTACAAGGCACTCTTGCCCTAGAGCCAACAGAAAGCGATTGGTTTGACATCTATTTACAAGGCAACCCATGCGGTAATGAGCCATTCGTTCAATATCCAAAAGATCCAGCGAATCCTACTACTAGCGTTACATCAGGCTTTGTTGGTGACACAGGCGTTGATGCTTTCACATTCATAGGCAACTTTACGTTCCTACGTGCTAAGTTAGAACGTGAGTATTTAGGTGAAGTAGACTATGGCAACAATACCCTTGGTGTTATTGATAAAGTATTATTAAGTTTATAGGATAAATATGTATATTAGCGCACAAAATACAATACTAAATAAAGACGTGCCAAACTTTTGTTTTGAAGACTTAGGTGATGGGCAGGTTTTAACGTGGGATAAAGACAAAAGAGCTTTTGTCAACACAAACGTTATTGATCTTAACCTTGAAGTACCTTTAGGTGTTGATGATATACGTATATTTGAAGCATTTGGTAATGGTACGCAGAGTTTGTACCCTATTCCATGGCCAGCGATTAGCCCAGAATCCCTAATCATTACATTGGGTGGTGTTAAGCAGGAAAATGCGGCATATGACATTACGACATTTGAAACGTTTACCAATGTACAGTTCGCAGAGCCAATTCCAACAGGATTAAAAATTGAGATTGTTGGTTTAATTGTTGAAGATGCGTCAAGCATTAAGTTTTTTGAAACACAGGGTGATGGATCATCATTCCAATACACACTACCGTGGATTGCCCCTGGTAAAGAATCATTAATTGTCACTATTGAAGGCATTAAACAAGAACAAGCGGCATATGATATCACTGTAATAGGTAACGATACACTATTTACATTTAATGGTATCCCGCAGGTTACGGATACAATTGAAATTGTTGGTATTACTGGTAACTTTGGCACAACTAATTACGGCGTTGAAGCTGTATTTGGCGCAAACTTAAGTCCATTGGGCGAAGGTGTGTTTGCCAGTGAGTCAGTAGCTGGTAAAGAGACAACATTAAACTTTAAGAATCTACTTCCAGGGTGGGGCATTGAATTATCAAGTGACGCCACTGGAATCACTATTGCCAAAACAGCAGATAGTGTGTCTTACACTGCTAATCCGGTTTATCCGTTAGTAGCAACAGACGAAGTAAAAGTATTTGAAGCATCATCACCAGTATCATGTGTTGTTCCACTAAACAGCACAGTGGCGTTTCCAATAGGATACGAAATTGAAATCATACAGCGTGGTACAGGCGTTGTAGTGATTACTGGTGATACTGGCGTGATAGTTGAATCACTTAACGGTGCCAACATAACTACTGGTCCTGGATCAGTAGCAAGGTTACGCAAAATTTATGATGATGTTTGGTCACTAAGTGGCGACATAATTTAAAAAGGAAAATAATAATGGCATTAACAAGAGTTACTACAGGTGTAATTGAAACAAACACTATTTTAGGGCAAGACATTTCGGACGGAACAGTCAGCCTAGATAAATTGGACATTTCTGGCGCACAACCTGGCGACGCGATTGTATTCACATCAGGCGGAGCATTAGCATACCAGCCAGTGAACTTGGATAACATTGGTGACGTATCAACTTCAGGTGCTGACATCGGTGACGCATTAGTATGGAATGGTACAGGTTGGGCTCCAGGCACTCCAGTTGGTGGTGGCTCAGGTGGTTCAGGTATTGACACTTTAGACGAGCTATTAGATGTATCATTAACACCATTGAGCGCAGGACAGTACCTAAAGTGGAATGGTAGTGTATGGACTAATGACGTTATTGATTATAGTGAAATTGCTAACACACCATTTATCCCATTGAACTTTGGTGATTTGGGTGATGTAACATTAACAGGGCCTGTAGCGAATCAGGTAGCAGTATTTGACGGTACTAACTGGGTTAACCTAGCTGTAACTAAATCGTTAATAAGCGACTTCAATGACGCTGACTATGCCACACAAGCGCAGGGCGCATTGGCTGATACAGCACTACAGGGTGGCGAGAACATAAGCATTTTTGCTAACGATGCCGGCTACCTAACGGCAGGTACAGCAGTTGGCGCAATAGGATTAGAGCCAGTGGCATTAAGCGGTTCATATAATGACTTAACTGATGTTCCAACAGAGTTTAATCCAACGGTACACGCCCATGTTAAAGCAGACATTACGGATTTTGACGATGCTGATTACGCAACATCAGCACAAGGTGCTCTAGCAGATACAGCACTACAAGGTGGCGAAAATATTAGTATATTTGCTAACGACGCCGGTTACTTAACATCAGCAACGGGCGGTGCTTCATTAGGTCTTGCTCCTGTAGCTACATCTGGTGATTATGCGGATTTAACAAACATTCCAAGCACATTTGCTCCGTCAGCACACACCCACGTTAAAGCACAGATTACAGACTTTAGCGATAGTGACTATGCGACAGCGGCCCAAGGTGCTCTAGCAACTTCAGCAGTACAACCAGGTGATTTAAGTACAGTTGCTACAACAGGCGACTACAATGATTTAGCAAATATTCCAGCGACAGCTACGCCATCTGCTCATACACATACTAAGTCAGATATTACAGACTTTGATGACGCAGATTACGCTACAGCAATACAAGGGCTAAAGGCAGACACTGCTCTACAATCAGGTGATGTTGCTACATTAGCTTTAAGTGGACTATGGGGTGACATTATCGGTAAACCAACAACGTTTACACCAGATGCTCATACTCACTTAAAAGCAGATATTACAGATTTTAATGACGCTGACTACGCTTCAGCGGCACAGGGTGTTCTTGCTAATACAGCAGTTCAACCAGGTGAAAACATTAGCATATTTGCTAATGACGAAGGCTTCCTAAGCACAAACATCGCAGGATCACTACCAGGACAGTTTGTTTACTTTGATGGTACTGATTGGACTAACAAGACACTTGCTAAGTCAGACATTTCAAACTTCGATGACAGCGATTACGCAACATCAGCACAGGGTGTCCTAGCAACAACAGCCTTACAGCCAGGCGACAACGTAAGTGATCTAGTTAATGATGCTGGTTACTTCAGTGACGTTGCCGTTAACACCGGGACATTATCATCAGGTGATGCTCTATTGTTTGACGGTACTATTTGGAGAAACCGTCCAATTGAATTAGCTGATATCGTTGATTATGATGGCAATATTTATGCTACAGCGGCACAAGGTGCTCTGGCTGATAGCTCATTACAGCCAGGATCGGATGTTTCGGTCCTTACGAACAATGTTGGTTACTTAACAGGCGACAGTATTCTAAATGACTTATTAGACGTTATCGCTGTTACACCAGACGCTGGTGACGTACTACGGTGGGATGGCAGTGAGTGGGTTAACAGCCCAGATAGTATTGATACACTAACCCTAGACGACGTTACGGACGTTGATGTTAGTGGCGCAGTACCAGGACAGATACTAACGTTCGACGGCACAGGCTGGATTGCTTCAGGCGCTAATGGTGGCACTGGTGAAACTAACACAGCAAGCAACATTGGTCCAGGTGAAGGCATATTTGCTACTAAGACTGGTGTTGATTTAGAATTTAAGTCAATCCTAGCAGGTTCAGGCGTAAGTGTTACTGATTTTGGCAATAACCTAACACTAGCATTGGACGCAGGTTTAAGCAACTTAGATGACGTTGACACAAGTGGCGCAGTTGCTAACCAAATCCTACGTTTCAATGGTACTGAGTGGGTTGCTTCTACAGAATCACCAACAGCAGGCGAGGCTAACACATTTAGTTCACGTCCAGGCACTGGTGAAGAAGTAATTGCCAGTAAAATTGGCGTGGACCTACAGTTCAAGAGATTACGTGCTTCAGGTAACATTGTGTTATCTTCAGATGGTAACGAAATTACTATTGGCACAGCATCTAACGTTGGTGAAGCAAATACAGCAAGTAACGTTGGCACAGGTGCTGGCCTATTCTTACAGAAAACTGGCACTGACTTAGAATTTAAGACATTACTAGCAGGTCCTAACGTTACATTAACGCAAGGCGCAACAGAAGTACAGATTGAGTCATTTAACCCATTAGAAAGTGTGAGTAACTTACAGGAAGGTGATGGCTTAATTTACGAATCAGGTGCTTGGAACAATCGTCCACTACTAAAAGCAGACATTAGCAACTTCAGTGATGCTGATTATGCGACAGCGGCACAAGGTGCTCTAGCTGATAGTGCGGCACAGCCAGGCGATAGCATTAGCATATTCGACAATGACACAGGTTACTTAACAGGTAGCTCAATCCTTAACGACTTACTAGATGTTGACGTTGATGGTAACCCTGACCCTCTAGTAGCAGGACAAATCCTACGCTGGAACGGCGTACAGTGGGTTAACGACAACGAGTCTACTGACCTAACAGCAAGTAACTTGGGTGATGGTGAAGATGTATTCTTCCAGAAGAACGTTAATGACTTGGAATTTAGAACAATTAAAGCGGGTTCAGGCATTAACATCACTGTTAACGGCAACAATGCTCTAGAGATTGAATCTACAGCATCAGGCGCAGGTGAAGCAAACACAGCAAGCAACCGTGGCGCAGGTGAAGGCGTGTTCTTCCAGAAGACAGGCGCAGATTTAGAATTTAAGTCATTAATTGCTGGCGCAAACATTACGCTATCAAGCGATGATGATGGCATTACTATTGAGTCAACAGGTGGTGGTAGTGCTTCAGAGCTGGATGACCTAACGGACGTTACAATTGTTGGCACACCAGCGGCTAACAACGTATTATTCCACAATGGTTCAGTATGGCGTAACGGAACAATTTTGGAAGCAGGTTTAGCTACTGCGGCACAAGGCGCCCTAGCAGAATCGGCACTACAGAATATTAATTCAGAATCAATTACTGAACTATTAGACGTTGACACAACAGGCGCAACAACTAACGATGTATTAACATTTAATGGTACAAGTTGGGTGCCAGGCGCTCCTGCTACTGGCGGCATTGACTGGACTGTAGATCAGAATGGTTCAGCAGTAATTCACCCAGGCAACTACACCAATACTGATGCTTTTGCTGACTTAACTGATGTAGACTTAGGTGGAGGAGCTATTGCTCTAGCACCAGGCCAGATTCCAGTATACAATGGCATAAATTGGGTTAATACTGGCGGTGTTAGTTCTTTTGATGGTACTGCTACGTACTTAACATACAATACGCCAGCAGTTGGCGAAGTCCTAGTCACAGCAAGTGTGTCAGGAAGCAATGTTATAATGCAGAACCAAGCGTTCACATTAGAAAATTTAACTGATACAGACAACACTGGTACAGCGGCAGATGGCGAAGTACTAACGTGGATTGCGGCAAACAACAAATGGGAACCACAAGCAGTAAGTGGCAACCAATTCCCTGACCCACTTGACGCTTACGAATATATCGTTGGTGGTGAGCAAGGTGGTGAAGATAATGGCTGGGATATCAGAGATGTTCGTGAACTGCCAAGAAGAAGGAAAGATTTCCAGGTATCACGTTCAGTAGAAGACACTGACATAAATGCTCTATTGATCGCAGAAGGCGCAGGTGCCAAAACATATACTCTGGACGAATTAAACTTCCCAGGTTTTGAAGGTACTGACTTTTACCAGATAACGATGCACAACAGAGGTGTCGACCCAGTGACAATAACATCGGGTCTTAACGCAGAAGTAATTTCGCCAAATGGTCGAGCACCAGTATTGAATCAAGGTGAAACAGTTACGATATCAAGAATTTCACTAGGCGGCTTTGATCGTTGGGTATTAGACTTCAGCACACAAACTATCAATGATCTAGTTGGCACTCAAAACTTATCAACGGCCGCAGATGGCCAAGTTATTGCTTGGAACCAGACTGCTGGTTTATGGGAGCCACAGACTGTGTCAGCTGGTGGCGGTGGTGTCACAGAATTAACGGCACTTAACGATACAATTGGCACAGCAGTAGCTAATGGTTTCCTACGTTGGAACGCAGGCGGAACAACCGTTGAGTACGTTTCAATTGTTAAAGCAGATATTACAGATTTTAATGACGCTGACTATGCGACGGCCGCACAAGGTGCTCTAGCAGATACAGCACTACAGTCAGGCGCAAACATTAGCTTATTAACTAATGATGCCGGTTATCTAACAACAGCTATCCAACAGAATGATAACATTAGTCTGCTAACAAACGATGCTGGTTATATAACATCGGCACCGAGCGTTATTGATGACTTAGGTGATGTTGATACGACTTCAGTAGTTCCTAACAATGGTGAAGTACTAGGTTGGGACGGTTCTAATTGGGTACCAACAGCAGTATCATCAGGTGTTACAAACTTAACATGGAATCCTGCTACACAATCTGTGAACAGTGATACTGGTACGGACGCAGTTATTCCAAACGTACTTCCAGCAGGCACATCAGGCTTAATGAGTGGCGCTGACAAGACTAAGTTAGATAATATACAAGATGGTGCTGAAATAAACCAGAACGCATTCACAAGCGTAGCATTAACGGGCAACGTAACAGGTGACGCTAGTATAGACGCTGATGCGAAGACAGATACGCTAAATATAGTAGCAGGCACAAACGTAAGTATTGTGGGCGATGGTTCTACTGATACGATTACAATTAATGCGGCTCCAGGCGGTGGTGCTACAAACTTAAGTACTACTAATGTTACGGCAACTAACGTGGATGTAGCAAGTGACACTGGCACAGACGCAACTCTACCAGCAGTGACTACAACTACAGCAGGTCTAATGACAGCATCAGATAAGACTGCTCTAGATGGACTTGCAGGTGCAGAAGCTAACCAGAACGCATTCAGTAACTTTGCGTTAACTGGCAACACGGCAGGTGACACAACTATATCGGCAGACACGCCTACTGACAGTGTTACACTTGTTGGTGGCTCAAACGTCACACTAACAGGTAACGCGGCCGGTGACCAGATCATAATTGATGCCGCAGGCGGTGGTGCTGGTGGTGGCGCACAGACTGAGGATCTAGTGGTACGCTATACTTCGGGCTCAGGCGGTACACTAAACGCAGGTGACGTAATTGTAAGTACAACATCAGGCATTAGTGCTACGGTTGTTGACGGTGCTAACTCAATTGTTGAGATATCATTCACTGGTTATAACTTACCGCCAGCAAGTATTGTGGCTTATGGTCAGAACTACTCAAGTAATGTTTGGTCTATTAAGGGCTTAGGTAGCTTAGTGGCAAGTGCGTCTCAAACAGTGAACGACACAGGCTCAGCGGCTAACCCAGATATACTGAATACTGGTGTAGCATGTCCACCAATACGTTTACAGATTAGAATGTCAGATACAGGCAGTTCAGCAGGCTTCGGCCAACGTGCTCAAGCACTAATTAGACTAGTAATGTTAGGATAAAATTAAATGGCAATTAACATACCTTCAAGAGTTATCAATGGTGATATTATATCTTCAGTTGGCGTAGAGTTTTGGCCCTATGATGACGGAACTGGCGACCCATGGTGGGCTGGTGGTGGAACACCACGTGACTATCGTTGGTCATTAGAGATCAGTATCATCCCACAAACTCACTCAAGTCACTTAACGAGAGATGACTATGAATTTAACGGGTATGACGTAAGACTGGGTGACTGGATTGCTAGTTCTACAACGGGTACAACAGTACAGATCGTTGAAGTGACGTCAAAAACAGCATCTAGTATTACGGTTATTGTTGAAGACGTTGTTCGTTATAACACATTTAGAGCACCAGGTGCTACTGGTAACGGTAGCATTGGTGTTGGTCAGTGTATTATCTTTGAACTAAACGAAGAGGGTGAACCAATGGTTGACCCGATTCCACCAGCAGGTGTTAGTGCTGTTTTCTTCAGTAACTTAATGTCACGCTTTCAGAACATCAACGAACAATTTGATTTTAACCTAACACAAGTTGGCCATACTTTTCAGAAGGGTGATATTATAAGTGTAGATTCAGACTCAGGTAACTTTGTTTTATCTGATAATACATTTACAACAGTTATTGGCCAAGTAACTGACGTTGGTCCTACTCCGGACCAGTTCTTTATCAATCCGGTGCAAAAGATTGTTAATGACTTCGATACTCTCCCGGGAGCAATCACTGATATACTATATACTGATAACGCAGGCGGTTTAACCACAAGTCCTTCATCAGGTAAGATGATGTATATTAAATTGCGTGAGAATACGCAGAGTACAGCAGTGGGACAAGTAATCGATGGTACAACAACACCAGGCAATGTAATTGAAATTAATGGATCACCAATCACAATCAGTGGCGCAGGTGATATTCCGGCGGCTATTTCAGCGATTAACTTAAATACTGGCGTTACAGGGATTACGGCAGATTCAGTAACAGCTCCGACGCAGGTAGACACATCTCTACCATTATTTTACGGTGAGCCAGCATTATATACAGTGCCAACCCCAGCAACGGCAACAATCAATGGTGTGACGGTTACATTTGATATTGATACAGTGGGCTTGTCAACATATGCTCTAAATCTAGCATTAGAAGAAGATATGGCGGCCGCCATTAATCGTGACATGCTTGCGGCGGGCAATACAGATATTGTTGCGACTACAAATACAAATAATTTAATTATATCAAACAACTCAGGTGGTGCGATTACAATAAGTAATGGCGCAGTTGATCAATCTGGTGTGGCATTTGCCGGTAATAACTCAGGCTCAGGGGTTGAACTATTGACTCCTGCTGGCTCCGGTTCATACTTACGTTTAACCGCACCGGACGCAAGACCAATTGACATTTTTGATGTCGCAGGAACACCAAGTGTTGATTACGGCATATACAGCGCAGAAAACGGCGCAAAGGCCGCGGCAATATATGTTGAACAAGGGCTACGTACTGGCGGTACCACAGTAGTAGCTGATATTCCATCCAGGGACGCACTAAATCCTTTCATTGGAGACCAAGTAATGGTACTAGACAAAGGCAACGGAGAATGGGAACTATATTTATATGACGGCAGTGTGTACATTCCAGTAGCCAACCAAGACTCGGCGAGAACAGACGCTAACTCAGTAGACTTGATTGTTGATTTCAATGATCCAGCACTACAGGAGATAGTAACGGTGAGTTCACAGTCGAGAATCACACTCATCACAGTAGAAGTAATTACGCCATTTGATGGCTCACCAACATTGACAGTGGGCATAAGCCCAGATCTAGATTTGTTGTTCACAGATGATCTGCATGATTTAAGCACAGTCGGTTCATATGCTTATCAGACAGATTACTACTTTGACACAGGCGTCGACACAGATATATTAGTTAATTACATTGCCAATGGCGCAACACAAGGCCAGGCAAGAATTATTGTAAGTTACATGTAAATGTAATTTAAGCATCTTATAACTTATCTGCAAGATTCCGATAAATAACTGTAACAATGGGCGGGACTCATTGGAGTCCTACTTTATTGTTATCGATAACAATAATTTTACATAAATAGGAGATTAAAATTTATGGCAACTTCAAAACAATTCGGTCTACGTGGTATAGGTTCGGACGTACAGCTAGGTAAAGCTGGCGGTCGTTTCGTATTCGACGGTACAGACTTCAACATGACAGGCACTGACGGCTCTACGCTAGTCAACGTTTCTGGTGCTGAGCCTACATTAGGCACTCACTTAACTACAAAGAACTACGTTGATTCAGTAAGCTCAGGCCTAGATCCGAAAGAATCGGTACGTGTTGCTACAACAGCTAACATCGACTTAGGCACAGGCGGTCTATTAACAATTGACGGTGTTACTCTACAGGCAGGCGATCGTGTTCTTGTTAAAGATCAGACAACAGCTACAGAAAATGGTATCTACGTTGCGGCGGCAGGTGCATGGTCTCGTTCAGAGGACATGGACGGTACTCCAGCTTCTGAAGTATCAGGTGGTAACTTCACATTCGTTGAGCAAGGTACAGCTAACATCAACAGTGGTTGGGTTGTACAGGGTGACGGCATCCTAACGTTAGGTACTAACGCCATCACTTGGGTACAGTTCTCAGGTGCTGGTTCAATTACAGCAGGTGTAGCATTAACAAAAGTTGGTGAAACATTAAACGTTGACTTATTCGACGGTGACGTTCCAAACCAAATCCCAACAATGACTGCTACGGTTGATTCTGCAGATTTACTGATGATTGGTGATACTTCGGAATCTACTACATTAGTTAAGTCAGTAGGTGACGTACTAAACGACTTAGACGTTCCTCAATTCCCAGCTTTTGCTCAATCTGCATTAATTACACGTACTGCTGATGACGTTTACGTTGAGACAGTATTTGGTGCTTCTACAACAGCTGGTCAGGAAGGCTTAGTGTTCAACGCTTCTAACACTGCTCCATCATTTGGTCTAAACATTGATGGTCTAACAGGTGCCGGTACACTAACAGGTGCAGAAGAAATTGCGGTATTTGACGGTAATAACAACGTTAAAGCTTCAATCAACGACATCATTGCTGATCGTGACCTAGTTACAGCGGCTGACGCTCTAACAGGTATGGTACAGATCACTGGTGGCGTACTTACTTCAACTTCAGTCACTGCTTCATCAGCGGCTAACCGTTTAGGTATTGACGTACAGAACGGTGGTACTGCTCCAGTAGTTGGTTTAAACATCAACGGCTTAACTGGTACTACACTAGAATTAACTGACGAACTAGCAGTTTACAGTACTTCTAATGCTACTAACGAAAAAGCTACAATCCAGAACATCGTTGACTTAGTTGCGGCTAACTCTTCAGATAACGAAATTTCAGAAGGCGATAGCTCTGTAACAGTTACAGACGCAGGTACTGGTACAATTACAACTACTGTTGACAATACAGTTGTAATGACAGCTACAGCAGGTGGCGTAGACGTTACTTCACTAACAGTTGACAGCTTAACAGCAGGTCAGGTTGTTTACGCAGGTACAGACGGTCTACTAACTACAGAAGCTGGTTTCGAGTACAATGACACTACTGATACTTTATCAGCGGCTAACATCTCAGCAACTACTTCTGGTACGTTCGCAAGCGCGGCAGTAAGCGACTTAACATCAGGTCGTGTTGTACTAGCAGGTACAGCTGGTGAGTTAGAAGATTCAGCAGACTTAACGTTCAACGGCACTAACTTAGTTGTTGGCGGCACAGCTGGTCTACAGGTTGCAGGCAACATTGCTACAACTTCTGGTTCAATCACAGCGGCTGGCGGTTTAATCGACAGCACATTATCAGTTAACAACGGTGTTGTAACTACAAACGCTTCAGGTGCTTTACAGCAGTCAGCTAACTTCACATTCGATGGTTCTACAATGACTATCGCTGGTGACGTTGACATTACTGGTTCACTAGACGTTGATAACATTGCTATTGACGGCAACACAATTAGCTCAACTGATACAGATGGCGACATCATCATTGCTCCTAACGGCAACGGCGAAGTAATCATTGGTAACGCTGGTAGCCCAGCTCAGTTAATCGCTGAAGACGATCAGTCACTAACAGTTGCTGGTGGTGCTGGTACATCTACAGCAGGCGGTGATCTAAACCTATTCGGTGGTGACGGCGCAGGCGCAATTGACGGTGGCGACGTAACTATCCAGGCTGGTTCTTCAGCTTCAGGTACTGCGGGTACTACACTATTCCTAGACGCTAACGACAACGTTGTAGCACAGATCCTTAACTCTGCGGCTTCAACTGACGGCACTCTAGACTTATCAGCTGGCGCAAGCATTGCGGCTTCTGGTACAGCGGCTAACATTGACATTACTCTTGATCCTAAGGGTACTGGCACTGTTATCGTTGGTGACGAGGCTACTTACTCAGCTAACATGGTTGACGCAAGTCTTACAACTAAGGCATACCTTGACTCACAGATTAGTGCTAACGTAGTTCCTGGTTCACTAGCAAGTGTATCTGGCACAATCGACCTAAGCTCAGCAGGCGCACAGAACATTGGCGCGGCAGACGGCATCCCAGCTAACGCAACGATCCTAGAAGTTACAATGGACGTTACAGCGGCTTCGAATGCGGCTACAACAGTTACTTTTGGTGACAGTTCAAACGGTGCGGCAAGCTACATGGCTGACACTGAGAACGATCCAGAAACTACTGGCCTATACATTGGTGACGCTCGCGTTACTAACGGCGGTACTGCTCAGCAAGCTCAAGCAACAGTTGCTACACCAGGCGCATCTGGTAGCGCATTTGTTGTTATTACTTTTAGAAATGCCTAATTGTAAGTAAGGATTTAGATATTTTTACAGTATCATAAATTCAAAGTTAAAGCCTGCTTTTTTGCAGGCTTTTTCTTTTGCTAAGTTTTTTTCTAAATCTGCTTGGAAAGTATATTTTGATTTTACTTCGATGATGAGATTTTCCTTTGGAATGTAGAAGTCCGGGTAATAGCGTTTTGTTTGGCCATTTATTTCATACCATATGTCGGGCGTTTCATTATCCTTATATACGATGTCTTTTTCAGAAAATTTTTCTAATAGAATATCCAATGCTTGGCATTCATATCCCTGCACGTCAATCTTATTCCCAGACGGAAGAATATATTCTTTGAACTTGTACATCTTGTGCTTTATCTTTTCGTATAGTTCTTTATTCTGCATGTGATTCTCTACACCATATTTTTTCAAACACGTCTTCTTTTTCTTTTCTTTAATTTTTTCTGAGATATTGGGGTTATCAACACCATATTTAGTTTTCCATGTTTCTTTTCTTTTCGCATTGAGTTCAGGAACCTGGCCGGTGTGTTTGTATCCATATTTTTCTAAATTACTTGCTATTGTCGCTTCTTTTATTTCGTCTGATTGTTGAGGATATTCAACACCATATTTTTGTAGATTAGTGTCTTTTATTTTATTCTGAACACCCTTATTGCCTAATGGAGAAATTGAACCATATTTCTTTAGACATGTTTTTTCACGCTGTTCTTTTCCGTTAATGTAAGATAGCTTGCCGGCACAGGATCTTGAACATGCCTTTTTGTATTTATTGTTCCATTTGTCCCATTCTACAAGATTAGAACAATCGGGATTCGCACATTCGGGTGGGTTGTTGCGGTAAATATTCATAGCTGATACTCCTTTCCAGTATTAGAGTAGTCAGATGTTGGCGCATCGTGGACTACACTTCTATTTATCATTATTGAACCCATTGTCTGAGCAAAGTTGATTTTAGGCCCTTTTCTTTTTGTCTGACATTTCTGATATATTAGAAAATTATGGTAAATAAGAGTAACAAGCCCAAGAGGAACAAATCATGACTTTAAAATTATCAGGAAGCTTTAAGATACCAAGCGGAAGCTTCAAGGCCGGAGATCTATCATTAATAGATGCCGGAGCTCACCGTTATTGGCGAGTAAATGGGGTGCCTGACGCAGGCAGTAATGATTTAGATATCATTGAGATTGAAATGTTTGAAGAAACTAGTGGTGGTTCTGACGTAACAAGCACTTCTTTTGCTATTGCTGATAGTGAGTTAGATAGTAGGTTCTTAAAAGAAAATGCGTTTAACGATGTAATTAACAAAAGCAACGTTGGCGCCAGTGGCAACCGTTGGAGCTCAGTTAGAAATGACGGCCAAGGATGGGTTGGTCAAGATTTTGGTGCTGGTAACGAGAAAAATATTAAACGTGTGAACTTAATTAATGGTTGGAGACCACCAGGTTATCCAGCAGATAAACCAGCTGGATCAGGATGGCAAGTACAGTACTCGGATGACGGAACAACGTGGACTGATATTGGCCCACTAACACCAGCAAGTGCTTTTGAGGATGTCGAAGTGTTACTAGTTGCACCACCGGCTCCAACATTAACCCCAACTACTTGGGATCCAGTGGGAAGTGCTTCTAACTGGACATTATCAAACGGTAACTTAACTGCGGCACATACAAACGTTGGCGGTTCATTTGGTTATGTTGAAACAGTGGATTCCTTTTCATCTGGCAAATTTTACTTTGAAATTACAGATGATAACTCAGTTGATTCAGCACCATCTATTGGTATTACTGATTACACTGGTCCAAATACGCCAACTACTAACCTATTTGGTGCTCAGCCAGGCAACAACACTACAGCAGTATATGGCCCAGACGGTGTATGTTATTTTGAAAGCGGTAGCGCGGCATGTTTCCCATCAGGTTGGACTAGTGGTGACGTGATTGGCGTTGCGCTTGATTTAGACAACAACGCTATCTGGTTTTCTAAAAATGGTGTCTGGGGTGGCGGTGCCAGTCAAGCAGAAATTGAAGCTGGCAACACTACAAACGCTATTAGAACTGGTTTAACAGGAACTTACCAAGTTGTTATCACTGACAGTACAGGTGATAGTGCTGTGCACCAACACACTGCTAATTTTGGACAGAATGCTTTCTCATACACAGTTCCAGCAGGATTTACAGCAGGCCTTGGCACTGTTAGCTAAAACTTTTTCAAACTAACGCAAAGGGTTCTTAGGAGCCCTTTTCTTTTGATTTCACATTCACAAACAAGATAAATATTATTATGCGTGTAGAAGAAGTTAAAGATGATGATACATACAAGATTAAGTATACTAAATTGGACTATGGCGATTTCTGTGACATGTTTGGAGAAAATGTTGCTATACACGTATACGCAGAATATATAATATCAGAGTGCAATCTTTTGGAGAGTAATAGCGAAGAATCTATTGCTGAATTTGATTCACTCGAAGGCGAGAAGCCAGTTGTCGGAAATATCTATTATGGTTTACACATTGGATTAACCAATGGAAAAATACAACCCCTAGGTAATTTTAAAGGAAAAGTGGATAGTGTAATCTCCAATCCATTTGGTGATACATATATTATAGAACTTAAGGACGGCACCAAGGCCCCCTATCCACAATATGATACACAAGAAATCTTAAAATCAAAAGTTTTGCTATCATCGTCCAAGGAAGATCATGAATCAGAGATGATGTCTATGAAATTAAAATTCGGTATAGATTTTGACGCAATAAGAGAGCAAATGGTAGTCTAAAAAAATTTGACTTCAATTTCACTAGACTACGCTATCTGTCATTCCAATGATAAATACTAATATAATAAAAATAGGGCAAACACCATGAGTACATTTAAAGCAGGCGCTAGACCTCACGTAATCGAGGAACATGAGAAGCCAGTAGAAGAAACAAACGTATTAGGAAAACATTGGAGAACAGCGTGTGCTATAATCTACCTAGTTATCTGTGTGTTCGATTTCTTAATAATGCCAGCAATGTTAACTCAGTATAGTAAAGAGCAAGATTACTCTCAATTATTTATTGAGATTTCAAAGCTAGAAAGTCCACAGGCACAAACGGCATTAATCAACAAGATTGATTATAGCGTACAAACATGGGATCCTATTACACTACAGGGCGCAGGAATGTTCCATGTAGCATTTGGTGCTATTTTAACAGGTGTTGTGTTATCACGTACAGGAAGGGAAAGAATCACTAGAAGGGTTGATTAATGAGACTGTATGAGATTGATAGTGAGCCGGGAACATATGTTTCTGTAAGGTTTACTAAAGACACAAATAAAAAATTACGTGAGTTTGCTCTAAGTTTGGGTTTAAAGCCTATTGACAAATTTCACATTACTGTAGTTTATTCACCAAAACCATTAGGTGTAGAATTTGGCGAGAGCAGATTTAACGGATCTGCTAAAATAACTGGCATAGATTATTTAGGTGATATTGACTCTGAGTACAGGGCAGTTGTATTGCACGTTGATTCAAAAGAAGTACAAAATTTATATGATACGTATGAAGTAATACATGGGTACAAACACACATATGATGAGTTTATCCAGCACGTGAGTTTAGCTTATCGGCCACCAGAGGATTTGGATTTAAGTCAAGTAGATTTACCAGACTTTGAAATAGAATTTAGTTACGTAAAAATTGAGGCATTAAAAGAATGAGAGCAAGCGAATTATTAAACGAAAGCATGGATTTTTCTGTATCTGAGTTGAAAGACTACAAAGGCACACATCCTAAATTTCAGGGTAAGAAAATATGGTACCCAGTTGGACAAGAAGAAGACGTTGAATGTTGGGCATGTAAAGGCCAGGGTTGGGAAGACTTTGGGCCTGAATACGGCAAGGAAGAATGTCGTGTATGTGACGGAGAAGGCACACGCAATGAATTCGTTAGTGTTGGTCCAGAGTTTAACGTGTCTAATTCCAATGGTTATGAGATACAGCGTATGATGGGATTAGATCCAGACTACAGTGGTTCACTACAGGGTGAAGAAATAACGACTGTTTTGCGTAGATTAATTAAATTAAAGAATACAGATAGTTCAGCACATACTCGTGACGTGTCAGATGAACGTGGCGAAGCACGAGCCGTTAAGGGTGATGATGGCGTAGACCGCATACAGCGTGGTCCTAGAATGGTGGATTTTGGTCGCACTCAAGAACAGGTAAATCGTTACCTAGACGATATGATTGAACTGCTACAGTTTGCCAAAAAGAACGGATATGGAGTGACTTGGGGCTAATATGTACGCAACATTAAAAACGCAGAGTGAAATGGGTGAAGAATTATTCCAGGACGTATTCATTGTAATGGATGATGCCCTAGAGATAACAAATGTGTTGACTTTCGATGATGAAGGCAATAGAATAGAGACAGTAGCAACACTAGACTATTTGAGTGACAAAGATGACTATGGTGTTGAATACGAGTTCGATGTAAACAAGAAATTAACTGTTGAAGAAGGTGAGCAGTTAATGGACGCATTAAACCAAGTTTTAAAATATGATTACGAATTAGATTTACCTATAGATAAGGATAGTTACAATGAAAGTTAACGATATTATTTACGAGTCAGACGAAGCTCATAGAGAAAAAGTCAAAAAGATGATGGACACGATGGACCGAGAGCGTGAACGTGCGGCTCAAATGAAAGCCAAGCGTAAAGAACGTGAGGAGCAGGAACGTCCAGAACGTGAACGTCGAGCTAAAGCCCATAAAGAAAAGATGATCAAGCAACAGAATCGTCTGGACACAATTGCTAAAGGTCACAACGACTATGAAACGTTTGAGCAGGCAGTAGAGCGTGAAATGGGTGAAAAAGTATCCAACAACTATGGACTGATGCAGAGTACATGGCACAAGATCCATCCAATGGGTGACGAAGAAACCAAAGACTATTACACTGGATGGGCAAATTCTCACAGTGATCTAGCCAGAAAAACAGGTGGCTGGACTGGAGATTAATACTTGACAAAGGATATAGATTGTAGTATAATACATTCTATAACAAGTCAAGGAGTACCCAAAAAATGACAGATAGAGAATACAACTCTAAAAGTTTCAAACAGGAAGATATCGTTCGTTTAAAGCAGTTAATGACTGAAGGCTGTCAAGTGATGCAGGAAGTTGATGACCTAAACGAAGGCTTAAACGATACAATTAAAGCGATTGCTGAAGAGATTGAAGTTAAACCAGCCCAATTGAAAAAAGCAATTAAAATCGCATACAAGAACTCAATGATCGAAGAGCGTGATAAGCTTGACGAAATTGATGACATATTACAGGCGGCTGGCCGAGGATAATGAGAGGTGGCAAAACATATCGTAATAGTAGACGACGACCCTACGGTTATTCAGATACTAAAAGCGTTTATTCGCCAGGCCATTAATGGCAATGGTCATTACGATATTGTCACCTTTGATAACATAACTGAAGCCTGTGATTATATAACTGAACATCCTGTGGATTTATTATTCCAGGATGTTCACGTTCAAAGCGACTTAGACGGATTAATTGCCGCTCGAATAGCCAAAAACTTTGGTGTTCCGGTAGTTGTTATCACTTCTGATATCTGTCTATCAATAGTTGAAAGAGTCGCTAAGGGTAGATACGACAAGCTAATACTAAAGCCCATCAGTATTGGTGAAGTGAAACACGCCCTAGATCTTTGTAAATAATCACTTGACAAAACCCCCGTTATATAGTATACTATAGCACTATAGTAGGAAAGGATTCTATGTACGTACACGCACGATATTCTAAAGAAGAAGACATAATCAACATCGTTGAACGGGTAGACGGTGAAAGAGTTTATAAAGAATTTAAGCCCGACCATTCATTTTACGTTGAAGATCCACGTGGCACATATACGAGTATCTTTGGCGACACAATCACAAAGTTACAACCTAACAGCTACAAAGACAAGCGTAGGCTAGGCAAATTACATGGCGCAAAGAAAACATTTGAGTTTGACTTGCCACCAATTGCTCGTTGTATTGAACAACACTACAGTGACTCAGATCCCGCAGATTTACATGTTGCTTTCTTCGATATTGAGACCGACTTCGACAAGGAGTTGGGCTACTCTAGTCCTGATGAAGCCTTTAATCCAATTACATCTATCGCTGTATATTTACAGTGGATGGAGCAGATGATATGTCTAGCAGTTCCGCCCAAAACCCTAACCTGGGAAGAAGCACAGGAGATAGCAGGTGAAGTACCTGACGTTATTTTATGTAAAACAGAAAATGAAATGCTTCAGATGTTTTTAACAATTATTGATGACGCAGATGTGCTTAGTGGTTGGAACTCAGAATTTTACGATATTCCATACACAATTCATAGAATTATGAATCAATTAGGAAAGCATGAAGCACGTAAAATGTGTTTATGGGATGAAATGCCACGCAAGAAGACCATTGAGCGTTTTGAAAAGCAGGAAGTAGTATATGAGTTAACTGGTCGTGTACATCTAGATTACTTAGAACTATACAAGAAGTACACATATGAGGAACGACAATCCTATAAACTGGATGCTATTGCTGAATTTGAGTTAGGTGAGAAAAAGGTCGAATATCCTGGAACACTTGATCAATTGTACAAAGAAGATTTTAAGAAGTTCCTGGAATACAACATCCAGGATACCATGCTCCTGGAAAAGCTGGATAAAAAATTAGACTTTATATCACTAGCCAACACAATTGCCCTGGGCTCAAGCGTATTGATGCCAGCAACGATGGGTGCGGTAGCAGTAACAGAACAATCCATCATTAAAGAAGCGCACAGACGTGACATGATGGTGCCTGACAAGAAGCAAGGCGATAAAGGTGATACCCGAGCGGCAGGGGGCTGGGTACAGCAACCTAAGAAAGGCTTACATCATTGGGTAGGCAGTTCGGATTTGAACTCACTGTATCCATCAGTTATCCGTGCGTTAAATATGAGTCCAGAAACAATTGTGGGACAGCTAGTAACTGACAAGACGAATCAGGAAATTGCTGAATGGATTGCCAGTGCTAAGTCACGTACTTTCGCAGGATGGTGGAATGATAAATTTAATACCCTGGAGATGGATGATTTTATCAACAAGAACAGTAGTAACAAACACACATTCCAGATGGAGGATGGCTCAAAGAGTCCTATAACTGGCGCAGAGTTACATGAGATTGTTTTTAAGAGTGGGCAACCCTGGTGTATTAGTGCTAACGGCACAATATTTAGGACAGACATTGATGGTATTATTCCTGGACTACTAGCAGGCTGGTACGCAGATCGTAAAGCAATGAAGAAAATTCTCTGGAATCTAATTCAATTGCGTACGGGTCTAATCGATGCTAAAATTGACAACTCTGATATTACAGTGCCAAGCGAAGTGCCTAACTTGCGTAAACTGGCATATGGTGAGCTTGACAAGTGCTTTGAATTGGAAGGCTCTGAACGTGCGGCATTTGCCAGCAAGTTTGGGTTAGAAGTTAGAGACGGAAAGTTTTGGGCAAGAGATGAATTTGTTAAAGACTACAAAGACGCTGAAGGCTACTGGGACAAACGTCAGCTGGTACGTAAGATTAACCTTAACTCACTATACGGCGGATTGCTTAATGAGCATTGTAGATTTTATGACCATAGATTAGGACAATCAACTACACTAACCGGACGTAGTATTACAAGACATATGGCGGCAAAAACAAATGAATTTTTAACTGGTGAATACTCAGAGAAAGGCAAGACTATTATATATGGTGACACCGACAGTCTGACAGGTGATTCGATTATTGAAACTTCATTAGGTCAGATGACCATCGAAGAATTGTACGAAAAATGTGAATCATATACAGAAAACGAAGACAAAGAATATGGGCATGATAATGATATGATGGTCATGTCGTATGATGAAAGTAGAGATGAACCATACATGGGACACTTCGATTATGTGTACCGCCATAAAGTGTCAAAAGATTTATATGAAATAGAAGATGATAACGGCAACGTAGTGACTGTGACAGAAGATCATTCGGTTATGGTTGAGCGTGATGGAAAGTTAATAGAAATGAAGCCAGCAGATATACAGGAAGCCGATATCATTATTTCACTTGAAATTACTAAATAATGGTAAATACTATGGAGCTTGTTGCGTAAAGGAGTATTATGCCGAAATGTTTAGAATGTGGTTTTGAAGCACCACGACTACAATGGACACACTTCCGATACAAATGTACCGGAAAATTTAAGAACGGCCGCGAGTATATGGCGGCATATCCGGGCGCAAAGGTAGTTGATGATGATTTGGCCAAAAAGACTGCGGTGACTGAAGAAAATCTTATCAAAAAATATGGTGAAGAAGAAGGCATTCAACGATTCAAGGAATACAAGGAAAAACAAGCGTACACTAACAGTCTCGAATATAAGGCAGAAAAAAATGGCTGGACAAAAAGCCAATTTGATGAGTATAACCAAAGTAGAGCATGTACGTTGGAAAATTTAATCGAACGTCATGGCGAAGAAGTTGGTGTAGCTAAATGGGATGATTATATTGAGCGACAACGTTATACAACTACAATCGAATATTTCAAAGAAAAATATGGTGCGGAAGGTGAAGAAAAATGGAATGAATTCTGTCGTGAACGAGGCAAATCAAGCAGTATAGAATTTATTCAGAAAAAATATAATGTAACAAAAGAAGAAGCCGAAACACTATTGGCTGGAAGATACCGTAATAGATATACTTCACAGATGGAAATGGACTTCGTTGATGATATCCAAAAATGTGTAGGTGATATTAAATATACGGCACAAACGAACCAATTCTGTATATGGTCATATGAGTTAGATGCTCCTGTATTTTATGATGTAGTTGATAGTGATAAAATGAAAGTTATAGAATTCAATGGTGATTATTGGCATCAAAACCCAAAGAAATATTCGGCTGATTCAAAAATATCTCAATCTGGAAAAACCGCCAAAGATGTGTGGGAAAGAGACAGGATAAAATTAAATGAAGCTAAGAAACGCGGTTTTGATGTTATGGTAGTGTGGGAAAGTGATTATCAAAATAATCCAACTCAAGTATTAGATAATGTGGTGAAGTGGTGGAATAATGAAGGATAAGTTGTTAAATATATTAAAAGCTAAAACTCCAGAAGAAGTTGATAAAGCCAGTAGAGAGTTTATGTCAAATGTGGGTACAGATCAGATATCATTAAAGCGAGCTAAAGTTAGAAAAGTTAGAAAAGTTAGAAAAGCAAATGATGAATATGTATATGATGTGGGTATGAAAAATAAAAATCATCCATGGTTTTTTGCGAATAATATCCTTGTCCACAACTCAGTTTATTTTTCAGCATACCCAGCGTATAAAGAGCAGATTGAAGCAGGTGAACTGGAATGGAATAAAGAAAAGGCTGTTGAACTGTATGATGAAATATCTTCAATGGTGAGTGACACGTTCCCGCAGTTTATGTTGGATGCGTTTAATGTACCCTATGCGAGATCTGAAGGTGTTATTGCCGCAGGTCGTGAAATTGTAGCAAGCACAGGCTTGTTTATTAAGAAGAAACGTTATGCGGCAATGGTGTATGACAACGAGGGTGAACGCAAGGATGTAGATGGTAAGCCGGGTAAAATGAAAGCAATGGGCCTGGATCTAAGACGTGCTGACACACCGGTATTCGTACAAGAGTTCCTATCCAAAGTATTAACAATGGTGTTAACAGAACACACTGAAGAAGAATGTATCCAGTTCATCAAGGAATTTAAGGAATTGTATGACGACATGGCACCCTGGGAAAAGGGTACACCCAAAGCAGTAAACGGCGTAACCAAGTACATGAATAAGATTGAAGAACGTAATAAGCAGATTGCCCGTGGCCAAACGCCTAAGACTCTAATGGTTCCCGGTCACGTACAAGGCAGTTTCAACTGGAACTTATTGCGTGAGCGTCACAATGACTTACACAGAGCAAAGATCACAGACGGATCAAAGGTGATATTGTGTTACTTAAAGGATAATGATTATAAATTTAAGAACATTGCTTATCCTGTAGAAGAAAACCATTTGCCAGACTGGTTCTTAGAACTTCCATTTGATGAAGAACGCATGATGGAGAGTGGTGTGGATAAGAAAATTGAGAATATGCTTGGCGTAATGAAGTGGGATTTAAGCAAAGCAAGTAAACAAGCAGATCACTTTGGATCACTATTTGAATTTTAGGAGCTATTATGCAGTGGAATACAATTAGCAAAGAAGAGAAAGAAAAGCGTAAACAGGAATGGCACGTAATCTTTGCGTGGTTACCACATAAAATCACACGTAATCGCAACGGCATAAACCGTTGGGCATGGTTAGAAAATATTGGCCGTAAATACGTGAAAGAAGTAGGCTGGTTAGACAATATGCCTGCAGATGTCTGGATTAAAGAATATGCTAGTAAAGAAGACGCAGTTTTTTACGCAATGGGTGGCCAGGAACCTGAAAAAGATCAAGACATAAGGTCAATAAGGCCATTAGGTCCACCACCTATGCCAACCGTAAAACCACCAAAGAAAAAATAACTTGACACAACCAATACACTATGTTATAATGTGTAAATTAACAGGAGAACTTTTGAATGATTAGGGATAGTTTTAAAGATATTTTAGGCCATACACATGGCTTAAGTTTCATCACAGACGTAAAGTTAACAGGCGAATCAGATAAGACACGCATTGAAGCAATTGCTGAAGACAAGTCAGTTGTTTTAATGGGTGAAACTAAAGAGCCAATTGCTGACTTAACAGACCACGTTGTTGGTTTACATCGCATGAGCGTACTGAGCGGTTACATTAGTGGCCCAATGTTTGACACAGACGAAGCAGAGATTTCTATTGTTGAGCAGACACGTGGCGACACAACCCAGCCTACAGAAATCAAGTTTGATTCTAAGAAAGGCCACAAGGCGTTTTATCGTTTTATGGGTGAAGAAGCCGCAAGCCAGATTGAAATGCCAAAGTTTAAAGGTGTTGAGTGGAATGTAGCATTCCAGCCCACAATTGATAACTTAAAAGAGCTTTCATACTTTGCTGGTATTTTAGGATCTTATGAACCTTCTTTTGAAGTACACATGCAGGATGGAAATTTACAGTTCCATATCGGTACTGGTGCAAGTGACCGCACAGTATTACCAATTGCTTCGGACTTAGAAGGTAACTTAAATACAGCACACCATTATCCATTAGCACAGGTACTGAGTATCCTTAAGTTAAGTGATAGCGAGCAGTGTGTGATCCAGTTCAGTGATGTTGGCTGTATGCAGATTACACTAGACAGTGGTTTGGGCATTTACGACTTTATCCTACCAGCAAAGATGCGATAATGACAGTAACAAAGTACACACCATTAATGCTTAAATGTTTTCTCAGAGGACTGAGTCCTTTTGAGTGTTATGATGTACTTTCTGAAGAATACCCGGGAGATGAACTCCCAACGCTTGAATGTATTCGAGCGATATATCAAGGATTTGAGAAAAAAGATAATGACGAATTTTAACGACCAATATGATGAAAGCTGGGCAAGATTTTTGCCTGCTATCTCTGGCTTTTACACATCATTGCTTGGAGCAATGGAACGAGATCCACACTACACCGATAATGACCGACCTAATGGCTTGCCAGCAGGTATGGACAAAGGCTTCGAAGGATTGGATTACCTCACTGATCAAGGATATTTCCAGTATGACTACTCGTTATATTCTGCAGGTCATGCGGCATTGGATCTCGAAAAGAGTAAAGAGAAAGAAGGCATGGTGTCACGACGTGGCGGTCACACTACTCTGGTAGGCGACTCCGGCGGATTCCAGATTGGTAAGGGCGTTATTAAATTAGACTGGGAACGTTTCTACGAAATGGAAGATGATCCAAGCACATGGATTGGCGGCAAGTATGTTGGCGATGCCGACAAAGTACGCATGAAGATCTTACGTTGGTTAGAAGCTACCGCAGATTGGTCAATGACCCTCGATGTTCCGTCTTGGGCGGCCTTACCTCAAAACCAAGCACGTACAGGACTAAAGAACTTTGCGGACTGTTTACGTGCTACCTTACACAACAATGACTTCTTTGTTAAGAATCGTGAGCCAGGCGCTACGAAATTCCTTAACGTGTTACAGGGCGGTAACTGGACAGAAGCAGAAGCATGGTATCAAGCGGTTAAAGACTATCCGTTTGAGGGCTGGGCTTTTGGTGCGGCAAATGTGCGTAACATGTATATCGCACTAAGACGTCTAATTATCATGCGTGATGAAAAGATGCTTGAAGGTAAGGATTGGATTCACATCCTGGGTATTTCTAAATTGGATTGGGCTTGTATGGCTACTGCTATTCAGCGTGAACTACGTAAGGAAGCTAATCCTAACATTACTGTTAGCTTTGATTGTGCGAGCCCTTTCATTAGTGCGGCCAACGGGCTAATGTATACTGATTCAGTTACTACTGGTGATAAGTTCGCTTACCCAATGGAGAGTTTTCCGGATCAGAAGATGTTTAAGGGCAGTAACTTGCCTTTCCCTAACAAGAGTCCTATTGGCGATATGCTGACAATGGGTGATCTCTGTGTTCGTGGTGAAGGTGACTTAAACAAGAACGGCAAGGAGACTAAAACTTCTTGGGACACATTTAGTTATGGACTTATTATGGCACACAACACTGCCAAGCACATTGAGTCTGTTATTAAGGCTAACCGGTTGGTTGATATTGAAAGTTCTTACATCAAGCCAGATATCAGAGACTGGAAAAAGCTTAAGTCGAGTGATAAGTCAGACAACTTGTCAGTATATGTTCCACGCAATATCTTATACTTCAACCACTTTGTTGAAGAACTATTCCAGAGTGAAAAGCCAATGGATCTATTAGAAAAGAACCATAGATTCCTGGATTCGATAAGTAACAATGTACAGCTTCAAAACAGTGATGTCGCATTCGCAAACTTGTTTGAGATGCCTGAAACAGCAAATGTTACAGCAGACACAATGGATGAAGAAAAACTGAACGAACTTGAACGATCTATTATGGGAGATTAATATGAAGAAGGTAGTATTTTTGCTTGTAGTACTTCTAACACTCATGCCGGTTAAGACTGAAGCTAATGACTTTTTGGTTCTCGCAACATCACTATGCGAGAACACTAAAGTTGACAATAAGTCAGGCATTCGTAAAGCACTCAAAAAGCATGGTGTTAAGATACGTAGAATATATGATGACATCAAGTGTAATGACATGAGTCTACATGCGTTTGCTAAAGCTAATGGTGCTGAAGAAGTAGCCGCTTGGTACGAAAAGAAGGTTAAGAAAAATCTATGATAAAAGGACGCAGATAATGAAAACTGAAACGAAAATGATATGGGTGACTTTCCAGAAAGCTGGGATACATTATTACCCTGCGGCGAAAACTGATAAAAATCTTAATGATGTCAGTTATCTTGGCAACAAGCATAGACATTTGTTTAAATTTAAAGTTTCCATTGAAGTATTCCATAATGATCGAGACATTGAGTTTCATCAATTTTTGAATTGGATAGAAGGGCTTTATGAATCACAAGTACTGTCATTAGATAGTCGCAGTTGTGAAATGATTTCAGATGAACTAGCTGAGAAAATTACAAGCAAGTATGCAGGAAGAAAATTAGTCATAGAGGTCTCCGAAGACGGAGAATGCGGAAGTACAATCGAGTATTGTTCTTAAAATTTCATTATCATTAGAGTTATTAATATAAGATTCAGACATTCGCAGAATTCGGTATCCGAAGTCATTTGCTACATACGAACAAGTTGTATCCCAGTTTTTCACTTCGATACTTGAGTGCCAATAGTCACCATCGACTTCTATGATTAAGTTATGATCAGGTAAGAGAAAGTCATATAGATGTCTAAAGAATAGTTTGTTTCTCCTATGCTCTTTAGTTTGTATTAAAAATTGAAATTCATGACGTATATTATTATGGATGAGGATTTCTAATATTCTTTTTTCAATAGAAGTCATTTTAAACTTATTCGATTTTCGTGTTTCAGTAATTGTTTTGGACAACATTTCTCTATGCTTATCAGTTCGAACATAACGTCCCATTTTTGATGTGTCTGATTTGGGCTTTCTCATTTTTTTCCGAATTTCTGGATCGTTTGTGAATTTCCCTTCAAAATTTGGGTTCTTTTCGCCTTGAGATAGTCCTAATCTAATTCTCGTTTCTGATATTTTGGATCCGACCCGTTCCTTATATGATTTTGTTTTTCTTATATTCGAGTTATTGCCTTTTATTGACATTGATTTCATATGAGCTTCTTTGGAACCTGGTTTCTGTCTCCACGTTTCTTCTCTCGACTTTTGCTGTTTTTTTATAACTCCTGGGCATTTCGTTACCTTGTATTCACATCTGAATACCTTCGTATTCACGGATTGAAATTTTGCTGGAGACCCACAATACTCACATACCTTTCCTTCAATAAAATCTGTCATGTAGTTTACCTATTAATTCTAGTTCGCTATCATTGTTATTTATCTTTTTTTAGGTTATAATTAAATCAATATTGAACAGACATAGAGTATACTCCAGATAAATAACAGTATGAAGAGGTATATAGGAAAAATAACACCATTCGCATATGCGGCATTTGCGGCAATTGTTTCAATGTGGCTATTGGCAATGTTCATGTCTATTTCTCAAGAAATTCAGTTGTCAATTACATTATTAATATCCTTCCTCATCGGTTTAATGGCTTTCAACATAGCAGGAGCTATAGATGCCAGAAGTTATAAAAAAATGACTCGTGATCCAGAATCCGGAGCTCGGACAAGGCAATATTTCATTGATATATCAGAACGTGAAATATCAAGGAGCATAAGAAGCCAGACACCAATTTATGCGATTGCGTTTAAGTTGGACCAATACGAAGAAATTCATAGTGAAGCTCCCAAATGTATTGCTACTATCTTTGAGCAGATGACTATACATTTAAGAAAAAATACACGAAAAAATGATGTCCTAGCTAGACTAAGTGATAATGCCTTTGTACTATTGCTGTCAGACGACACTAAAGAAGAACATACCGGAATGCTTGCTGAACGAGTTCAGAATACTGTGAACTCACTAATGTGTACCGCAAATAATAAAACATACCAAAATCTAACAGCCACTACATTCGTTGAACCATATGATATGGATAACGACATGAGCTCTGAAGACTTTACAACTCGCCTAGAAAACATCTTAGAAAACGCTTGACAAACACACCAATTTATAGTATAATGACTATAACTATAAATACAGGTGACTAATGAACACAATTTTTATTATACCTATCGAACCTATCGATACACGTTATACCCGTCATTGGTATGAACACATACCGGAATTACTTAAAGCCGCTGGAGATGACCGATACAGAGTCATAACAATTGATGGCACAGACGTCCCACCAGTTCCTACTCCAGGCGCATTCTTAGACTTTGGCGCAACGAATATTTATAAGAGTTCACAGCTCATTAAAATTGCTGACAAGTTCCGCCGTGGTGAGGTTAAGGATGGTGATAAGTTTTTATTTACTGATGCGTGGAATACAAGTATCTTACAAGTAAAGTATATGAGTGAACTATTGGGCGTTAAAACTGAGTTACATGGCTTATGGCATGCTGGTTCTTATGATCCACAAGATTTCTTAGGACGTTTAATCAAGGACAAACGTTGGACAAATAACACGGAAAAGGCAATCTTTTATTCATTGGATAAGAATTGGTTTGCTACTGAGTTTCATGTTGAAATGTTTATGGCTAACGTATTTTTAGAAACTGATGTATTTAAAAATGATCAAGACTTATCACACAGTGACAGGACAAGGCGTATTGGCATAACTGGTTGGCCAATGGAATACATGACTGAAATGTTAGAGCGTTATGAAGCTCCAAAGAAAGACCTCATACTATTTCCGCATCGTCTAGCACCTGAGAAGCAGTTGGATATCTTCAAGGACTTAGAAAAGGAACTGCCCGAATACGAATGGGTTGTCTGTCAGGAAAAGAAACTGACCAAGAACGAATACCATAAATTATTGGGTAGAGCTAAGATGGTGTTTAGTGCTAACTTACAGGAAACCCTGGGTATTAGTGTTCCTGAAGGAATGGCGACAGGCGCTATACCCTGTGTTCCAGACCGTTTAAGTTATGCGGAAATGTACAGAGATGAATGGAAGTATCCAAGTGAATGGACTGAAAGCTTTGATTCATATACACGATACAAAGAGAAACTGGTTTCTAGAATTAAAGAACATATGGAATCATATGATGAAAAAATGCGTGAAGTTATTTATGATGACTACAAAGTTCTACATGAAAAATTCTTTAGCGCAGGACCATTAGTAGAGAGTTTAGTTAGTGAGTAAAATTTTAGTAACTGGTGGAAGTGGCTTCATAGGCACTTCAGTCTGCAATATGTTGGTTAAGGAAGGCTATGAAGTCCATAACTTAGATCGTGTTAAGAAAGTCATTCCTGGCACCAAGCAACATTGGATGGATTTAGGCAATACAGAACTGCTCGATCAGATCCTATGCGAACATCAGTATGACGCAGTAATACATCTAGCTTCAGAACATGAAGTTGGGAGGAGTATTGTTGAACCAGAACTCTATTATGAAAACAACGTTGTTAATACGATTAGCTTGCTTCGTCTCATGAAGAAGCATGGCATTGACAAATTAATTATGAGTAGCAGTAGCTCTGTGTATGGTGACGCTGATTGTTATCCAACACATGAAGAAATGCCAAAAAAGCCATTGAGTCCTTATGCGAGAACTAAGGCTATTATGGAAGATATGCTACAAGACTTTGATCGTGCTTATGGCATTCAATATACAGCACTAAGATATTTTAATGCTGTAGGCGCAGGGTATACGCAGGAGCCTGCAACACATATTATGCCCAAGCTATGTCAGAAAGTTTTATCGGGTGAGACATTCAATGTTTATGGTGGTGATTACGATACTGCTGATGGAACGTGTGAACGTGATTATACTCATTTAGAAGATATAGCAGAAGCGCATATATTGGCGCTGAATTATTTGTTTAATGGTGGCACCAGCCAGATACTAAACATTGGCGAAGGGTATACTTGGAGTGTACTTGAAATATTAGAAAAATTTGAAGAAGTTACTGGTGAAGAAGTAAAATACGAATTCACTGACAGGAGAGAAGGTGATGTTATGACGACATCTTCCGATTCGAGCAAAGCAAAGGACTTACTTGGTTGGGAACCTTCTTATAATATAGAAGACATGATAAAAGACGCATGGGAATGGGAGAAAAACAAATGACCGTCAAGAAAGACATAAGCTACGAACAGATTGAAGATTACGTTAATCTACTCATTAAAGAGATTGAAGCTAAAGAATGGAAGCCAGACTTAATTGTGGGACTTACTCGTGGTGGCCTATTGCCAGCAGTACGCCTAAGTCATAAGATGGGTATTCCGATGCAGTCGCTCCAGTGGACCACAAGAGATCATACAAATAGAAATTGTCATGATGCGGCATTGGCGGAGGACATGGTTGACGGTATGAAAATACTCATCGTTGATGATATTTGTGACAGTGGTGAAACATTTAAGACCCTTATCAAAGACATGAACACAAGTGTAGTGGATGATATTGCCTGGCATGAACAAGTACGTTTCGCGGCATTGTTACATAAGAATGGATCACATTTCCATACGGATTTTAAAGCAACTACAGTATTAGACGAAAGCATCTGGTGGGTATTTCCCTGGGAGAAAGAATAATGGCAGAATCAATAGCCACAATACAATTACTATTAACGCCTGAAGAATTAGAAACGTTATATAAAGTAATAGGACATGTTAGCGATGCTGACTTCGAAAAGAAGTTTAAGTTAGATGATGATCAAGTAGAAATTATACATGATATCATAAACGAAGTATTTTCATATGAGATGTTATGGAGTGAAGAATGGATTCTATAGATGATTTTGAAGAACGATTATCTGAGAATTATAATCCTGAAGTAGGTGACTATTTGATGCCTGCAAGGGATAATGGAATGAATTGGGAGTCTAGTAGAATTATTGACAAGAATAAACCGCACATGTATAAGGTTAATTATGATGATAGATGGTACGCGGTTTTACCTAAAGATATACAATCTTTCAATTATACTGAATGTGGAAATAAAATGTATAAAATAATTGCTATTACACAGATGTCGAGATAAGGAAATAAAATGAAGTTTGAAGATATACCATGGAAAGACATAGTTGTTGAGACTAAGAACTTCGTCATATTTAACGACGGGTTTCCGGTTAGCGAAGGGCATGAGTTAATTGTGCCACGAGACCCAAAGAATGTGCGTCATTTAGAAGAGTGTATGTTGACAGCATATAAACGTGGCCGAGATTTAATTCGGAGAGGGTTGGCCACAGGTTTCAATGTTGGCATGAATTATGGCGAATCTGCTGGCCAGACTGTTCCATATCCACATATACACTTAATTCCACGTAGAGATGGTGATACTGAAAACCCACGTGGTGGGATCCGTAACTGTATTCCAGGCAAGGGAGATTATTAATGTCAGAACCCAGGACATTTGACCATGAAGGTGGCACTGGTATTAGTGCTTCTCCCATGTTAGCAAAGAAAGTTGCCGTATCTATTACGGAAGAACAAGCAAGGGAGTTGCTTGGGTTAGTTGATAGGGTAGCCGAATTAGAAAGACGAGTTAAGGAGCTATCTGATGAAAAGAGTTGAGCGTTGGGCACCGGTATTTCTAATACTGCCTAAGAAAATATTAGGAGAATGGTATTGGCTCAGACGTGTGATGCGTAAGGGTAATGTTTATATGACTGAAAAAGACTATTTGGGTATGGTTGAATCTCAAGAGCCAACTAAAGAGGATATATCAAAATTGTATCCGTACACTGCGGATGACATATTAGAAATGGAGGACGATGATGAGTGTGAACAAAGACAATAGTCTTGAAGCTATCAGAAAGAAAATCAAAGATTTCAATAAGAAGTATAGTGAAGAACGTACAACTTGGGCATCAAGCGGAACAAATACTGATCCATTTGGCCTAGGATCTGGCGGTAACGCTGGTTGGCCATATGGTAATGATCCTTATATAGGATATCCACAGTATCCAGGGAACAGTGGATGGGATAGTTCAGGAACCGGAACTGTTGATATGACTGCCCTTCAACTCACACAGATCATGGCACGCCTAGACGCTATTGAAAAACGTTTGAGGATTATGGAAGATGCTGATCCAGATCTAGTGGAAGCACTCAAGGAAGCTTATGACCATTATAAATTCATTGAAAAACTTTGTGAAGATTCCCTGGCGGGGAGGGAAGACTAACATGTCAGCCAAGCAATCTAGATATACTGTATTGGGACAAAATACTTGGAATAGTAGCAATAGCGGCACTGTAACAATAAATACAGGAACAACTACACCAGCCGGAACTGTATCTATCGGCACTACTAGTCAAAGACATCTGGCGATAGAGCCAAAAGATGATGAAGATAAGTTTTTTGAAAAACTGGGTGGCGGAGAATTAGCCTTAGAGATTTTGTCCTTTGATTTTGATCTAGTTAATAAAACAGCTAGGATGGTATGTAGCTCAGCTAATAATATCGATATTGAATTATTTGTTGAAAGACTGGAAGGTTACAATGTTATTATGGGTGGGAATGTGATGGGTATTGATAAAGTGACAAGCGCATCGGCTAGGACAACAACATCAATATACGATGAAATAGAATGGACAATTGAATTTAAATATAACATTGACAAGCCACGTTAACATATGTTATAATACGCTATTAATGGAGAAAGTATGAACAAGCATTATTATTCAGAAATATTTAGAAGTCTACAAGGCGAAGGCACATACACTGGTGCTAACAGCTTGTGGATTCGTTGGTTTCATTGTAACCTACAGTGTGACGGATTTGGACAAGATGATCCCACTAATCCAGACAGTTATGAACTACCCTACAAAGACTATGATTTGATCAACACAAAGACAGTTGAAGATTTGCCAGTATTTGACAAAGGCTGTGATAGCTCATACACATGGAGTAAAAAGTACAAGCACTTAATGGCACACGAAGATGCGGTAACTATTGTTGACAAGCTAGAAGACACACTACGTGGCCCAGGTAATCCAAATGGCACGTTCCTACATCCAGTCAGTCATCAGGAAACCCATATGTGTTTTACCGGTGGTGAGCCCATGCTTAAAAAGAATCAATTAGCTATTGTGGAAACAATGGAAGAGTTTGCTAAAAGACGCAATGCTCCACGTTTTGTGACTGTTGAAACTAATGGTACACAGAAACTTACAGATGATATGCTCAAACTTATAGGCGGGCATAACAGTTTATTTCCTTCAGGCACTACTAGTGAATGGTTCTGGAGTGTTAGTCCTAAGTTATTTACAACATCGGGTGAAGAACGGAAGAAAGCAATTAAGCCAGAAGTTTTAGCTCAATATGCGGAGATAAGTAATAGAGGACACTTAAAGTACGTTGTTAATGGTAGCAATGCTACGTGGCGTGAAGTGGATGAAGTAACGGCAATGTTTCGTGAAGTTGGCGTAACGTGGCCGGTATTCATTATGCCTGTTGGCGCAACTAAAGAATCGCAGGAAGGCAAGCATATTGCTGAGATATGTGATGAAGCACTGGCACGTGGGTTTAACGTTAGTGGTCGTCTCCACGCTTACATATACGGGAACGTTATCGGCACGTAAAATAAGGGAATATGATGGACGTACAAAAAATAAATATAGAGCTAGACGGTAGATTAGAAACAGGACCAATTAAGATTGGTGATGACTGGACTGGCATACATATACGTGGCGATGACGCTCTAGCAACGGCCATGTATTTACGTGAAGGATTACGTAACAGTGAAGTAAGTGACCCAATACTTGAAAATATGATATTATCTCACATCAAGTTATTGGAGTCATGCGTAGAGGGAGAAAATTTTTATGAAGATTCCATTTAAATTATTACCTGCGGCATGGGGGCTTAAAGGTAAGTCACGTGAAATAGCAGAAGCAGAATATTACTATACTGGTGAAGAACTGGATCGCAAGTTAGCTGATATCAATAACAGCGAAGGACAACAACGTGATCTAGCACACCTAGCACTAGACCTAAAGTACGGGAAAATTGATCTATTGGATCATGATGAAAAGTACATTGAACTAACAGCAAGTCCAGAAAGCAAGGCTTATAAGTTGGAAATGGCACGTATAGCTCATGCTCGTGGTAAAACCACTGATAATGAATATGAAAAAGAAGTAGCGACAATCAATGAAAAAGGCTGGGTCAACACTAAAGTTGATTCTGAAAACTATGCGTTTGAATTCGATTGGAATGAATATTTTATCGCAGAGCTAGAAGAAGCTGGTTTTGGTCCTGCTCCTAAAGAAGAGCAGATTGTAGAAGAATGGTTTAACGCCCTATGTAAAGATATTGCGCTAGACGCATTCCAGGGTGACGGTTCTATTGAAGATTTAGAAGATCAAGAAAAGGACCGCAAAGCAAATTTAGTCAACGTCGATGACTTAGGCGACGGAAGGAAGTCAGTAAGTTGAGTTTAAGTTTAATCGCACTTAAGGTCGTTATAGTGGCCTTATGTTGGTATAAATCTAGTAAACTTTTTAGAGAAAACGATTCACGCTGGTCTTGGTTTGCCTTGGCTGGCTTAGCGACATTAATCATATAAAGGAAAACTAATGAGTAACACATATTTAATAGTAGACGTCCATAATTTGTTTCACAGATCCAAGCATTCGACACGTGGTGATGTTGATACTAAAATTGGCATGGCATTTCATATCATGTTCATGTCATTACGTAAGATGTGGAAAAAGTTTGACGCGACACACATTATTTTCGCTAACGAAGGCAAGAGTTGGCGTTACACTGAAAGTCCAGAGTACAAACTAAATCGTAAGGTGGATCGTGCCGCAAAGACTGAGTTAGAGCAAGAAGAAGACACAATTATGTTTGAAGCTCTAGACGATTTAATTAATTTCCTGGACACAAAGACAAACGCATCTGTAGTACGTTGCCCTACAGCAGAAGCAGATGATGTTATCGCGGTATGGACACAAGCACACCCGGATGACAACCACGTTATCATTAGTAGTGACTCAGACTTTGTCCAATTACTTGCTGATAACGTTAGTATTTATGATGGTGTTAACGGACGTCTACTAAAGAAAGATGGCGTTTACAATGACAAGGACAGCAAACTAGAATTTACAATTAAGAGTGATAGCAAGATTAAAGTTGGTAAAACTAATCCAAATTTTGTCCCTGAACGTCCTGATTGGTATGAGTTCTCACTGTTCATTAAGTGTATACGTGGTGATAAGTCAGATAACGTATTTCCAGCATATCCAGGCGCAAGACTAAAAGGTACAAAGAATAAAATTGGTATAACAGAAGCATATGAAGACCGCAAAGAGAAAGGCTGGAACTTTAATAATTTCATGCTACAGAAATGGGTCGATCACAACGGTAATGAAATTCGTGTTAAAGACAAGTTTGAGCAGAACCGAAAGCTAATTGACTTAACGCTACAGCCAGACAACGTTAAAGTAGATATTGCTGAAAGTATTGTAGAAAGCACTACAAAGCCGGTAGTGGGCCAAGTGGGTATTCACTTCTTAAAGTTTTGTTCACGTTGGAATCTAGTGAAGCTTTCCGAGTATCCGGATGACTTTGCTAATATGCTTAATGCCAAGTATGTCGATTAAGCTCAATACTTTCTACGATGACTTAACCGAACAAGATGTAGCTTATCTGTTATTAAGATATGATACGTGTAAATACACAATTGATTATCACGACAGACTGGAAACGCTACTAATAAATTTTGATGAACCTAAGTCGTGGCCCGCACTATTTAGGTTTGATGATAACGGGCGCATCAGGTATGGTGTGTTTGAATCTAAAAAAGATATACAAATGGGATTTATCGAACGCAATACAAGGAGAGATTAATGTTTCGATTGAAGGAAGTAACTGACAATTCATGGTTGGTACAGGGTGACGATAGCAGTTACCTAGGTTTATTGTCTGAGTACAACGACCAGTTAACGCTAATCATCCAGGATGCTGATCGCAATAGAGCTACGTTTGCTAGTCGCGAAGAAGCAGAACAGATGTTAGGTGAAGGTATTTTTGATAATACCATCACAGTTCAAGAGCGCAACAAGGAAAGTTATGTGAACGGTTATCCGGTAAATTATGGCGAACCTCACCAGATTGATTCCGGTGATACAGACTTGCCACTATACACTAAGACACCAACAAGTAAGGTGCCTTATTGTGCTGGACATTACATTATACATTTCCCTAAGAGCCCACTCACAGCATATTGCCCTAAACTAGCAACATTAGAAGAGCATGGTTTTGACGGCCCTTTTAAGACTGAGATGGAAATGAAGACATTCTTACGCCAATTAAAAATGAACTATCCAAATTAACGTGTGTTTTAATTTATTTATGATAAATAAATAATATACGTTGTTAATAAAGGCAGACACACATGGCAAGACCAAAACCGAATATTTTGCTTGAGAATCTTGATAAGAAGACTTATAAAGCAGAACAAATACTTGAAGCAGATGCTGTATATGCGGTATTCTATCAGGGTAAGGCAATTAACTTGCGATCGCTAAACAAGTTAGTGAGCTACCCTGGCCCTAAGTATAAGAAGGTAAGTTTTGCCAATAAAGGATCTGCCTTCAACCTTGCTGACAAATTAAACGCAATGTTTCAAACAGATGAGTTCGAAGTGTTTATGTTAGTCAAGGGGGATAAAATCGTAGAACATGAACAAGATTCGTGAAAAAATAGTTGACACTATATACGAGAACAACAAAGGTAAGTTTGATAGAAAGGACGTAGAAAACTTAGTATTCCTTAGACCGGACACAATACGTTTAAGGTATCATGGATTTATGTTACTGAAACGTTTGTTTGATACATACACATTTCCTATAGATCCAGAACATCCAAAGCCGGCATTATATGCTAGAGACCTATTACACTTACACAGAGAGATGAAGTTTCCATATTACATTTCTAAAACTGACATCCATTTGTTCAGTGAACAGGATGCTTTCATTATTAAAATATATGGGAACATAAGGACCTGGCTCGATAGTTTCGATAAATAGGTTTATGAGGGAGTAACTAATGATTAAAACAGACATAAATGAGGCAGTTAACCTGCACTGTTTATTGAGTGTTACAGATGAGAATGGCATTATTATTGACGCCAATCGGAAGTTCTGCGAAACCACAGGTTACTCTCTCGAAGAAATCAAAGGCCAGAAGCATTCGATGTTTAAATCGAACCAGCATCCCAAAGCGTTTTACGAGGATTTATGGAAAACAATATCCACCGGCAACATATGGCAATCTGAGATATGTGACCTAAATAAAGCTGGTGAAGAATGGTGGGCTGAGACTACAATCCTCCCTCAAATGGATGAGCATGGCAAAATATATCAATATGTGTCAGTTAAAACTCATATAAGAAAACCAACCGCAGAATCTCCTCATCTGCCCAGAAATATCATTCGTGATGTTTCAAATGAAATAGTATTATTCAATGAAGATACACTTAGAATCGTTGACGTTAATGCTAAGGTTTGCTGTAACACTGGTTACGTTGAAGATGGTGAATTTGAAAAGTTAACACTCCTGGATATCCTTAGCGAGTATGACAACGATGGCATACAAGAAATAGTTTCAAAAGCAAAGTATAGAAATGAAACAGTGGAATTTGAGACTGTCGTAGAAAGGAAAGACGGTACATATTATGATGCTCTTGTGAGAGTTCAAAACTACCAAAAAGAAGATAACAATACGTTTGTCGCTTCTATTAAAGACCTAACACAACAAAAAAAGCATGAAATGGAAATAAGCCAAGCTAAGAAGATGGAAGTACTCAGTGAGGTAACAAGCAACATTGCTCATGACTTCAACAATCTTCTTGCCACTATACTTGGTTTTAATAAGCTAATTGAGATGCAGAGTATCAGTGGTGAGTTTGACCGCAATAAAATATTAAATTATTCAAAGAATATTGTTGACGCAGGAAATAAATCAAAAGAACTAGTTGCTAGTATGGTTGAGTTCTCTAAGAAAGCTGACAGAGACATGACCAAATACAAACTATACGAACTGTCTGGACTAGTTGAAGAATCACTTGATCTGTTGAGTGCTGTACTGCCTAGCGATATCACGCTATCAAAGAAACTTGATTCTAACTTACACGTAAAAACCAATAACATCAAATTACACCAGATTATCATGAATCTATGCTTGAACGCCAAAGACGCTATTGATCAAACTGATGGCACAATTGAAGTTGGCGTTAGAATATATACTGATGAAATAGACAAATGTACCTCATGTAGAGAAAACTTACAGGGATCTTACATTGAGTTATATGTCAAAGACAACGGCAAGGGGATAAGTCAAGAAAAACTAAAAGATATATTCAAGCCATATTATACAACAAAGTCTGATTTGAATGGTACTGGGACAGGCCTTTCTACTGTACATAAAATTATGCACGAACATGAAGGACACATAGTAGTTAAGTCTATTCCTCAGGTAGGAAGTGTGTTCAGCATGTTATTCCCGTTTGTCGAACAGCCAGCACATGAAAATGATGAAGAGACTGAATATAAACCAATGCCAGGCGGTGGTCGACAACTTCTCATTGTTGATGATCAACCAGCATTAGGACTATTCCTGCAAGATCTCACAAAGGAACATGGTTATGAGCCAATATATTTTCAGGACGGCAACCAAGCCTATGATTACTATGTTGGCCACCATAACGAAATTTCAGCAGTTATTACTGACATGGGTATGCCAGGTATGAATGGCGTCGAGCTCGTAAAGAAAATATTTGAAATTACATCAGACCCGAAGGTTATTGTATGTTCAGGCAATGTTGCTCAGATTGACTTCAATGAATTGCCTAAAACCTGTGCTGTGCTACCAAAGCCCATTAACATCAGTGACTTCTTCCAGGAACTTGACAGTTTAATCTATTGACACCACCACTTTTCTTTGTTATAATGTACGTATGAATTATGATACGTTTGTAACAGAAGTTAAGAAGCTTGGTGTTAAAAAACTCCTAAAAGAGGTCACTGAGTATGTCGGTATATCCCCCACACAACAACGCTACGCCGAGTACAAAGGACAGCTCGTGGGCGCATACAGTCCAGCACAAGGCGGGGTCATATTTAAAAAGCCACCTAACCGTTGGTCAAAGAGTGGCCGCAAATTTGAGGATGTTGATATCTAATGCTAGTCTCTAAAAAAGATACAATGAAAAAAATCACTGCTCGGTGGCCTAAAGAACCAACCAATAAAATTCGAGCCATCAAAGCCGTGCGGTCTATAGCCGATGTTAACTTAAAGGACGCAAAGAATTGGATTGAAAACAATCGTGTCGACTCAGTATCAGGTTGGGTTGAATCACATCGAGTAGAAGACATTAAAAATTTAGTGTTAAGTAGTGGCGGTGATTGCGTATCAAACTCACAATTTGACAAATATCGGGACGACATCAAAGAAATAGCTATGGCCGCCATGCTTGCCGACGATACTGAAGTAGCTGAAGAAATACTTAATTTTATAAATAAGTTCAGTTAACTATTGCTTGATAATAGTCTTTACCACGCCTTGGTTAATCTCTGTATTACCTTTGGACTGTACGAAATGTTGCGCTCTAACACGATAGAACTCGCAGTTTAAAACACCAGCACTAAAACCTTCAATGCTACGTGGACACTGGGTTGCCGGAGAAGTTATTGTAATGTCTATATCAACTGACTCAGCACCATCACGCAATGATGCCAATGGATTGGGTTCATCGTCAGGTAATAGATCAAAAGGTTCAGCAACATTCTTTCCGGTGAACGCTTCGTCAATAGTTAGTACTGCGGCCACACCAGCTTCGGCAGAGTTAAAGCTGATAAAATCATCCTGCATATTACCCGCCATCTTTAATTCTAATGTCGCATTAGTTGCCGCAAATACGCTAATGATTGTTAAAATAAGTAAGAATAATAGAGCAACTACTAGAGTCGCCCCTTGTTGATTTTGTTTCATAGTAGTATTTATCACGCATACTTGACAAGGCCATACTTTTTTGCTATAATATATGCTAACAAAAATAAGTGAGTGATTAGTTTATGGATAGAACAGTTATAGGACTCCACGGTTGGGGTAGTACTGGTGAGGGGTCAGCTACCCTACAACGTGCGAGAAAATATTTCGATAAAATCGGAGTTGAATTTATCACTCCCACCTACGATTGTACCGATCCAGATGGTACAGCAAAATTACTCTTGGAAACATTGAAAGACTGTAAGACTATTGATCCATTTATAATGGGTATTAGCTATGGTGGTTTCTGGGCTCGTTGGTTGGCTAACCAAGCCGAAGCGGCTTCCCTGTTCATGTTGAATCCTGCCCTTGATGCTTATGCTCAAACTAAAAAATATTTAGGCGAGAATAAACATTACGTCACTGGGCTCTCATACTGGTTCATCCAGGCACGTAGATTCCAATTAAGAAAATATCAGATAACCGTAGACAAACCATGTATTCCAATGACAGCTATTATTGCGATGGATGATGACATTGTGCCACCATTTGTCACAGAAAATATGATAGGTCCGGATCGATGTAACATAGAATACGTTACCGGCGGTCACCGATTAGAAAAACCAGAACTGTGGCTTCCAAAGTTAGCAGAAGCATTTAACGGATCTAATCCAACAATGAAAAAGTCAGGTGTTTGTCGGAATACAGCTTGACAAGACCACATTTTCTTGCTATAATATGGTTTTACAACACACTATTGGGAGATAGTTATGGAAGAGTTTAAAACTCTAGTTTTACGTATATTCAGAACTGGCAGTTTAAGTCGTGTATTTAGTGTCACACGTTTCTTATTCTTGTTAGTTGGTTTTTCAATTGCGGCCGTTTGGTTTGCCTTTGAGAACGTATTCATTTCAATTTTATTCGTATTGGTTGCGTTCGTATTCTACCGTTATGGACAAATCAAAGGTTACATTAAGTAATGACCAATTGGAATGGCGTAAGAGTGTATTCAAGAAAAAACCCTGATCAATATTTAGTAAACGCACACGATCGCTGGTACTACTATGATTGGGGTTATAAATTGAACGGACCTTACGAATCACAAGAAGAAGCTATTGAAGCACTTCGCAAAGAGTGGGAGTGTCACAAGGGTGAGTAAGGTTGTACATCACGACATCTTTGGTTATGAAATACCATTGAATGAAACTGTGTTAGTATCAGCACCTAGAATTGCCTTCAGAGAAATCACAATATCCTACTTCACAGAAAAGTCTTGTGTTCAAGTTAAAAAGTACAAGACCCGCAAAGACAAAAAGATTTACCACAATCCAGACAGCATCATTGTTATGAACGATGAGCAACGAGAACGATATCAACAGAAAAAGTTCTGGTCACGTCTGAGTAAATAGCTCAAATTAACAGCCCAGTTATCAAAAATGTCTAAAACAGATAAATACATACAATAATGTAATAGTTGGGAGACTTTTAAATGATTCGAGCAAATAATTGGTACGTGCCTCAAGGCCAGGTAATAATACGCAATGTTAGCGATTTTATTACGACATCAGGCGGCACTCTTGGCACTGACGTGAGAACGACACTGTGGACAGATCCAATCACACACGGGATGAACATATCATTTGGGGGATTGGTTAATGCTCAGGCTTTCTTTACTAACGGTGGGCAGATTCGCTTTAGCGCGGATCGTGTTGGCGGTAGCACCAATGACCAGAATACGTCAATCACTAACATGCTTGCTAACATCGGCACAGTTATTCTTGATGCCAACGAAACGACTAAGACCGGTGTCCTGGGTTCCGGAACTACGATTGGCTATAACGACCTAACTAATACATACCAAACAATTTTTACCGCTAATAGCACAACGTCAAACTACACTCTTGATGAGTACAAAATTGAAGCAAAAATTTTCCCAGCATCAGGTGTTCTTGACGTACTGATTACGATTACTGATGACAGTGACAATGTTGTAGATGAGTCAGTAGATGGCACACTTACTTCCTACATTGACTATCGACGTAGCGTAAATGATGCTAATCCATCGTATGCTGTGACTGATCCGTTAGAAGGCCAGGAAGGCGGCGAAGGTGGTGAAGGCGGCCCAACTAGTTTCGACGAGGCAATGGTTGCCGCAAGTCCTATTAACTGGTGGAGATTAGACGAAACTACAGGCACAGTGGCAGTTGATAGTCAGGGCAACTCCAACTTATCAACAGTTAATACTGATTTCACAGATAGTTTCGACGGTTTCGTTGTTTCAACTTCGAGTACTAGAGCAGATGGTGTGGGTAAATCATTTACTCTTGCTAATGCTGATAATGTTGACAACGCAAGATTCGATATTGTAGGCACTCAAGTTCCGGTGACTGCGACCACAACATTACAAGATGGTGACTTCACGTTTACGTTAGCGGCAGAGAAACATAACTCTGCTGATTCGGGAGTATCTAACGCATCGCTAATCTCTCTTGTTAATACAACGATAAATGACTACCAATTTAGAATTTACTATCATGGCGGTACGGATCAGTTACGAATTGAATCAAGAGCTGATAGTGTTTTAAGAACTGGTGTTCTAGTGTCAAACTGTAGCACGTGGCAGTCTCCAGTTAATTATGATGGCGATGTAGCAAAATTCATAACTATTGAATGTGATACTACAAATAACCAAATTCAAACATGGTTTGATTCAACACTTGCAGGCACACTAGATATCACTGGTTGGAGTTCTAATTGGAGATCGGACGATACAAATGAAATTGTGGTAACCGGCTTAAATATAGGTAATGATGACATACTGGGGTCAACCTGGTGGGGAGCAGTTGACGAAATTGCTTACTTCAACAAGACAATGACAGGCGGTATTGGAACTGGCACTGGCGGTGAATGGGAGTATATATATTCGTACTGGGCATCTAATACAGCGCCATAGCTGTTACTACACAGTGTAAGATAAAGAGCCGGCTATAAGTCGGCTTTTTTATTGATGAAAGGTTGACAGGACCACTTTTTTAGCATATAATACACGAAATTAACGTTTTTACCGTTATTAGATAGAAAAAAATTCGATAAAGGTAAATAAAAGTGTTGACAAGCACTATTTGTGGTGCTATAATACAACACATAAACTTAATGAAGGAATTGGTAAATTCAATGAAAACTACAGCGATACAACATAACTTATTTAGACATTCGAATCAGGGATGGGCTATCGCTACGGTACAACTTCGCGGCTCAGAGTGTGAGATGATTAGTCCGAAGTATGATGATACCAGAGCTTCTTTAATATGTGTGAGGGACATTAGAAAATAAACCTCAAAGTCAACAAGAGAACATATATTAAAGAAGCAACCAGAAGGTTGCTTTTTTTATGTCTACAGAAAAGTAGTAAAAATCCAGAGACCTAGGTCTGTAAGCTAGGGAGCATTAGAAGAGACATCTTCTATTCGGGGAGGGCAACAAGACTCTTGTGTCGGACACCAATCCTGCTATATTTTACATATTATTCTAAAATAGTGATAAATAGGAATAAGCGTAAGATAAGGTGCTACCAACACCTTACCCTACTAAACATAACAATAATTGGAGTATTATTATGCCTACTACTATTTATCAAGACTGGAATCCACGTCACTATTATATTATAAGAAATAAAACCTCTGGAAAACTATACATTGGCCAAACTATAAGAATAATTTTAGAAGAATATTTAGGATCTGGAGAATATTGGAAATCACACTGTGAACGCAATGGTGGCTATAATAAAGAAAATATTGAGGTATTATACAACAAATACTACGAAGATAAAAATAAAGCACAGCAGTTTTTAGACGAAGTATATGAGAAAGAAGGAAGATATTGGGATAAAGGAAACACTAAATGGGCAAATTTGATGCCTGAAACTACATCTGCATATGACCCATTGGTTATGTCTGAGATACAAAAAAGAAGAATTGAAAATGGAACACATCATTTATTGAAAGAAAATCGCAAGGTTCTACATACTTCGACTGAATTAACTCCCGAGCAAGCAAGAAGTATGGCGTCAAAAAGAATTGAAGGCGGAACACATAACATTGGATGCGGGAAAGTATATTGTGTGACCAGAACTGGAGAAATTGTCAATATTGATGTAGATGTATACGAAGCACAGCAAGGAGAAATGTGCGATTGGGATTATGTTAGGCCTAACTCTAATGAGGGTAGAAACCGTACTGGAAAGGTAAAACCAGAAATATCTGATGAAACAAAGAACAAATTAAGGCACGTTCAAATGAAACAAATTGAGTCAGGTAACCACAACTTAAAAGGTAGTGTCACTTGCCGCAATAAAAAGGGAAAAGTAGTCCAGGTTCCAAAAGAAATATATTATGCCCAAGTTGGGACATATTGTGATAGAGAATATGTCACAATAGGATCTATTGAGGGTAGAAGAAGAGCAGGAAAACCTCCGCGCTATCAATAAAAACTCGTGTAGTGATCCTGAAGAGTTGAATGCTGCCTGGTTAGTCAGCCAGGAATAAGGAGTAGTTGTAAAACTAAATTTAACTTTTTTATTTTATAAAGAGTTTATTTAAATATACTAAGTAGCAAACATCGTTTATATTAAAACCTTGGGTAAGATGTTGGACATTAGTTTAATTGGCAGAACGCTTGCTGGCTGGATAAGACCTTAGGAGTCATGACCTATCGTTGCTCCGATAGCTGGCTTGAAGTGGGGTTCGAGTCCCCGTGCCCACTTAGTATATTTAAATAAACTTTTAATGGCGGCTATAGCTTAACAGGTTTAAAGCCCCTCTCTGTGAAAGAGGAAGATGTCGGGTCGGATCCGACTAGTCGCCCCAAACAACGGTAATGTAGCTCAGTGGTAGTAGCACATGATTCATACTCATGCGGTCGTTGGTTCAAATCCAACCATTACCACCAAATTTATACTCTGTTGGAGAAACCGGTTATCTCGTCAGACTTTCAATCTGGAATTACGGGTTCGAGCCCCGTACAGAGTGCAAACTATTACTTGACATTACCACTTTTTAATAGTATAATGTCAATATTAAGAAGTAAGTGTGTTTACAGGGTGTGAAGGCATGGGAAACGACATGCCGACAAATTCTCGAATGTCAGAGATAGGCACTGGTGTTTGAGAATGGATAAAGCCTCACCGCCTAAGAGCCATGAGCTCTATTGAGGTTGCTGGTTAGATTCCAGCCGCACCCTGTAAACACATTAAGATAATGGTCTAAGCTGACCGTCGCGACAACCGATATGCTAAGTAACTGATTTAGCGGTTAGTGAAACACATAGAGGACAATGCTTCAAGGAGGATTTCCACTGCCTTGTAAAACAAAACGGTGGAGCCAAATTCAATGGGACCTCCCTGGTGATATATTACGCAAACGTCATAGTTTGTTAGCGCAACCATAGGCCCGCCAAATTTAAGGGGATGTAGCATAGTTGGTTAATGCGCCGGCCTGTCACGTCGGAGACCGCGAGTTCAAGTCTCGTCATTCCCGCCAATTTTAAGGAAGGTACCGCTAAGTGGCTGGCAACCTGGTTTGAACCCAGGGGCGTTGATTGAGAGTCGGCGGGGGTTCGATTCCTCTACCTTCCTCCAAACCGGTAACCGTTAGTATCTAGACTATGTGAGGCACCACAGACGTGGCGAACGGTTAGCATAGTTGACCAATAGGTGGTGGAGAATGCCACTGGGACGGTTTAATGCTGTCGCAAGACCGCTATAGGGGAGCAACGATACTGAGAGTGCGAACCCCACCAATTTTATAGTAGGTTGCCAGAGTTGGTCTATTGGCGCGGACTGCTAATCCGTTGGGTTCTAACGAGCCACGTGGGTTCGAATCCCACACCTACTGCCAAATAATGTATGTGCGTCAGAGTTGGAGAGCTGAAGCGGACTGTAAACCCGTTGCCAAAGTGCTGAATAGGTTCGATTCCTATCACATACACCAAATTTCGTTTACGTAGGCTTTCGATATAAGCCCGGGGGGAAGCATGAAACCCCCTCAAGAACATGCTTATCTTTAATGCGTCTATAGTGTTCAACGGCTCAGCACGTTAGGCTTCCACCCTGAAAGTTTCGGTTCGAATCCGAATAGACGCTCCAATTTTTCTTGCCGATGTGGTGTACAACACATCATTAAATAATGCCATACACGTAAAGTCACTGTGGGGGCAAGAACATTTTATATGGGTCACGGTCTGGGTAACCGGGTTGGTCTCCAAAACCGACTGTCTGCCAATTTCGATTATTGGGTGGCCCGCCAATTTTAATGAGAGGAAACAAAGGATGAAACCTGGTAAGATCTAGGCGGACAACATACAGTCCGCCATATAAATTAAATATATGACGGACTCATAGCTCAATTTGGTAGAGCCCCGGTCTTTTAAATCGGTTGTTCCAGGTTCGAGGCCTGGTGGGTCCACCAATTTTTATCTTCGCAGACCTGTAACCATATTCTGCCTCCGCCGTCGACGAAAACAGGATGGGCTGTCGGCGCAAGGTTTGTAGTTATCCTGACCCAAAACTACATCCATTTTCTGTCGCAGGCGAGTGGAACGGATATATAAACCATACCGGGCTCATAACCCGTGTGATACTGGGTTCGACTCCCAGGTCTGCTACCAATGGAGAGTTAGCTTTGTAGGTCAAAGCGTCCGGTTGAAGCCCGGAAGAACCTGGTTCGAATCCTGGACTCTCCACCAAATTTAGATAAATAGTGTTATGCGATTAGATGAGATACTAAAAGAAGAAACACAGATACAATTCGGATCAGCATTTATGAATCCAGTGACTAAAGATAAGACGAAATTATTTTTAGACAGCGAATTGTATATAGACCAGGAAGGCAAAGAATTCAAAAGTTGGTGGAGCAATCCAGAACAACATTTTAAGAATGGCGGTGTTTTTGCTGTGGCATATGCAGATGGAGAACCAGTAGGCGTTGGTGTCATAAAACTACCTGACGAAGTGCTTAGTGGTGAAGTAGATGGCAAGGAAATCGCGTATATAGGAGTAGTCGGATTCTTAGTAAAAGAAGAATTTAGAAACTATGGGTTAGCAACACGGTTGGCTTATCTACTCGAAAACAAAATACTTAGTGTATACAATCTTCCAGACAATACTACGCCAATTGTAGTTTGTACTGGCAAAGCCTGTGAAGTAGCACAGAATTTCAAAAGAATACAAATCGAAAAATAACAATATATTGACAACGCCACTTACTTGTGTTATTATAATAATATAAGGAGAAGATGTTATGATATATGAAAGCTCAAAAGACTACGGTACCGGTGAAGTCACCCTACTGTTTGATAATCGAACACCATCCTATACGGAAATATCAGAGCATGTTGAGGAGAACTATTCAATGACGTCCTTCTCATACATGATTGAGGAACCTACCGAATATAATGGTCTGGTAAATCCTGGTATAGTGAGGGTAATTCAACAATGAAATTCCAAGTTACTGTAATAGAAAGCGAACGTGGCTGGGGTCAAAAGATTGACGAAGTCCGTGAGTTCAACAGTGCTGACAAAGCATGGAAATTTTACGATGAAGTAAACAGCAGAAATACAGAACGTACTGCTCCAGACATATACTGGCAAGCACAGCCGCCAGTAAGAATAGAATAATAGTCCCGTAGCTCAGTCAGGAGAGCGCAGAGCTGATAACTCTGAGGTCGCAGGAGCAAAGCCTGCCGGGACTACCAATTTAACGCCGAGTGGTCTGGATGTTTAGGTGCTGGTCTGCAAAACCATGTTAACAGGGTTAGATTCCCTGACTCGGCTCCAAGCCCCTATAGCTTAACTGGTTAAAGCGTCGAGCTCATAACTCGGGGAGTCCTTGTTCGAATCAAGGTGGGGGCACCAATTTTTTTAACTTGTGCCGGAACTGGTATACGGGGGTGTGGTCTCAGTCAATATGAATAGGGTTGTGAATAAAGAATAGCAACTCTTGTACCCAGGGCGAAAACCACCAGGCGGTAAGCAGTACAACGCAAAACGCCATTGTAGGTTCAAATCCTACCAAGTTAATTATGCGCGGTCCACGTTCCTCGCTGTAACTTTTGTTACATAGGTTGTGATTATGGCGGCGCACCATTTTATAGGGTCATAGTGTAATGGTAACACCCGAGATTTTGATTCTCGTATTCCAGATTCGAGTTCTGGTGACCCTGCCAATTTTACGCAGTTCGTGGTAAATACAGTTATGTGTACCCTGACGAACTTTTGTGTATTAGATGACATCGACGGCATCACAATCATATGTTTAACAGACGATATGAGTCAACAAGATGCCATGCTTCTTATCGATCACTTGAGGGAACACGAACTGTACCATTATCGTCTGTTGGATTTTAATCAGTATCCATGTCAGATGTCTTCAAAAGACATTGAAGCACTTGCTGAATACGACAAGAAGTTTCCAGAAAAAAACTATGGTGCTCTGATTGCTAAAGACAACCTAACATATGGTTTAATGAGAAAATATGCGGCCCATCGTGAAATGGATGATCTAGCAACTATACGTGTATTTAGGACCATGCGTGAAGGCATAGCGTGGTTAAAAAAGAAAAGACACGATCAAGATAAATAATACTATGCTAATACATGACTTATACGACTTTAACTATGTCGATGGTATTCTTATGACTACCCTTAAACATAGCCCGACACTTGAGACAATCAGACAATTGGTTGATTATCAGATCAAGACAGACCGTTATCGTTATCGTTTATTTGATTTTAATGGTTTTACTCCTGCTGAAATGAGGGCAAGTGAAGTCAGAAGATTAGCAGACTATGATCGAGCATATCCAGAAGAAAGTTACTCAGCTATCATAGCTGATGACGCACTATTGTTTGGCATTGAACGCATGTTTGAAACCTACAGAGACCGCAGTGGTTATTCTCGAGTAAGAGTATTCAACGATAAAGAAAATGGTCTAACCTGGCTTAAATTACTACAAGCCAATAATTCTTAAAATCTTTTGAAAAAAAGGTTGACAAACCCATTATACTCTAGTATAATACAATTCAAAGTTAAGCAATGTCGCATATCGACGATAAGGCACTGAAAGGTGTCGAAGGATGGGAATCCAACAGCCCATCACCAGCAATGGTAGAGGTATGCAAGCCGAGACTCCAATAAGATATCAGTCATGCTGGTATTAGGAGACAAAGGCTCTCTTAGGGAAGTACCCCCAGGCCAACGGTGAGGGGCGAAAGTAACAGGTGAAGCTGACTACCTAGGGTTCAAAGAGCTAAGTTGACAGAGTCAAAGGGTAGTGTTACTTGTACAAGACTTAGCGGTCGAGTGCTGTGACGCAGTCTTATAGGTAGTGTCCACAACCAGGGCATAATATCTAGAAAGACAACTGAAAAGTAACCTTAGCGGGTGAAACAGTATTCGGTGTAGCGTATTCTGTACTCCAAAAGAGTATGGACCGTTTTAGAGGCGCACATCGAGGTTGGTTTAAGTTAGCTCAATTGGTTAGAGCAACGGCATTTTGGAGCCGTGGGTTCTTGGTTCAATTCCAAGACTTACATACAAAAACGCAAAGACGCCTCTACGTAGTAGTAACGATTAAATGACTTAATTGTCCGTACACTCCGGTGAATACGGAATAGGTTGAACTCGCAAGGTGACGCCTAGTTTGTTTGAAGTCGCACATTGGATTTAGCGATCCTTAACTGCTCGCAAGGCAGATGGAACACTGACAGCAGAAACGACTACTATAAAAGTGTAAACGCCAGCACTATAAAATGGGCAGTCATGCTTGATACCGAAAGACGAGACCACGGTCTGTCCAAGGGGAGTAGGGCTTAACTAGCAAGGTCGCACTTGTTAGGTACGAGTTCCGAATGATCAAGTGTAATACGTCCTAACTCTCAGACGTATCTAATTTATCATTTAGGCAAAAGTATTCATAAAGTTTTCAGTGTTAAATTTAAGATAGATAAATAACACTGTACTTAATAAGTAATGCCGAGGTGGAGGAACTGGTAGACTCGCGGTCTTTAGGTGTCCGTTCCATATTTGGAGTGTGGGTTCGACTCCCACCCTCGGCACCAATTGAAAAGTTTTAATGCCACTATAGCTCAGCTGGTAGAGCGCCACACTTGTAATGTGGATGTCCCGTGTTCGATTCATGGTGGTGGCACCAAACATAATGGTCCTGTTCCTATAATAGCAGGTATTGGTGGTAGAAATGTGTAAACGGTTTAAGGGCACCACCCTTCCTTAAACTCCGGACGATACGTAACCGGCCATAAATTTAAGGAGAATATTAAGGGGGCGGTAGCTCAATTTGGGAGAGCACCTGTTTTGCAGGCAGGCGGTTGCGGATTCAAGTTCCGCCCGCTCCACCAGTCCGACTCAATAAAACTCCACCAAAATTCCTATATAGATAAATACTAATATGATAGGAAAATGCTCATGTGTTATATGTAAAAAACAGTACTCTGGAAAGGGGATACACACCCATGCCGACAGAACTCATGGTGACGAAGAGACAAAAGCCAAATATAGTTCAGGATATAATGGCAGATACAATGATCCAGAACATATGAAAAACTTAAAAAAGTCATTAAAAAAGTTTTACGACAAAGAGTTAGGCCCTAAAAAAACATATAATGTTTCTTGCCATAAGTGTGGTAAAGATTTCGATGTAACCGAAAGAGAAAATCAATTTCCGTCTAAAGAAAAATATTTCTGTTCTGCAACTTGTAGAAATACTAGGTCGCATACAGAAGCCACAAAACAGAAAATAAAAAAATCACTCAGAAAATATAATGGGCCTGAAAAAATATATGAAAAGACATGCCCTTGGTGTAGTAAAATTCACACTACTAAGGAAAAAAATAAAAAATTCTGCTCGCGAGATTGTGCCACAAAACATAAATCGGCAGAAGCCAGGAAACATCGTTCGGCATATAAGAACTACAGGGCAGATTGCGAATTTAGGTTTAATCTAAAAGATTATCCAGAAGAATTTAATTTCGCACTTATTGAAGAGCATGGATGGTATAGTGCGGCCAATAGAGGAAATAATCTATATGGTGTGAGCCGAGATCACATAGTAAGTGTGAAATACGGCTTTGAGAATAATATAGATCCAGCTATTATATCTCATCCAGCAAATTGCCAGTTAATGATACATTCGGACAATGTATCAAAATATACGAATAACGATTTAACAATCGACCAGCTTTTAGAGAAGATCGAAATCTGGAATAATAAATACATTTAACAACACCTTCTAAGCCTCTGTTTACATGCTCACCCCGGGAGGTTACTTAAACGGCTCTCCAAGCCGCTCACGCTGAACAATTAGAGTTCATATGTCATGCTGTGGAGAGTTATTTGCGTCCATAGTTTAGTGGTAAAACGATAGCTTGCCATGCTGTAGTCCCGAGTTCGACTCTCGGTGGACGCTCCAAACACGATGGTGGTCCGGGCTGATAAACTGGACGCCACCCAGTGTATTGTGGTGGATAGGCTGGAACCCTTTTGGAGCATGGTCCCAAAACTCTGAATAGAACGATCCTCTGCTCACATCACATAGTTTATATTATGATAAAATACATTCTATTACTCTTATTATTGGTTGGTTGCTCAGGTGATGATAACCCTGAGCCTGTTACTGAATTCGGCTTTACTATGCTTCAGCCCAATTCATACCAATTACAGTGGCCTGAAGATCCAGATGCCACATATTACGTCATAGAAACAAACACAACGTCCAATATACTTAACATTGACTTATCAACTGTTGAATTGACTGATAACAAATATGTGTTTGAGTGGGATGTATTATTCAACGGCTCAGTACATCATAGGATAACGGCATGTACGATGAGTGGCTGTAAGGAGCCTGGAGAATGGTTATTAATATTTGAAGTGCCCCAATTTCCGGATACGCCATATCAGATAGACGTTCTAGCTGTATATGACAATAGAGCGTTTGATATAGACAACGGTATCGCAACTAAAATAAACAGGGACTTTGCTAAAATCAACGACATACTGCTCAATAACAATTTAGAGAGCTATGTAAAGTTTAACTTGGTGACAATGCGTCTGGACAGAACGTTTGATTGGCCACGTGACAACACAAGTGCTAATGAAGCGTTAATAAACGATCCTGAAATACAGGCATTGCGTGATGATGCTGGTGCAGATATAGTTATAGGTATAAACACTGATCCGGGTTTCCCTGGTGGTGGTACCGGCAAAATGTATATGGATTCGGATAGAAAACAATTCTTCACGTTTTACACATACACCGAAATAGAACAACAGGCATACGCCACAGTAGCACAATATACGTTAGGTTCGGAAGATCACGTACTCTTACATGAGATGCTACACACATTTGGGTTACAGCATGACCTACAGACAGCGTTCATAGACTTCAATGTCAGTGCTGAATATTCTTATGCTCATGGTTTGCAGAGTGAACGGGAATGTACTATTATGGCAAGGGCGTGTCCACGTAATCTAATACTAGCAGATGAACCCACTAATACCGGTGGTTTTTCATCAAGTAACAAATTGCGTTTTATGGAAACAATTCCTGTTATAGCAGATTTTAGATAAAACTATTGACAATCCCACTATCCTGTAGTATAATACCTATATGAAAGTTACAGGAACGCAAACTAAAGAAGTTAAGATTGAAATTAGTGATTATCAGATTGAAAAGATCATTAGAAAATCCAACTTACCCATTAAAGAATACGCAAATATATTAGAATCTAAATATATTAGAGAAGTATTCAAGGAAGATGGTTACAGCGAATCCAACTACCCAGTATATGATTATGAACGTAAAAAATGGGAAATATGGGTTGAAGCATATCATGGTAGTGATTGGACTAATCCTGTTCGTGATGCAACAGAGAATGAAATTGCTGTAATGAATGCTATTCAAGAAATTAGAAATGTGTTCCTCGCAGAAGAGTTAATTAAATAATGGATAGAATACCAACCATAAATCATACGGACCGTCCGGTTGGCCATGATAAATATGATGACATGCTATTCCGTACTCTAGATGAATTTATGGAAATGCATGATCAAGACTATCTCACAATATCTAGATTTGATGGTGAGCTAGTTGCTCGTGTAGGTATTGAAGATTTATTTAAGTACATGAAAGAGTACATGGATCGGTAATGTTCTTTTTAGAGTTACCTAGACCATGGTACACCTATACAGTCAAAGATCTAGGAGTGGTTGAAAGTACTGTTAAAAGGAATAGAAAGATTGTTTTTACGGCCATGATGGAGAGTGATAATCCTGAATGGTTGAGAAAGTTAAAGCAACAGGAAAGGTTGCTTGAAAGATTAAAGGGTGCGTAACTCAGTGGTAGAGTAGTCGGCTGTTAACCGATAGGTCGGATGTTCGAATCATCCCGTGCCCGCCAAATTTTGAAGTACCCTAGAAGCAAGGGAAACCAAGTCGGAGACATTTTATATGTTGGTCAGGCGACAGGCGAGGGTACTTCAATTTTATATTAAGGTAGAACATGCAGATATTAACATTCATAGAAGACAGGGAAGCGTATGCCATTGACATAATGCAGGTCAAAGAAATTATACGTTTAGATGAAAGTGCTGTGCGTCCTGTGCCTGGTGAAGGACCAGAGCATTATGGTTTAATGTATTTGCGTGAGACACCAATCAGTGTATTTAATGCCAACATTGTGTTAGGATTAGCCGACACTGAAATAACAGATGAAACCCGTATTATTATATTGGAAGACGACGGACAGTTATATGGATTTTCATGTGACTCAATACGTGAAATATATCGGGTAGATGAAGGGGATATACAGAACCCTGTGGAACGTAGTAGATTTATACGTGGGGTTATATACTGTAAGGAACGTGATGAAACAGTCGTAATACTGGATCACGAAAACTTATTTGAATCCTTTTCAGAAAGATAATCGGGGTGTAGCTCAGTCTGGTAGTGTTCACTATTTGAGCAAATTTTTACTCCGACCAGATAAATATATGTATGGATTATAACGAATACATAAATGAAGATGGCACGTATACCTCTCCGAAAAACGGAAAAGTATATAAGTCAAAAAAAGCGTTAATATCGCATTTAAACTTTAAGAAATCTAAAACTACTGGATTCGCGGTAGTGAATAACACTAAAGTAAAATGTCAATATTGTGAGAAAGAAACTACGCCACCGAATATTAAGAAGCATGAAGAATCATGTTATATGAATCCAAAAAATATTCGAGAATGTGTAGTTTGTGGGACGATCATTAAGAACAAGGAAAGTAAAGGAACTTGTTCACATGCTTGTTCAAACACGTATTACCGCCATGGTAAAGAAGGTGGAACGCAATATAAAACAGATGAAGAGCTTATATCAAGGAATAGATATCAAGACCTTTGTTTTAGGCACCATGGTAAAGAATGTATCGTGTGTGGTGAAAAAAAGATTGTAGCGGCACACCATATAAACCACGACCACAATGATAATCGTGTAGAAAATTTAGTTCCTCTATGTCCGACGCATCATCAGTACATACACAGTAGGTACGCAGATGAAGTACAACCATACATAGATGAATTTTTAGAAAAGTTAAACTCTCTGTAGTGTAGTCTGGTAACACCCATGCTTTGGGAGCATGTATCTCAAGTTCGAATCTTGACAGAGAGACCAAAATTTAGGAACGGTAGTTCAGTTGGTTAGAATACCGGCCTGTCACGCCGGGGGTCGCGGGTTCGAATCCCGTCCGTTCCGCCAAATTTAACAACATAAGGAAATGAAACAATGAAATAGACTAAACCAACATTACGTTTGTGGAAATGGGGAGAAGATAGATTTTCCCATCTTGGATACAAAATATTCACAGTGTTTTACTGTAAGTACTTTGACTTTTATATATTTAAATATCAACCAGGTGCCTATATACCAAAACACAAAGATCCAGGAAAATGGCATTACAGATTAAATTTTATATTTGGTGGTGATGGCAAGTTTATATGTAAAGGTGCGTTAATAAACACCAAGTACATAACACTGTTTAGAGCGGACAAGTATTACCATAAGACAACACCAACTTCCACGACACGTTATGTTGTAAGTTTTGGTCTAAAGTTTTGAGCCATTGAGGCCAGCCTAAGGATTCTAAACCCAGAAGGCGCCGGTTCAAGTCCGGCATGGCTCACCAAATTGTATAAGGAATGATAATGGATAAATCATACGATATTTTAATTTATGGGCGACCGGGTTGTCCTTTTTGTACCCGAGCAGTTCAATTTGCAGAAGGTACATCAGAGTCAAATCCAAAGTTTAACTTTGAATACACTGATATCTGGAAAGAAGGCATCACAATGGAACACTTGAGTGAATGTGCAGGCAAAGATGTTAGAACAGTGCCACAGATATTTGCTAATGAAAAGCATGTTGGTGGCTGTGATGATTTTGAACGTTTCCTTATACAGGAAGATTTAATATAGAATATTTGCTCCTCGTTAAACACTAAGGTACCTGATGCGAGGCGAAGGGTTCAATTCCCGGGTGAGGACGTTGCACAACTATCCTTGCCTAGTACCAGAGCAAATTTTTTGATACTGAGATGTAAAAACATGCGTGACGAGAATCGCCCCTTAAATGGGCTTGGAGAGAGCGATTTCCCTTTCAGTATTAACTTTTTAATGCGTACAGACCTCAAAGGTGTACCGCTGAAGCTTGGTCCAAGTAGACACGTAGAGCTTCATGTTGACTGGGTGAGAGGCCCTTTGCGTTGTAGGTAGGGATGCGGCCACCGGCTTTGAGGAAACCTTCTACGCATTAATTTATTTTATTATGAAAGAAATATACTTAGTTATAGCAGGCGTTGACCATGGACACTCATTCCTCATGGGTGCCTTCCCGGACCGGGATGAAGCACAGCGTTTACTCAATGAATTGGAATTTCACCAGAAAGTGGGCGTGGCACCTTCTGACATGCCTTACAGAGCTAAGTATTTCGATTATGTCTATATACACGAAACAACGTTATATGACAATCGCAAGCAATTGGAAGATTCGGCACAAGAGTTCGAACCAATTCCACCTTTTAGAAAATAATTATTACCCCTGTAGCTCAGTGGAATTAGAGCAAGCGGCTTCTACCCGCTCGGTCGGGAGTTCGAATCTCTCCGGGGGTGCCAAACATTCAGATAAATATTAAAAACACAAGGAGAACGGCATGAAACTAATCGTAATTTTATTCCTATCCTTATTCGTTGTATCCTGTGGGGGTGGAGGGAATAAGAGAGATGATACCAGACAGCCTCCAGTAATACCACCGCAGAAACCCTTTGTGGAAATATTTCCTGAATACAGGACTTATTTAAAAATGTATGGAACCCAGGATCAAATAAACAAAAACTCATGGGTATTCACAAGTCATAAAATCGACTATGAAGAATGTGAACGAAACGACACATCTCCCTGTCGGAAGACCAAAAAGCTATATTACTATGACGCAAACCATGTTCCTGGTCGTGAAACAAAATGGACTTTTAACTTAACTGTTAATAAGTATAACATAATTGATCCACCTTACTGGATTATCATATTCCAAGATTGGTTCGATTATGATCCGAATGATTTTACTCCATCAGGCGCACAAGGCGGTAATCCACCATTTCAGACATTGAAGCTAAAAGAGTTTAGGGGTGCCTTACATTTAGGTGTGTTCAACAACAGGTGGCAATGGAACTATGACTATAACAATCCATATAATCCAACCGACCCAAGTGCCAATGACATTGACAAGCGACCAGTAAATGAACTAACAGGTTCCATACCGTTAGTCGTTGGAAGAACGTATCCAGTTGAAATAATCATTAGAGATGGCATAACACTTGAGCGTGGCAGTGTACAGGTCAAGGTAAACGGTCGTCAGGTGAGCAACCAGTTTTACCGAACAAAGCCAGACAGATCTCCCCGCCCTGGTGCTGTTCAATTTGGACAATACTGGGATAGAGAATACAATGGAAGAATTAATGGTTGTGTTGAAGCAACAGGCGAGTTAGAAAAGGACTGTAAGAGCAACACAGTAACTATAGAAAACTTCAGAGTATTTGAGCGGAACGCTTTAACACAATAAAAAAACATAAGGAGAACGTGATGTTCGACGAAAGCAAATTAGCCGAACTTAAAGAAGCTATTCAAAACTCAAGTAAGACTACAAAAGTTTATGTCGGTTCAGACAGCAAAAGAAACAAAGCAGGTAGAGTACGTTTCGCAACAATCGCAATTTTACATATAGATGGCAATAAGGGTGGACAAGTGTTTAGCTTTATTGATCATGAAATGGATTATTCTCCAAATAAAAATCCACGCTTACGTCTTGTTATGGAAGCTTACAGAGCGGCTGATTTAGCGGCGGCTATCCTTCCTGAAGTTGGAGATCGTGACTTCGAAATACATCTTGACCTTAACTCTAATCCAGACTATAAGTCAAATACGGCTATACGTGAAGCGGCTGGTTATGTATTAGGTATGACTGGCATCAAACCAAAAATGAAGCCCCAGGCTTGGGCAGCCAGCCATTGTGCTGACGTATACACCAAATAATTGTTTGTATTGAAGTCTAAGTGATAAATAAAAGTATGGACAAACCATATCACTACGTTTATCGCATCACAAATCTCCTGGAGTCAAAACATTATTATGGCTCCAGGAGTTCGATAAATAAACCACATGAAGATCTTGGAGTTGTGTATTTTTCGTCAAGTAGTGACGAGCAGTTCAAGAAGCTTCAGGTGTCACAGCCAGAAATATTTAAATATAAGGTAATAAAATCATTTAGTAGCAGAGAGGATGCGATTTTATTTGAAATAAAGTTACATAAAAGATTCAATGTCAGTAGTGAAGACAAGTTCTATAACAAAGCAATTCAGTTGACTTCTGGTTTCAGTAACTACGGAAATAAAGAGATAGGAGACAAAATTTCCGACAAAGCCATCGGCCGTTTTAAGGGGCAAACTTATGAAGAAATTTACGGTGAAAACAAAGCAACAGAACTAAGGAAATTGCGTTCTGAAAACATGAAAAGTCATTTGAAACAAAATCCAGGAATCAGAGACGGTGAAAAAAATCCAAATTATGGAAAAAAATGGAATGATGAAAAACGAAAAAAAATGTCTAAAAGACAACAGGGTGAAAACCACACTCAATATGGTTACTTTTGGGTTACAGATGGCAAAATAAATAAAAAATTACCGCCGAACTCTGAAATACCCAACGGCTTCACAAAGGGAAGAACTTGGCCTATTACACAATGTCCTCACTGTGGTTACGAAGGCCGTGGACCAAATATGAAAAGAATACACTTTGATAGATGTGAAGACAAAAATAAATAATTGCCCAATTAAGGGCGGGGGTCGTTTACACCAAACACCTTGAATGGTGACGGCCGGGGCATTGAAGGGGTGTCTGTACAAAGCCCTTCGCACTTTCTAGTCCGGTAGCTCAGAGGCAGAGCACCTCGTTTACACCGAGGGGGTCGGGATCTCGGAATTCCCCCGGACTACCAATTTTTACGATAAATATGAGCATGAATACTCCTAACACCATACTGTGTATGTTTTCCGGTGGATTAGATTCCACTGGCATGCTCTACCGTCTATTAACAGATCCAGAGTATGGTGAGTATAATATACATGTTCACCACGTCAAGATGTGTAATAGAGAAAACCGCCAACAAGCAGAGTCGATTGCTGTTGAAAACATTATTGGATGGTTTCACAATAACGGCATGTCTAATTTTAGATATACTGAAAACACCATTGATTTTGAATTCCTTAAACATGGAAACTTTCCCTGGGATTCGGATGTTACTAATTTTGTTGCCGGTAATATCGTTAAGAATAAGAAAAATACTTATAAGTATATCGCTTTTGGTAGAACTAAAAACGATACAAACAGGACTATTACGTCATTATCAAATGACATATTAGAAGGCGTCCTGAGAGGCCGTCCTGTTGAAAAAATATATCCTATAACTGACCTAACAAAGGAAGAGTTATGGGATTACCTTCCTGAGGAATTGCGGGAATACACGTGGTCATGCCGACGCCCCAAATATATTGACGGTGTCCCTACAGCATGTGGTCGCTGTGTTCCCTGCAAAGATCTAAAACATATCAAATAAATTATCCCCCGGCCAACTGGATGGAGCTCTGGCTACGAACTAGATGTGCGTGTAGGTTCGAATCCTACCTGGGGGGCCAAACAATGCTGTCGTAGCCCAATTGGCAGAGGCGTGGGATTCAAAATCCCAATGTTGTGAGTTCGACTCTCACCGACAGTACCAAACAATGCCTAGGTGGTGGAATTCTGGTATACACATCGGGTTTAAATTTCGACGGCTGTAATGGCCATGAGGGTTCGAGTCCCTCCCTAGGCACCAATCTTGACACAACCACTCTTTTCCTGTACAATATAAACACAGTAAAAATATAGGTGAAACTATGAAACTTAATATCCCACATTGTGGGCAAAAATTAGAATTAATAAACGGGAGGGATGTATTAATGGAAATAATAGAAAAGTCCTGGTTCAAGAGGCGTAAACCAACACAGGAGCCCAGGCCAGTAGACATAAGATTAGATGAATTTGAACAGGTACACAACCACTTGTGTATGATGTATGTTAAATTTGATAACGGTGCTGAAGCAGAATTTGTAGCACGAGTCATATACAATGACATGCAGGATGAGTGGATTGTGGATGCTGGGCATGTGGCAGTGAGATTATGAGGACACAAATGAATGAGACACAAGGAATATGTATTAGGTGCCCTAACCCACGCATTATTAGATAAATAGTATTATGAAAGTCAACGATATAATTAAAGAAGGTACTGAAATATTCATCAACGGTGAAGACAATGCGTTTGCCAAGCGTATGTATGGTGGTCCGGAAAAAGGCGCCATTGTTAAAATGTTTGTCACACAGGATGAATGGGAAGATATCCGAAAGAAACAAGCCAATGATGAAATTGGTTCTTATGATATTGCCAGTGCTGAAACGATTATATCTGATTTAGAGAATCAGGGCTATGGCATCGAGTGGCCAACATCAGCAAGCCTAAACCAATCAGCCCGAGACCTAGAACGTCTATCACAGGATCCACGTTACAAAGGCAACCAATATGGCCTTGGCATGGAAGACGAAGTAGCACAGCTACGTGATAGAGCCCGCAAGTTAGCCCGCCAGTCAATTAAACCGGTTGACTAAACCACCTTTCTTTGTTATAATATACTTAACTTAAATTAACTGTGAGTTGAAAATGAAAGTATTTGATGACATGATTCGCAATAAGGTAAACTACCATATCGTTGATCCCTGGGTTAACGGGCAAGATGCTTACTTTGAAGAATTGGAAAAAAGTGATGTAAGCGGCAAGCTGGAATACGGTGGTGAAGTTTTCCATGTAGAATATCAATCTGGCGGTGGCCGTGGGATGGGAGAATACCCAGCCACATACACTATCGCAATGTTACGCAAATTTTACTAAATAAGTTTTATTCGCATTTAGGTAAATAATAGCATGATAGTCTGTGTTTGCGCTAATAAACGTGAAAGAGAAATAATTGATTTTATTAGAGATGGCTCTACGTTTGAAGATCTACAGAAAGAACTGGGCGTATGCTGTAATTGTTGTTGCTGTAAAGAAGTACTAACTGAGATGATTGAAAAACATGGAAATATCGTCAACGGGCTACGAAGTTAAATTCAACACTGATTGGGGCATTGACAAAGATCAGGCATTCATCCTCCTTGAAGACTATCAGGATGACATTAAAAGCATAAGAGAATGCTCTGGTAATCTATATGTTAGGTTCAAGGATAACGAAACCAAATTGGCATTCCTATTAGCACACCTCTAAAATTATCTTGACAGAATTCACAAAATAGCGTATAATAGACATATGAAAGTAGCAATTGTGGGCTATGGCTTTGTCGGGAGAGCTGTGGATGCCGCGTACATAAATACCGACGTTGAAATGCTTATTGTGGATCCCCACAGTTCTGACGCCACCCACACATTAGAACAAGCTTGTGCTGAAGCAGATGTGTTCTTTGTTTGTGTTCCTACCCCACCTAAAGAAGATGGTAGTTGTGATGCTAGTATAGTTGACGGAGTTTTACGCAAATTGAGCGCATGTAAGTGCCAGAAAAAACTGGTTATCCTAAAAAGCACATTAACGCCTGACTACCTGGAAGTAATGAAAGAGTACAAGCTTAAGCTCGTATATAATCCAGAGTTCTTGCGTGAAAGCCATTATGTTGAAGATTATTTGAATACAGAAGTACACATAATGGGTGGTCTCAAAGAACATGTTGACGAAGCAAAACAAATACTGGCACTGTCTAACTGTAGGAGCAACCGGGTATTCTGGTGCCACCAGGGAAACGCAAGTTTAGCAAAGTATGCGATAAACAGTTTTTTAGCTATGAAAACTGTGTTTATGAATGAGATGTACGAACTACAAAAAAATATTGAAACAAAAGGTTCTTATGAAGAGTTCATACAACTCATGAGCCTAGATTCCAGAATCGGAGACAGTCACATGAATGTGCCGGGACCAGATGGTTATTATGGCTTTGGGGGCAAGTGTTTCCCAAAAGACACGAAGGCATTGATTGAATATGCCAAGAAGTTAGGCTGTGAAGTACAGACCATTGAGCAAGCATGTATTAAAAACGAAAAAATTAGAAAGAAAGCGTGACATAGTTCACATTAAATTACACGGTATTATGGATAAATACGGGAAAGGTAACCAGGGAATTGGCAATGAACAAGTTAAAACTACTGTTATTAACAGCATTTCTTACACTATCATTGGGTGCTGATGATACAGAAATATATCAATCAAATGTAAATAATAATTCTGGCGAGAAACCAAAGGTCTTAATTATATTTGATAATTCATCAAGTATGGTGACTAACAACGTAACACAGCAAGCAGTTGCGTATAATCCAAGCATAGATTACAATGGCAGTTTTCGTGATGACCGAATATATTGGTCCACAACAGGGACACCATCTGGCAATAACTATTTTAATGCTGGCCGTAACCGTTGTGCTGAATCATACGGACCATTAGCGGCTGAAGGCTTCTTTCAGACCAGGGCGCAACGTTGGCGTAGTAGTGGGCGTTTTGGTGGGTCATGGCGAAACCTAAGTCGCCGGGTAACAACACCGGTTCACGTTGATTGTGAAGCAGATGTGATCGCTGGCAATGTTGGCAATGGCAGTGGACAGAGTGATGGTCTTCCCTCACCAACTGGTCCTTACGGCGGCACTGGTAACGTCAACTGGGGTGGCAACTCTTATACATTCTATACAGGCAACTACCTAAACTGGTTCTTTAACGCCAGCACAGTTGAATCGACACGTTTAGCAGTAGCACAAGACGTAATACGTGACCTGGTATCTGCTAATACTGGCATTGATTTTGGCCTGATGATATTCAACAATAACTCTGACTCACGTTGGGACGGTGGTCGAATCGTTAACTCCATTGTAGAAGGTGACGACGGAACACAGAGACAGTCCATATTAAACAACATTGGACTGATAAATCCAAAAACCGGATCGCCATCTACCTTCACCCCACTATGTGAAACAACGTATGAAGCGTATCGTTATATGAGTGGACAGAGTGTTGTATTTGCCAATGAGATAAGATTAGGTGAAGACACTATACCCAAGGACCCTAAGGCTGAAAGCCCACTAGGTGTATACGATTCACCTGCTACGGACTGTGCTTTTACGTATATCATTCTAATGACAGACGGACAGCCAACTCGCGATGAGTCAGCAAATCAGTTCATACGTGATCTGACAGGCAAGGATTGTCTAACATATGGTAATACCACAAGTTGTCTACCAATAATCGCAGAATACATGGCTAATACTGATCTAGACAATGACACAACTAATGGTAACCAGTATGCTATTACGTATACCATTGGATTTACTACTGACCAGGAACTTTTACAGGATACAGCACGTTTGGGCAAGGGACAATACTTTACTGCTAATGATACAGCAAGTCTAACGGCGGCTTTCCAGGGTGCTATTACAGCCATCCTATCCACTAATTCAGCATTCACTTCACCAGCAGTAGCAGTGGACACGTTCAGCCGAACAGAGTCACGTGACGATATATTCTTTGCTATGTTTGAGCCAAGTGACACAACTAACTGGCCAGGCAACATCAAACGTCTACGATTAGCAGATAGTTCTGGTGATAAAATACTAGTGGATGTCAATGGAGATCCTGCCCTCGATCCTTCTACCGGACGTATCAGAGACACGGCACAGACGTACTGGTCACCAAACATAGATGGCAATCAGGTAACTGAGGGTGGTGTGGGTGAGCTATTAGCTAGGCGTGATCCTGATACTCGTGAGATTTACACTAACACTGGAACCGGTGGTTCATTAGAAGACTTTGATGATGTTGCGTTCGATGTTGGTGCGTTTGGTGTCACAGATATAAATCAAGTGTATGATGAATTTAACGTAACTAACGCCATACAACTAACAGATTTGATCCTTTGGTCAGCTGGTTATGATGTTGATGACGAAAATAACAATGGTGACCGAACTGATGCGAGACCCTGGATACTTGCCGACATGCTACACTCAAAGCCTCTAGCTATCAACTATGGCGCAACAGGCGGTGTGTACGATAAAGACAACCCAAATATCAAGCTAGTAGTAGGCACTAATGGCGGTTTCTTCCACATGTTCAGCACTGACACCGGTGTAGAAGATTGGGCATTCTTCCCTAAAGAACTCAGCAGTATGTTGTTGGAAAGACGTGCTGAACGTGTGACTGCTGATAACGTATATGGCATTGATGCTTCACCAGTTGTTTATATACTGGACAAAGAGCTTGACGGCACTATTGACGCCAGTGACGGTGACCGAGTTTATGTGTACTTTGGGTTACGTAGAGGAGGTAGCATACTATACGCTTTAGATATCACTGACCCAGGTAGCCCAGAGTTCTTATTTAAAATCGACAGGAACACAACTGGTTTTAGTCTATTAGGACAAACTTGGAGTGAGCCATTGGTGACTACAATATCAGGACACGATGGTCCAGTGCTAATCTTTGGTGCTGGCTACGACACAAATAAGGACGCAACTGGCGTTGGTACGCCAGACAGTGTGGGCTTGGGTGTCTATGTCGTTGACGCAATCACCGGTCAACTGTTACGCAGTGTGACGCCAGCCGCTACAACTAACACCAACCTACAAGCACCTATACAGCACAGTGTACCAAGTAATATTGCTGGCATAGATTCAAATGGTGGTGGTAATACCGACAGACTATACTTTGGTGACACTGGCGGTAACTTATGGCGTGTGGATATGCTTGGTGACCTTGACGAACAGAAATGGCGTGTCACTAAACTGGCTGATGTTAATGACGGAACGACGGCTGGTGATAGACGTTTCTTCAACGAACCGGATGTTGTTAGAACTAAGAGTACGCTATGTTTAGACGACGAGTGTACCCAAGTCGCTAATGTAAACTATGATGCGGTATTGATCGGTAGTGGTGACAGGACAAATCCTAACGCCACTGATGTAGCCAACGAGTTCTATATGTTCCGTGACTTCCAAACTGGAGCTTACAGTACTGACATAGCGGATTGCGATGATGACACAATCGTTGAATACAGATGCGACCTACCAATCACACCTGATGATTTGTATGACGCAACCACTGACATTGTTGGCACTGACGAAATAGCAGAAAAGAAACTACGTAAGTCTATGGGATGGCGTATTGGATTGAATGCTGTTGGTGAAAAAGCATTGTCCGAAAGTATAACGTTAGGCGGCACAGTGTTCTTCACAACGTTCTCACCAGACCCACAGTTAGTGAGTGTTTGTGTGCCATTGCCAGGACAGGGTCGCTTATATGCTGTTCGGGTTTCCGATGCATCTGCAACCAAAGACTTCAACAATGACGGTAACTTGGATAGAGAGTCATTACTGGGTAGCTTAATACCAGATGCACCCAGCTTACACTTTGGTGATGATGGGTTTATCCGTTTATTATTCCCGAGTGGCGGTGGTTTATCAGACACCAACCCTGTTAACAGTGGGGAGAGTTTGCCTGGCTTATATAGCATATACTGGTGGAGAGCTGAATGATAACACTTAAATTCTGTAAAAATGTAGATATGTGTTTTTCTGAATATACTGCTTTTGTCAAACATTACAATATAGATGAGACATGTGGCATTGACGAGGATGACCAGTATATACTCGTCACTGTTGATAAAGAATTCGCAGACGAAGATCTACTGGCTATGGCTCTAGTTCATGGAGTCATAGCTACAAGGGATTGACACAACCACTATAATGCTGTATAATGTACTTATTGTATATTATGGAGTATTATATTGACAACTAAACGTATCGGCTTTGCTTGTAAGTATATGGTTGAAGACCAGACGCAAACAAAGAAACTATTAGAAGAACAGCAACGTCCACTCAACACTCGCTCTACGACCAACACGTGGTTACAGAAGCAATCATATGGTGATGCTATAGAACGTTTATACAGCATTGTTAACCATAACTTAGACAGTGTTAAACGCCAGTTAGAATACGTTGATTCTCTGGGCAACGATAACCTACGCATGATGCGTATTAGCAGTGACTTACTGCCATTCTATACACACGCTGATTGGCGTGATTTGTACAAGAATCGCACTTTTTTAGACGTTATTGAGCGCAAATTTGCCGACATTGGTAAATATTCACGTGACAAAGACATACGCCTCAGTTTCCACCCAGGACAATTCACATGCCTTGCCAGTGACAGACCCGAAGTTGTTGAACGCTCTATTGAAGAGTTTGAATACCATGTTGACATGGTGCGCTGGATGGGTTATGGTCAACGATTCCAAGACTTTAAGTGTAACGTACATATCGGCGGCCGTTTAGGTCCTGACGGTATTCGTGCCGTTTACCCACGTTTGAGTACAGAGGCTAAGAATGTCATCACGCTCGAGAATGACGAGATGTCATGGGGCTTAAACAGTGTCCTGTCACTGAGCGATATTATACCGGTGGTTATGGATCTACATCATCATTGGGTACGCAATGGTGAATATATACAGCCAGACGATGACCGGGTAAAGCAGGTTATAGATTCGTGGCGTGGTGTACGTCCTACGATGCACTATAGTTATAGTAGAGACGAAGCATTGCCCGAAGGTTTTGACCATACCACACTACCGGACATGGCCCAGTTACTTGAGCAAGGACATAAGAAGCAGAAGCTTAGAGCTCACAGTGATTTTTATCCGAACGAGTTGGCTAACCGGTGGGCGTTGAGCTTCTGGCCTTACTTTGACATTATGTGTGAGTCAAAGTGTAAGAACTTAGCAAGCATTAAATTGTATGAGTTCTGGGAAAATAACATAAAATAAGTATTGACAAAACGTTATACTTGTAGTATAATAGAATATAGAATTAAGGAGTGATAAATGAAGATATCATTACGTAAGGCGAATGCCCTTCAGCATTCAATTAACGAGGTCATCCGTGACCTAGATTTTAACGCTGGTGTCAGCATTAACGAGTTCGAAGATTTTCGTACTCAAATTAACACTGCTAATGAGCAGTATTCCACGAACTTTGATCGTCGTGAATCACTGTTAAATGTTTTATTTGGCATTCGCAAGCTGGTTGCGAGAGCAAACGTTGAAGCTGGAATTTCAGACAAGCTGGCGGATGTCGCTCTATTGGAGAAGCGCATCCAGAACAGCAATGAAGTCGCTACAAAGAACGCACGTTTAAGTGATGCTGTAATCGAGGGTAAAGTTGAAAAACTAAAGGCCAGTGAAGATCGTTACAGCTTCCGTGAAGGGGTTGACACCACTGTCTTTACAGACATTAACATATCGGATGCTCGTGACCGTGTGCGTAAGTTCAAGCGTCAGAAGCAACGATTACAGGACGAGCTATTAGAGCTCAATGTCCGAACTGAGATCGTTTTAGACGATGATTCAGTCAAAGTTTTAGAAGGCGAAAGCTTAATCTAAAAACGGCTCTGCGGAGCCACCCGAGTCAGGCAAGAAACGAGGATAGACAACCGTGTAGTTACGGAGAGTGTTTACACTCTATTAACTAATACATATGATGAGATCGAGCCTGTATGTATGTGTGCTTAGATGAATGAAGACTTGCACATTGCTACACACGAATAGGCAGGCCCCTGCACATTGCGTTTTGTGTATTGCGCGAACAGTTTTTGAAGCCGAGTGCCTTAAACTGCCGATTGCACCTTGCTTTGTCTATTACTCACTTGCCTTGACTCTTTTTATTATGGTGTTGTATGTTATACGTTTATGAATGGCAGTTTATTTTTGATGATCCCTTACATCTATTTAAACCAGGATATATCGAAGAACTAAGCAAAACTGCCAGCAAATATCATGGTCAGTTAGTTCTCGCAAGAGACGAAGACTATGCCCTTGTGGAATTTGAGACTAAACAAGATGTTATGGCATTTATAATGTCTACTGACGCAAAAGGGACGGCTGAACGTAATCCACATTACGACACAATACTTGAATATCAGAAAACACATAGGGTAGTTAAATGAGTGATTGGACACCAGATAGTTGGGTAGTAGTCAAACTACCAGATAGTATTGCGCCAGGAGCTTTCAAAGTAATAGGCGGTTGGTCTGGTGGCTATTTATATGGTGATAGTTGGCGTGTAAACAGTGGCATCAGCAAAGTTAAGCATGAAGGTGATTACTGGCTGTTTGAAGGATTTAGCGGTTCCACATATCGTTGCCACAAAGGCGCTTGCCGGGTGACAATGGCAATGGGTGAACCAATTGCTACCTTTGAAAAACATGGTTCAGAAATAATGGAAGACCGGGATAATTGGTTAAGCCTTAATAAAGAAATTATAGCATGAGCAAACATGGCACAGAATTTTATAAACTTGCGACTAAGATATTAGTTGTGTTTATTGTCTGTGTCGTTATTATGGAGAGCTTGTTTTGAACGTAAAAGACGCCATTAAAATACTTGAAAAGTTAGATCCAGAATCCCAGTTACGCATAAAGACAAACGAGCCATCACTTGGTAGGCTATCTTCAACAGAAGTGTGTGGGATTGTCAATGGCATAGATTGGGATGCTGGCAAAGTTTTCTTTTATCCTGCCACACCATTGTATAAGGAGAAACCAGAATGCGAGTAAGGAGCTCAATTGGAGAGGCTGAGAACCCCACAGTTACAAAATACAAGAAGATGTTAGAAGCGATGCATTCTGAAAATAAGTTACTGAAAGCTAAACTTGCTATTGCTGAGGATTTATGTCGTGGTGAAGGTGGCGATCTACATAAGAGATTCCGCTCACGCACTAGCAATAAACATTTCATTAAAAAACACCTTAAGGGATGATTATGAGAGTAATAGACGAGGATGCCCGAACATTAGAAGATATTTTCACAAACTACACATCAGTGCCACTGCCCAATCAGATGACGCTTGGTGACATGATTAGAAAGTGTTACTATATTGGCGAAAAGCTAATGGAGAAAAAGTTGTCTGGTGAACCTTTCTGGGATAAGGTCAGCTTTGATTTCGGAAACTATTCTCCTTCCGGTCTATGTAGTTGGCGAGGTTCTTACGAAGAACTGTCAATTGAACATTCAAATGATAGAATCACTTTTATTGAATTTCAGAAGATGATTGAAAACGCCAAGGGGCAATCGTTCGAAGGATGGAAGGGCGGTGAGTATACAATGGATGAAAATACTCCGGTCTGGGTCGCTGAAGCAGGAACAATGGGACATACTGTGGTACATGATATCATTCTAACTGAAAACAATGGTGTTATCATTGAGACTCGGTTTGGAGAATACTCATAGGTTTTGCCTATAGTCGCAATAGGAACAAACAGTTAAAAAACCCCTTTTAATAGGTTTTATTTATTATAAATATGTGTTATAATACACACATAATTTATTAAAGGAGAAACTTATTATGATCAGCCATAATTTAGACTTTAACCGAGGAACATATGTGATAGGACACTACAAGTATCCTAAATGCCCGAGCTGTGATGACGCTAAACAATTATTATTGGATAACGATATCCAATACACTTTTGTTCAAGCAGACAAGCAATTGTTTGGTAAAGTGATAGGCGCAACAAAGTCACAAACAGTTCCGCAAATCTTCATGGACGGCGAGTTCATTGGAGGGTATGAAAACTTACAAGCTAAAATAGGAGAAAAGCAATGAAACAAGTACCATCAGTAACATTTAAAACTCGTGTTCGTGACGAGTCAATTGGGGGTGATAACCCATTCCGTTGGCAGGACGTAACTTCAGAAGACTACTTCGCAGGTAAGCGTTCTATTGTATTCGCACTACCAGGTGCTTATACTCCGACGTGTAGCAATTTTCAATTGCCTAACTTTGAAAAGCTATATGAAGACTTTAAGGCTAAGGGCATTGACGAGATCTACTGCCTATCAGTCAATGACGCTTTCGTCATGTATCAGTGGGGTAAACAGCAGGGTGTTGAAAACATTAAACTAATCCCGGACGGCAACGGTGAATTCACTCGCAAGATGGGCATGTTAGTAGACAAGTCTAACCTAGGCTTTGGTATGCGCTCATGGCGTTATGCTATGGTTGTTAACGATATGGAAATTGAAAAGATCTTCTGTGAAGAAGGCTTTTGTGATCTAGCGCAAGACGATCCATATGAGTTAAGCTCACCGGAAAATATCTTAGAAAACTTATAAAAAAGTGGTCTAAAAGGTTGACATAGTGGTCAACATTGTGTATAATGTATTTATAAATTAATAAAACAGTACACGAAGGAACCACTATGTCACTTAACTGGTATAACGAAGACGACAAAGACATCTTCATGTCCCTCAAGGGCCTTGTTAATAACAACAACGGCTTCTGGAAATCTATTAAGCAACGTTCCTTCCTCATCGAAAAGAAAATGGGTGGCAAAATCCGAGAGCCACACTCATTCATCAAAGAAAACTTTGGCATGGATTATCGTGATGGTCACCGTTATGTGATTGTTGACGCCATTGCTCAATGGTCCACGTATGGTTCACGTGGTCAAGTGCCAGTGTACTGGGGTTTCGAACTTGACGACTATGGTATCACTCGTCATTATAAGATTGGCAACAAGGGTAACCTACGTCAGGGGGCTCGTCCAGATGCTGGCAAAACAAAATTGTTATGGGAACGTCCTGAAGAAGCCGTTTCAGAACTTAAAACTGAAATCGACGAAGCTGTTGAAGAGGCTCGTCTAGCAGAATTCAATCACCTAATGGGCATTCGTTATGGTGATCACATTGGTAACATTGGTGATAAGAAATACGAGTTCGGAACAGTAACACTTGTTGCTAAAAGCCAGACAACTAACTTCCGCGGTGAATACGTTACTTGGCAACGTTTCAAGGATTCTGACGGCAACCTTATCGACTACACAGGCAAAAGTCTGGGTCTTGAACGTGGTGACCAGGCCAACCTCATTGGTAACATCAAAGCACATTTCGAATCAAAGAAAGACGAGTGTATCACACGCATTATCTATCCTAAAGTAGCGTAACTTTCGCAGTAACATAGATAAATACAACTATAATAACTATAGGGTATTTACTATGAATGACATGAGAAAATTAATGGAAGCAGTAGAATTAGACGAAGTCTATCACAAATCTATTGGCTACGAACAAGTTGAAAATTCAATCTACAAATTAAGAAAGGCTCTACGTCCCGACAGTGTTCTGTGTAGAAAAATTTCAGAAAATGCTGATAACGTTGAAGCTGAATTTGCCGAAATGAGTCAAGCGATTGAACGAATCGCTGAGATATGGGATGAAGTAGATTATATCATTGGCATAAATGGAGAAGAGTGATATGTCTGACATGAGAAAACTAATGGAAGCAGTTGAACTTAATGAGTTCGATATGGAAGCTTCAGAAGCCGTACATGAGCTTGAAGACATCAAGCAACAAATCGCAAATCTACTAGACGAAGCAAAGCAGGTTCTACGCAGTGTGGGTAACGAAGGTGTTTCAGAACGTGCGAGACGTACCTGGTTAGCGCATATGACTACCGCATTATCTAATGATCATGAATGGATGGGTAGGGATATGAACACAATGCAGGATACTATCGAAGAACTCTACCAGATGAACGATGAGTCAGGTGAGGAATACTAGATGCGTATATTTGAAATGACAGACTATGAGTTGGTTGAGGTAACACTAACTGAGTCAGCAGTTGTAGAAGACATCCCGGAGCCAGATGACCCGAATGCTATGGGCAAACATGAATTCTTCATTAAGCGTCCAAGTGGTGAGTCATCATATTACACAACAAAGGGTGACATGCCCTTCGCCAAAGCCAAAGAACTTGCCAAAAAATTATCACAGGGTGGCGAAGTACAATACAGCTCAATGAATGCTGGCGGCTATGCTGATCCAATGGCTGATCAGTTCAGCATGAACCCACGTGATATAGAACCAGAATTTGAGAATCCAAAACCATCTGGCATGTTAGACCGAACTGGCATAAAGACTAAGAAAGTCCCAGCATCAACTAAAGCAGGACTGTTAGATCGTTTACGTGCCGCAAAAAAGGAGATTGAATGATGAGTGAACTACCAGGAAAAGATTTATCCGAAAAAGAATATAGCATTTGGAAAAAACTACAATCAAGACGATTCACAATGGCAATGCTTGTTATCATCGTTTCATCTCTAATGCTATACAAGGGACTTATACAGCCAGAAAACTATGAAACACTAATGATATGGATTAGTGGCATCTACATTATTGGCAAACCATTCGGTGATATGATTGGTGAAATATTAGCAAAGAAATAACATGCGCCTAAACGACATCCTATTAGAACTAAACTTTAACAAGAGTGATGTTCGCCAACTAGCACTTAACAGTAAAGTTGATTGCGGCTTTGAAGCTGAGTTAGTCTGGCCTATAGACGATGGCGGCATGGATTCATCAACTATTCAAGATATGGACTGGGATGATCTGCAAAACGCCATATATAACCAGGAAGGGCAACGGGGTGTTGATTCAGTCAGACAAGTGTATGACCAATGGGTCATGGACTATGCGTATGATGAAGTATACTCTAGTCACCTTGAATCTATAATAGAGAATAATACCGAAAGCTGGCACTGGACCGAGTTCGTAGAAGAAGACGAGGACAAGTTCAGGGACTGGTGCGAAGATAACGATAAAGAGTTTGACGTACAGGATCAGGCAACTATCGAAGAGTGGATAGAAGATGATGTCGTAGCAAATGATGAATGGCGTGAATGGATTCGTGAAAAGCTAGACTATGATGGCACGTTATCGGATGCCATATTTGAAATCGTAAATGAAGAATACGATATAGACTACTGGCTATCAAGAAATAATGTATATGATATTTTAAGCGATGCTGAAGTTTATGTGGACGAGTTTGATGAAGATGTTTATATAGAACAAATAGCAGAAGAAATAGGCCCTATACTAGAACGCTATAGTCAGTTTGACAGTTACGTGTATGGTGGTTACCACAGCAACACGGGCTCAACAGCTATGTGGCGTATTGAAACTGATAGCTCAATTGAATCGAACACGTATAGTGACGGTGAATTTGTCGGTGTAGAAATAATTAGTCCTGTATTTGAAACGCCTGGCGACATGTTGGAGGAAATGGAAATGCTATTCAACAATCTGCCAGCCACAGTTGGAACAAATTCAAGCACAGGTTTACACGTTACAATGAGTATGCCACGTAAGACAGACTCTAAACCAAATAAACTAAAGATGGCCTTACTGTTGGGTGAGAAGTTTATCCTAGATATATTCAGCCGTCGTGGCAATTCATACACACTACCACATGGTGACAAAATCTTACAAAAACTACTACAAATGGATCCAGCTGAAATTAATGACTTGCGCTTTGAAAAGCTAGAAAAATTAGTTACAAGCCAAATGGAACAAGCCAAGTATAGCACTATTAACTTCAAGAGTGAAGAGAACGAATATGGCAATCAGCTTATTGAATTCCGTGTTGCGGGCGGAACAGACTACGAAGTATACATGGATAAAATTGAAAAGACTGTGGTGCGTTATGCGACTGTTATGCGAGCTGGCTATTCGGACTTTTACAAAGAAGATTACGCAAAGGCACTCACACGTTTTGTACACAAGATATCAAAAGTTACCAAACAAGCTACTGGTGACGATCCTATCCTAAAGGCATTCGTTGCCATGGGCAGTCCAAATAATGCTAAATCTATTGACCAACAGTATAAAGATGCTAAGGCAAACGAAATGGAAGGCTTCATGACTGAAGCTGAAGAAAGGCTGTATAACATGGTACGTGTGGCCCTGGAAAATGTTGATGTGCAGAAGTTTAAAAAGGACGTTAACCCTAGTGTGTCACGTGGTGTGAAAATGGCGTTTAAGCGTTTCAACGGCCATCCAAAGAGATTTTTAGAAAGGCACCCCAGAGCTCTAAAAGAATACTATGCCCTACAACGTGTATTCAGACAGCCAGATCAGATAGAAGCTTTCGTTGATAAGCCCTGGGAAAAAGTATTCATACTAACTAACAATGCCCTGGAAAACTTAAAGCAGGGCAAGCCTGTTGGTTATGATCAGATCCATGTGGGACACAAGTCACTCATGTATTCCTGGGATGATGCCGTTAAGTTTAGACAGCACAATTCAGAAGACAAGGTAGAAAAATCTAAAAAAGAACTCACAGATAAATTCAATGTAGACTATGATTGGGATTTAACCGGTGAACCGAACAAATGGGTAGTCATTGACGGTGGCCGTATAGACTCGAAGTTCATGCAGGCACTATTCATGATGAAAATATTAGTACTGAGTACTTGACAAACCACTTCTACTATAGTATAATACTTCTATTAAATAAATAAACGTATGCCGTCATGGAGAAATTGGTAGACTCAGGAGACTTAAAATCTCCCGCTGTTAAAGGCGTCCTGGTTCGAGTCCAGGTGGCGGCACCAAGAATTTAACAATGCGTCACAATTAGGACCAGGTAAGACTGGCGAGGAGCCGAACCCTTAATCTAGTAATAGGCAAGGCACACAAATCATAGGAACTTGACAGGTTCCCGTTGTTAAACAATTTAGCAGGGTTACATCAGTCGACGGGTGGCCTTTCGGTGGAGGAGATTTACCTTTATGGGGAAAAACCGAACCTGCTAAAACTTATTTAAGTCCACATCCTTTAAATAGGACACGTCCGGCTGGTAGCGTTGAGAGTGGCATAAGTCTGTAAGGACAAGCCCGGTCGCTTTTTATTTTTGCTTATGTTGAGGTAGTTTAAGTGCGTAGTAACTGACTACGTATGTCGACTACAAAGTAGGTAAGGCAGGGAGGACCGTATCCTATATGTATCCAAAGGCCACGGAATACGCTAGGACTAATCTTGCTCATCAGAGTCGAAAAGTGAGCCAGAAGTAACATAGCAGTATGTTGCGAATATAAGCAAATATTTTTTTATTGAGTAGTAGTCGTGCTATGATCCGCCGGTCTTAAAGACGTGTAGATGGGGAGTATGTTAAATGGTTCATGGTAGCCAACGAGTTGACTTAGAGTCACCAGAAGCTAACCTATTAGTGGTTTAGAAGGTTACACGCCCGCTGAACATACTATTCAATAACTTATACTACAATGGCGGTAGACCGCTGGGTTCACCAGAGCCGACTACAATGCTGGTACCGAAAGGGAAGATGCCATGATCAAATAAAATCGCCGGACTAGTTCCGGCGTCATCTTTCGATAAATATAGCTATGGCTATGAGAAACAATCACTGGTTAAATAAAATAAGCATGGAGCTGATGCACAAGCTTGATGAGATCCCGTATTCAGAGGATATGGATCAAATTAAGTCCGAGCTTATTAAAGAATATATGACTAAGGTTCCAGAATATATATTAGGCGGAGCATACGAGAATATTAAATTTCCGGAACCCGAGCCTGAACCAGAAAAACCCAAACCTTTTGATATATCCAAATTAAGTAGCAGTATCCTACGTCCAGTCAAAGATTGACTCAACCACTTATTCATAGTATAATGTCACTATGATTTTAAAAATACACAAAGACGAAAACACTTTGCTGATAGACCAGGAAAGACGTATTCTGATTACTAAGAACGACCGTCCGCCGCCTTACAATGGGCGTGGCTTACTTTCTTTTCATTCTAAGTCAGTTGCTAACATTATACTTGAATATAAGACGGGTGATTTGGCAAACTATTTTCAAGTACTCAAGAACAGAGACGAATACCCGCAGTACTTAATTGATTCCATATTTAATGCTTTTGGTTTTAAATTAAAGTGTAGTGCTGGTCCAAGTGAGAAATACTTTTTTGAATCCAAAGAAGATGAATTACTATTTAATTTAATGAAAGGTTGACAGGACCACTTTTTTATAATATAATACATACACTAACTAAACAAACAGACATTAACAAAGAGGACAAAAACTATGTCAGAACGAGAACGTTTCGTAAGACCTTCAGTAGCAAAGACACTTATATCTGTTGCTATGCGAGCCCGCCGCCCAGTTTTCCTATGGGGACCTCCTGGTATCGGTAAGTCAGACCTAATCGAACAGATTGGTCGTTCATTCCAACGCTTCAACGAGAATGGTGATGAGATTTCTAAGCCACGTCCAATCGTTGACATGCGCTTACTCCTAATGGATCCTACAGACATCAAGGGTATTCCTTATTACAACCCTGAGTCTAAGACTATGATCTGGGCACAGCCTGGTGAACTTCCTACTGAGGAAAATGGCTTAGAGAACGCTATCTTGTTCCTGGACGAGATGAATGCGGCTCCACCAAGTGTACAGGCCGCGGCTTACCAGCTGATCCTGAACCGTCGTGTTGGTGAGTACGTTCTGCCAGAAGGCGTTGACATTGTTGCCGCTGGTAACCGTGAGTCGGATCGTGGTGTTACTTACCGTATGCCTAGCCCACTGGCTAACCGTTTTGTTCACTTAGATATGGAATCTAACTTTGAAGATTGGCAGTTATGGGCAATTGAAAACGGTGTTCATGAGGACGTTGTTGGTTTCTTGAGTAAGCATACACAGAAACTGTTTACGTTTGACGCCAAGTCACCTGACAAGGCATTTGCTACTCCACGTTCATGGGTATTCGCAAGTGAACTGTTATTCGAAGCTATTGAAAGTGGCTTAGGTAATCAGGAGCAGACTACCCTGGTAGCCGGTACTGTTGGTGAAGGCTTAGCTATTGAGTTTAACCAACACCGTAAGTTTGCGGCGCAACTGCCTGACCCAATCGACGTATTGGAAGGCAAGGTTAAGAACCTTAACGTTGAGGAAGTATCTGCACACTACTCACTGGTTATTAGCTTATGCTACCGTTTGAAAGAGCTGGCTGGTATTGCTGGTGAGACTGAGGAAAACCGTCCGGAGAACCGTAAGGACCTGGATATGGACAAGTGGCATGAACTGGTTGACAACTTCCTGAAGTATATGTTGGACAACCTACAGCCAGAAATGGTTATCCTGGGTGCTCGTACAGCACTGAAAGACTTCAAACTTCCGGTCAAGCACCGTAAGCTGAAGCACTTCACAACCCTGTTTAAAGAATATGGTGACATGGTCCTCGGTCACTAGTAGGGGGAGACAGAAAAGCCCGGGCAACCGGGCTTTTTTGTGGTTATCGGAAAGATTAGTCTTTATCAATCATGTACCAGGGTTCACCGGACTCATAACCTGAAACAGCTACGAACTCATAACCCTCATCTGTAAGCCAATCGTTACTAACAACTTGCTCATATCTATTATCTAATATCCAGCCTTCCACTTCTAATACAGCGTGGCCTTCACCTTCTTCTGTATAACAAAATACTAGGCGTGAATCCAAACCGGCGTCACGTACTAATTTACGACAAGCTAGAGCAAAGTCTTCGCAGTCACCAACAATACGTGATGATCCGTCATAATCAGCGTCTGGCATTACCCAATACTCATCCATGCCATATTGCTTCTCATCAAGCTTGTATGTAAATCTACGAAATACTTTGCGGTGTATTTTATCCAGGGTGTCCAATAAGTCGCTCATATGATTCCCTTATAAAGTAACAACTACGTCTTCAAAGGCACTGGCTGGAGTTAATGGACCGATGTCAGTCCAGGATACTCCGTCATCTGAGTATTGTACTTGCCAACCTGATCCAGCAGGTTTGTCTGCCGGCCAACCTGGTGGTCTCCAACCATTAATTAAGTTCACACGTTTAATGTTTTTCTCATTACCAGCACCAAAATCTTGACCAACCCAACCTTGACCATCATTTCTTAATGAACTCCAGCGATTGCCACTTGCAACGACATTGCTTTTATCGATTACATCATTAAACGCATTTTCTTTTAAGAATCTACTATCTAATTCACTGTCAGCAATAGCAAATGAAGTGCCAGTTACATCTGAGCCACCCGTAGTCTGTTCAAACATCTCAATCTCAATGATATCTAAGTCATTACTGCCTGCGTCAGGTATCCCATTAATTCTCCAATAACGGTGAGCACCACCTGATGATCCCTCTGCTATTGACTTTGTTTGGCCGCTCTGTTTAATCTGCCCTGCTATTTTTATACTCATATTTTATTTTTCCTTAGCAATCAGCTACCTTTGGTTTCTTATCTGGATTCTTTTCATTCCATTCTTTTACACGTTTCTTTAGATCTTCACAACCCTGAAGCTTAATTGTTTCTTCTGTAGTCTGAAATTGTGTGGGTGTGGTTCGCTTCTTGCTCGGGTTAGTACCACAAGCTACGAGCGTGAATATTAATAATAGTGTAACCAGTATTTTCATTATTTATTTTGTTCTAACTTGCAGGCCAACCCGCTGTAAAGCCTGATGGCACAGTATAAACAAAAGGCGAATCCCCAAAGTTTATAGTCTGTGTAAAACCGAGTGAGTTTGACGAAGTGTCTGACAGAGCAATATGATATGGAACATCCGCTACTGGGTTTGTCGTTGTTGTTTTGTTGGCAGTATTACCTGCTTCAATTTCAGATATAGTTGCGCCTTCCAAATAAACACCATTGCGTGATAGCCATATAGCATTATTGTCTAAGTCGATCGCCAATCCGAATACATCTCCTGCAACTGCCTGCAAGATAGAGTCGATATCTCTACCCACGCCAGTGCCTAGGTCATGTATGCCAAAGGATGCCCAATTACTCTGTGTGCCTGAATACAGATACCCTGTGGTACGTACAAGACCAAACCACAGACTGTTATCTGGGTTAGTGTCCAGCGTGAGCTCCACATAGTATTTGCCAGTTTCGTAAGTTGACACTGACCGAACTCCGCCGCGGCCGCCACCCACTTTGCTTGCCTGTAATCCTGACACAGACCAGTAGTCTGTTGGGCTGGGGAATGCTCCGGCTGGAGCTGGATAATCCCATGAATCTCCTGATGGTGGTGGTGGTGGCTGATCACCTGCTTTAAAGCTTCCCGATGGTACCTTGAAGCTTCCTGATAATTTTAAAGTCATAGTTTGTTCCTCTTGGTTATGTTACACTTATTTATCATAAAAACGCATAACCCATCAGGAAAGCTATATTACAAGACTTTAGATAAATACTACTATTATTAACGGGTTTTATTTATATGTTTAGATTTACTGGCCGTAACAATGTTACAGGCGGACAAGTATTTGTCAAGTCACAACAATTTATAACTACATTCGATGGTGAGGTGCTGACATTCTCAACACCCAGCAACTGGACTGAACCGGACGTGGTTGAATTTACTGTGTCATTTCCTGACGCAGTGGCCAGATCAGACTTCTATTCACTAGGCGGTCAAACTCGTGTCAGCTTATCGCAGACTGACGCCACGCCTAACCAACAAAACGCATCTATCGAATCGATGCTGGACTCAATTGGCCTAATTATATTTGGTGATGATGATACCATCAACTCTGGCGTAAACGGTGTGAGTGCCGGGTTAGGGTTCATTGACTTAACGACAGCTTACCAGACTATCTTTAGCGCAACATCAATTGTTGGTGGTAACTATGTGAACGACAGCATCACAATTGACGCAAGACTCGACAATGACAACTTTGCTGTCGTATTCAGAATCACAATCGTTGATGGCTTTGATGGTGTTATTGACGAGCCAGTTGACGGCACCTTAAACGTATTTGTTGATGAGCGTAGATTCTACGCACAGCCAAGCCCAACATATACTATTGGTCTACTCCCATAGACACTCCTTGATTCCTATTTGACATAACCACTTTATCGTGCTATAATATGGCTATGAGTATGATACATGGTGACAATAAATATCGTCCTAGGCGCAAGTCTAAAAAGATGAAAGCTAAAGAGCAAGAGCTTAAGGCCATACAGCGTCAACGAGCTCGTGAGCGTAAGGACGATATCAAGAATATGAAAACATGGACGCCATCTGCCGGCAACTATCGCCGTGATGCTGGAGTACATATCCCCTCGCACCAGAGGCGTGAAACAGCACAGCAGGATAAGCTAAAAACGGCACAACACAATACACTGGAAATGAGTCCGGAAATGATTGAACGTGAAGAAGCCGCGCAGGCTGAGATAGAACGTAAAAAGAAATGTGTTGCTCCGCTATATAACAAAGGAACATACCAACCTGTATGGACTGAAGATCAAGCTAAGGACGTAGGCCGGTGATTGACGATTACACAATATACTACAAGCCAGCACCAATAGGCTCGTCAACACATACGATACGAGACGGCTACCTGGGTATGTTGGATTGGAGAGATGACAACAAGGTTGATATGAAAATATTCGCTCCAAACAAGCGCAAGGGTTATAGGTTAGTATTTAAGAATAAAGAAGACCTACTAGCATTCAAATTGACATTTAGTGTGTGAAATAAATTAAAAGGTGAATAATGGAAACTATATTACTGTTAGTATTTATACCAATCACTATTGCCATCATAGCAAAGGTGTGGCTTAAAGCTACTATTACATGGCAAGAGTTTGCTATACAAGCAGTGGCTTGTTTTGTGATTATTGCTGTCGTGTACGGCTTAGGACGTTTCGGACAAACGATGGACACACAATTAATTACAGGTGAAGTAGTGGATAAAGTGAGGCATCACGACTCCTATGTCCGATCTTATCGATGTAATTGTTATACGACATGCTCTGGCAGTGGTAATAACAGGACTTGTACTGAGACATGTAGCACTTGCTATGAAGACCGGTACACGGTGGACTGGTATTTGAAGACTACCATTGGACGTATTAATATTGACTCACTTGATAGATCCAGCAGAAGCGTTTATAATAGGCCAGACCCATCAGCGTATACCAATGCTGTCATTGGTGAAGCGTGTTCAAAGACTGATATGTATACAAACTATATTAAGGCAGTGCCTGAAAGCTTGTTTAGTAAGGAATCTGCTATCGATGACTCACAGTTTTCACTACCGGAATACCCACGGGTGCATTCAATCTATAAGGTAAATCGTGTTATTGGAGCTGGTTCAACTAAAGAGTTACGTGATCGCTTGGATGAACATATGAAAACCATTGGCCCTAACAAGCAGGCCAACATAATTTTTGTGGGTACCAATAGTCCCGACCCAAGTTACCGATATGCTCTAGAGCGCAAGTGGGTTGGTGGTAAGAAAAATGACCTCATTGTTGTCGTTGGCTTAGATGATAAAAAAATAACCTGGGCAGATGTCATTACACTAGGCGGCAACGCGGGTAACGAATTAACCACTGTTAAAATACGTGATATCCTAACAGGCACAAACTATAGCACAAAATCTATTGACGATGTCGCTGATATCGTCACAAAGCATTTCGATAGGAAGCCAATGGCTGACTACGAATACCTAAAGGATGAGATTGAACCACCAACATGGGTATTGGTCTTAGCCTTTATATTAGGAACAATTGTTAGCATAGGCCTAACATATGTTTTCCATGTAAATGATATCAGAAACTACAGGAGATACTGATGAAAACCGCACTATTTGGAGTTATTGGATTTATTGTATTACTTATTGGCGTTGTTGTGACAAGCTACATTAGCAACTATAACTATGGTAATCGAATTGAAAAGCAAATTGAAGCTGAGTACGAGAATACACAGAACATCTTGTCACAGTATTCAAACAAAATTGCTGAGATTGCCCAGGTACCAGGCATGGCACGTGACGACCTTAAAGAAGTTTACACTGAGGTAATGGGTGGACGTTATGGCGACAATGGTTCTAAGGCTATGATGCAATGGATCACTGAGCAGAACCCACAACTAGATGCGTCACTGTACACAAACATCCAGCAAGCTATGGAAGCTGGACGTACCAAATTTGAGAACGCACAGACTAAATTGATTGATCACAAACGACAGTATGAAACTAACCTGGGTTACTTGTGGAAAGGTACTTGGTTACGTATTGCCGGTTATCCTAAACTTGATTTAGATGAGATTAAGATCATTAAGAGTGATTACTCAAACGAAGCATACGAGTCTGGTGTTGAAAACGGCATCCAGTTACGCAAGGAGCAGTAATGGACTTTGAGTCTGTCGGCGATGATATGCTGGACACCATATTAATTTTTATTGTGTATGGGTATCATCCTGGCAGTTGCGCTGAAGCTCTATTGCGTGAAGATTTAGAAGGCGCCATGGCCAAGGCACATCCCTGGCTTAAGCATAGAGCAGACAAACACGATACTTATGTAGAATACTACCTTGATATTGTGAAAAGTTGTGTTCCAGACTATTGTAAGAAGGAAAACTTTGATACATGGCGTGGTTTTGATGGAAACAAATCTAAGGCGTTAGAAGAAGAAGTATTCGTTGAAATGTTAAATGGTATGAGTAAATCAGAAGCAGTATTACACGTATTAATTGAAGAGGGTAGAATAGAATGAGATGTTATCATTTTGGTAATATGTATATGTCAAGTATACAACAGGGCATACAAGCGGCCCACGCACAAATGGAGTTATTTGTGAAGTATAATCCTTGTGGTCAGTCTGAAGATCCGCATTTTGACCAGGCACTAAGTTCATTGTATGATTGGGCTGAGAGCTACAAGACAATGATCTGTCTGAATGGTGGCATGGATTTGAATCTAAAGGAGATTAAGGAATATTTTGAACTTCCGGAAAATCCTTATCCTTGGGCATACTTTAATGAAAGCCACGACGCAATGGATGGCATGCTAACAAATGTTGCCATTGTTTTGCCTGAAGAGATTTATGAAGCCGCAAAAGAAGCCAAAAAGAATGGTGACGGTACGTTACTGTATAAGGGATTGAAATCTTATGATCTGGGGATCATAAGATTACTCAATGGTTGTGGGCTGGCTCGATAAGCTTGGCTTTAAGTGAATATAGGAGATATCATGAGACGTTTTAGAATAGATGGCGGGAAATATGGTGGCGAGATAGTGTTAGGCACTGTGTCTGCTGAGTTTGTGGAGTATTGGCAAGGTCGTGACCCAGAAGAATTAGTTGAGTACATCCAAACTGAGGGTGAATCAGATCCTGACAGCCCTGAACTAGATGGCTACATCTGGGACTGTGACGATTACGAGCATGTCAGCACAGTGTACGCAGATGGTGAATTGTTCGTCACTGAGGTTCCAGCAGATGGTTCAGACGATTGGGATTACGGTGAAGTACTAACCCGCTCAAATATGTTTGAATCACACTACTCACGTGAAGCATACCATTATGAAGAACCAGTGAACGACAGCGATGATCCAATCGTGGCTTATCATAGTTCAGAAAAAGGTGACCACGTATCCTGGTTCCTAGACGCCGAGGATTTCGATCCAGAGTTGATCACGTTAGGTGTTGTCGAAACTGAGTTTGGTGAATTCATCGAAGCATTATATTATGATGGCATAGAACTTGACATGAACTTGGATAATGCGGGAACTCACACCAACTATGTTGTTGCAGGTGTTGGTTACATGAATCGCGAAGATCATGAGTCACAAGAAGATGCGCTGGAGTGGTTGGAAGATGAGTGAAACATTAATGAAGGCCAAGTTAGAAGGCGTCCGGCTCTGCGAAATTGTTATTGATGGCGACCTCATGACTATTGAAGAATATGATGACTGTTTGCGAGATGGGTGCATCATACCAAGTGATGGTGTCGGCACTTATGTAATTGATAATATGGAATCCGATGTCTGGGCTTCATTTACTGTAGGTGACCATCCTGACTGGGCAACACATGTGTTATGGTTTAACACATAATGGTAGCATCTGATTGTAATCCAGCAGTTATTGAAACGATAACTCAGAACGTAGAAAAGCTCAAAAGGTTTCAGGTATATGAGCAGACCTTTGAATTTGAAAGATCAGATACCCTGGAAAAATATGTAACACTTGTGACACCGGGGTTGTATTGTGTAACAACTCACATGGATATCCTTCCACTTGTAACATTTTTACATGAATCGGCCATAAGCTTGTGGGCAGTAGGTGCTTATAAGGACTCAGATCCCTTGACGGCTGTATTCACTAATCCGGAAGATACGTTCTTATTTAAGATACTGGGGGGTGGCATTAAATGAAACGCATTGTGTTTAACAGTAAATCACAAAAAGAATGTATGGGAGTAATAGAACATCTTGAAGAAGCAGGAATAGACTTTGCCCCCTACAACATGGATTATGTCGCAACGGGCAAGTGGGCATTAAAGCTTACATTTAGAACTAAAGAAGATGAATTCTTATTTAAGATGATGTATAAGTCTAAGTCACTCTTACCTTGACAAGATCACTTTTCTATTGTATAATGTATACATTAGATAAATAATATTAGTAAAGGGATAGACCCATTACTAATCAAAACATTAATTATAGGGAGTCTATAATGTCTAAACAATACGATCTAATCGTCTTTATAGGGCGATGTGAGCCTAACCATATAGGTCACAATAAAATTATCCGCAAAGCTACAGAAATGTCCAACAGTGTTCTAGTACTGTTGGGAAGCGCAAATCGACCACGTTCAATTAAAAACCCATTTACTTTTGAAGAAAGAAAGAAGTTCATCCAAAGAATATTTGGTTCTGCTAAAGTTGAAGGTATCATTGATTACGACTACCAGGATACACTGTGGACTGAGCAAGTCTACCAAGCAGTAGACAACAACCTTAAGGACCGTGGGTTAAATCCACGTGATGCTAAAATTGCTGTCCTTGGTCATGAGAAAGATGAATCATCATACTACTTACAATTATTTCCTACCTGGAAGTTCTTAGACTTTGGAAAGTTTACTGGAGATGGTAATCAATTAATCGACGCCACCAAAATACGTGAACTTTACTTTGAAGGTCATTTAGAATATTTGCGTGGTGTACTTGATCGCACTACTTATAACGAAATGTCTGCTTTTATGATTACCAAAGAGTATAAGCAGTTGGTTAAAGAGTATGAGTTCATTAAAAAGTATAAAGAGCAATGGGCCGATAGTCCTTATCCACCAACATTTATGACTGTGGATGCCATTGTTATTCAAGGCAGTCACGTACTACTCATCAAGCGTAAGTCAGAACCAGGCAAAGGGCTGTGGGCCATGCCAGGTGGTTTCATACAGCCTTATGAAGTATGTAAGGATGCTATGTTGCGTGAGCTTAAGGAAGAAACAAAGCTAAAAGTACCTACTCCAATATTAGAAAAGAGCATTGTACACCAGCAATTGTTTGATGATCCAGGCCGTTCAACGCGGGGGAGAACATTCACACAGGCGTTCTTAATTCATCTAACAGGCGGTAACGGTGAGTTACCAAAAGTCAAAGGTGCTGACGATGCTGAAGAAGCACGTTGGGTTCCACTACACGAATTTGAGAACATGAGTGCAGAAATGTATGAGGATCATTACTCAATTGTACACTTAATGAAAGGTTTTATAAACTAAAGTCCTAAGAATAGACTTGGGCAATCAACCAATAAAGGGAGACTTTATTATGAAAAACTTCGAAAACGGCCTACTGAGCCAAATCAGAAACACATATGGTATCGCAAGCGATACTGACTCTTACAAACTATCTCACCACGTCCAATACAAGTTGGGTGCTGACATGATGATTTCATATATTGAATCACGTGGCGGTGAGTTTGATGAAACTGTATGGTTTGGCCTACAGTTAATCATTAAAGAATACTTGATGCAACCTATTACCAGCGAACAAGTTGATAACATGATTGCGTTTGAAAAAACACACCTTGGCGGTAACGTTACTGGTGACTTGGAAATTGCTCTACGCACTGTAGTCGAAGATTATGATGGCATGTTGCCAATTCGCATACGTGCTGTGGAAGAAGGTTCAATCATCCCAGTTAAAAATGTGCTGGCAACCATTGAAACCAGTGTTCCAGACCCACGCATCTTTAGCTTAGTTTCTTACTTTGAGACTAAGATCCTACGTGTTTGGGCACCAACTACTGTAGCCACTATGAGCTACAATATCCGCAAGCATATCCTTGCTGGCTTAGAACTAACGAGTGAAGATCCACAAGGACAAATTCCATTCAAGTTACACGACTTCGGTGCTCGAGGTGTGAGCTCATTGGAGACTGCGGCATTTGCTGGTGCTGGACACTTAGTTTCATTCCTGGGTAGTGATACAACCATTGCTATCATGGCCGCTAACTTGGGGTACAATGAAGAAATGAGTGCTTTTAGCATCCCAGCTTCAGAACACAGCACAACCACAATGTGGGGTCCTGATGGTGAGCAAGCGTTCGTAGACAACATGTTTAAGAACTACGCTAAAGAAGGAGCTATCTTTGCTACAGTAGCAGACAGCTTTGATATTCTTAACTTCGTAGATCGGATTGCGCCTAAGATGAAAGACCGTTTGATTGAGTCTGGTGCTACATGGGTTATACGCCCTGACAGTGGTGATCCAGTACTCACTCCGATTAACGTTGTTGAAAAGCTCGCCGAACACTTTGGTTACGAAGTCAATGCTAAGGGCTTTAAAGTTCTTAACAATGTACGTGTTATCCAGGGTGACGGCATCAATATTGATGATGTACGTGACATTGTTGATATCATGATCCAGAAGGGTTGGAGTATTGACAACATTGCGTTTGGTATGGGCGGTGGCCTGTTACAAAAGAACAACCGTGATACACAGAAGTTCGCAATGAAATGCTGTGCCGCACGTATTGATGGCGAATGGGTTGATGTGTACAAAGACCCTAAGATCTACGATCCAAACACTTGGGGCGTAATCAACAAGCAGGGTGACAACGGCTTTAAAACATCCAAGAAAGGACGCTTAGAGCTTATGTACAACTCACAGACTGACACTTGGGAGACTATGCCTAAGAGTATTGCCAACGATTACAATGGCAAGTTTGGGTGGACTAAGAAGCTGGAAACAGTATATGAAAACGGCAGATTAGTCAAAGACCTAACCCTGGCGCAGGTCCGTGCCAACGCCGGAACATTCTAAATCTCCGGTAACCACTCGAAATGGGAGGGTAATTTATCCTCCCATTCCCTTGACATAACCACTTTTCTGTAGTATAATATGTATAAATAATATTAAAGAGGACTTTATTATATGGCAACTTACGGCAAATCAGGACTATCACCAGAGATGGAACGTACCATCATATCAGCTCGTGTACGTATGCTGATTAGTGCTCCTTTCTTTGGTACCCTTGCCACACGCCTAATCATCAAGAAAGCTGGTGATTGGTGCCCTACATTTGCTACTGATGGCAAATATCTGTATGTTAATCCAGAGTTTATGAAAGAGCTCGACAAGCATGAATTAGAGTTTGTTGTTGGTCATGAGGTGATGCACTGTGTTTATGACCACATGGGCCGACGTGGTGGACGTGATCCCAAGCTATGGAATGCGGCCGCAGACTTTGTTATTAACCTTGAGCTTGTAGATCAGAACGTTGGCAAAATGCCCAAGATGGGTCTGCTGGACGAGAAGTATCGTGGCTTAAGTTCAGACGAGGTTTACGAACTGCTTGAAGAAGAGCAAGACAAGAACGGCGACCAGGGTTATGAAACACTGGACGTTCACATGGAGCCTAACAGTGGTGGTGGTGATGGTGATGGTGATGGTGATGCTACCAACGGTCCTATCTCAATCTCAGAAGAAGAGCGTAAAGCTTTAAGCGATGAAATTAAACAGGCTGTGATGGAAGCCGCTAAGGCCGCCGGTGCTGGCAATGTTCCAGGTGGTGTCAAGCGTATGATTAAAGATTTGGTTGAGCCTGAAATGGACTGGCGTGAGCTATTACAAGCTGAACTGCCAAGCATGTTTAAAGATGACTTTACTTTCTCACGTCCTTCACGTAAGAATAGTTCTTTAGGTGGTATCTACTTGCCTGGACAGGACCAAGCTAATCGTGTAGAATGTGCTATTGCTATTGACACATCAGGTTCCATTGGTGAGTCAATGCTACGTGACTTTATTTCAGAAATTAAAGGCATCATGGACCAGTTCGATGACTTTGTTATCACCATGTGGTTCTTTGATACGCAGACATACACCGTACACAAGTTCAATCCAGATAACTTACATGACATTCTGGAAGTTGAAATTGAAGGTGGCGGTGGTACTGACTTCGTCTGTAACTTTGACTTAATGAAAGAAATGGATTTAGTTCCTGAGAAGTATATTTGCTTTACAGATGGATTTCCGTGGGACAGTTGGGGTGATCCGGATTATTGCTCCACAATCTTTGTAGTACATGGGAGTCCAGATATCACTGCTCCTTTCGGACAGACCGTTTACTACGATCACAAGAAAGAAGGAACAACTAAGGGTTAAAACCAAAGGGCCGTCAGGCCCTTTTCCATCCTTTGTAATATTCTTGTTTTCCATTCCACACCAAACCTAATCCATTTGGTTTTAACTCGGGAAACTCACGTACTATATCTTTAATCATTCTGCCATATATCATATCGCCGTCATCATTTATAAACTTGTATTTACTGTAACTACATTCTTCATAAGGGATACCGATCAACCTTTCGTCATATTTTCTCCAGCCTTTATATTCTAATCGGGCACCGGTATTAATTGAACTCAAAACGCTGAGACTCATAGGAAGTTTATTGGACAACTCAGTTAGATTGGCCACCACAACTACATTGCCTTCAGGATCAATGAACTTATACTCATTGGTTTCTATACGACCAGGAACACATTTAGGTGGGCATGAAAATTCAATATAGTTCCTTTCGCCATCATTATACCATTTCTTGCCACTGTTTAGATCTCCTCCCGACCCATTTTCTTTGGATCGTATGCTACAGGCCTTTCTAAATTCTTCTGATCGCTTCAAATCCTTGTTTGCTTTGGAAATCTTTTGTTTGGTTTCTTCGGTGTGAGACCTTTTTGGATTTGATTCATTGTGTTTTTTAACTTTTTCAGATATCAAAGTCCTTGTTTCCTGACTATGTGACTTGCCATACATTGGATTTCCTTTCCCTGAGAGTGTCTTAGAGCATTGCTCCCTAATGTAATCATATGTTCTACTGTTGGGAACATAACGGTTACCATTGTGTGTAATACTACTTGATAGCATTTTAGAGATAGCCAATACCATTTTACTTCGGGCTTTTCCTTTTGTCATTTTAGTTAAAAGTCTATGACATATAAAATGTTCCCTGGCCGTTAGCAGGATCATGTTATCTTTAACATCCTCACCACCCAGTGATTTAGGTATAATATGGTGTCCCTCATAGTATCTTTCACCACGGGTACGGTTTTCTTGTTGAGCTTTTTGAATAATCGAATAATATGTTCGAGTGTATTTGTTTTGTATAAATAACATTGCTGATACTCCTGTTTAGTATTAGAGTAGTCGGAACTGCCATTCGCGGACTACACTTCTATTTACCACTTCTACTTGACATAACCACTATTTCCTGCTATAATATACATAATATAAATTAACAGTGAGTATTCAATGAGAACTCAATTCCAAATACAGAAAGACATTAATGCCGTTTCAAGACAGATCGGAGAGCTTGAAGCTGAACTTGAATCCCTAATGGATGAAATGAATCAGGTAAAATTAGCACAGCCATCGGCACCATTGAATGAATCAGAACAGCATTTATTCGATTGGCTTGAAGTAGAAGATAGTGAATTACTATTAGCATGTATGGCGATGCGAAAGCAACGAGATGGCTGGGATCTAATGGACTGCTGTGACGATCTTGACTCCCGAACTTATCATGAATACTGCGAGGGATGGTAGAGACCATGGATTATCTTAGGAACCATTGCTGGTGCAGTAGTTCACACTGGGATAACAAAATGTTTGATTGCCAGATTATGGTCTCACTTTTTTCTTACAAACACGGGTATAAAGAAGATTGGAATAACCTAACACGTGAAGTTGAGGCGTTTAGTCAGGATAGAGCAGACCTACATGCCCGAGCAGTAGAAGCTATGAGGGAACAAGGGTTTGATTGTCCAGATGATCCTAAAGCAGGATACGTTAGAATAAGAAAGCTCAAGCCTGAAGTGATCGAATGGTTAGAGAACAATGTTGAAGACTACGAGGGTGGCAAGGGTTGGTGTGTTGGTAGTGATGAATATATCGTAGGTGATTCCAGTACAAGCTTGTCAGTGTTCCTACAACGCAGGAAAGATGCTATGAACTTCATTAAAACGTGGAGCAAGTATAAGAAGCCTATTAACTACTGTCAGTATTTCACAGACGTTCGTAAGCGACTTAACTTGGAAACTCTAAAGTATGAGATAATACAATGACCGAATTGGATATTGATAAAGTTAAAGACTACATGGATAAGCAACCTACCATTGATGAAATGGCGGCTGACTTTGCTGATGAGAGCAAGTGTTCTAATTGTGGTAGAGAGATTAAAGATCCAAGACAAGCACATAAGATTATGGGTGGTTTAGTTGTTATATGTAATCACCGTAAAGGTGCATTCAACAGAATGACAGGAGTTTAACAATGAAAGAACTTATTGAAAGAATTAATACTCTCAAAGAAAATAGAGAGAATGGTGAACGAGGTTTGGATCCAGCGATTGAATTTTATGAGCGTATCGCTACAGAGATTGCTGGTTTAGAATCTGAAATTGAAAGACTTAGAAATACATGCGAGGGTAGAGACAAAGAATGATTACTATTACGCTATTTGAAGGCATTAAGCAATTTGAATGTGACCTTCCTGAATTGCCGGAAGCCGGTATTCCTATTCGGGTAAAAGCATATAGGCCTGGTGACGACGACAATCCTGTGGTTATTGATGCGATAATCGAAACCTACCTTGGTGTAGACTATGTTGAAAACACAGCTATGGCCAAGTGTGGATTAATTAAAGCAGTGGGATAATAACTTACAATGAATGAATATCAAAAAATTGCTGGCAAGGTCGCCACTGTAAACAAGCCTGGAGCTGTTACTCACGGAAAGCAATGTGTTGTTGAAGCATATGACAAAGAAGCAAAGAAATACAGGGTGGGATTTGATGAGTCGTGGCAGGGCTGGTACAAGAGAAGTGAGTTGGAGATAGAGTAATGAGTTTTCAACCTGTAGGCTATACGCCTGAAGTTAAAGAAGCCATTAAAAAGGCTCACGACCGTATCGCATCACTCAGAGGCGAGAGAAATACATTTCGTGGTCAGTGTAAGTCACTTGAAGCACAGCTTAAAGAAGCTAATGATCGCATTCAAATATTAAACTTAGCACTGGGTGAAGCAGTTAAAGATATGCCTTATGAAAGTGATACTTATTGTGTATCACTTGATTGCAAGTATAGTGATATATTAATTAATGATGAAGACAAATGAACGAACCTCTAAAAATTGTTATTAGTGTAGACGAATATGAACATTTCAAAAATCTTTTGAATGGGCACGGTATTGAGTTCAAAGCATACCAGGGTCCTAAGATTTCATTGATGGTGATAGAGATTGAAGATGAGCAGGATGCCGCATTTGTTAAACTTAAATATTTTGGAAAGAGTGACGGATTTTATGGTGGATGAAGAATTATTATATAAAACGTTGGCTGGGTTCACAGCCATCGAAGACGACGGTTACTTACTTGACAACGGTTATTTAAAACATATATCAAGTGATAACTTTTTTAGTGCCGGCAATTTCATAGAATACAAAGCCCTTAAAGACTTTACGTTTAATGGCATAACTGTATTGGAAGGTAACCGGGTCAACATATATTCAGATGGATCAATATTAGTAAAATGAGAATGACAATAACAGTTGACGGACATAGAGTCCCAGCAATCTTAGACCAAATGCCATGTGGCGGGACACCAATATTTGACCATGAGTCAGGTACATATTCCTACAGATGTGATTCATGCTTTGCGGTGATCGGTAGCATAGGCCAGCCACAGTCCTGTAAAGACATAAATGAGTTTGCAGAGAAAATGGGTTTTGAAAATGCTAACAGTACCGCATGTGATTAGATACCACATACACTTTGGTGATCAGTTGCCACTGTTTAGTATTTATGATTGGGAGTTTGATTGATGGCAGTGATAATGGCCACAATACCAAGTGACCGAAGTCCCGGTTGCTGGGCTAGAGTTAAAGAAGCTCTTAAGGAGCAAGGGTATAATGTAGATCGATACTTCATTAACCACAGAAACATGATGGTATTCGATACAGATCCTGAATCAGCACTGGCGTTTAAATTAACATACGGCAGTAACAGCACAGTTAACGCCGATGATATACTAGATAAATAGAGTTATGGAAGTACAACAAACTAATTCAACAGCTAATACTCCACCGCCAACAGCGTCGACTGACAATGTCCAGAAAGAAGCTGAGATTGCGGTCGATGTTCAGCGCAAGCGTGAACAGGTAGAAGAAGTGACTGAAGCCAGTTCTGACAGCCAACTCGGCACAAACATTGACGTATACGCCTAATAATCTTCTTGACAATCCGTCCTTTGTATAGTATAATAACGTATGACTTATTGGAATCATAGAGAACTGACAACCGAACAGCCCTGGGCCAACAATAGACGGGCATGGGTTCAGGCCATTTATGATGGTAACACAACAATACTTGACTTGCTCCCAGAAGCTCTCCCAAAAATGAAAGTTTCATATTTAAACTTCATTATGGAATATGGGATTAATCGTAGACAATGGGCTCAAAGGAAACAGGAAATCTGCGATAAAGTCAAAATATTAATCTTTGACGAATATAAAAGACGTGACCATAGAGTGCCAGTTGTCTCTCAGGACCAAGCAGAACTTATCATAACTCGAGGACTCAAGTGGGATCATTTCACAAACGTCAGTGGCATTGTTAATCTCTATTATAAGTTTAAGCAACTAGGGTTCAAGGACCAGGCTGATGAAGCGTTTAATATGATTATGAACTTTAAGCCTGGGCAGGTTAAGAAACTATTGAAAACGTGGCCAGACTTTGTACAGTATGCTGAAGAAGGCAAGTTCCATGAGAAGATGGATAACATTAAAATACTCAGCGTATACTATAGAAACCCAGAGTTACGCAAACATCTAAACAAAGAATACTACGAGCTACTCAAATCAGGCACATTTGCTGAGGCTTTAACTGCTGATAAGAAACGAACATATAGAGAAATAAAGTTCTTTGATAAGGAGTTTGGTTGTGAGTGATAACTTTATTAAAATTACGAAGCGTAACGCAATACACAGAAGCGACTTCCTGGGGCTCATAGAAGACCCGGCCACCCACGTCAGGTTCCTACGCTTCAGGATACTGATTGAGACTAACACTGATATACAGGACGTCTTAGAAGAGATTGAAGAGCTTTCAACAGATATATATTATGTAGACATGGTTAACGCAAACACTACTGCCTACGTTTATTTTTACAGCGAAAAAGACTTCGCACAATTCAGGAGATAATATGGATACCCTACAGAAATATGAGTTCTTTGCTATTATGGCCTTCACCAATGGCGTCATGGGAATGCTTAACTTACTAGGCCAAGGCTTTAACGCTGAAGGGCTCATGGTCATATGTATTGCTATTGCGTGTCAGTTAGTGGCAGGCACAATGAAAGACAAAGCCATGTTAATCCGTATCATCAAACGTGCTGGCAAAGTAGCAGAAAAATCCTGTGAACCAGGATTTACTAAAGCACAATACAGACAAGCATATCAAAATGAACTGGAAATTCTCCTAGAAGAGAAAGGTTATGAGAATCCCCGCCAATTGGCTAGGGAGTTAGTTCAAGGATCCAGCGAATCATCCGAATAATTTACTCAGTTTTATCAGGCTTTCGTACAGGTATCTGGTAAATAATATTGAATCGGAGCAGAAATGCTCTGGAATGCCAACATACTACACAAGGAGAAGGAAATGGCAAAGGAAAAAGCAAAAGTTGAAGAAACAGAAGTTGACGCAACTGAAACGGTAGAAGTAACTGACGCACCAGAAGTTGGCGCAGATGCTACTCTAGAGCCAGTTCAATTACAGATCGCAGACCTACAGGGTCTTGGTCAGATTATTGATCTAGCATTTAAGCGTGGCGCATTCGCGGCTAATGAAGCGGCAGTGATCGGTACAGCTTACAATAAACTAAATGCTTTCTTAGGCTACGTTGCGTCTCAGCAGTCACTTGCTAAAGGTGAAGAGAACGCTGACGGTGAAGAAGCAACTACAGAGTCTGAGTAAGGGAAAATTCATAAGGAGGTGACTTATGGCTAAGTTAACCAGACATGTAGGAAGATTAAGTAATAGTGGTGTACGCTGTGCGGTTGTATTTCGTTCACTACCTGACGAGCCAGATAACTGTTTAGTTATTGAGACTGACGCATTATCAGATATGCTACAGGACGATTTAATGAAGATAGTTGAAGGCAAAGTATCACAAGAAGAAGTTGATTTATATAAGGCTTTAGAGCGTTCACAATTAACAGGTGGCGCAAATGCTCTAACTTATATGCACCAGGCTGGACACATTAAGAAAGTGCCAATCTCTAACGTTGAGATGATACCTTTCCCAAATCGTCCAGTACCTTTAGCGGACATCAACGCACAGATTGATGGCACTACGCCAGTAGAAGAAGTGGTAACTGCTTCTACTCAAACTGAAGCTGATGTAACTGCCCAGGAAGCTCCGGCTAACGCTGGAACTGACGAAGGCAAGGCCCAAGCGGCAAGTCTTATTAGACAAGCTGAAATGATGGAAGATGATGCGGCTAAGAAGCGTGAAGCGGCTTACCAATTGGATCCTTCATTGAAGCCTACTAAGACTAAGACTAAAGCTAAGACTAAAGCAGAAACTAAGACAACTCAAAAAAAAGATAAGCGTGTAAAAAGCGAAGCTGAAAAGCAAGCCACACGTGAAGCTCGTAATGAGCGTAGACGTCAAGCATATGCGGCTAAGAAAGCCTCAGAAACAGATGCTAAGATTGAAGCGCAAATTGCTGAAAAAGTTGTTCGTGATGCAGAGAGAGTAGACGCGGAATAACATCCGTTTACTATTATATTGAAAAAACCCACTTCATGTGGGTTTTTTTATGATAAATATTAATAGCAGTTAGGAGGAATGTATGTCCGAAAAAGGTCGCGTTGATCGTATGATGAAAAACATTGGCAAGCCTAACATATACAATGAGCTTATAAAGCAGATAACACCCACACAAATACCAGCAGAGCTTGTCCAATCCGTCATTATTTTTTATAAGAATGGCACAACATTTGAATTGAGTGGCACAGACTTAACGGAGCCTGTACCAGTTAAACACAAGCAGTCGCCTGAAGAAAGGGGACAGACACGTGAAAACATAGATGATATTAAAATATACGTTAATACAGAAATGTTAGCAGAAAAAATTGATCCTGTAATTAATGAATTATTTGATGAATTAAATCTTCTTTAAAACATAGACATTCTGCCCAAAGGTATCCCTATACCAATCACTGACTATTTCAAATCCAAACTTTAGATAGGCATAGTGTGAACCTTTACGTGGGTAAGACCATATTCTATCACAGCCTTCTTCTCGAGCTTGCTCCTCTAATGCTTTGAATAATAGTTGAGCAATGCCTTGCTTGCGAAAATTTGAAGCCACCCATATGCCACGTGATCTATACAAGGTGTCTTCTGTTCGGAATCCAGAATTAACACCAACTATCTGATTGTCATCGGTATAAACGCCCCAGAAGGTTGGCTTATAGTTGTTATATATATCCATACTGTAACCATCTGGATTATTATAAACCATAGAACTCATTGGCTTTACATCATAACGGCCTGGCCATAAGTTATGTTGCCATTGGAATTTAATTGTTTCCCATTTAATCTTTTTAACTATCATACTCTACCTATAAGCGTGAATCGAGTGTACAGGGGCATATGTAATTCATCTTCTATAATACAGACACTCAATCCAGCCTTCTCCTTAAATTCCTCAATGCTTTCAACACAATTAACGTGTCCTTCACCTTCTAAATAATTATTAGACTGTAGGGCAACCATTGTGCCTGTTGGCACAGCACCTAGCCAGTCTTTTATATCTTCAATATGTTCACAGCTTGTATTGATGACTAAGTCGTAATCTGAATAGTCATGTATATACATGTCGTCAACAACATGCTCAAAAGGAATATAACGATTAACATGTGATGCGACTTCAGCTACATCTGGATCAATATCAATGCCCACATACTCAGAACCAATACCACCACGGTGTAGCATAGTGGCTAACTGACCGTACCAGGAGCCACATATAGCGACACGCTCTGACTTACCCACAAAGTGTAGAAGGTTAACTAACTTGATCTTACTTAACATCTGACACTTACTCAGACTATCTGGGTTAAAGTTCTCGAAGCGTAGAGCTTCTATGATCCAGCGAACACCCAAGTCCACTTTAGTATGCTCTAGCTGTTTATCAATATCCGACCAAGTCAGTTCCATTTTCAAATTGCTCCTTTAACCAATCATAATCGTTCACTCGCTTTAGATGTACTGGACTACCAAAATGCTTCTGTCCATACAAGTACCCCAACTGTGCGCCATCCTTACTCTCTTCAGCAAATGGCACCGGGAGAGCTACTTGTGTCCATGCTGTTACCCGATTCATTGTCTCTTCACTTACTTGACGTGCTATGACGCCCGATGACAGCTTGACGCCTTCCCTAAACCCTGAACGCCATGCTGTGAACGCATCGGTATTATATGCTGTTACGTTACTGACCTCGGGCATTGCCTTAAAGTTTTCAGATACAGATGTCGTAAAGTCTACTGACCATTCATCTATATCACGAACAGCTTTGGTTGGGAACAGCTTAACACCACCGTAACCATATTCTAAGCCATTACATGGATTGTGCGAACGCCATGTATACACACAATCTCTATCATATATATTTGGGTATAAGTCAAAGTTAAAACTGTCTAATATCTCTGCGTCACCATCAACAACATAAAACATTGGTGTGCCAGCTAGGTGTGCCGCGGCCTTATGGGCGTTAAATATGCCTTTGATGCCGTCTAAACGTTTGGCTCGTGGGAAACGCTTTTTTAGTTTCGCATAGTTCTCATCAGCATTTAATTCACCATAACTCATGAACACTATATCTAACTCACCGAACTCTAACTTGTCGTCATATACAGATTTAATATCTGTAATAGCATTTAGGATAGCTTGGTCAGTAAAATAGCTGGCTCGTTCGAGCAAGGTGTCACGTTTAATTAAACGTAGAGCATCACTGTCATTCCATAGGTGCATGTACTGTTCATCATACTCGGGCATCTTATATGAGAAATCAAAGTTGCCAACATAATTATTAGCAACAAATATATACTCTGAATGGCATCGGTCCAATATCTCATGTACTTCTTTTAAACCAAAGTCAAAAGAATCAACGTGTATTACCTCACCATATTCCGTTGCCATTCTCTGACACCAATCAGGCCAGCCACGAGTTAATAACACTAAGTCGTAATCCTTGTATTCAATCTTACTCTCTTTTAATCCAATTTCAAGGTCCGTGTCAACAATATTAGCTACGTCTTTTATCTCACCATTCCACCAAGCATCGTCTGTAAACCCTTTAATGTTTTCAAATACCTTATCACTCCTAAACAATCTTATCGAATCATCGTCATTCCAAAATGTTAGTGCCATTTCATAGTCTTCTACTTTCTCTGAAAAATCTAAATTAGATTCAACATCACCTTTTATGACATAAAAATAAGGTGTCTTACATGTGCGTTTGATAACATTCAACGAATGTAACGTTAGGCGGTCGTTGTGTAGGGGAATAGCGTCTGGTATATCAGTGCCTTTAGCAAGGACGTAGGTAGTTGCTTCATACGATTTAATGTGACCGAGATCTTTAAATGGAAACTTTCCTTCAGTCATTGCGTCGTCAGTAAAATTATCGGGATAAGCTTTTACTGAGTCCGTCTTAAATAACATTATGCCAACTTTACCATCCCACATATGAACGTAATCTTCATCAGTGTCAAAGTTCCAGGGAAACCGGGATAAGTCTTCTATTGGTAAGTCATACTTTTCTTGTATTACAAAGAAATAATCACTCTTAACATTGGCGAGTATAGATTCAATTGTTTCACTATTTAATTCTTCGCCTGGAACATGATTTACGTCTTCAGTGTATTTTTTAACTTTCTCATATAGATCAGTAGTGTTAGCAATGACAAAAACGTCTGACATTTATTTCTCCAATTAACGTATGCTTTAACATATTTATCAGCATATTGATGGGGTCACTGGAATTCACGGTAAATATTGACATGGGTGTAATTAATCACAAATTTTGGGTACAGGACTTTGACCGTTCAGGCAGAGGTTCTCCGATATATCAACAACCACTAGCACGTTGGTTTACCCGAACTAACTGTGGCGGCAAAAGTATGCGTCGTTACCTAAAACGTGCGGCTCCTGATGATGCCATCGTTGTATTATACAATATACCTGATAGAGACTTAGGCCAATGGAGCAAAGGTGGCCATGAGAACTATGAGGACTATATGAACTGGATTGAAGAGATGGTGGATGCTATACGTGGCTACAACCCGATTATTATCTTTGAGCCTGACGCTCTACCTCATGTTAAAGACAAGCATTGTGACCTACGAATTGCCATAATGAAGTTAGCCTTAGAGCGTCTGTGTACTGTTTGTAGCAAGGTATATGTAGACATTGGACATTGCCACTGGCTAACTGTAAGTGAAGCTATAGAGCTCCTACATGCTGTCTATAACCCAGACATACGTGGGTTCAGCCTTAACGTAAGTAACTTCCAGGATACACAGTTCAGCATTGGATATGGCCATGCTATATGTGAGAACTCAATGAAGTACAAGCATTTCGTTGTCGACACAAGTCGCAACGGTGCTGGCCCAGCCCTAGACGGCGAGTGGTGTAATCCACCTGGACGCAAGATTGGTGAGTATCCACGTCTTTATCCTGAAATACCAGCACTTGATGCTACACTCTGGATTAAAGTGCCTGGTGAATCAGACGGTAAGAAGAACGGTGGACCACGGGCTGGTCGATGGTTCACAGACTATGCGGAGGAGTTATTGCGTGAGTAATGAAAAGTTCATGATGCGATTACTCAAAGAAGAATTTGAAGCTTCAGATCGTGAAGAACTCATACAACGTGGGTATATCAATAAGCTCGGCATCATGTATGTTGCCGCACAAGACTTCACACTATGTAACACGTTTTATGAAAAAGAAGAGATAATACAGCTAAAACATTTGGGCATCAAATAACGTAAAAAAGCATAAATACTATTATGCTTCTAGTAGAAAACTACTATGCTCACAAAGAGTTTTTAAAACCTTTTATACCATACAACATAATGATGCAGACAGGACCCACTGTCAACACATACAGCATCTACAATGTTGATCGGCACGATCTATTCGAGATGGCATTAATTCACAACTTTACGGTTGAAACATTCATAGCAAGTAATAGTTTCCACGACTTAATTAAGCTTGAAGTATCTAAACGTATACGTGACTTTATAATTGAAGAGTCAAGCATACTCAAATTATACACCACCGTTACACATTGACTCCACCACTTCTTTATGTTATAATGTTACTATGACTAGAGAAGACCTCTTTGCGTGTATACTAACAGGTGATACCTGGACTTATGAAGTAGCCAAGTTTGTTGCTGATAAGTCCGGCTGGGTTGAGCCTATAGCGGATCACAAAGATCGATTCGAAGTCATAAAACCTTTTATGATGAGGGGACGTCAGGTTAATGTTGGTGATATACTCATGTTAGCTCCGATTCCCGGCACTAACACAAATGTAATGATATACACTAATGACACACAGGACATATGGTTTTAGGAATAGAAATGGTTATTGATTTATCAAATTATAGAAAAGATTTTAGAGAATATTTAGCAAGTATCGAGGATACGAATACTCGTTTATCCGAAACAAAAAATGTGGCACGTCAGATAGAACGAAAGCCCGACTTATACTCCGAAGAAGATATAGATTGGGCTCGTCAAGTTTTGCGTAATTGCTAAGTTATAGTGGTGAGATTAGATACCACCGCCACCACCGAGTACTTCAACGTCTAGCTGGAATAAAAAGTTAATTGACTCAGGTGTCTGTGTTCCTGCGGCGTCGTTTGTGATAGTAATGTTGTATGTAAAAGTTCCTATTGTATCGTCAGTACTAGTTGATAGTGAAAACGATCTGTTAGAACCCAAGGTTGCTGAACCATTTGAACTTGGACTAGCAATGACTCCTGGCCCAGGGAAACCAATCGCTGTCCAGCTAATAGTGTAGTTCGATCCACCCTGCCAGCCAGCACCTGTTTCAACCCATTGCGTAGCAGTACCCGCACCATTGTTTCCCACTTGAGTGATAGTGCCGTCTGAGTTAAAGATAACGTTAGCAAATGCCAATCCTGGTGAAGGAGTAACATCGTTGGCAAATACCGTGCCGTTTAGTCCTAGATCACCTTTAGCATTATATATAACCCCATTGTGTTCTACTGAGTCTGTTACAATAATAGACATATAAAAATTCCCCTGTTGTTGATAAAAGTATTTATCATAATTTGCGTGAAATCGTTCAGGAGCCCGGTAAATATTGGCATGAGTAAATACCTTTCACCATCACATGATGAGTTTGTAGCAATGGGCAATGGTCACTGTGACTTTGCCTGGGACAAGGTGGAAAACGCCTGTGAGTTTCTATTTGGTGGTGAGATGACTCGCGAACCAATGAGCTTGAAAGAAGAATACATTGATATTCTAAAAGGGTTAACTGACGTTTGTGTGCCAATGTCAGGTGGCGTGGACAGTGAAACTATCGCTGAAGCGTGTGTTGATGCTGGCATTGAATGGCGTCCGGTGATTATGCGCTACATGGTCAATGGACGCTGTCTTAACACACATGACATCCAGTACGCTGAATTATTTTGTGAAGAGAACGACAAGTACCCTGGCTACATTGATTTAGACATTGAAGAGTTTTTGGGCAGTGAGGAGTTCTGGCAAATATGTAAGATGTATTACTGTGTGAGCCCACAGCTTGCTTGCCACTTATGGATGTTAACTAAATTAACTAAGTACACGCCAGTCATACCCGGAGACTTCCTATACACGTCACAGAACAGATTGTCCGTGAATGTGTTTAAATATCACTGCTATGATTTCTACTTTGATAAACGTCCGGTACGTGGCATTGCTAAATTATTGAGCCATACACCAGAGATCATAGCCAGTCAGATATTATTACAGAAGGAAATCACTGAAGCAGAAGGCAACTATGACAAGAAGTGTAAACTGTACCAGGCAGGTGGTTTCAGAATCAAGCCACGTCCATACAAATACACCGGCTTTGAAGAAGTGCTGAAGCACTATCAGATGAAATACGATGGCAATCACTTGTACCAGGTATTCAACGACCGTTACAGGAAGCCTCTAGTAGAAAAGATACAACAACCTGAACACATTCATGTTTGGGTAAATGATGAATTACAGGAATATTTAGATAAATAGTATTATGAAAATTAACGTAATATCGACAAGCGAACAGGATAATGGCGTTGTATTTAATGCCAAAGGAGACTTGACTGGGTCGAACTTCAGTCAAAGCGCATTAGCCTTTAACGCTGGCGACCCCGTTGAGGGGATCGTCGAGTTAGATCGTGCGTCTGGTGCCGCTATAGGCAGACGTATCCTAAATGGTATTGAGCAAGCACAATCACCATTGGGTGATTGGGTAGAGACTGGCCCAACACCCCCACCGTGGAACGGAATATATGACATACGCTGGGATGCTCCAGTAGCTATACAAGGCATCAACACTAATACTGCCAGTGCTACAGGTGCAGGTAACGGCAATCAAGCATGGACTACATTCACAAGTGACATTGAATTTAGTGTTACTACTAGTGGTCCGGAGTACGAAATTCAATGGCCAGTTTATTTAAGGAAGAACAATGGCACACCAGAGCCTGAAGTGCCTTTTACCATAACAATAACCGTGTCATCGGCACTATAATATCAAAAAGGTAAAAAAATTATGAGAATGATATCTAACATGAAAGGAGCCAATGGCGTTGTGTACAACGCTAAGGGTGATCTAGGTCTTAACGGTACTGTATTTGCCAACGATGTCACGCCATCTCCTGGCAATGCCAACCCAACTGTTACATTTAACTCAGACGGTACCATCACACAGTCAGGCAATAATGGCACAGGTACTGCTACGCAGTGGGTAGAAACAGGCCCAACACCACCAGCATGGCAAGGTGGAGCAAACTACACTATCAGCTGGACAGTGTTTGGAGATACTGCTTTTTCTAGCCCTAACGCCAACGGTTCTGCCACTTTGGGCTCACCGCAGATATTTTCACTATTCATCGATGGTCTGTCAACTAACCCAGCTCAAGTCACTTACAGTATCACTATTACAAACGATGCTCCGGGAACACAAACACCTGAGTCAATCATCTTCATACTATCACTTGACGCAGAAGTACCTTAATATCCATTACTTGACAAAACCTCCTTCTCATGTTATAATATTGGATAGCATGTAGAAGTGAGGTTTTCTTGTGAAAGGACTATTATTTGTTTTATTATTGATGCCATCATTATTGTTGGCAGATACACTTAAGCGTGGACAGTTCTGGAAGGCATGTACTGAAACAGTAGAGCCAGCCTGTATCTATTCACGTATAATCAAAATAGAAAATGGTTACGTCACACACTACTTCAGCACTGAAGCCAAGTTCAAACTAAAGCTACAGTCAACAACTAGTGTCAGTGACTACAAGAAACGCTTCACAGAACAATATCTATCAGAGTATGACTTTGTGGATCATTCTTTTCTACAGCTAGACAACATGATTTACCGTGTTTATTTTGACAGCAGGTATACTAACGCGGTATGAGTTACACCCTCAGATATCCAGACCAACACATGGACATGTTAGTCCGCTGTTGGGATGATATAGGAGCAAGATTAGATGAACTGGGCATAGGAAACATACAAGCTGACTGTACACTCACTGATGAGAGTGGCATGGTAGAAATTGTTTTTGATAACGAACAGGACGCGATGCTTTTTAAGCTACACTATCCGTCATTGGAAGACTTAATAAATGATTCATTACAAGAAAGACACACAGCAGGTAAGAATTAATACGCCAAAACCTTTCGCTAAATCTGTGAATGATTGTGTTAAAATTGAAGGCTTTCTACGTGACAAAGGATATGGTCCCGTTAAGGTATACTTTGATAGGGATACAGTAGTTATACAACTGTGTGACGTTGAGGATTTAACGCGATTCTCTATTGAATACGGCAATAGGCCACGTAACTTCACAGATGATCTCGCTGTATTATAAATACATGTATGCGTGAAAAGAGCGATATACCTATTGAATATGATGAGAAGGAAATTAAAGTTACACTGGACTTAACAGAGTTTAGTTTACAACTTTCAGCATACTTTTCTTCAAGAAGAAGACAGCAAGTATTCAATGTTATCACTGATATCTTAGAAAAGTACGAGTGTACTGGAATCCTACAGGACGAAACAGATCCAGTTAAAACTTACATAACATTTGTCAGTCTAGAAGAGCTGTTTCGTTTTAAACTAGAATATGGAGAAAAGATAGTAGCATGACATGGTGTCCCAACGCAGAATACAAAAAGAATTTAGAACGTGACAACATGTTACAAATCGCACGTGGTAGTGAAATACTGTACCACGAGTATGACGACGACTATGGCTGGGTTGATGTATATTTCTATCCCTATATTGATAGTCAAGCAAGGTATATACATAATCTAGACCACTACCTAAAAGAAAACCACAATTGCCGCTTAAGACGTGCTACCCATCAAGATACCATCACAGTACAATTTAAATCCAAAGAAGACATGTTTGAGTTTAAGCTATTAAATGGTGATATAGACTTAAGTGATCTATTATCTTCCAAGTGGCAAGATTAAGATAAATACTGATAGCGCATCAGGAACAGATCAATGGCAATCGAAATATTAAACGGACAACTAAGAGTAACCCAGGGTGAACTGGTCATTAAACCAGAACGAAACGTTCCATCGACTCCATTGGGTGCCAGCGTAGACGTAGATACTTACACTGAAGTTGTCGTTAACGGTACCAACGTTCCAACTACCGGTGGACCTATTGCTAGTGCTAGTGGTGGATCAGGCAATTATGATTACAACTGGTCATTCCAGTCTGGTTCAGCCAATCTCATCGTTATAGATGGCAATACAGATTCGCCAACATTCCAATCAACAGGAACTAATCAATTAAACGAAGCAGTATACAGAGTAACTGTTACTGATAATGTCACAGCAGAAGTTATTGATATTGATGTCACTGTTATCATTAACAACGGCGACACAGCAATGTTACACTACCTAACAGCAGAAAATCCAGGAGCAAGCTTTGAAGTTGATCAGGGTACAGCAGGTGGTACGTGGAACGTTAACGACAGTGTCGTACAACGTCTACCAGGGCCTGACGGCAACTACTTTGATGTCATTACGCCACAAGCAAACCCTATACGTAAGAACCCATCTTCCGGAGCCGTTACATATACTGTCTCATTCTGGATGCGTATGATAGGTACAGAAGTTGTAGTTGGCAATGGTAGTGGACTTGAAGCGCAATTTATGGGATTCCATTGTGATTGGTCAACACGCGGCACATTCATTCGATTACAGACAAATGCTGTAGGAAGAGCAAGACTACTTGTATCCATGGGTAACTTCACTTCTTACACTACGGCCGCACTCGGAACAAATGATCGCTTTATAGACGATAACTGGCACCATGTTGGTTTCACTTATAACGACACCACAAAAGAATCTAAACTATATGAGAACGGTCAGCTAATAGACACTAGAACCTCAATCACTAATTATGTTCCTGATCAAGTGCCGGCCGAAATACAATTATTGGGACGCAACCGCGCACAAGAAAGTCCAAGTAACATTGACTTAGACGAGTTCCGTTATACTAACAGAGACTTATCTGAATCAGAGATGTTAATAGAGTATACTCGCCGAGCAGACCTATTCCAGCCTTGACAAACCACAACAATGAGTGTATAATATACTTATGACTGAACTAGACGAAGACAAATATGACCATATTGGCAGTGCTTTACATCTGCCAGATAGGTTTTTTGATGATATGTTGATACTGGGTCATTTCAAAGGATCATGGCGTGAGTACAATCCATCAAAAACTGGGTCATGGGTTACTGGTAAGGAACTGAAATTGACTTCAGAAGAGAAACTGTACTTGAGTATGAAATACTTATGATTAAAATACCACTCATTTGTAGACCACAGGAAAATGGCCACACCGTTGCCAGTATATTGCGAGCCTTGAAGCGACATGGCATTGACCCTGTGGAACATAGAATAATGTGGATTGGTAGAAAGAAATATGAACTACAACTCTTCTTAACTAACGAAGATGAATTAGCGTACAGGCTTAGATATGGATGATATGATTAAGCTTGATGTCCTCAAACTAATGTATAAGAATAATGAAAACTATGTGTATGCTGAAGGAACCCTACCCTATTATTCCCTGGCAGTCTATGATATGTTCGGGGAAGATTATAATATCGCTCACATTGAAAACGAATACATCTATTTCGATACTGAAGAGGATGCGCTTGCGTTCAAACTGTCTGTAGACTTATCTGAACATACTGATGAGATATGGACTAAGGTATGGGATGAAGAAGCGAAAGAACGATTAGAAGAAGTTAGCCGTTACTTTACCCAAACACTAAAAGAAAAGTTAAACGCAAAGTCCTAATGCCACTATTATTTGCCTTGCCGGTAAATAATATTATGCCCCTTCTAAAACTATCAATGATGGATCTCAAGTTGAACCCGTTCACACAGGGCGAAAAACTAATAGAAGATATCCTGCAGAATAGAGGCTACAAAGTAGACATACAGTTTGAAGTGCTACAAAGCAGTTCAGGCTATTGCCAAGCTATCCTGGACTTCAAACGTCCGGAAGACCTACTCCAATTTACGTTAGAATACGACAACAATCTACAAAACGTTCTAAACGACTACCACCAAAACATAAGGCCTAATTGATGGGTGAAACATTAGTCTACAGATACAACTACATAGATAATACAATAAACGACTTACACACCCTGGTAGTCAAGTTCTGGATTGAAGAACGTTATTGTTGTAGATGTACTGAAGAGCCTGGAGAGTTTAAGGTCACGTTCCTAAATAAGGATGATGCGTTTATGGTTCGCCTAAAGTACAACACTATCCATGATCTCGTTCGCACAGCCCTCGGGAGAAACCAATAAATCACTTGCTCTAACCACTTTCCTGTGTTATAATAGTAGAACTATAAGAAAGCATGGGAGAAAAACCATGGAAACTTTTGACGTTAAAGAATATTACACCCTAGCAGTATTGGCTGGCAAAACACACAAGTTCAGATGGTCTGGTACAACTGATGTTGACAGTGATTTTATTGACAATAACCCAATCTATGTACATGTTACAAAAGGCATGAGTGAAGGTAGTTGCGGTAGAGTCGTTAATTTCAGCAAAACTGAACGCGATAGATATAGTATTGGATATATATTTGATGAGTCCCTTGAACACAATCCCGATTCCGATGTATATATGATAAGCCAGAAGGATGTAAGGAAAGCCACAAATACTAACTCAGTATTAACCTACGAACGTCCAGAGAAATTCAAATATATCAACAGAAGTAAAGCACGATTCAAAAAATATAGGCACTGGAACTTCCTGGGTGATGAAATTAAAGTGGGTGACTGGGTTATTTTTAATCCAATTGAAATGGATTTTTCTCGTCTTGTTATAGGTGAAGTAACAAAGATGAGCAGGGTGCGAGTTACAGTGGAAGCTGGTGGCAATAAATTTACCGGACACTCAGACCAGATGATACACGTCGACAAGGATAAGGTTGGGCCTGCGTTAATGGAAAAGTCTTTGCGTGATGGCACAATTAACTGGTGGAATTCACGCACAGTTTCAGGCAAGATAGAGATGGTAAAGGATGACTGAAATTGTAGTTGATTTAGTTGAGTATGGTGAAAGGATATATGTGCCTGCCGCATCATTCTATAGCGATCACCGGAATAATGTAATAAAAGCATTGTTCGATTGTATTGAACAGGAAGTTGGTGATTACGCAGAATGTATTGTGAATTTCCTATCAGCAGAGGTGATAGTCAAGTTTTATAGTCCAGAGGATTATATGATGTACGTATTGAAAGACGCAAGACAGGATAGACTAAGCATATTATGATAGAAGAAAAGGAAGTGTTACTACACTGGATAGATGTGTGGATTGAAGACTCTTATCAGGTATCACTAAAACTATTAGATTATGAATATGAAGCGCATGCCATTACAACTGTAATCGATGGGCAGGAAAGATTTTTACACAAGCGTTTTACATTCCGGAACGAAGAAGCTCTGAGGTTTAAGTTGGAATATGGAGAAGATCCTTACCAAACATTGGGGATAACACAAGCATGGTAGCAGTAAATTTCCCAATTGCCACAAGCATAACCTCCATTGAAAACTTCCTGTACAGACATAGGATAGAATGGCTTAAGACGTACAGATGTGAAACCCACGTGACAGTACTACTGGATGACGAGAACCACTTCAGATTTAGGTTATTGTTTGGTGATGATCATGTGTCAGCATACCATTCAGAAACAAAGAGTTATATGGAAAAGATAAATGAGACACTTAAACAAAAAATAGTTGATAAAGAACAAGTGCTAAAACAACTAAAGGAAATAATGAAAAATGCTTAAATCATTTATGCTACGCTGTATGTATGGCGTAAAGAAAGAAGATATATTTGTGGCGGTGGTAACCGGACACTTTGGTGATCTCAGAGAAAAGCTACCGACTCGAACACTATTCCATGTACTTGAAGACAACGGATATTTGAAAGTTGACGGTGATGATGTAACTGTACTCGCAAAGTTCAGGATAGGCAATGACATATATGAACAAGGTGCCCATGGTTACCACAGTGATTTCATGTTTGACTTAGGCGGCTGGGACTAGTATGAGTTGGAGAGAACCTAAACAAAATTTTATAGAACATGCTATACTGAATCACTTGGGGCTTGAAATAGTATACCTGGGTGGTTACGAGTATGAATCTCTTGATCCAGAGCGTGAGATGTATCTCGAATTAAAGTACGGCAAGGGTGTTGTGAAGCAATACATAGATGTTGCTACCACTGATTGGCACTATAGTGAAATGCGTGGAGGCCAGGCGAAATGGAAGAAGATCTTAAACAACATATAAGACATTATATATTCAAAGAGTGTGGCGTTAAGATCACTGTGGTTGAACAGGGTAAGTTTACATTCGACGACAAAATTGAACAAATGGATTATACCCTACGCCACGGTAAAGAGGGCCTTGAAGAGTTATGTAGAGAAGTGAAGGTTGCTGAACTGCTCTACGAAATGGGTGCCTTGTCTATGAATATCAGAGACAGATAATGGAACTCGTAATAATCACTAATCAAGAAAATCTACTTGCCACACATGCTGTGATGCACCGGCATTTAAACTACGTTCCCCTGTACTCCATAGGAGACCGTTTATATAAGGACCAATTGGTTGTCGGGTATAAGATTAACGATGAAGACTTGTTGTTCCTGGAATTAGCTGGTGAGGACGATGACTTTGAACAAGAGCTAGAGCATATGGCCAAAGCAACTATCTGGGGTATAGTTGAGGAAGGCTAAATGGCATTACGCAATAGATCATCAACAAGCTCATTAACAACCATATCTAAGAACTTTATCTGGTTACCAAACACCAGGGTAAACAGCAACTCATCCTCACCCGTAATATTATATTCTACACGATTGTAATCTATTTCCCTGTACTGAAAACCAATTCCGTTTTCGTTAAGGTGTCTGTCAATTATCTCAGCGTGTACGACATCAGTTAAAAAATTCATAGCCTAGTGTAGCACATATATGTACGATTGTCAACTTGACTTCACCACTTTTCTCATGTATAATAGTAGTATAAATTATAGGAGACATCATGAATTCAAAACCAGTAAAGATTGTAGTGTGGATTGGCATTTTTACCCTCTGGGGATTTTTATTAAATGATATGTATCTACCCTTCAAACAAGTGAAGGTGGGTGAAGTATGGCGGAGCTGTACTGGTGATGCTGACAATCCATTTGAAGGCGAAAATTGTAGAGACTACACCGTTGTAGATGTGAAAGACGACTTTGTTCTGTATTCATACCCATTAGGTCGCAGTACCGTACAACACTCAGACAGCCGCAGGAACTTTGTTAGATTTAAAAACAAGGTAAAAGACGTTGATTGAAGGCACTGAATACCCCAAACGATTTTTTCCGGTAGTAGCACAGGTAGCAGTATATACTATATTGACCTACTTTTATTTTATGTTTGTTACCGAAGAGTCAATATACAGTATGATTGGCATTGTCAGTTCGTTAACCCTGCAACTATGCTTAACTAACGTGTTAGAAAAACATTTTGAGGCGGGTAAGTACTTACACTGGTTTAGTCCAGTACCACTAAAGATCGGAGACCATTGGTATTTCCGTTACGTCTATGTTGATGCCGGCCATGCCATGTCAAGGGGTGATTTACTCGTAGCAAAGATATCAAACGAACCTGTGAACTCTATAGAAAGGCTTGAAGCCGCTCATAGAGAATTTAAAGAATTAGGAAAGAAATGGCAAGTATGAAAGTAGACTTAGACGAAATTGATGTGATCGGAATATATCCGATGGACTTTGACGACATAAACATAGAGTCTTCGTTAGAGTACGCACGTGATAGAGATGATTGGTTATATTTCAATTTTAAGAGTGTTTACGCAGAACGAGGTGTGCCTGTAGATCTCACGCCAGAACAAGAAATGTATTTGAGGTTAACATACTTATGAACTTAGACAAGTACGATTATATATGTGGCGAAAGCACCATTAAAGGTGGTCTTGGTCCAGAGGTATATAGAAAATTAACAGAGCTAAAAAAGCTCACCATACTTCGTCACCTTAACAAACATGGTTGGGATGAAATAGTTATGGAATGCACTGATTGCTTCAAAATAGTCAAACAGGAAAAGCTAGATATATCTGAAGATTTAGACATGTACTTAAGGTTAACATACTTATGATAGATGAAAGTAGGTACGACTACATAGGCATAGTAAAGAATATGGATTCTTGGGATCACATCACACTGGAATACCATCCGGATATAGACAGGTGGATCGAGTATAGTTTTAAAGATGGGTTTGAAAGAACTGACATGGCCTTCAGTGACGAAGACAAATTATACATGAAGATGATGTACTTATGAAAGAATTATTAGAACCAGTTAAGAATGCGAATGTAGGATACTGCCAAGACACAATGAACTTTTTCAATTACTTTGAACAAGACGGTGATCTTTTCGCAATTAAGGGCAAGCCCTTCACCGGCATATTGGGTGATAATAGTAGTAAGGGTATGTTATTTATTGTTGATGGTGATGACTATGAACCAGAACATTACCTCGCAATACTAAAGGATACGTTTAGTATAGAGTTTGACGAACAAGACGAAATGGCATTTAGGCTGAAATACTTATGACTATAGACGAAAGCAAATATAATTACATAGGCCATTATTTTAACGATAATGATGTTAGCTTACCTACACTGGAGTACCTTGATAGCACTTGGATTGAAATATCATGGGATAAAGATAGGTCTGCCTTAGTTGAAACGCCCATTAGTATCGATGATGAAACAGACCTATATCTGAGGATGAAGTACTTATGAATGATATAGACATACACTCACTAGAACATAGTCGTTTAGGCATAATGGAGTTCCTGGATAAGCATGACATTGACTATATAACCCTGTTTGAGGATAAACGCAATCCAAGAAAAGGTATTGCTACGCACAGAATATACAGTGAAGAGTCACAGTTGTTATTTAAATTGAAGTTTAACGACTATAAGGGTTTTGTTGACGCATTGATAGCTGAAGAAAACGAGGGACTTCATGATTGACGGCGAAGAGATTAGGGTAGAATACATGCCATATGCTGACTTAGCGTGGGATGATATTGGCGACACGGTGGAAGGATTAAACGATGAAGGCCCTTATATACTAAGTTTTGATCCTTTCGGTAACGAACGTTTATATGCTAGAATAGACGATACAGCGTACGAAGGGTTAGCATCCTACATGGTGCTTGCTCCGGAGTCCTTAATCAGCGAAGAAGAGCTGTTATTCTATAGGTTAAAGTATGCTTGAGATAGAGTTCATGAGCGCATATGAAGCGGCACACCGGAAAGTGTTAGACGACTATGGCATACGTTACACACGGGGGGATAGCATTAAGACGGTGAACGGCTCTTCATTAGGAAAGTTTCGTATTAATGATGAGGATGAAATGTTATTCAAGTTAATATTTAACGGTGTGAACGACTTCAAACGACAAGTACAGCAATCACACACTGAGAGAAGATAATGGCAAGAATACTTGAAGTTTTGGAATATAGGGACAATAAAATAGAAGGACAGTTTCCCGGCGTAGATG